GGCCAAGCACCCATCGCTGACGATACCGGCTAACCGCGAGTAGTTGGCTTGCTTGTTCTCCAGCAGACCTCGCGCGACAAACTGGTAGTACAACTGGCGCAACGTCATCTTGTAACCGTTGGCCTGATACTCGTCGATGATCTCGTTCGCCTGCCGGATCAACTCCAGTGTCGCAGCGCGGAACGCAATGTACCTGTACTTGATTTTCATCAGTAGCTCCAGCAATACGAGCACCGCCGCCGCTGTAAACAGAGCCGGTAATCGCGCGGGTCCGGAGACCGCCGGAGACCACGCACGACTACCGTAAAGCGGAGTTACCGCCGACTCTGTTCAATGCCCCGTCAGCCGCGCTAGACGTCGATCGGATCGGGGTAAGGCGTTCCGGCCCTCCACGACAAGCTCTGCGTCTCCTGGTTCTGCCGCCACAAGTTCCAGGCCTTGAAAGTCAACGCCAGTATGAACTCCTGCTTCAGATTGGACGTACGGCTGCCGCGGTTTTGCTCCAACCGCGAGCGCAAGCGACGGATAGGGCTGTCCTCGCCGAGGTCCGCACCGTCGCCCAGCCTGGCAAAGAAAATATCCGCGGTGGGCTTGTCGGGCTTGCTCAGCAGCCAGCGCGCGAACAAGCACAAGCCAGGAGGTAGCAGCCGCGGACCACGCGTCTGCGCACAAACCGCAAGCTCCGGGTACTTCTTCAACGTCGCGAGAAGCTCGTGGATCAGCGGCGCATAACCGATGCGCATATGCGTCCGGTGCATACCGTTCAGGTAACGCCAGACCCAGCGCACGCCCGCCGCCAACGACGAGCAGTTGGAATGGCCCATCATGCCCAATACGTCCGCGAACGTGCGCCTTTTGCCGGTATCGAGCGTATGAAACGACTCCGGATCGGCCCCGAAAACCACGAAGCTCTCGATCGTCACCCCGCTGCGAACAATTGCTTCCAACCGATGCTGCCCGTCCATCAAACGGCATTTGTCCTTGTCGGGATAGCCGTCGAAAACGATGGTTTTGCCGTTCACCAACCACTCACCAGCAGTCATCGCCCGCGCGTAGGAATTAACCAACGACTCGGTCAGCTTACGATTTCTCGTGTTGTTCTTGAGCCAGAGCGACGCGCGGCGAGGGGAAATCGACATACACTTGCCAACAGCCTTCGTGACCTTCTCGTTCGCACTTCGAGACGCTCTCTTTGGTGTCTTAGACATTTCGTATTCCTCTCAACGACCACTCGCCAGCGTCCATCGCTCGCGAGTAGGTCCGAACCAACGACGCGTCCAGCTTCCGCTTTCTCAAATTGCGCTGAAGCCAGCGCGCCGCACGTCGTAAAGAAATCAACATCTTCTCGCGTTTCTTACTCGGCATTGTGTTCCTCAGACAACGTCAACATTGACGCAAGTTAGTGACGCACAACGCGCGCGCACTATCAGCAGTCGGAAACCAGCTGCTACCGACACACCGCATTGCGCTTACCGGCCCCCGTGGATTTCTTGCGATTGCAGACTTTGTCAGGCTCCGGCGGAACAGGACGATGAAGCGCTGTCCGCAGGACCAGAGTACCGTAGGCGAACTGCTTGATACCGCCCTTGTTCGCGTACACCGGATCGATATGCTTCTGCAGCAACGCGTCATTTACGACCACGATGAACTGGTTCAGAGCAGCAATGCGCCGCCTGCCCGCTGGAACAGGGCTCCCCAGCAGCTGAACCATGATTGCCCCGTACATGTAAGCCAGACGAGGGCGATAACGAGACTTCACGAGCTTAGCAGCAATTTTGATCAGCTTCTCGCGATTTATGTGCAAGGACGCCCGCACAGTAGCCCCGTTACGCAGTGCAAATTCTCCCAGTCGATAACGCGCGACCTGGTTTCTGGCCATATTTTTCTCCAGCAGCCGGACAAAACTCGTTCCCCTGCGCAACGGCCGCAAGACAGAGTCACCAGCTGATCAATTTCAACGTCCCGGCGGAACCGGGAACAGATCTTCTTCAGGCTTCTTAGCGTGCACCCGCGGGGACTTGACCCAGTAGAACTGAGATGACTCATCGCGACGCCGGAAACAGACCTTCTCGACCACCCCTATCTCGCGCGGGCCGTTGAGCGGCCGCACCATCACGCGCTCGCCAACCTGGTATATGGGATCGCTCGTCACTATGCGTCCCCGCGCGCTGAAATTCGGACCTGCTTGCAACCGCGCCCGCAGGGCTCGTCCACCGCGGGCAAAGATACCTGGCCAGGAACGAAACCAATGCGCTCCCGCCAGCTATCGGCCATGCCGTGCAAGCCACCCACGTCGCTCGCCCGAATCTGCCCAGCAATCTTCTCCAAGTCGAACTCGATCTCGCGCTCGCAACGCGTGCCGGAAAACGCGTGCGCGCTGACCAGGTACCGCTGTTCCTCATCAGGGTTCTTGCGCATTACACACGTGATCTGCGCTTTCACTCTCTTGCCATCCGACCTGACCACAAAGACGTGGTCGTTTCGGCGAAACTTCTTATCAGGTTGTTTCAGTTGCTCTAACACGGATCAACTCCTCCAAATCGCCGAGCTTCAGCAAACCGTGATGCGCAGCAATACGCTCGCTAGTACGCAGATCCAAAATGTCGCAGAAGTCCAGCTGGGTCATCGCCTGGTACACAGGTCCGTCCTGCAAATCGTGCCCACGCCAAATCACAACCACGGTGCGCTCGTCCTCGAAAGTGTGCAGCACCAATTCCCCACCGCCGCAGTTCAAAATCGCGTGCAGCACAGTCGCGGCCGAGCCCAAGAGATTGCGGCGCACCTGGGGCTTGTTCGCCGTACAGAGCGGCGGCACGTTTTCAGCCTGACCGTTGTAAGCCTCGATACGCCGGTACCAGCCGTTGAACAACTCCATCAGTTGCTCAAGCTTGTTGGTACCCATATCGAGAACGTAGACCTCCGGTATCGACTGACCCGTGCTGCTAACTCGGCCGGAATGCGCAACACCGGAGGTCATGAATGCCTGTTGTTGAGGAAGATTTTTAGCTGCCACCATACCTCCTGCTAGTCCGAGCCCACCGCCCGCAGCAAGCACGCTCGGCCGCCCCAGTGCTTGCTTCAAGGTTTTGCCAGACGTGCTGTAGCGCGCAGCAAATCTGGCCATTTTGCTCAATCGAACAAGCAAGTCCATCGTGACCTCCCCTGGTCAAGCGCACGCAGGTCCAGCTATCCGCTTACGCCGCACGTTACGGCGCTTCATCCAGCTCCGCTGCTCGTCGTCCCACAACACCTCGGGTACGCGCTCCTGCGCGAACGCGTAAGGCTTGCTGTCCACGAAAAGCATGAACTCCCAGGGTCCGCCGAACACCGAACTGCCGCCGATATTGTGCCAGCCACACGACAGCCTCTGACCCGCGGTATGGACTTCAGGGCACAATAAGCGCAACGCGATCAGCCGTTCAAGTCGCAGCAACGTCGCGGTCTGTCTCTGGTAGTTAGCACGCAGCTTTCCGAACTGATCTTGCAGCTCTGCGTACTTTTCGTCCGTCAACTGTTCTTTCTGTGCGCACATCGATCAAATCCTCCGGGTCGTGGACCCCGTTGCACTTGGCACACACAGCCAAGCGCATAACAAAAGTGAACGTGGCGCGGCAACAAGGTGTGCGCCAATCCGATATTCTGCTCATCGCCAGGCTCCTCAACTGATATTCCGGTCACGCCCACAACCGCCCCCATTCGGGATCAACTCTTTTTCTGCGCCGCGCGCGCCTTGTGGTGCCTGCAAACGAACAGCGTAGGCTCGGAGACCGTGATCTTCGACCCGAACGTATCCGCCGCTTTGCACGTATTTGACTCCACGTAATGACTGCGACGACGTCGCCGCAACTTCGTGCAATTGGCGCACGAGCGCACTCGCTCGAAATGAAATAAAGCTTTGCAATCCTTGGTATTCATAGCTCACGTCTCCTGTAACTGCCCCCGCAATAATGAAAGCCCCGGGGACTGGCCCCGGGGCTTAGCGCTTCAACCCGCACCAAATGCTTCAATCCACGCCGACAGCTACGGACCCGAGCCAGGACGCGCATTGATGCCGTTGGCATCCTTCAACTTGCGCTCCCAGCGCATCGGAACAGCATAGACCGGGGGACACGGGTCGCAGTTCTCGTTGATGTCTTCATAGCACGCAAGCGTGTTAAACATGCAAGGAACTGTCCCATGCCCAGTACCGAGAATCAAAGCCTCGTTATCGAAAACCTTCTTGGCTCTGACCCTGATCTGATAAATGGTCTGGTAATCGCCGCTGGTGTCACACCAGACACACTCAGGGTATCCCGGAACGCCGCGCGCTACGAACGAGGCGTAATACCCCGTGTCATTGTCGAGCGTGTACACAGAGAAGTTGAAATCTTCGACAACGACCGTAGGCCCGGCATCCTCGACCTCGAAATAGGTCGGATCGAAGTCGATCATTGTCTGGACGCCGTAAAGCGCATCGCTGTTTCCATGATCGCCGTCGCCGTCCCAATCGGCCTCGATCTCGACCCAGAACCACTCGCCGACAGTAACCACGCGCGGCGCGTCCAGTCCCAGCCGCGAGCAAGTTCCCGTGCACGTGTCCTCGCACGGCGGGTCATCTCCGTCCAGCGGATCGGGCAAATCGGGACCACCACCGAAAGTGATCACGTCGTCACCGCCAGCCTCCATGAAATCGAGCCCGTAAACTGCCGGAACTCCCAGCGCGAGTATCGCGCACAACAAAACGTACCGCATGTCCAACTCCTTCAAACAGCCCGCAGAGCCACCACTGGCTCTGCAACTAAAGCGAAACGGCTACACGCCGCCTCGCCTCACTTACTACATTAGCTCGCAGCCAGCGCCGGTCCCCACCACCAGATCCAACACGCGCTAACGGCAATCAACACCACAGATGCCAAAAGCGAGCCAGGCATTTTATCGAGCTTGCCGATCATCAAAGCAAAGAAGCACGCACTAATGTTAGCTACGAGCACGATCCAGGCGACAACCATAATCACAGTCAGCAAGAAACCGGGCATAGCGATCTCCGCAAGAAGCGAGGCGAGCCGAAGCCCGCCTCGCTCGCGATTTCAACAACGTAGCGCGCTACGGTATTTCGAGCGCGTAGCACAGCAACAGCAGCGGATCGACCGGAGTCTCCTTCTTGTTCTTGATACAGCTACAGGTCCCGTGGCTGGAACAACTGCAGCGCGGATGAAACCCAGCCGAACAGCAGGCCTTGCACTTCCCGGTACACTCGCACGTGCCACCGGGGCACTTGTCCTCCGCAGGATGCGCGCCCATCGACCCGGCACGCGACTCCAAGCGCTCGTCGCCTTGCACAAACGTGAACTCGGCGTCGGCCAACGTGGCTGCGTAAACGAACTCGAAGTCGTGAATCGCATCGTCGGTCCAAACAGACAGGTACAGCACATCTTCTATCACGAGCGCGTCCACTACGCCAGTAGCGCGCCAGACGGTCTCGCCGTCGGCCGGAGCAATCGGCACGTCGTCACCCGCGGGAAACGACCAGCCGAGATTGGTACAGTCCCAGCCGTATGGCGCAGCGAACTCGACGATCCACTCGTGCTCCTCGCTATTGTACTCCAGCGCGCCATAGCCCACGTAGGGCAGCTCGACACCGCCCAGCTTGTAGACCGTGATGTCGCACTGGAGCGCAGGAGACACAGCGCCCTTGGACATGTTCTGATCGAGCGGCATAACATGCGCTACAAAAATAGCAGACCAAGCGCACGCTACCCACCCTACCAGACACACACTTGCAACAAATCCACCTATCTTTAACATGACCATTCTCCTTTAGAGGCTACCACCGAACGCCCGGCGACGCCGCCGGGTCATTACCGCGCTAACCTCGCTCGAAACCGGCGCAGGACGCGCCGATCAACCCACGTCAAATGATGCAAACGCGATCCTGTCCAGCCCTGCCCGGACGATCGCCTTGTCACGCCTGCTCGGCGATGCACTTCACCTGCGGAAGCTCAGCCCCGCTAGCTGGTTTACATAAAACCTTTCGGGCTTTAGGCTTGCGGGCTTTCCCTCGCTTCTTTGGGTTACGGGCATCACGCACCTCTTGAGGTACATCGGCAGTTACGCCGAGAGAATCGAGGACTTTTGCGACCAGCGGCCCCAGCGCGGACAGTATCTTGGCCTGCCCGGATAATTCGAGCAGGGGATAATCAAGCTGGTTGTCCATGATGATATGCCGCCTCTCGCGTCGCCCGGTAGCGACGTCCAACTCATACTTCACCTGATAGACAATGCGCTGGCCATCGCGAGACCCGTAATGCGCCTCGAAACGAACTCGGGCATCTTGCTCAGTCTCGCCGTCGCGCCGGACAGTGATACCGTGCACGGATTCCAAGTGCTCGAACAGCGCCTCTTCGGTCTCGAACAACCCATGACCGGAGACACCTCTGACCCCTTTGGTAGCAATGCAGTATTTGCATGCGATCATTCGTAACCTCCCCTGACACGTTAATGCACCAAACCTATTTCTCAACGCCGCGCCGCCTGACGGTTCTCCTTGTACAGCTTACGCATGCGCTTGCGCAACCAGCTCTCCTGGTGATACGCATAGCGTCCCCAGTGCCGATGCAGCTTCTTCATGTCCTCGTAGTGGCGTCCGTCGATATCGGGCCAGATGTCGTGCCAGACATAGTCGAACTTGTACCGCCCGTTGGGCTTCCACACGTGAGCATCAGCATGAACCACGATCAGCTTGTCACCGTAGCGCGCCCGGTAGTGCCCAGCGACCAGCTTGATCACGTCGGCTTCTTTCTCGATCACCCAGACCTTCGTGACCCGAGGATTATCGAGCGCAGCCTGCACCGCGACACCCAGGCCCAAGCCAGTAATGCACACAGTGCCGCTAACTTGGCCCAACCACCTGTGCTCGTGGATCTCGGCAGGAGTGTCCGACATGATCACGTCGCTGCCTTCGCGACCTATTCGCGTATAACGCCCAGGAAAGATGAGCCGACCTTCGCGACGACCACGCACTGTGTTCTCCAGCGCAGCCGCGCTCTCGCTGACCTCAAAGCGCTCGACCACCCAACCACCGTGCTCGCCCTCTGGCACATCCACGCACCGCAGAAGACCAGGTCTCCAGCACTCCCACGAAGGATGCACCGTGCCTTGCCGCCCGCTCCGCTGCCCGTAGTAACGCCCGTGACTAGACCAGACCTCGACGTACCCGGGAACAGAAAACGACTTCACGCGGCAACAGCGCGTATCGGCAATCACGCCGACGTTGATCGTATGGCCGACCACAAACCGGCTCCAGCCATCATTGACTTCGTCGTAAAACGCGTCACGCGCCGCGTGCGGGCGCATGATCATGCCGCCAGTACGCACGTACTTACCGTACTGGTCCTCCTTGATCTGAGTTTGAGCCATGATCACTCCAATAGTGCGCCTACTTCTTAGGCCAGCTTCCTGCGTCTGATCTCGTCCGTACGGCGAATATGCTTGATCACCTGCGTGAAACTGACCGGGTGCTGACTCCGATGATCCGCATGCAGATCCTGGACTCGCTCGCGAGCAAGCGGCGAACGGATAGTACGGTACTTGTTGACGCCCGCGCCCATCTCACGGGCCAGCACGCCCACGTGGTCGCGCTCGCCGTCGGTAATCTGGTCCTCGCGCAGCCCGTACAGCATGGCCGCGATCTGGCGGTAACCAAATCCCTCCGCAGCGTAGAACTTGATCCACACCCTTTCCCAGTCGGTCGTGGACTCCTTCGCCCGACGGTGGCCGGGCGCGCGGGAGGTTACAGGTGGCATGAGCTAGACTCCTATCTCGTTGATCGACTTGGTGGCCAGCGCCAGCAGGTCCCGAACGTGCGCCAATCTCAGACGCAGTTCAGCAGCTTCAGTCTCGACCGGCCGCGACTCGGGCTCAGCAGGGGGACTCGCGATCTCTCCCTTTGAGGCCTGCGGCGGAACCGGGTACATGAAGCGCTGGCTCTTGAGTTTGCGCTTGCACGCTGCCTCGTGCTTACCCACACCATGGGGATGACACGGCCGGTAACAGAATTTGCAGTAAACGTTCTTGCACATTGGTTAATCCTCGTCACGAAGCACGTCGTTGGCGGGCTTTCCGGCGAGCGTGCCACAGCATGCCGTGGCCCGCGCTCCGTCCGGTGTAGTACACGCCTTGGATCAGCGCTTCGATCTGGTGGTAGTGGGAACTGACAAACGATCGAGGGGTGCGCCAGCAGCCGGTAATCCAGCAATGACCCATGAACGAGCCGTCGGCGGCGTTGATCACACCGCATTGGCCGACATATTCAACGGGCCACCCGCGCTTGTCGCGCGGGAACTCTGGATAGCCGTAAGCCTCGGTGGGCGTCAGATATGCTCCGCCCGCCGTAAACTTCTGCCCCTGGAACTCGATCGTTACGCTCTCCGCGAAGCCGACGGGCTCCCCGGTGCTGCGGCGCGTCACCACGCCGCGCTCAATCTCGATTTTCATGGAATTGGAAGTGTAGAAACTCGATGGAAACCAGGAATACTACGTTTCGAGACGCTGTTTCAGCTGCGTAACGATACCACGCAGTCGTTCGCGCTGCGCTTCGTCGAGCGGCTCGTGTTCGGCTGCCTCGACCAGCGCATTAGCGCATAAAACCAACGTAGCCACCGCATCACCAAGCCTGCGAGATGCCTCTGGCTCTTGGGGCTCATCGTGAGTCTGACACATGTTGCTCTCCTTGCTCAAGAAATATGGAAAACCGGGTCGCCCTGCTCACCGTCGTAACGGTGAACATCGGCCGTCTCCAGCGCAGGCAACCGGCCTACGCCGACAATGCTCTGCAAATCACGCATGACCTCCTTGGCTTTGATGCCAGGACTGAACACCAGCAACGCCCCGACACGATCACATTTCTCCGGAATGTCCTCATCGATGATTTTTACTTCGACCATAGTGCTCCTCCTGCGAAAACAAACGCGCTTTTCCGAATCGGGTGTCTACAACCGGACGGCGCGCTCAACATGGGCGAGTGACTGAAGCAGAACGGCGCGCTAGTATTCGGCGGGTAACTGGGCACTCACGGCACGCTATCGTATGTTGGGTAACTAGGGTTCGGCGGCGCGCTTGTGCAAGTCGGGTGGCTACGTCCGGCCGACACGCTGACGTACAACGGATGACTGGCATCGCGAGGCGCGCTGCTGATCAATGGGGGGCTATCTCGGTATGGCACGCTAACCCGCTTCGGGTGTGACTTGCCGCGATCGGCGCGCTTCAACCATCTGGGTGACTGTTGCTATTCGGCGCGCTCTGACCCCACGAGTAACTCACACACTCCGACACGCTCAGCTCATTCGGGTGACTGGCCGGATACGGCGCGCTGACGTTCACCGGATAACTAACATAAGGCGACACGCTTAGCTTGAGCGGGTGACTAATCGGGGCTGGCGCGCTACGCCCGGAAGGTTAACTTTCTTGTCGCGGCACGCTGGGGACAAGCGGATGACTCGTTCTCACCGGCGCGCTAACTTGTCTAGGGTAACTGGGTCCGATCGGCACGCTAGCGTACAACGGTTGGCTCAGCCGATTCGGCCCGCTCATGCAGCTCGGAGGGCTAACCTGTAGCGGCGCGCTCTGGTGAACAGGGTGACTAATACTGGACGGCGCGCTTGGGCGACTCGGGAGACTAGATCCAAAACGGCACACTCATTCTCGTCGGGCAACTCCGGGTAATCCGGCGCGCTTTCGAGCTAAGGGTAACTACACGAGTACGGCACGCGAATGTAACGCGGGTAACTGCTCCGCTGCGGCACGCTGCGGCACTGTGGGTAGCTTGATCGGCCTGGCACGCTTGGGCGACTCGGGCGACTGAAGTTGAGCGACACGCTGCGCCAGTACGGATGACTATATTCGTATGGCGCGCTGTTCACTGACAGAGAGCTAAAACTGGTCAGCACGCTGCGCCAGTACGGATGTCTTGACACGTTCGGCACGCTGTTCCATCGCGGGTTACTATCCGTTGCAGGCGCGCTCTGCCTCCTAGGGTGACTGCCGCATGATGGCACGCTCCAACTACGCGGAGGACTACGTTGAAACGGCGCGCTATTGTGGTCTGGATAACTTCCACTATACGGCACGCTCCCACGACACGGGTAACTGTCCCACTCCGGCACGCTACCGCGTATAGGGTGACTTTCATCGACCGGCACGCTCAGTTTGCACGGATGTCTAATCTGCGCTAGCACGCTCCTGTTCCCCGGATGACTGGATACGTCCGGCACGCTTCTTCGCTTCGAGTTACTGTCAGCCGCAGGCACGCTACGTATTTCCGGGTAGCTAGTTTCGCACGGCACGCTCGTTCTTGCTGGATAACTCTCCTGTTCTGGCACGCTCCTGCGTCCAGGGTAACTTAGTCTGCGCGGCGCGCTCTGTTTCCGCGGATGACTGTTTCGCGACGGCGCGCTAAAACACTTCGGGTAACTGCCGTTCAGCGGCAACACACACACAAGGAGCCTGCGCGAATCGCGCAGGCTCCCTGCATGGGCAGACAAATCTACGCAGCCGCGCTGTCGCCGTGCTGCAGCTTGCGGTCCTGGTACGACGGGAAGACCGGCAGGCCTTCCAGCTTACGCCACTGGCAGTAGAGATCCTTCAGGAACATCTTGACCATGTAACGCACCGACATCTGGTACCGACGGGCCGCACTGGTGATGTAGTGCAGCTTCCCGTCCTTACCCTCTGCCTGCTTGCCATCGTTGTGCGTCCCGTACTGCTCGTGGTTGTTCATACGGTGCCGGTAATTGTAGTAGACCCGCGCGTACGAATCCTCCGGGCTGACCAGCACTTGCTTGCGCGGCCGCTTCCGGCGGTTCTTCTCGTCCTCGCGGCCCCAGAGCGTCGCGCCACAGACCGTCCACGTTCCTTCGACCTTGCGCTCCAGACAGCTCTTGATCCTCCGGACAACCTCGGGGGCCTCCTCGTACGTCCGCTCGTCGCAGTAATCCCACTTGCCCACCTTCAGCAAGTTGGGACCGAGCACGCCCATGAGCTTCGTCTTCAGCCACGGGTTGTACGTGACGCTGAGCCGCGTCACCTTATTGCCCGCATGGTTGGTGTACTCCCGATCAACCAGATGCTCCTTGCGCTTGGAGCGCCCGCGGTGGTCTCCGGCGACATCGAGCCCAGCGTACTTCCACAGGCTAGACGCATACCTGGCCTTGCGGATGTCGAACTCGCTGATGATCACCGCTGCCGCAACTTCCCCGATCCCGTCGATCGAGTTCAGCCACGGCCAGATGGAGCACTCGCTCAACAGCGCAGGCAGCGATTTGACCAGCTCCTTCTCGGCCGCAAGCAAGCTGTCGAGTACCCCGAGCAGCGCCTTCTCCGCCCCGGTGGCGATCAGGCCCTCGCCCTCTTCGAGCGGAAGTTCGCTCGCCGCCGCATCCGAAAGCCGCTTGCAGCTCTCGCGGAGCGCCGCAAGGTACTCCAAGCTCTGCTTGCTCAGCTCCTTCTCGGCCTTGCCGGGTTCTTGCCCCAGCTTGAACTTGATCTCCCCCACCAGCCGGTTGCTGCACGCGATCCGCAAACGTTGCGCATCGTCGCGACCCCGGACCGCCAGGCGAACTGCTCGCCGGAAGAGATCGAAAGGGTCAATGTCTCTTACAGATGCTACCATGGTACTTCTCCTGTGTGTGTGAATGAAACAATGTCTTCTTTCAAAGAAGACGCTTTTCTCAGTCGAGCAACTAGTGCTCGTCGGCACGCTTTGTTTTTCCGGATGTCTGGCCCTCGGCAGCGCGCTCCTTTTGCACGGATAACTACCTTCACTCGGCACGCTGTAGTCATCTGGATGTCTCGGCTCCGGCGGCGCGCTTAGTTACTCTGGGGGTCTAAGACCTAACGACACGCTAATTGCTGCTGGGAGACTTGTTCGTGACGGCGCGCTAGTCCCTTCTGGGTAGCTGTTTCGTGACGGCGCTCTATTAGTCCGTGGGTGGCTGCGTCTTCTCGGATCGCTAGGAGCGCGCGGATGACTATCACGATACGGCGCGCTGAATCCCTACGGATGACTACCCGATCAAGGCGCGCTAGACGTCCACGAGTAGCTGTCACAAAGCGGCACGCTGCTGCTACACGGATAACTAAATGCGGCAGGCGCGCTGTTCAAACATGGGTGGCTAGGGCGTGTTGGCGCGCTCAGGGCCTCTGGATTACTAAACGTTTCCGGCACGCTGTACGTCAACGGAAGACTCGTGTGATGCGGCACGCTGGGGCAATGCGGATGACTAACCAGGGCTGGCTCGCTCTCTTGTCATGGAGATCTAGGATGGAACGGCACGCTCTGTCTTTCCGGGTGACTACCGCCGATTGGCGCGCTACTTCATCCTGGGTGACTGGACTACGTCGGCACGCTGCACGTTCGTGGGCAACTGGTGGATTGCGGCGCGCTCCGACTCACTGGGTAACTATCACCTGGTGGCGCGCTGGGGCAATCTGGGTGACTCGCACGATACGGCGGGTACGCGGCACGCTGAACTCGGCCGGGTGACTCATCAGGGACGGCACGCTCTTTTGTCGTGGGGATCTAGGCTGGAACGGCGCGCTCGGCCTTTCCGGGTGGCTGCGGTCGCGTGGCACGCTAAATCTAGGCGGGTATCTGGCCAAAAATGGCGCGCTTATGCAGCCCGGGTGGCTGACATTGCTCGGCACGCTGTACCTCAACGGAGATCTTTGTGAACGTGGCACGCTTATACGACACGGATGACTCTGGGTATGCGGCACGCTGAACTTGAGCGGGTGTCTCGCCCCGGTTGGCACGCTCCATCGTCCAGGGTGACTGGCGCGACATGGCACGCTGCACTTCTGCGGTTGTCTCCAGTCGCTTGGCGCGCTAGTCTTCTGCGGGCAACTTTAGTCGCACGACACGCTAGTCCCGCCTGGGTAACTCCGCCTTTTTGGCACGCTGGAGGAAGCTGGATGTCTACCTCGCCGCGGCACGCTAATTCCGAACGGGCGACTTATGACGCGCGGCACGCTCCGCCCCGGCGGTTGACTGCGACTCCTTCGGCACGCTCAAGCGGTACGGGTTGCTGAGCGAACTAGGCGCGCTTTCGCGGAACGGGTGACTGTGACTGTACGACACGCTCCGCTCGCTTGGATAGCTCCTTCTGTGCGGCGCGCTACGGTTGTTCGGGTGACTGCCACGATACGGCGCGCAAAGGCCCCTCGGGTGGCTGGCCAAAGACGGCGCGCTGGGACGGCTCGGGTGACTTAGTGGAGCTGGCGCGCTTATTGTGCGCGGAAGACTAACGCGACATGGCGCGCTCGTACGGTACGGGTGGCTATTTCGGAGCGGCACGCTAGGGTGACAAAGGAGACTTTGCTCACTCGGCGCGCTCATTCGATACGGGTGACTGAGCAAGCTAGGCGCGCTCTAAACAAGCGGTTGTCTCGTCCTGCTCGGCGCGCTGTAACCTGTCCGGGTGACTACCGCTTGTCGGCGCGCTCACTGCTTCTGGGTAACTGCCGTTTCTCGGCACGCTGAGTAGACGCGGGTAACTACCGCCTGCAGGCGCGCTATCGCTGACCGGATGACTCGGATGGAACGGCGCGCTGTGCACGTTTGGGCAACTATTTCCGCATGGCACGCTGCACAAGCTCGGGTAGCTCGCATCATGCGGCACGCTGGTTCCTGACGGGTAGCTTGCAAGCTCAGGCGCGCTGCGCTCGCACGGGTGACTTCTCCGCTGTGGCACGCTTTTGTCGTACGGATGACTTCTATCCTCCGGCGCGCTGATATTCTGCGGGTAGCTAACGGATGACGGCGCGCCTTCGCCGACTGGGTAACTAACGTGATACGGCACGCTGACTTCTGCTGGGCAACTTTCGACATACGGCACGCTCGACCAGCGCGGGTGTCTTGTAGCGCGTGGCGCGCTTTCTTCCCGCAGATGACTGTGCTGGTACGGCGCGCTATCTCCTTCAGGGGTGGCTAGAGCGATGCGGCACGCTATTACGGAACGGGTAACTCGGCCTAATTGGCGCACTGGACCGACACGGGTAGCTCGTGGCACGCGGTACGCTTATGTCCTACGGGTGTCTGGCATCTCACGACACGCTGTTCTTGCAAGGATGACTTCCGCCAGACGGCGCGCTAAGTTGTCCCGAGTGGCTTCTATTGGACGGCGCGCTCGGCTGGCTCGGGTGACTGACAATGGACAGCACGCTAACTTCGTCGGGGTGACTGAGTTTCCACGGCGCGCTAATTGTGCCCGGATGACTAGCGTTGGACGGCACGCTGTAATCCAACGGGTAACTCCACTACTACGGCGTCGATCGAATCCGGTTGAGCATCTCCGACAAGTCGACTAGCCCAACCGCGCCATCACCGTCGGAATCGTACTCATCGTTCATCTCGCCGTAAACCGACAGCAACCCCGCAAGATCCGCCAGCGTAGCCGGAGCGCTCTCAATGATGATGATCGAACAACCGCGCCGCCCGGCAAGCAAGTTCCACCCACCATACTGTTCGTCGTAGATGGCGCTGTGTGAGTACATGTTGAACGAGAGCGGAATCTCGATCGTAGAGTTCGGCGCTATAGCAAGCGCCTCGAAGTGAAGCGTGTCGATCAATAGGCCAGCCGGAGTTGCCTCTGGGAACGGACCCATACTGGCCCAGGCCTGGTAATCAGCAGTTCCATCCTCGTTGGTGTTGTTGATGCCGCCCAGCCCGCTGTCCGGCGGAAACCCCTGGAACATCCATTGACCACCGGACGTAGGATCAGGCGGCCAAGCCCCACCCTCGCCAACCAGCCGCAGCTCAGTCGGGTCCCACTGCAACAAGCAGTCGAGCAGGCAAAACGGTTCGTTCTGCCCAACCGCGAAGATGTGCACGTCGACGATGTCGCCTACGTGCCTCGTCTCGGCAGTGCAGCGTAGTTCAAGATCGACCGGAAGGTTGGCATTGGCCGGAACATCGTAGGCGAACACCGCGGTTGCAAAGGGCTCGTCGGTGCCCCACTCGTTGTCGTCCACCGCGTACAGCTCAACATAGACAGTGTCGCCTATTTCCGCGGCAGGAGTTTCAGTCCGCAGATCCAAATCAATAACCCGCCAGTCTTGAGCTTGCGCGCAGCAAACCGCCGCAACAGCTAGCACTGATGCAACCAGCGCCATTTTCCAAATCCGGGACATGGCAAAATCTCCTTGTTTGACTAGAACAGCTACACGTTGGTCAGCTCACGCTAACACCGTCATCAGTTTATCGGACTGCAGCTTAGCGACCCGCTTTTCGTCGTCAAGAATCTCACGCCTGATGCGACGGATATTACGGCGCGCCCGAGCCAAGTTATCTTGCGCCCGGCGCAACTGCTCCTTCAGCTCCGATTGGCTGCCCAGATAATGCGCCGGGAGCCACGTTCCCTCCCGGTGCAGCAGCTGGACGCTCACCGCCGCAGCCTTCATCAGATCTCTCCTTCCCCCCAGCCGTTTCAAAAGACATAAGCTCGAAGTTGCACGCACCGACGAAGAAATCTCCTTCGCTCGCGTACTCGACATCGAGCACCACCCAGAACTTCGTTACGTCGTTCTTGGGGTCGGTATCGGTGCAATTGCCCCAGACCTGCAGGCTGCAGCCCTTCGCGTTGCAAGCCCCGCCGCCGCCGACGCAGAACGTGCGTAGAACGTCGGCTTGCAGATACTTCAGCACCCCGGCATCCGGCCCCAACGACATGCAATGCGGCGGATAGTGCGTGTCCTCGACCGACATCCACAGCATGCCCGACATGACGTAGGTTCCCTGCTCGACCTTGATCGGAGAGCAGTCCATCCCGTACGAGAAACAACCGTCCTGGCCGCCGTTGAACTCGCAATCTCCGCAATCACCAACGCAGTCCGAGTCGTACTCGAAGTGGTAATCTACGCGCGGGTAACCAGGGTACAGACCGATCTTGGCGTGCACTTCGGTAAGCACGCCCAGCGACACGCCCTGCTCGTGATCGTACAGAGGCACGTCGAAGTCCACGTACGTATAGACCACGCCGTCCTTGTTGAACTTGCTCAACGGAACAACGAACTCAGCGTAAGCGTCGCCGTTAATCACGAAAAACCGAAAAGCCCGCGCAGGATCGTCCAACGTCGGGCCGTCTGCCGCAGCGGAACACACTAGCAGCAGCGCGCAAAGTAGACTGACAAGATTCATTCGGACATCTCCTGTGCACGCGCCTGAAAGCGCGGCTAGGGCCAATACGTCGGGTGCGGGCGGTGCGCCACGCGCACCAGGTGCAACCCGTCCACGAACCGAAAATTATGCCGGTGGCCGTAGTCTACCAACCGCCCGGATTGCACAAAAGAAATGTCGGCAAAGGTCACGCCGCGCGTGCTGCCGTCGAGCCGAATGAAGGTCCGCGCCGCCCAGGCCTCGTCGTGCAGACAGCTAATCTGGATGTTGTTCGTCCCGCCGCCCAGCACCTCGTTGTCCCCGGAATCGCCCAACACGAACACCGCGTCGAGCCCCCCGGCGGTCTTGGCCGAAACGTAGACGTCGCGAATCCAGAGCGAGTGCGTGCGCGAGCCCAACTTGAACACGTAGCGCTCGGCCGGATCGGAGCCCGGTGGTGCAAGATCGCACGCGAAGAAACAGCTGCCGTCGATCACGCCTCCGGCGTTGCTAACCGCCTCGCTCGCCCCGGGTGTAAAGCCCCCCGCAATCGGCCCGTGCGGCGACGTGATCCGATAGTCGTTGTACGCACTGGTATAGAACGCCCCGCCCTTTTTGCCGGAAAACCGAAAGTAGCTCGCATCCGTGATTCGGTAAACTTCGCAGCCGATATTGACCACGCACGCGCCGCCGTAGGGGTTGGCGTCACCGTACCTCCCGCGGATCTTGCAGTGCCTGACGATCACGCCTCCGGAGCCCGCCATCGCAGCCGAGCGCCCCAGCAAGATTCCGCAGCCCGGTGGGGTGTAGGCCTCGTCCGGCCGAATGATCAGCCCTTCGAGCGTCGCCCAGTTGGAGCTGGCCATATCGACCACCGGCGCGGTCGCCAGCTGCGGTGGAAACTGCACGTGCGCCAGGTAGTTGTGCTCGAAGCGCAAGTTCGTGCGCCCGGCATGGCGGAAGTCCAGCGTCTGAGGCCAGACCGTGTACGGCACGTACGGCACGTAGATGTCGCCGCCCGCGCGCTTGGCCCGGATCTGGGACTGCACGAACCAGAACTCAAGGTACATCTCGCGCAGAATCTCGTCGGGCAACAGCCCCGCGGTGGAGCGGAACTGCTCGGCCCGCGCCCGCGCTTCCGGCGTCGTCGGCGACAGCCCCTCCTTCTCCAACTGCTCCAAGAACTCCTGGATAGCCTTGTCGGGCGCGGGCGCTTGCTCATGCGGAAGCGGTACCGCGACACGCGCGGGTGCCTGTGGCTTTGTCTGAGGCGCGGCCTTCGGCTGCGCGCAAGCCACCACAGCCAACAGCGGCAACAACAACCAAGCTCTGATCATCAGCTTTCTCCTTTTTGTCTTTCGCAACAACAGAAACGCTCCGGCGGTGAGAAACGACCGCATTTCCCACACATGGTCCAATGCCCAGTAAATTTTCGATCGATCCAGCGCAGCCAGCGCCGCCACCACGAATTGCCAAGAATGATCTGCGGGTTGCTCATCGCTTGCCTCGCTTTCGCTTCTTGCGGTAGCGCGCTACGATCGTCTTACGCAACGCCGCAACCTGAGCCGCAGTCGCGCGCACGCCGTGCTGCTCCCAGGCCTCCAGCTCAGCCACTTTATCCCATAGCTCGTTCTCGACGTAGTAGACGAACCAGCCCTCGCGATCGATCTGGCGCGGGATCTGGTTGACCACCTTGATGCGCCGCTTGTCCGAAGCGTTCACGGAAAAATCGAGATCGATACCGAAAGTCTTGAGCACCCGGTGGGCCAAACCCCGCAGCTGCAGCTCACAAATCAGCTTAGTTGTATGGACCGGATCGTGCATCCCGGTGACGTGGCAATCCTCGATGTACAGCGCTTCCAACACCTTCTCGACCGTAGGGATCTTCGGCGGTTTTATCATGCTTCATGACTCCTTTTCGTTCGCCGCGTCACGAAGCTCGTGAGCCGCGACGGCTACTGATGCCTGATGCCGAACTGCCGCTCCCGGGGCAACAACGACATAACTTCGATGGCAATATCGTCCAGCTCATCAACGATGTTCCAGCCGCCATATTCGTCATCGTAAGCGCCGGCGACGGTCCAAAGATCAAACTCATCATGTATGACGAGCGTGGTCGCCCCGACACCCACGGCTTCAAAGATGAACGTCGTCACGTAGGTCCCGGCCGAAGTTGCTATCGGCAACGGGTTCCAGTAATTCGGCCAGGCATGATAGTCGCAGTCCCCATCCTCAAAAACCACATTCCATCCACCCATTCCGGAATCATCCGGAAAACCGGTGAACATCCAGTCGTAGTCGATATCGTCGCAGGGCTCAGCGTAGCCGTCTGGCGGCCATTCGGTCTCGCAGACCACGCCAAGTAACCGCAGAACCGCCGAATCCCAGCGCAGGGGCGTAGTGACCATTGAGAACGGCTCATCCGTGCCCTCCCCGTTGTCGGCCACCGCGTACAGATCAACATACACGGTGTCGCCCACCTGCACCGCCGCCGTATCCGTTCGCAGGTCAAGATCGATCACGCGCCACGACTGAGCCTTGGCGGCAGCCAAGCCGCAACCCAAAACCAGAACAAGTAGTACAGCTCGCATTTGTAGCTCCTTCGAGTTAGGACCAAAAACGCAGATAATCTTCTTGATTATCCTCGCGCGGCCCAATACTACCAGACGCTACTCCATGCGCAGAAATTCAACGCTCCTTGGCGCGCCGCGCCAGCATCAACGTCTTGAACTCGTCGTAGCCCGGACGCGGCGTGAACTCCCCGGGCTCGTCGGTCTCCTGCAGGAGCCCGTAACCCGTTCCGTAATCGCACAAGCAGTACCAGAACACAGCCGAGATGCGCGGGTGCTCCAGATACTTGATTAGCGAGCCCCGCAGCGCCTGGTTGATAAACGCCCCCTTCTTACCGTCCTCGGTGATCCACAGCGGCTTGTCGGTCAGCTTCAGCACGTCGCGGACCAGCGTCCAGCCGCGATCGTAGGGGTGGACCCCCACCGCATCGTAGCTGTCAGCCACTCCAGGCTGCTGCAACACGCGCCGCAGCCAGCCCACCGGTTCAGTATGCCCCAGCCCGGCCGTGATCACCGTGGCCTGCGGCTGTACCGCCTTGATCTCGCGGTAGGCCACCCGCAGCAACTCAGCATAACGCTCGGGAGACATGCTCTCGTTGTTGGGCTCGTTGCCGATCTCCCACAGGTGACAGCTGCTGCCGTAGTCCGTAACCAACGCGCGGCAGTAACGCGCGAAGCTCTCCAACGTAGCGCCCGTCGACGGCTCGTCGACGTTGATCAACCCCAGCGGCTCCATGTTGAACGCCCGCGTACCAATCAACCAGCGCCCCCGCACGTCGAGCCTGCCGCGGACGAAGTCACGCCAGCTGAGATCGATCCGCGCAGACTGCGCGCCCATCTCCCGAGCGATACGCAGCTTGGTAGCGCAGACCTCTTCGCCGTACTCCAGCGCGTCGATGTGCGAGATGACATGGTTAAGACCGACCAGGCCCGGCGGCACCGCCCGACGCACCCACACCAGCGGGCGCGCAGTACAGCCCACCGGCACCAACAGCAACAAAGCAAATAGTACGCTACGCATCATAGTACTTCCCTCCATTTTTTGTTCGCCGCCCGCAGCTCCATCACCTCGTAAATGAACAGCGCCACCTCGGACGCGAGAGGCGTAGTACGCACCACTTCCAGCTTATTCGAGTCATACTTCCGCCGCTCCACGGTCCACACGCCACGTGCAGGCAAATAAGTCACCAAGTGCACGAGCGGCACGTAGAGCAGAAGCCAGAGCTGCCGCTTGGTCAACGCGCGACAGCCAAACCGCGTCTGAACCCACTTATGCTCCTTCAGCTCGGAAGACACCACGAGCAAGTTGGGCAGCCCCACGGTATTCCGTCTGGGCGTCTCGACCGGAAACACCTGCAAGCCGCGGTCACTCAGAACTCGCTCCAACCTCCAGTTCATCTGCTGTTTGGTCATGACGCTGCTCCTTACGCTTACGTCTGCGCAGGTACGTACTGAACTTCGCTGCTCGATGCCCCTGGCCCAGCGCCGGAGCGAAATGCCGCAGCAGCTCGATCGGCACCTCGTCCAAAGGGAACTCCCGCCGCGAGTCGTCGCCACGCTTGATCACGTACGACGAGCGCGTAAACGGGTAGTGAAACTCGATATCGATCGAGATCCGTCCGTGCTCGAACACGTCCAGACAGAGCTTGGTGAGCAGCATGGACAACGTCAGCTCGACCAACAGCCCCCTGCGCTTGGTTTCGTTCTCGCGCCACTGCTTCGTAACTGCCTCGCCCAGCACGCTGAACTGGCGGACCCGCAAAAATCGGGCATCCATACGACACCTCCACTTACTCTCGAAAGAAATGAAAGAAAGGCCAGGCAGCGGTTTCCGGCTCGTTCTGAACCCGGTCGGGATTGGGTGAGCTACATAATCCGTCGCGGGCCGAAGCCTGTCATAGCCGCTCTCTGCGGTCGAGTCTCTACAAGAGAACCCAGCCTCTCTTACAACTCATGCTAGCGCCATTCAACCCTCTCGGCTAACCGCTGCACCCGCGCAACGAAGCGCTCCAACCAGCCAAGATCGTCGCGCTTCGGTGCTAGAAAGGAGAGATCGAGCGTGCCGCCGATGTGCGGCCCGTCGATCTCCTGCAGCCCCAGCTTGTCCAGCTTCTGCTTCAGCTGCTTCATGCCCTCGTCCATCTGTTGCTCCCCGGTACCGCCGCCAGCCGCTGGCAAAAAGTAGCCGTGCTCGGACTCGGGGCACTGGAGCTGAAGCACAACGCCGACGACGTATACCGATGGTTTCATGATTCGCTCTCCTCGTAATTGCAGCCAGGAGTGGTACATGCCCATTCTGACTGCTCGGTGTCGTTATTACACGACCTCAGCGCCAGACCCTCACAGAGCCGGGCAAGGTCTGCCACTGATGTCGACTTCCGGCCGGTGCTTCGCCAACCAGGCCCGCGCCTCGTTCGCGTTGACCGCGACCTCGAAGCACAGCTGCTCTCTCTCGACGTAGGTCAATATAGCGCGCACATCGCAGTCGTAGTCAGCCATGAAGTGCGCTACAACATCGGCCCTGAAGTCGCCGCGGAAGCCGCACGCGACTAGCTGCAACAACTCGGGTTCCGTAGCTGAGTCCAGAAAGTGTGCACAGTCGAAGGTAGCGCTCATCGCGAAGTCGTCGCTGTACACTTCGGCCTTTACGGTATCGCCTCCGCACCACGAGCGCGTCGCACAGAGCATGAAAGAGCGCAAGTCCCTCGCTACTTCCTCGACAACCGTGAGCTGGTACTGGTCGAAGGGATAGGGCTCGACATGAAAGGGCGTCGACTCCCGGACCAGCCGCTTGACCGCCTCTTGAGCCAGCCGAGAGTTCCCCGCCAGCACCCGGCTGACCGGGCGTTGAGTCATCGCCAGCAAGTGTTCGTACATCGGTTTGTTTCTCCATCTTCGCCCGCAGTTCAGCCAGCAGGCGGTTCGCGCAAAAGATCCGCATCTCGGCTACCAGCGCTTCGGAGAGCCGAGGCTTGGGCAGACCTATCCAGTAGTACATCAGCTCGTCCCCTTTCAGAAACGTAGCGCGCTACGCCTCGACGAGACGGCAGCGCACGAGGTAGCAGTCCGACTCGCTGAGCGAGAACTTGATCGGAATATCGAAGGTGAAAGAGATCCATACGGCCTCCATCGCGCCAACAAGCGTCCACGCAGGCTCGTCTTCGACTGTCAACGCTGGTATCGCGAAAAACTGCAGCTTGGCTTTCGACGTCGGCCCCTTGATCGCGAGCTTGCCCGTCGTGTTCAACCACACCACGCCTTCGTTAGTGGAATGTGGCCACCGGCCGGACTGGTCGGCGATACCGATGCGCCCGGAGTTATTGTCCTTGAAGAAACGGTGTTCGCCCGAGAAGTTCCGCAGCACCTCCCAGTCGTACAGTTTGTGATCGTGCTTGGCCGCCGCCGCGCTCACGAAGTCCCCGCGAGTATCGACAACGCGTCGAGAGGCTGCGCGTCAAGAGGCTGCGCATCGGACACCGGCGACTTGCCGCAAAGTATCGCCAGCTCCTGGTCAACGTCCGCCTGCACCCTGATTAGCTCCGCCTGGCGTCCGAGATCGAACGCCTGGCAAAGCAGCGTTTCGACCTCAGCAGGTCTTAGCCCTCCACGGTCGCGAATCGGCTTCATTAGTTCGTTAACAGCACAGATTTTAGAAATCATCAGTCGCTCCTTGTTTCAAGTCCCGTCTACGCTTGGTGAAGTGCGCAGCGGGATACCAGTCCCCGCAGCGCGTACAAAGCCACCAGCCGTTTGCCTGCAATACCAAGCGGCGCGAACACTCTGGGCAGCGGGGCTTCGTCGCCAGTTTCGGCGGCTTGGGTTTGCGCGACTTCATGTCGTGCCCGCCGAGCTTCGTACCCGCCTCCGCAGAAAGCGCACTCCGGTTTGTTTGATCCACCGCCGGATCGTAGCTGGAGAGCGCGCAGCCGACTCGGCGATTTGTCGTGTAGACTGCCCGCTATCCCAGCATTGACGAGCTGCGATCATTTCGCAGATGTGTACGAATGTGAACATCTCCACCTCCTCGCAACTTCCCCCGGCTCATTGGCCCTCAAGATACTCGTACAACTCGCCGAAGCTCGGCTCGTCTTCCGGAAACGATTCCTTGCCCGTCATGCTCTTGCGGATGCACATGCAGTAGATGCAGGTCTTGAAGCGCGACGGGCGACCGTCCCAGATCCCGCTGATCCGCTCGTACAGCCAGCCCTTCTGGATGATATTGCCGCATTCGCAGCAGCGGTGTTCTTTGCGCGCCCGCACCATTTTGCGCACGAATGCCTCGGGCATGGCCAGATCGCTCACGCCGTACGCTCCGCCCTGCGCTGGTTATCAAGTGGCACGAAGACCTCGTGTCCTAAGCGCCTGAGCGCACTGTAGATCGAGCTAGCGTGGCCAATGAACTGCTCGTACGGCAGGTTAGCCAGCCAGAACAGCTGCTTGACCGTCGTCGGCTCGGACTGCACCAGCAAAGCCTGTACCACATGGACAGCTTCGCTCTCGCCCGCCTCAATCAGCGTCGCGAAGATGTCGCAAACCTCGCCCTCGGGCTTAGGCAACAGCCGCGACTGCTGCGCGCGCCAGATATTGCCGCCCTCGTCGTAGATCTCGGCATCCGGGTGGTCGCCGTCGATCTGGTAGATGTACGGCTCCTTACACTCAAAGCCCCAACGCACCGGATCGATGATCTGATGGTCGGGCGTGACGATCCAGCCGTGCTGAACGAAACCGAGATGGCGGTACTTCACCCAGCGACTAGCCGGATGTAGCTTGCCACGATAGTGACCGTAAACAGCAACTCCGTCGAAGACTTTGATGCGCACCAGCGCGCTAGCTATCTCGTAACAATGTCCATTCCAGTCCGGCGGCTCGACGTCGAGCAGCTCGCCGAGCGCTTCGATATCGCATTCTAGTCGCATGGCTTAATATCCTTGGGTGCCCGCGGCACAGCCGCGGGGTAACCATCGATCCGCACCCAAAGCGGAAAGTTAGAGTTGCTCGGGTTCTTCGACAACCTAGCAATCTTACCGGGCTTCCAGCTCAGTAAATCAGCGGACTTGACCAATACACGCTGGCCGACGTTGTAAGTAGGCAAATCAGTAGCTGACATCAGGACTCCTTCGGCAGCATGGCTGCCTGCCGACTCATCTCAGCTTGCTGCAGCACCGGGTCATACTCGTGATACTGCATCCAGGCGCTCAACACGCGCAAAACGTCCCCGGTAGCGATCTTGCAGACACTCGGCGGCGCGCGATCAACCGCCGAATTCACGTTTGCCAACGGCCGCTCAACCCCCGTAGTTACAACATACACGTTGCCGTCAGACGAGATGATGTCGATAACTTGGGCGCACGACACGCGGTGCGTATCGCCGTTAGCCGTATCGAATTGCAGTAACATCGTAGTTCCTCCTGTTGGACTTGCTCCGTCTCAATTATGCGCCTGTATTTCCCGCCAGGCGCGAATGAGCAACGTAGTAGTCGTGGGAATCAGCCGGTCGCAACGCACGAAGAACCGATCGCGCAATACTGCGTTAAGCCCCGAAGTCATCACGTAGCCGCAGTGCCCGAATTCCTGCGTGAACCGGCCAGACACCTCGTAGTAGATCACGGAATGCTGAACGCGTGGCGTCGGGCCGGTGTACCCGACCTCGACGAAGTAACCGTGCAGGGGCACAGACAGAGAACGGTGCGTGGGCGGACCGATGATCTCAACCGGGCCGTACGCGTGCTTGAACACCGCCCGCTCGCCGAGCTGGAACCGAACGGCCGAGGGCACCCCACCTGGGGGCACCAAGAAACCGTCCAGCCCATTTATATGATTGCTGACGATCAGCTCCGGAGCGCGGTTGCTGTCGCTAACGCATGCTGCCTGACGGGTCACGAAGTATCCTCAGCAGAATTGTCAGCATCCCACGCCCCGCCAGACTCAGTAAGCCGAGAGAGTCTCCGCGCGCGAGAGCGCATCGCCTTCGTCGCCGCAACGTTGGGAGAACATCCCTCCGAGATCAAGAACGCCGCCTCGGCGATCATGGCCGCCACCGTGGCAACGACGTACCCGCGGAGACACACCCGCGGAACGCCGCCGCTGGCGCTGATATAGCCGACGTCGCCGCCGATCTCATCCGGACCGTACGATTCCTCTTTGTTCAAGTGCACCGTCAAAGTGCTCGCGTTGTCCCTAATAAGCCGCATGTCGTGCTCCTTTTTGAAATGAAAGAGATGTGGACCTGCTCACACAGGGCTTGTTCTTGGCATGAGCGCGATCTCGCCCCAGAACTGCGCCGCCGTGATTCGAGCGGAGTTGGCAGCCAGCGTAGCAACCAGCTCGCCCATCGTGTCGCGCTGATGTTTCAGCAACCCCAGCGTGTCGCTGTCCATCCGAACCAGCTGGTAAACGGCATCGTCACTAGAACGTGCCATGTCGCAGCCAACGGATACCCCGGCGGCGTTCGTCTTCTTGCGCATCGCAACGCTCCGTAACCCTGTCCCAGAATTCCTTAGCCGTAATCGGCCCCTTGGCCATAATCAGCCCCCCAACAAAATCAGCCTTGTTGATCGCGGCCACGTTGCCGACGCACATGCCGATCTCCTCGTAGGCCAAGAACCCACAATGGGTTTGTTCAGCGTGTTCGCTCATCGATTCGCTTACACAGCTGGTCCCAGAACTCCCCGGCCGTAATCGGTCCGTAGAGCGCCGCATCATCCAAGATCGACCCGATGTCCACGTTGTACGTGTGCAGTGCCTTCACGTTCCGCATGAACTTGGGGGTCACGATCTTGCCGAACATGACTCTTGTCAGTGGTGCGCGAACGTACTCAAGGTGGTCAGCCATCGGCATCTCGTAGCGCGCTACGAATCTCGGCGTCCTCTTCAACCGCGCACGTCGGGCAAAGCCCCAGGTAGTTGGCGTGCGGCAGATCCGGAGTGTACTCGATGCCCTGCCACCCGGTGCTCAGCGCCTCGAAGATCGTCTCCACGTCCATCCCGGCGTCGCACATGGCGCACGCCAGCGAGAAGGGTACGCCGAACTTGAACAGCACCCGCGGCGGCGGGTCATCCGCTGCTCGCGCTACCGCTTGCCGAGCTAGTTCGAGTATGTCCATGTCCATGTAGACCTCGTCTCTTCATCCACCGCGCCCGGTGCCGGGGCGATAAGCTATGTGCGTAGGGTGCAAGCGAAAGGCACCTCTCGCGGACCAGCCGTGCTGGGTCCTTCGGGTACAATACCGAAACAACCCACCACCTGCGTTCCTGCCCATACGGGTTCAGTCGAATCAGCTTCACGCGGTAAACCGAGCGGCTAGCACGAGTTAGCGAATCGTTGAGATAAGCGGTGTCGCCTGCCTTGAAGGTGTATTCGCCAGCGGGCACGTGGTGCTCCCTCAATCGCCGTTTCTGGCCCAGAAACGCGGGCTTTCATCCGGTACATCGTACCTCGCTACAAGCCTGCAGCGCTAGCCTGCGGGTCTATCGGCGGCTTTTTCTTAGCACTTGGCGATTTTCCCCGACCGGAAAATAAATCCCGGATTCAGGCCAGAAATGGGGGTGCGCGGATGCCTAGTAACAGGGTTCAGTTACTTCGGGCGGATTCCAGCCAGTCTCCATTACGAGCTTGAGCTGCGAGTCCCCCCGTCCCGCGTACCGAGCCAGCGTTTCTCAGCGCCAGCAAACTGTAGATCAGACATCGCCATGGGGCTCCAACGGTACGTGGCTGCAATCTCGGCCGCGGCGCTGACGACCAGCCTGATGTACTCAATGCTCTCGCTGTACTTCTTGCTCGTCACTACCAAGGCCCGCAGATGGACAGATCTGGCCTGCAAGATGCGCAAAGCAGCCGAAGTCACGAACACGGACTGGCCGCTGTCCAGAGACAGCTCACAGACGCGGTAGAGCGGTTTCCCGGGGCTGTACGGCTTCACGTAGACGTCTGAGCCCACCGAAGGCAGCAAATCGCCGTCAGCACGCCTTAGCCGCTTCCTACGGCCCTTCAGGCCGGTCGGTCCAGCCTTCAGGAACCGCTCGGAGAACCAGTCGCCCCTGAGCTTGGCTTCGCCCCAGTGATCCACCGGCCGCACCTGGTGATTGACGTGATACCAGACGTACGGGGGAGTGAGAATGGCTCTGACCACCATGACAACCCCGATGGTCTCCACGCTGGTGCCGAACGAGTCCTTGCAGGCCCGATGCGGCTTGATCATGACCTCGTCGCCGGGGAAGAACCGGTGCCGGGGATTGGTGATGTCAGGCATGATTCCTCCTCGTTCTGTCCGTTATGCCAGTTGTGCCAGCACCCCTGTGACAACGGGGGGGTATTTCGCAAGACAAAACAGGCGGTTTTTCACGTAAGTCCTTTACCGACAACGACATAGATGTCTGACAGCGCCGGTTCGCCAATTCAGTCGCCATTTCCAGCCTATGAAAGGGGGGTCATCGTAACGCGCTACAGCGCACCCGCTCTGGCGGGCTTAAAACGAAGAAAGTACTGCCGCGCGCGAGCAAGGACACTACGGCGCAGACCGGGACAAGTTGTAACGTGCCTGACGGCGACTCTGCGCCGCCGCCTCAAACGCGTCCACGATCTCCTGGCTTACGGTCTTCTGCATCTCGTCCTCGCGGAACCAGAAACGAAGGCTGCCGTCCACTTGCACGCAGTAACGCCTGCCGCGATCTCTGGTCAAACAGCTGAACACGTAGCCGAAGCACTCCACGATCGTAGGAGCAGCATTCCAGTCGCCCGAGAGACAACCACGCCGACAGCAACGAACGCGATCACCTATCTTGAACTTGCGCTGCTCGCCGAGCATCATCGTCTCCTTTCGGACAACCAGCGTTGAACCAGTCGCACAGCACCTTGGAGGCGCTGTAGGAGCGCAAGCGCGACTTGTGCATAGGCACCCAGCACCGCCTGACGAACGCGCTGCTGCAATTCACGATAGAGACCAGAGCTTTCTTCTGATCGAGCCACTCGATCTTGCAGGTCAGCCACACGTCGGAAGTCTGGTTGGAGCGGCACTGTACAATGTCGCCAGTGCGCATCAGCAACTCCCGCTCATCCGACCGCGGCAACGTCAGCTGCTGTATCGGCATCATCGTCACCTCCTCGCAAGCAGCGGCGCACCACGCTTGCATCGCTTCTCCTTCCAGAACCGTACCAGCAACGTGGACGTAGTGGGTTTCAACGCATTGGGCCACACGAACTTCCGCGGCTGGGTAGCAGCTTCAGGGTGCATCGCCACGATTTTGGTGGAGAAGTACTCCATCTGCGGAACAACGTCGTCAGAAATCCCGGACACCTCGTAGTAAGCCGACGTCTGTCCGTGCAGCTTGAACGGGCCATCAATGATCGTCACCAGCACGTTCGCCGGAAGGAACAACGCGCGCTCGCCGCGAGTGAACCGATCTTTCTTCGGCAACGTCTGCAGATCGAGCCGCTCGTTTCTCGCAGGCCCGGTCTCGGACTCGATCAGAACTGGTTGCAGAAATATGATCGGCATGCGTCTGGTTTGCCCTCCAGGCATCAGCTATCTCCTGTGTAGTAGTTTTCTCCATTTCGTTCTCGGTGAACCACACTCGTTGAGAGCCGCCGTCTATCTGCACGACATACCGGTGGTCGGTGAGGGTGCGAGTCGAGATATCAACCACGTGGCCGTAGTAGCGCTCGGGCAAGCATAGGCACGGGTAGCACAAAACGCGATCACCCACCTTGAACTTGGGCTGCACGCCAAGCATCGACGACCTCCTGTCCAGCGGTCTTCTGCAACTCTTCTTCTCCGAACCTGTAACGACCGCCGCCGTCCAGCTGCACGAAGTAGCGAGAAGCACCCCAGTTCCGGCGTAAGCTGACTACGTAACCGTAGCGATGCGGAACAGCAGCAAAAGCAAGGTTCCCGTGCTCCCGGCTCATGAGAAAATACGTGCAGCACATAACCCGGTCACCCACCTTGAACTTGGGCAGCTCTCCAGGCATCGGCGATCTCCTGTCCAACGGTTTTTTGCAGCTCGCGCTCGACAAACGCGCAGCAACCCCGGCCGTCTATCTGCACGTGGTAGATGAGCCTACCAGCGTATTCACAAATCCAGCTCACGTAACCGGTGCCCCAGGCGCGAATAGACAACCTGCGATGTGAGTCGCAAAAAACGCGGTCACCGATCTCGAACTTGGTCTGCATGCCAGGCATCGACGACCTCCTGCCCTACGGTTTTTTCCAACTCGCCCTCAAAGAACGGGCGGTGAGTAGCATTGCTCAAGTCCACGTAGTAAATACATGGGTTGTTCTCGTGCACTGAAACCATACGCACGCAACCGCAGCCCCATGGCCGCGAAATCCGACCTGTCCGATCGCGCTCGTCGCAACGAACGCGATCACCTTTCTTGAACTTGGGCGGCTCTCCAGGCATCGACGATCTCCTGACTCGTGGTGAGCTGTAACTCGTACTCGTACACCCGGTATAACTCGCCGCCATCTGCACAAACTACGTAATCCTGGGGAAACGTGCATTCGCACACGCGTCCGAAGCTCACACTCGTAGGACGTAGGTTTGGAAAAGCGGTATCGACGATAAAACGAACGCGATCACCCACCCTGAATCGCTTTCCAGGCATCACTAATCTCCTGAGACACTGCGATCTCTACGTGCTCCTTCTTGATTAGTATCGGATGACGCGTGCCGTTGAGCCGCACCTCGCAAATCGAGTTCATAAACTCGGCAGATTGCCCAGAAAACGCGCGCCCGTCGCCGATCTCGGTAACCAGCCCGAACGCGGGCGCACCGAGCTGTCGGTAGCACAGGACCCGGTCACCGATCTTGAGCGTCGGGAACTTGAGTATCTCGCCAGGCATCGACAATCTCCTGCGTCGCTGTCTTCTCCATCAGCTCCTCCGGGATCATGGCACCTGTGCCGCCGTTGCGGTAACGCACCATGTAGAAACCGCGCAACTCAGCAGACTTCGCTGGTGGGCTGCGCTCGCCCCGCGGATCGAGCGTAACGGCTGAGAAGCTGATTACTATTTCGTTCTTAACCGTAGCAAAACCAGCACGATGAATCCCCCTGGTCGATTTCACCAAGACCTGATCACCGGGCTTAAAAGCGTGCTCGCCGGGCTTGAAGGTCGGGGAAAGCATCGATGATCTCCTGTGCCGCCGTTTTGCGCGCCCAGCACTTGCCATGCGTGCTGGGCCTCGAACAGCGGTCGAACTTGATGTCGATACAGCCGGGTACCATCGCCAACAGCACTCGGCCAAGCATCCAACGCGGCCGCGCGACGGAACCTACGTTCAAAGCAACGCGGTCACCGGGCTTGAAGATCGGAGAAGGCATCGATGATCTCCTGTGTCGCTGTCTTGCACACCCGCGCCGGATGAACCGCGGTGGAGCTGCTGTAACCGTTAAATACAACGTCAACAAGCTCTGGGTGCGCTTTGAGTTCCTGAACCTGGAAATCGAAAGGAGGAGTCGGCGGAGGCAGACAAGTCGCCGGGGCGCACACTCTCCCGAAAAACAGCCACGGGGTGTTGCCGGAGCCCAGGTTCACCTGCACACAGTCACCGATTTTTAAGGTCGGGGAAGGCATCGATGATCTCCTGAGTCGCCGTTAGTTGTACATCGTGCTTGAAATGGAGACCGTGCCAGTTCTCCCCGTCGAACCGCACCAGCGCGCCCCACCCGTGTTCAAGCCCGGCTACATAGCCAAGCCGCCGTCTGTCCGGACGACGCGAAACGTAAACGATAACGCGGTCACCGATTTTTAAGGTCGAGGAAGGCATCGATGATCTCCTGCGTAGCTGTCAGAAAAACGTACTCGGCATGGACGAGAATCTCCTTTCCGTCGTTCAATCGCACGCGGACACTGTAGCAGCCACCGCGGATAATGCGCCCAAGGCCGCGCTGGCTGCCGTCCCAGCGCACACATACGACGTGATCACCCTCCTCGAACACCTTGAACGCTCTGTTCGTTCTTAAAAGCATTGATGATCTCCTGCGACGTCGTGCGCCACATCCAGTCCGCGAACACCCGGGGCGTTGCCACCGTCTTGCCCTTGATCACGCGCACGTCGTACATCGGCACGCGCTGGTTGTTCATGGAGGGGTCGCGAACTGTCCCGGCATACTTGATAACAGTGCCGATAAGCGCGTCGCCGAACAGCTGGATGAGCACGCGCTCACCGGGCTTGAACTTATCGAAGACCATCAGCTCAATCCGAACTTGAGCAAGAGCTGCTCGGTGGCGGGCAGCTCCAGCTCGGCGCGGTAGGCAAAGACGAATTTACTGGCGTGCAACGACCGCAGTTTGAATAATCGGAGACCGTGCTTGTCGTAGTCGTATTTAACCACCCGAGCAAAACCCTCTTCCCACCAATCTACAGAGTACCAGCAGCAGTAATAGACTCGTTGCCCGACATGTGGACACCACGGTTTCTGCGCCAGGTCGATTGGGGCGGTTGGCTCCGGCAACTGCACGGGCTTGGGTTCACGCTGATCAGACTCGGCAAGAGCCTGGAAATCGATCGGGGAAGTTGGCGCGGGCGGGCAGACGGGTTTCGGCTTTTTCCCGAACATGACGTAGCCCTCAGCTAGCAGCTGCATGCCGCTCGGCAGCCCAGGTCCGCACTAGCTCGTGGCTCGCCGAACGTACGATGCCCAGCTCCAAAACGTTACAAGTTGCTCCGGTATTCAACGAGCGCACCTGGTAGACGTTCCCGGAAACACCGTGTTTGCGCATGAGAATGCGCCAACGCTGGCTGATGTTGCCGCGGTAGTGCAAACAGACTTCCTCGCCGTGATCAAACCGAAAAGGACTGATCCGGCGGTGAGTTCGCTTCTTGGTAGCTAATCGTTCACTCATGGTTCACCGTCCAATCTCGGAGAATGCAGCATGCGGGCGTGCGAGGCGAGCGTCTCGGCCCCGTCCAAACAAACCTCGTTGGCCGGAAGCGAGAGGGTACCTCGGTCCACAGGCGACGCCGCATCCAAGATTCTCAGCCAATACCACACCTGCCTGCCGCTCTGTCCCACTGAGTCTACGCGGGCACGGCAGCCTTCGAGCCGCCGATACTTGTGGGACCGGCTCGCGGTGGAAAGTGGCTTGCGGATGACGACAATGTCACCAGGCTGCAACACTTCCGTGGCCGGAGGGTCCTCACGGTCTTCGATCCAGTCCTGTAGCGACTTGGTTGTCATAGGTTTAGATGTCTTCTGTGGCCAGCGGCAACCTCTGCGCTGACCGCAATAGCCAGGTCCTGGTGACGTAACGACCACACCTTTCTGTGTTTGGGATGCACGTTCTCAAAAGTGACCCGCACGATCCAGTAACCGGCTGCGCCATCCCCCTCGTACGAACACGACTGCACCAAGGCGCGCTTGCCGTGCATCGGGTGCGCTCTACTTACGGGCGTAACCCACTCGCCCTCAGTAAAGGGCGGTGGGTTACGGGTAGTTCGACCGCTCATAGCAGTCCCTCGTTAGTCGATTTCGCTTTCGTCCACCTCGAAATCTGAGAGATCCGGCGGCTCAAAATCATCCAAGGACTCTAATTCTCCGACGCCGTCGTTGCCGCTCGCGATCAGCTCCTCGTAGGTCTTCTCCGTCGGTCCCTGCTTGATTTCGTCCGTAGTCAACGTGTGCTGATGCTCCACGTTGGGTTTTGATAGCTTGCTTCCCACCGATAATTCAGCCAGATCGACACCTAGCTCCTTGGCGATAGCGCCCAAGTTGATGTTCGCGTCTGGTTGTCCCCGCACCGGCCCCATCGAATGGACCTTGTTGGTCTCCGTGTCTTTGGCCAGAATGCAGCCGGTCGTCGAGTCGTAGCGGCAGATGAATTTATCAGTGTTCTGGGGGCTGACTTTGACAGTATCTTGCAGAGCGACGAGGTACAGCTGACCTTCCTCGTTACAACACAGCATGTTGATGCCGTTACTACGGACCAAGCGGGTCTCGTGAATACCGACCACCGACGATTGACCAGCTGACAGACGTACGGGCTTTGCAAAAAATACGCTGATTTTGGGTAATTGTGCGATCAACTCCTGAGAGAGGTTTTTCATCGCCACTGACTCCTTGCTTGTGCATCGATCGTCCTCAAGTGAGGTCGACGCTCTCGCGCGCGGGAGCGTGGTAGCGCGTCTCTTCGCCCGGCTGGTAGACTTCGATGTCCTCGACAGTAACGTTGAATAAAGGGCAACCGTCTTCAGGAATCCTGCCGATTGCCTCGTGTTTACTGTCGACGAGCTGGAACTTAACGCAGGCCGCTGCGACCTTCCTGGCAGCATCGTTCCTGTTCTCAGCACTTATGCGCAACCGCACCCAGCCATCTACCGTGATGCCGACGTCATAGTCTGGCATGACTATCACCAAAAAAGAGAGCGAGCATCCCTGCTCGCCCGGTTGCGCTAGACCAATTTCTCACACTCCGCAATCGTCGATTTCAGTTTTGCCAGCGCAGCTTTCATCTGCTTGACCGCATCGCGCACCGCAGTACGCGCTTCGCGGCGCTGCACGGTGTCTTCGATCGCCTGCAGGTTCTTCGCTGCCTCGGGAACCCGCTCCAGGTGAGCCACCATAGTGGCCGCTTCAGCGCCGATGCGCTTGAAGGCCTGCGGAGCGTTCTTTACCGCAATCCGCGGCTTTTTAGGCCCGCGCTTCAGCAGCTTCCGCACGGCGTCGTCGAACCCGGCCGGTCCGAGATTCCCCGCCAAAATCTCTTTCAGCACGATCACGCGGTCGCTGTCCGAAAATCCGGTCCACTTGCCCATCATGCGCCAACTCGGTGGCTGCGGCAAAGCACGCAGCTCCTCCAGAGTAGCCGTGCTGATGTGATTATGGAACTTGATGCACTGCTGAAGACTCAGCCGCCCGATGCCCAAGTCTGCGGCGATACAGTCGACGGAGACCTCGCCGTACGTCTCCTTGTTCTTCTTGGACAGCAGCTTGCGCGCGTGACCCCCGCGGTGGTAGCTGTGCCGCAGCCAGTAGGCTCTGCCCGCGGATTCCATCTCCCCCATCTTGCCGATGAGCTTCCTATACTCGCGCTGCTGCGCACTAGTGCGCTCCAGCTTGCCACGCGGACTTGCGCCCGCTGCAGGCGGGTTCATACCGCTCGCTCGCGCCTTCTTCGCCATGAGAATTCTCCTCTGCTATTCGGGAAAGATTTTCCGGACCTGATCATCAGACACGGTTGAAGCCCTCGCAACAATTGCAGCCCAGTCGAGATCGAGGATGTCACCAGCTACCTGTTCCAGCTGGATCTGCCGCACCGTGTCCTCGATCGCTTGCGACATTCGCGTAAGACCATTCTGAAGGGTGAAGGCGCTGAGGGCAAGACCCGCAACCATGTTTCTCTCGGTCGCCACGCCGATTTGCCACAAACGCAGGTCCTGGTTCGAGAAAAACGACCGGTACGAGGAGCCAATCGCGATGAGCAAGCGCTCGATCGTCAGTGAGTCATCCTCCTTGAACTGGATGTGCTGCAAGGCGAGCAAGCGGTCCAGATGGGCGGTTACCAGCGGAATCTGGGTGTGAACAAACTTGGTCAGCTTGCCCTCCAGGTTGTCCAGATCCACCTTCCCGGCGTGAGTGACGCCCCAAGCATCGGCAGCGAACAGAGTTATGCCGCGAGTAAGCGCGCGGTAGATGAACGGCAGCACCCCGCAGCGCCGGTTGCCGATCTCGCCCGAGAAGAAGAACAGGCCGCCGCCGTAATCGCTGTCCCGCTCAGTCCGCGAAATCGAGGGCATCAGCACCGCGCCCTTGAGCAAATCGCCGTCGAAGAACCCGCGCTCAGTGACGCCGGTAGGCACCAGCCTGGCCAGAAGCCGCATAAGCCACTGGTGGCTGATATCGTCCCGGTAGTTCTTGTGCAGAATCGCCCGGCAGGTGCGATAAGCGGGCCAATCGCCGCTCTTGTGGTCGGGGCGCAACGTGCGCAGCATCACCGTCTGCGGCTCGAACTCGTCCAACGCGTTGAGACTGCCGTACTTATCTCCGATCAACCGGAGCGCGTAGTTGACCAAATCCTCGGCGTGACTCCACGAGGACCGCACCTCTTCCTTGGGAGCGCCCCAGATCAGCGATTTCAGCAGCCCGCCGGTCAGCGAACGGAGATGGGTCTTGTCGCTCGCGTAGCGCGCTACGGCTTGCAGAAAGGAGCCCGCAGGAGCCATCCGCAGCCGTCGCATCTCCTGCGGCGAGCAGGTCTCCGGCCCGGGGTCATAGGGCGACGGCGTCGCCGGAAGCGGTGGACCGTAGCACACGATCACGAACCTGTGTTCCGCGCCATGCTGGTGCTGCAGCCCTCCCTGCGAGGCACGCAGCTGCCGGAATGTGATCAAGCGGTCGTCGATCAGCTTGGTGAAATACTCCACCTTGGCCAACAAATCGGTGATTGGCCGTCCGTGCTCGCGCAACCGGCGGCCCAGCTTCCTGATCGTGCCATGCGAAACCTGGGCCTGGATCGCGGCCGAGCGCACCTCGAACGCGGTCTTGGGCTTGGTCGCCTCGGTCTTGGTAGCCCGCTCGCGTTGACGCTGAGCCTGCTGCTCCAACGTCCCCATCCCTGCGATCGGATCGTGGGGCTCGGGCGCGGAGACCTGGGGAGTGGTATCGAAAGTCTGGGGGGTAGTCATGACGCTCATGTTTCTCCTTGCTCACGCCAAAAAGGCTCCAACGCCTTCTCGACGTCTGCGATAGGCGTGGTCTTGGACAAGAACTCGATCTGGGCGTGCCAGCCCTCGCCATTGGTCAGCGACGCCTGACGCGCGGCCGCGTTGCAAACTAGCTCATTGAGTTTGCTGACCATGCCCTGGGGATCTTTGATGTTACGTGGCGGACCCATCCGCTTGACCAGTTTCATGAATTCGGGACTCATGCTTCCTCCAATCAACTACTCTTCTTGCGCCGCGCCTCGAAGAACGCATCGTGGAACGCCACAATGGCGTCCTGGCGCTCACGGACATTCAGCAAACTGTGCGCCACGCCGAGCAACTCCAGCGTGATCCCGGACTTCTCCAGCTGCTGCAACCCGCTGTTCTCAGCCGCGCTCAAGCCCCCGTTCAACACGTAGCTAAAATCACGGCGGGCCAGGTGCCCAAGCACCTCGCGCAAGTTGCGGGACAGCCGGAACTGCGGCAACGTGCTCGCCAGCCCAGCGAACAGCTTCTGCACACCCGCGTCGCAGTGACGTTGCATGAGCCTCTGCAGCGCGCGCTGATTCGCCGCGGTCAGCTCCACGCGCGGAGCAGACCAGCGGCACGCAGCTGTCTCCGTCGGCCGAGACCGGCGTGCAAACGGCCCCTTGCCCCGCTGTTGCTCCGGCATAGGTGCACCTCGATTTAGGGATCAAACGTCCACTGCCAGTGTGAACGCAACACGCTCATCAGGTCGCGCAGATACTGCAGGATCACATTGCCCTGCCCAGTCTGCCAGACCAGCATGCCGCCACGCACCGGATGGTCCTTGCTCGGGAAGTGGGAAATGACCTCGGTGTAATTGTGAAGCGCAACGATATGTTCAGCCCAGGCGGGACGAAAGCACACGGCCAGGTGGCGACTTGTCGCACCAAAACGCTCGCGTGTCTCCTCCCAGAGCTGCGCCCACAACTTCCGAGTCTTGGGTCCGTCGATCCGATGAGCCAACATCCAGTTCGGGTCGGGAAACCCGGCCATCTTCTTGGGATTGAACGCTTGCTCAACCCGGAAATCACGCACCGCGCGAAATGTGATCGGGCAGCTCGTGTAGTCGCTGAACCATTCCGGAGTGAAACACTCGGGGTCTCCGGCTTGACCGCGGAAATAGACCGCCGTCGTTGAAGCCAACCCCAGCCCCTTGATGATCGCGCGGCAGACCCGGTGCTCGAACGTTCCCTGTTTCTGGCTGTCCAGCTCGTCGAAGAACTTATCGTAGTCGCTCATCTCTTCTTTTTGCCGAGTTTCTGCTCAGCGATACGCTGCTGGACGATCTGTGGCACGTTATCCGGGATCATCGGCACGCCCGGCGGCCAGCAAGTAAGCGCCGTCTTCCCCGTCACCGTGCATCGACGTTTTGGACCGTAAAGCAGGGTACCGTGGCGCTCGCAATCCCGCGCGCGCTTATGAAACTGGTCATAATCCAGCTGCACGCCGTGCATCTGGCCGATCTCGCGCGCGGTCAATCCGGGCCACATGACCACCATCCCGGCTGCCAGAGATTCGTTTCTGCTCTGCATGCCGGATTCTTGCAGCTCTTTGGCTGACTTCTTGGATGTGGATGGGTCAGTTGTACGAGCAGCAAACGTTGACCTTCTATCCATTCTATTTCTCCTCTGCTCCATTGTCTCCGCCAGCACCTACCAGCTGGCGACAACGGGTCAGCACGTAGTTGTAACCTACGTCAGGGAACCGACGTGATCGATCCGGCTCGCACGGCACCGCTCGATCGTCGACGTAAGCACTGGCAATCGGCTTGCCCGCGCCAGTCCAGATCTCGTCATAGGGCAAATTCCAGCGTTTCAGCCAAGCAGCCACTTTGGCTTCCAGCGCCTCGGATGGAAACTCGTCACCATGCGCGGATTCGCTGGCTCGCGTCGTGAAGATAGTGACCTTCGCGATCTTGCGTAAACCTGCTAGAAACTCACGCGCTCCTGGAAACGGGTCGTCGAAGTGATCCACACCCTTGTAACTCGTGTACTGCGCCAATACACCGTCTAAGTCGACGCAGACTGTTTTCTTGGCCATATCCGCTTCCTCCGCTACGAACCGAGCGAGAAAACAACGAGGCGAGCCCAACAGACAGGCCCGCCTCGCTTTCGACTCCCGCCAGGGATACTACGATTCGCTCGGCGATTTCTTGTCAGGTTCTGGGGGTACGATAACAGCCGGGTCGAACGTCTGCCAGCGCGCGATATGGAAGTAGTCCTGCAGCGCCTTGTAGAGCGTCGTCTCTTGCCGCACCGCCAATCCCAGATCCTGCCCAGTCACGTCTTTCAGCCCAAGCTGCTTGCAATTGAAACGCGGATCTGGCTTGGTGCCACCCTGCACCACATGGCACAGATCCTTGATGTCGGCGTGATCCCAGCCTGCTAAGAACTCGGCCGTAGCCAAGTCCCATTCCCAGCGCGGGACCTGGAGCGGCGGCGCTCCGCCGCCGGGATCGACCCACTGCCACGAGAACCGCACGGCGCAACGCAAGCGATCGACCCCGAAAGCGTTCTTGTTCAAGACCATGCGGACCAGGTTGTAACCGCGGCTGTTGTTGTCGCTCTTGTAGCGATCGACCACCGCGAAACGAAAATCGTATCCGCCCATGAAATCGGGAGCCTTGCCGCCCGGCGTCTGCTTCTCGGCTCTCCCGGCCATAAACGACGACTGCATCCCACCCGGCTTCTCGTGGCGCACCATGACGATGTACCAGGGCGTATACGTGAACGTCTGAATCTGCAACCAGTCGCTGATCGACTTGGCTGTACGCATACCCTGAGTATTAGAGGCCTGTCCGTCCTTCATGGCAGACCTGATATTGGTCTCCGTGGTACGGCCAGTGAGCGAGTCGACAATCATCGCAGCGGGCAGCAGCGGCATACGCTGCTCTTTCTTCTTGAGGCGGCGTCCGATAGCAAAAGTATCCCGGTACTTGCGGAGATCGCGCCCGAAGAGTTCGGACCATTGATCCAAGGTCTCGCATACCCGCACCTGCCACGAGTTCGTTCCCAGCACCGTGTGCGCCAAGTCTCCGATCAGATTCTCGGCCAGGCCGGGAGAGTACTTACCCTCGGTATCGTACAGCCGGGCAAATCCGCCACCGGGCTGCATGATGCACCAGCGCGCCAGCTCGAAAGCGAAGCTCGACTTGTGGCTAGCCGGGCGGCCAGCCAACATGATCAAATGCTCCATGAACAATACGTTGTTCTGCGTCACGTATTGCAACGCCAACGACGGTAGCTCGACGCCGTACTTGCGCGCCTTGGTCTCGTCGCCCACCAGCACGTTGTGCCGCCCCATGATCTTGGTTGCCTCTCTCATTTCAGCGTCGAAAAACGAGGCGTATTGTTCATCCTCCGGGGGGACGTCAGCCGGGAGGTCAGTAGTCTTTTTGGCCATCGGTCGTCCTCATCAAAAAGCAGGGGGCCGGATATCCCGACCCCCCGCTGATCTAGTTGGAGGCTTACCCCTAACTGCCCGGAGTAGGCGGCGCGGAGTTAGCTTCGCCTGGAGTAGCCTCCTTCCGCGCGTGGTCCAGCGCGTCCATCATACCTTGCATATTGTCCGTATCGGTACCAACCGGTTGTGACCCCGCCGGAGCCGCTGGCTCAGCGGAAGAAGCCGGATCGCTGGGCGGCACAGCTGCAGAAACAGGAACCGCGGATGCAGGAGCGCCCGGCAAAGGAGGCGCAGCCCCCTGAGCCCACGGCAGAGTCGCGGCTGTGCTTGCCGCCGGAGCAGCAGCAGCAGGAGCGCCGGGCGGCGGCGGTGTAGCCGCAGTTGGCGTAGCCGGGTCGGGCGGAGTAGGTGGAACCGCCGACGCAGGAGCAGCCGCAGCCGGAGCCGGAACACTGCCCACCGCTGCTTCGGTCAGCTTGCGTAACTTGTTCTGCAGCCGCGGGCTTAGCAGCTCGGTCTCGTCCCGAAAGGCCTCGATAAGCAGATCGTCGGGAAAGCCGACTTCGAGAGCTGCGACCAGATCGTGTTCGTCTTTCCATATCTGCAGGATCTCGTCCCACGGAGTCATGCAGTACTGCTTGAGATACTGGTCAGGAACCGGGCAGGGATGCTTCTCCAGCAACGTAGCTTCGACTCGGTACTTGTCGCGGTCGTCGCTCGCGCCCTGAGCCGTGCCGCCGAAAGACACTGGACCTGCCGCCTGTGCAGTTTGAGCAGCCCGCGGATCGGACTGGCCCGGACGTCCGAAGTTGATCAAGCACCCAGTCTGCGGGTGAACGAGCTTGCCGTGGTAGCGAAACACCTGCGACCAATCGTCGCCGTTGTAGTTCTTCGCAGTCTCCAGCTCAGCCATGGTTAACTCGACCAGAGCCGTTTGCGCTGCCGGAGGAGCGAAGAAGATGCAGTTCAACTTGGGGTTCTGGTGGCTGACTCGGCGCAGCGGACCACTGGAGGTCATGTACCACGTCAGCATACCCCTGAAGAAAACGAACGTCTTGGCTTTCGACTTCTGCGTAGTACCAAACACGACGTCCCGCTGGTCTGCGGCCCACGGAGCCCAATGACTCGGCGCAGTCCCGCTGTTGAGCCGGTGATACAGCGTGTTCCGCACCTGGTCCCAGATGCGCAAGCCACGCCGTTGCGACGGGTCAGCGAGCTTGTCGTCACCTTCGATGGTAAGGAGCAGCGTTACCTTCTCTTTCCCGGGATCTCCACCGCCGAGGTACTGAATACCATAGTGATTGCCGTTCACCCAGTTCCCTACGTCCGGGATGTCACGGCCGGTCCGGGCGGGCAACGCTTGTCCGTTGGCGTCCAGCTCGGGGTAGATCCGCAACTGGATACCGGACTGCGTCACCCGAAACAGATCAAAGGTACTGCGCGCCCCGGTCTGAGCGTTTAGCACCATGATCCCACGTGGGGATTGACTCCCCGAGGGGTCTGAAAAACCCATCTTTTCTGTCCTTTCTACTTATTTCACGATCCGCCCGTACGCCAGGCTTCGTAAGCGAGCATCATACGCTCTAATTTATCAACGTACTCGAAGATCATTTCCTGGTTCTCAGTCAACACAACACGGGTTTCTGGGTCGACAGCCCTCCATCTCTCGGGCTGGATACGAGTCAGTTCCGGACGTTCTGGCAGCGTCAACGCAGGTGCCCGAGCATTCACTCCGTTGCACCCTGCCAGAAACATCAAACTAACGACGCTTGCGATTCCAGTGTTCAACGCCCATCGGGTCATCGGTGTCTTCCGAACTATCCAGATTCGGACGCTCAGCCTCGTTGGCTGCGTCTCTGATCTTCTGCTCCGCGTCGCGGGCAGCCTGTTCCTCGCGCCTGCGGCGATCTGCCGTAGCCGCTTGTTGATCTTTCTTCTGAGAGCGCCAGATGCCAAGTGCTTCCAGCACTGCTCGAAGTATGAAACTAAGCCACTTCATCACGCCGTCCTCGGCAAGTACGGTTCCGGCACGCCCATCTTCTCTAACTTGGCACGCAGCTCGGCTGCGGCCTCGGGCTCCTTCTTCGGATCAGGCTTCTCGTCCCAGCGCAGGAACAGCTCCTTGTCGACGTCGATGGCGTAGCCACCGTTAGCAAACTTGCTGTCGTCAACGAGATCGTAGAGCCCGTTACACACGCCCTTCGGCGGCAGTGGGATACGAGCCAGATTGCTCATGCACCAATCGATGAGGCAGTTCGTCCGCATCATCAAATCGATAGAGCCCACGGCTACCTCGAAGATCAAAGCGTCATGCACACCCAGAGCAATACGGAAGTCGAGCGAGTAATTGCGCTGCACGCGATACTGCTCGCGCGCATCACGGCAATTATACACCGCCTTGTTCAAACATTCCGCTACCGTGCTCTGAATCGGAAAATTGCAAGCCTCTCGCTCCTGCTGTGACATCACGGACGAGTCGTCTACCGTGTGGAACCGCCGATAACGCCAGCACGGGTTGATCAAATAGCCCGGAGAATGAACTGCCTGGCGACACAGATCCAAGAACCGCGACACCTCGACAAACTCGCTGTGGAAACTGTTGATCATCGCCTGGCAATCGTCGGTCGTAACCTCGACGCCCTCCTGCTTTAGCTCGCGGGCAATCGCCCCGGCCGAACGGCCGTAAGGGATGCCGAAATTGACGGTTTTGGCCGCCACGCGCTTGTCCTTACCGATGCTCTCGACGTAGCCCTTGGGCGGGCCGTGCATAACGGCGCAGTACGGCAGCTTGAAACCGCTGATCGCGCGCTCGGCGTGCAGGTCTCGCTTCCAGGGAATCATCTTCACGGTGGTGTCCACCGCAGTAGAGAACACGTGCCATTGCCCAGCACGATCCTTGTACTCCCCGTAACGCGTACCGGACGGGATCTCGTCGCCCTCCCTGACGGCGATATCACGCACCCAATCCGGGTGCAGCCAGCGGTACGGCTCGCCTAGCGCGTCAACCAGCACCGGGTAAGGCGGACGCTCTGTCAGCACGTTCCAGAATTGCAGGTCCCCGGACAGCAGAGCCAACACGATCAGCTCAGCTTGGCAGTAGTCGGCTTCGACCAGCACATAGCCGGGCTGCGCCATAAAAATAGAACGGATCTTGGGCGGAGCCTGCTCCCACTTGGCGAACATAGCGTGCAGCTCAGGCTCGCGGCGTTTGGGCAAGTTCTGAAGATTGGGCTTTCGGGAAGCCCAGCGACCGGTCTCCAGTATCTGCAGAATATGAGTGCGCACCCGCCCGTCAGGGTCGACGTGCTGCATCAATCCGCCCTCGGTAATCTCGTGTGTATCCGGGTCGATTACCGGCAAGCTAGTGAAGTTCTTGCAGACCTGATCCACGAAACGCAGTTTACGCAGCTGGTTGGCCACCGGGTCCTCGGGAGACAAAATCCCCAAGGTTTCCTTGTCGGTGCTGGGCGCACACTCCAGCTGACGTCTATCGCGCAGCACCCGATCCCAGTCGATCGGTGGCTTATCGGTGCTTTTGATCGGAGTCAACCCGCAGCAGTAGGCCCCCGCGGGCCGAAGGCGGATCGGCACGAGCGGCGTATCCCGCTTCTTGCCATTGAACGCCTCGCCGAACAGTAGCTCGCGCACGTGCTGGATCGAGCGAAAATTGAAAGCTGGCCATTCGATCTGCTTGCGCAAGTAATCGAGCAACTCCGTTTTCTTGCGATCGTAAGTAATCGCCAGCTCGGTGATCCGATCCCGGTCTGCCAGCAGACCGGTTTCCTCGATCTCCAAAATGCCCACGCACGAACGCATCTCTTCGGACAGTAGCTCAGCCAGCTTCGCGCGATCCTCGTGGCACATATTGTCCTGCTCAGCGTACCGCTCATCGAGCCGCTCGTCGCAGCGCCAGGTCACGTCGGCATCGAACAGGGCGTAGAGATACAACACGTGCTCCGGGATCAATCCGAAGCCCTTGGCAGCTGGCACCGCGAGTTCGTCGAGCCATCCCTGCAGCTCGGTTTCGTACCGATCCACGTCGGTGTACTTGAGCATCAGCGAGGACAGATCCTGCTTGGCACTCTCGTACAACAGGTGGTGCTTCAGCATGGTGTCGAAGCCGTCGGCGTACTTGTCGATAAAGTCGATGCCCAGCGATTTCACCCACGGATAATCAGCCCGCAAATTGTGTCCGCCGATCCGCGTGCCAGGATGCAGCAGTAGCCGCGCCAGCTCTTTGCTGACTTCCGCCATCTCCGCGTCGGTGAAATTGGGCACCAGAGCGTTGAGCACCTCGACGCCCATCTCCGGGACTTTGTTGCCAGCCGCATCAGTCCACACGTAACCCAAGGCAGGCTGTCCGTCGTCGTCTACGTACTCCATGTCGTACGCCAGCGCCTGCGAAACAGTGGGCTTGGGGAAGCTAATGAGATTGGGATGCCCGTTCACGGAAGCGTAATGCCGCGGAAAAGGTACCCGCGCGTGGCGGTGGAAAGGAATCAACACCGCGTGCCCGGATTTGTACGACAACTGCAACGTCAACAGCTTGCCGTCGGCCCACGGGCTACGACCAGACCACTCGCAGTCCAACGCGAGCTTGTTCTCGCTCTCCTGCAACCGCTGGTCTACGTACTCACGTACCTGATGAACCGAGCGCAGTACACAAGCATTGTTGACCTGCCCGTCCACGTCCTGATACTCCCGCGGAATCTGTTTGCGTATCGTGCCGCAGGCAAAACTCGACGCTCGCGCCAGATCGTTGGACAGCCCGTCCCGCATATTCGGCTCACGAGCTACCGCAGCCGGGTGCATGGTCGGAAAGGTGTTGATGACGATCTCTTCGGGCACCTGCCCGGCGATATCGCACTCTTCGGGCTCCTGCCCACTGCTGTCGCATTGACGCGGCAAATGCGTCGTCCAGAGTCTTACCGACCCGCGGCTCTTGGTCACCGATGAGCCCCTGCCGTGAAAATGCTTGATAGCCTCGGTGCCCAGCAGAATCACTAGCTTCGGCCGGATGATAACCAGTTCTGCCCACAGCAACCAGGCACATTCCTTGACCCAGGCCTGCTTGAACTTACCACCCGGCGGAGGCTGGAAACGGCAAATGTTGGTAAAGTAGGCATCGTCGAGAAAGTCAGCGATACCCTGCTCGATCAAGCAACGCTGCAGCTCGCGTCCGCTCTCGCCGACGAACAGATAATCTGTGTCGTACTCGGTGCGGCCAGGATGTTTGCCGACGACCACGACCTTAGCGCAGCCGGGCCGCGGGCCACGAGGAAAGGCTTGCGCGGCCGTGCCCCGATTCGCATCGCGGGCAATCGGCTTGAACCCCGTGTGCCCAGGAATGAACTTCGCCGTATAAGGCAACCCGACGCCGATCGCGTCGGGGATCGGGCGGTTGTACACGTCACATAGCAAGTTCCAGAGAAACGCCATGAAGTCGAAACGGTTCCGAAACGAATCTTCGAGAATGCTAGCCAACGCCGGACCCAGCGGAGGACCGTACGGGCGCTGCTCCTCGACGTTGCGCAACGCCTCGACCCACGGCGGCAACCTCGGGTCGATAATCACTTGGCACACTCCTGCTGCTGTTGCTGATTCTTGGACAACGCGTCCTGCTTAGCAATGAAGTCCCAGAGCCAAGCGCGAGTATGGCTGCCAGGATCACCGTCGGGCAACGGCACGTAGAACGCCCCGCGGTCCAGCCGCAAGCTGCCCAACGCGCCGCTATTGAGCTGCTGCGTCACTAGCCAACCAACAGCCTTGGCATCGGCGTCCACCATGACAGCCACACGAGCATGTTTGCACTCGCGGAACAGCAGCCCCATCTGGTGCATCGACAAGCTCTTGCCCAGCATCGCTGTCGCTGCGTCGCCGACGCGCGCAACATCGGTAACGCCCTCGGTAAGCACGACGATATCGTGGCATTTCGCCCGATCCAGATTGTAGAGCACCTGGCTCTTAGCGAACCCCGGCAAGGTCCAGTACTTCGGTTCCTCGCAAACACTGAGCCCCGGAACCGCGCGGCTTTGATAGCCGACCAAGATGCGCTCGTCGTGCTTGACCTGCAGAATAGGAATGAAGATGCGCCGAGCCAGAAAACGTTCTGGGCTGTCGTGGTAATACATCCAGTAGTACCGCTCGCTCAGCTCAACGCAATCGTACCCACGCCGCTCCAGATACGCGCGCGCAGGATGTGTAGCTGGAAGATCCGCCAGAAGGCAATACTGCCCTTCAGGCAACTCCCGCGGCTTCAGCTCGGGGGGCTTATCGAGCACCTGCGGCGCGGCTAGTGCGCGGATCTGCCCGAAGTGCGGACGAATCATGTCGGCCAGATATAGATCCCCGGCATTGGCGTTGCAATGGTAGCACACTGCCGGATGCAAGATACGCGTCCTCGTGCGCGCGTCGAACGTACCAAACATGTACGAAATCCACAGCCGCGGCCGGTGGTCTTTGCAAAGCGGGCAACAAACACAGTAATACTCGCAATGATGAATTCGCATGCGAGTATGACCTTTCGAGCGGTAGTACGTGATCTCACCCCGCGCGCCGGGGCTGGAGATCACGACTTGCGTAAAACGAGCTTTCAGCGTACGGTACAAAACCGGATTGAGAACAGTAGGTTCCATGCTCACGTATCCCTCGTCTCCGCAGCTACGCTCGGGCGGGTCCCGCCGGAAGCAGTGTTAGTCCCGGCCGGGCGACCCAGCTGACCATGTTCTTCGTCGGTCACCTGCCGCCCAAGTTCCTGTTCGTCTGTTCGGACCAGTTCTCCTCGATCATTGAGTACGTAACCAGCAACTTCCACCCGACAGCGCCAACCGTCGATACGCACCCAGATTGCTTTCTCCGGGTTAGAGCGCGAGGCCGATAAGTTCAGATACGCGATCGGCTTGTCCTCAGCGCATTTCACGCCCAAGCACAACACGTCGTGCATGTACTGCGCGAACAGCTTGCACTCGGCCGCGTCCATGTGACTAGGCTTGCGCATCGCATTTCGATTCCCCGCCGCATCCATCTGGTGCGCCAGCACAATACAGATCCCTAAGCGACCTACCAGCATCTTCACTTTCTCGCACACCGCTTGAACCTGGTGGCGCATGTGGCGACTGGGATCGAGGCCCATCATACCCATGTGGGCAGTTACCATCGGCAATACGTGATCAACGATAACCAGCTGGCCTAACGCTTTGTTACGTTGCAAAGTCTCCAGCGTAGTTTCCAACTCGCCCGCGCCACCGTAGCCTTGCCCCTCTTGAGCGCCCGACATATCCACCAACGTCAGCTGCCGCACCAGCGCAGCATGCGCTACTTTTAGATCCGGTAGAATCTCCAGGTCGATCTCGCTGGCTTTCTTGCCTTCCAGCTTCTCACGGTGGTACTTGTTCATGAACGATATCAGCAACTTGGGCCACTGTTTTCGTGTGGACTCTTCGTACGTGATGTAAGTCACACGGTGGCTGGGATCGCGCTTGATAAAGTCGCAAGTCAACGAATGACACAAGCTCGTTTTGCCACCCTTCATCGGCCCGAGCAGCCCAATTGCTTCGCCAAGGCGAATACCACCCATGGTTGCGTCGACCGGCCCGCAGCCAGTCTTGAGGCGCACCTCTTCAGTGAACGCATCGATTCCCAGCCCTGCTAAATCCTCGACTTTCACCGCGCTGACGCGCGACGCAGTCAGTGCTCGGTGCATCTCCTCGACTAACTCGGTGGTAACGCCCATCTGCAACATGCTCTGCATGTGCGGCTCGGCCCGCCGAGTGAGCACGAATTCCCCTAGCAGGGGCGCGATTAGCTGGTGATTGAGCGCGGAAGCAGGATAAGCGAAAACGAGACTCAACGCCTGCGCGATAGAGTCATCTGTCAGCCCGTGGTAAGGAAACTGTTCCTGCAGCAACCGCATGACTGCTGGTGCAAAATGCTCTTTGGGAGTAAGCGCTCCGTGACGTCGGAAGTTATCCCGCGAAACAACCCAGAATGCCATGTCCAGAATCTCGGATTGCGAGTTGAACAAGGCTTCGTCAACGCGGGACTCCGCGGCCCGGATCGTATCCGGATCTCGAACTAAGTGGATTATCAGCAACTGGCGTTGCTGCGGGGTCATTGCCATCGTCCAACACCTCTGCGAACGTCATCGGCAACATGCGTCCCAACAACGTTTTCATCTTGGGCCGCAACCGCAGCTCCGCGCGTGCAGCTTCGCGGAACTGAGACGCGATACCTGGTAACCCGGCCCGGACTGCAACGCAGAAACGAAAAGAGGGCGAGAAGCCGTTGTGTGAATTGGTCAAGATACCGACGAGATTTTCACCCACACGCAGGCAGCCCTGGAGCCGTGCTAAATAGGACTCCAAGAGCATCAACTCGTCCCGGGCTTCCGTTCCCATGAAAGCACGCGTTCTAGCGATCGCACGTTCGCCCACGAGCATGTTGGGATACGAGTTCTTCTGCTGCTCGATAAGGGCGCGTACGTGCAGATCCGGGTCGAATCCGTGTCTGAGGCAGATCGACGCAGCCTCTTGCCAAAAACCGTTCTGGCGGGTGCCTGGCGTGTACTTTCGCCAATGGCCACCCTTGACACGGACCCTCATAATGTAGCTCGCCCGGATAGCCGTTGCAACCAGGTCGAGATCAACTTCGTGGTCCATTTGGTCACTCTGGGGTCATTGGTGCCATTCTACCACACTCCCTCAGCCACCGTAGCCTCCGGCAGCCGTCGGACTTCGCCGTGACTCCTTCGCCCCGGCCAACGGGATGATCAGTGGATTGCGTGCAAACCTTCCACCTCGGCGTCGGTGCACTCGCGATAGCAGTCCTGGCACCTGTGCATTTTCGGCTCCTTTACGGATAGTGAATTGTCCAACCCTTACCGCGGTAGTGGCGCAAGCGAGCGTTCGAGCGCGTCTTAAACCGCTTATCGAAGCCGTCGTCGAAGTCGACCAGTAGCCCCGTCTGACCGCGCGACAACCTTCCGGGGATCTGAGTGTTGGAAATAGGGGCCGACCTACCATCGGCTCGAACCAGAACGTCCAGATGACGGAAATCGACTCCCTGGCTCCAAACGCCGGTAGCGATCGCGAACTTCATCGTGCCGCGCTCAAAGCGACGGCGGTACTGTTCGCGATGCTCGGAAGTACACAGCCAACCCGGACCCTGTGGCAACAAGCCAAGCGAGCGGAAAGTCCGGACCTGCTCGGCCTGTACCGGCCCGTGGACCAACGGCCACTGCGGCAAGAAATTGGCCTTGAGATGCAGAGCGTGCTCTACCTTGTCGACCATGATCAACACCTGCTTTTCCTGCATCGCATGTGTTGAAGCAGCGTGGGCGACCATCTGGTTACGCAACTGATTGCGCCAGACCCCGTAGCGAAACTGGGCTACGTCGTTGTCGTACGAAATAGGTACGCCTGGCACGCGGTAGACATGCACGGTAATCGTAGCTACGCGGCCCTTGGACTCGGCCTCCTGGTACGGCAACACGTAGATCACCGGGCCGAACATGGCCTCGATCGCTAGATCCGCACCGTCGCTTCGGCCTTCGGGACTGGCGCTGAAACCAAACATGCGGCAATTACGCAAACCCCCGATTTTGCGCATGCGCTCCTCGGCCGCAGCCTCATGTACCTCGTCGTAAAGAAACAGTCGGCACTTGTCGACCGCGCAACGCTGCAACGAATCGATAGTCGAGACCGTTACACGCCGAGGAGAGTTAAAACCTCCGCCAACTCGACCCAGCTCCTGCGGGGGTACGTGGCCGTTCAATCGCTCGAACAGCGAATTCACCACGTCGCGCCGGTAGGTACAGACAATGATGTTGCTGCTGGGATAAGCACGCGCCAGTTGCTCTATCAAGAAAGTCTTACCCCAAGCAGTAGGCGAGTCGATCACGCCCATGTCAGCTGCAAAAATCGTGGCTAAACACTTGTTCTGGTCATCGCGGTCTTTGAGCAACTCGTGCTGCAAGCAATCCAGACGCGGGGGCGGCAGAATTAAAGGGCGCAAATCCTGAATGTCCCAATCGATACCGCACTGCTGAAACAACTTGGTCGCGCGGTGCGTAAGCCCCGCGGTAAAGACGACACTAGAGTGCGTAGGACCCTGCTGCAAACGACACAAGTACCGGGGCTCGGTACGAAACTTCTGCCCGGTAAGGTTGACTATCCGGCGATCGTTCCGCAGCTTGAGCCCGTACTTGAAATGGCGACGTAGCAGCTCGTGCAACCCGCCGATCGTTATCCCCGCCTGGGGAATAGCCTCGACCAGGTTGCCCGAGCGCCGCATGAGTATTTTGGACATTAGCTTCTCGCTCAAGACAAAGCGGCCCGGTAAGACTCCTCGGCCGCGCTCTTATCTCCCAGGAAGAACCGCGCTTCGTCGAAATGCTGGGGCGGCGACTCGTGCATCACCTCCATCCAGTTCAGCCAAATGAAATTGGCAAGCTTGACGTTATGTCGCCAGTTCGCCAGGAACAGCGCTTCCGCAGCCTCTGCGCCGTCGTCCAGGTACAGCTGCATCCAGCGCAGCGCGTAGCGGCAGAAGAAGAACTTAGGGGCGTTCAACGAAGAGGCTTTGATCCCCTTTAGCTGTATCATTTTCGCCATAGGCGCAGAGAGAATGCGCCAGACCGGCCCGGAAATATGCGTCCCAGCCGTAGCGTCCTCTGCGCTGTATATGCCGCAGCGCTCCTTGAACAACCCGGACCGGCGCGGGTCCGCCGTGTTCACGTACCAAGTCGGGTCTACCAGATCACCGATGATGTGAAGGGCCACCACCGGATCTAGGCCGAAAATCCAACTCAGCCGCTTCCACAGCGGATGAGCCGAAACCGTAGCGACGATTTCTCCCGGGTTAGAGAACGCCTCGACGTAGCCCGCCTTGATGGCTTTGATCACATCCGCCGGGCTATGCGATTTCAACGCTCCGGTTTCACGCATAATCGCCTGCTGAGCACGCTGGTACAGACTCACGATACGCACGTTGGTGTAGTCCACCGGCCGCGCCCTACGAATGCCCCCGTGAATCGGGTGCGGGTTCTCAAAACACAGCTGCCGAACAAGAAGTTTGGCATCGTCGAACTTCTTGAAACCGTAAACGGGATCACCGCTCGCCGGACAAGCTGTCATCAAAAAACGCGTGTGCTTGCCGTCGTTCAACTGCTTGTACAAATCTGCAGCCAGAGCTGAGTTGTGACGCGTAGCAAATACGACGTGATACTCGCTTGGCACATCTCCCATGTCGAGAGGAATGCCGCTGCTAAACTCGTCGACGTGAGTCTTTCCGTCGGGATCGACGAAGTGATGCACAATCTGCGGCATCGTGGTCTCCTCTTGTGACCGGGGCGACGATCATTCCGCCCCGGATGTAAGCATGCTTGAAAATACACCGGACCTCGGGCAAATAGCGTTTCAGCGGGCGATTCAGCTGGCAGTTCTTGCTTCGGGAACGCGCGTGTATCCACGTCCGCAGCTTACCACGCCGATCGCCCCCGCAGGTAGTAATGTAAACGACGCCGCCTGGACACGCGACAGTTCGAGCCAACACTAGCGCAGCTCGGCGCTTCGCGCGAGTTGAAATCACATTGAGCACGTTGGACAACGTCACAGTGTCGACTTGCTCAGCAGCGTCCTTGAGCGCTTGATCGTTGCGCGCTGAATCGAACCAGCCCGGATCGTACTCGATGTTGCCTACGTCTACCGTCTTCAATTTACCGGTCAACATCCTGTAGGGTCCGCTGCCCAGATCAAAATTGACCGAGCCAGCGCACCAACCGAAGGTGCGCTGAACTCGGTAGAAGATCTCAGGCGTCGCTCGACGAGCCGTGAACTTAGAGGCGCTCATGCTGCCAGCTCCTCCACCTGCCCTCCTTTGCGCAGGACAATAGCCTGATCGAACGACCCCAGCAGCTGCGGAGAGTGCGTAATCAAGAAGATCTGCACCCCGGCGCTGTGGGCATACTGCTGAACGTGGCTCAGCACGCCGACGAAGTACTGGATGTTGTCCTCGTCGAGCTGGGCCGTCGGCTCATCCAGCGCCAAAATACCCAGCCGAGCAGACATGACCTCGTTGACCGCCAGCAGAAAGCTGACGCTGAACCTGACCTTCTCGCCGCCCGAGAGCGACGAAGCGTCTCGGTCGGACGTGTCGGCGAACGTGCAGCGGAAAGAGTAGTTACCCGCATGCTGCTCCAGCGCAGCAGTGAAATCGGACTGCATCAGGTCCAAGAAGCGCTGGATATGCAGGTCAATGGCCTGCAGGAACCGGCGCGCCAGCAGCTGAGGCAACTTGCCACGATGGAACAGATCACGAGCGTCGTCCAGTGTGCTGCGCACAACGTTCACGCGATCGATTTGCTCCTGCAGCCGCTCGGCCCGCTCGATCCTAGTCAGCAACGCAGTAATCCGCAGCTTGACTCCGGCGTGCTGCTCCTCGGCCCGCGCCAGTTCAACGCGCTTGTCGGAAGCCAGCTTGATAACCTGACGACAACGCTCGATGCTGTCGAGCGTAAGCTGCGCCAGTTCGGGCACAAGCGCGGTCAACTGCCGGTTCAGCTCGCTGCGAGCTGTCGTAGCGGCATCCAACGCTTCCTTGGCCAGATTGACTGCGCGTGAACACTGGTCGGAGTTGCGCTCGGCTGTGATCTTAGAACCAGCCAGCCCGTCGTACTCAGTGATGACGCTGCGCCGCTTGCTCCGCTCCGCGTCGCTGTAGACCAGCTCAGGTTGCTCAGGCAAACCACCGACGACCCGCTGGTAGTCCTCCATGATCTTCTTGCCGTCCCGCTGCAGCCCGCTGCTCTCGGTGTCATACGCAGCGCAGGCTCGCTCGTAGTCAAGTCGCTGAGCCGCGCGCTCGCGCTTGTTTGACACCAATTCGCGGTGCCGCGGCTCAGCATTCTCACGGCGTGCACGGAACTTCTCGATCTCCTTCATCAGATCCGGAATAGCCTGACCGCACGTCGGGCAAGTCGCCTTCACGTTGCTGCCGTCCACCAACCCCCTGTAGCTGCTGATGAACGTGTCGGCCTCGCGCAGCGTGCTGCCGACCCCCTGCAGCTCAGTCTCTTCTTTATCGGTCCAGATCTCGGACAACGCTACAGGAGGCTTCAGAGCCCGGAGACGTATTGCAATCCGGCCTGCTTCTGCATCCAAGTCATCCCGGCGAGACAGCGCGATCTGCACCGCGTTTGCCTTGGCCAAGAACTGATTGGCTTCGTCGTACTGGAGCTGCAGCGCCACGATCTGCGCAATGAGAGCCTGCACGCCGGAATCAGCAGTGGTATGCTGCTGTTGCTGCGTCGCCCAATGGCTCTGGCCGTTGACACAGCGTTCTTCAGCCTGAACGATCTTGTCCCGCAGCTCCTGGGCGCTCTCCCACCAATCGATGTCCCGCTGCGCACCCTCGGCGTCGATTTTGCTCAACTCGCCCCGTCGGTTGCTCACCGACTGCGTAGCTGCAGTCTCCTCGTGCTGCAGCCCTTCGCGCTCCTGTTTGAGCGCATCCAGATCCTCCGTGGAACGCAACTCGGGCACACCGCGCAGCTCCTCGCCCAGCATGGACCAGATCCTCTCGAATTGGTCCAAGCCGAACAGCCGGTGCATGGCCTTGGTGCGCGTGCTGTCGTCGCTGTCGACAATGGCACTGATCTGGTTCTGCTCGATGAAAGCGTAATGGCCCAAGAGCGCGAGGTCGTCGCCCAGCAACTCGCGCAACCGCTCGTCGGCCGCTTTGACACCAGAAATCTCGTGCCACTCCTCGTCGGACCCGACCCGGCGCGACTTGACCATTGCCGTCTGAGATCCCTTCATCTTAGAGCGGCGCTCGGCTAGCTCGGCTGCGGTGTACTCCTGCCCCGGAGAACTGGGCGGACCGGTGATGGAAATGGTGCGCCTGACCACGATCTCCATGTTGTCGTGCTGCAAGCCCACCTCGAACGAACCGCTCTTGGCTTTCTTGCCGCCCGGCAGATCGCGGACGAAGTCGGCCAGGTTGCTGTACTTGCGAAAGTCACCCGTGGGAGCCGTGTAGAGCACCTCGATCAACGTGGACTTGCCGACGCCGTTGGGGCCTACAACGCCGATCAACCCGTTGGAGAAATCGAAGCGCGCTTTGGCAAACGGGCCGAGGTTTCTTAGCTTCGCGTAGGTGTATATCATGTTCCGTCCTTTTTGAGAATGCCCGCTGCAATCGCGCAGATCTCGGCACTGGCTATCGGCTCGGTCACGACCCGGTAGATGGCAATCTGCTCCCGGCACATATCGGGATCTTGTAAAGCCTCCAGGAAGCCGCGGTGGTCGCCCCACTCCGCCTCGTAATCGCTACCAAGGCCCAGCGCCAGAAACACTAAGCGCAAGTTGAGCCCCCAGACCGCGACCTGGTATTTATCGTCCGGAGCCTCCAGCTTGATTTCGTAGCGCGCTACGCTGCGATCGAGCTTGTCCCACGTGGCTACGCTGAACGTTTGCCCCTCCACGAAAGCCACGATCATATTGCGGTCGGTGTCTACCACGGTGCCGACCGCGCCTTCGTCCAATCCGTACTCCTTGGCTGCGCCAAGACAAGACACTCGTACATACATGCGATTTCCTATCCGGGTAGAGGTCTAATCAGGAGCATTGTTCATAAAATCGCGCAGGTTCATCGTGAACGTCGTCGTCACGCTCCCAGCCTCGATCTTCAACGATCCCACCGAACAATCTACGCCAAGCCGAGCGCCGAGTATGTCGGCGAAACCCCGCCGGACGGATTCAGGATCAGGCTGGTTCTGAACTATCTTTTTGATTGCTGCAATCTTGGCAGCGTCCATCACTGTCTCCCTAAGCGGCCGTCGGATCGTCGACAACCTGGTGCCTATGCTTCAGAGCGTGCACGACTTCCTTGGGGCTAGCCGCCGCCGCCAGCTCGCTGACAAAACCATGTAGCTCGGGAGCAACCTCCCGGTCCACCAGCTCGTCGATAGCGTCCTGCACGGACACAGTGGCGCTCAGCTCAGCGTCCACGTCCTGCTCGGGCATCAGCGCCCGGTTGGGCATGGGATGAAAGATGAGCTGGCCCTTCTCGATCGCAGACCCGAGCTTGTCCATGATCAACTGGTACGCGTCGGGGATAGCCACGTTGTAACGCAGCGCCACGAACGGCACCGCCACCGTCGTCGGAACACCTGCGTCGTCGGCCGCAGCCGCGGCCTGCTGGTAGGCTCCTTCGATCTTGCCCAGCCACTCGGTCAGCTCGTTCTCCCAGCGGATGTCGTTGAAGATGAACGGACGGGTCAGCAGCGAGATACGCTCGAAGTTGAAAGCACCTTCCGACGCGGTCCCCGGCTTACCCCGCCGACAGACCAGAAAAGACTTGGACGGCGGCTCGGACACCGAGCGCATCGTCGCGGAACCGGTATAGAGCCACTTGCGCCCTTCGGTCTCGCCGGACTGCGGCAAGCCGTGCCAGTCGCCGAGCACGGTGCGCTTCACGTGCTCCGGGACCCAGCTCATGTCGATGTGCCAGGCTTCCTCGATGCCCATCACGTCGCGAGTCAAGCCGTGCATGACCAGGATCTCGCAGTCGTCGGGAACACTCTTCAAGCGCTCCTGAACAGAGACGCGTGGCGTGTAGTCGAGCCCGGACACCCGGATAGCGTCGCCGAAGGTGAACTGCTGCTGGTGTAAATGCAGCCGGGCGCTGTCGGAGTCCGGCGGCACACCCGGCCAGGCATAACCGTCCTGGCGATCGTGTTGCCCCTGGACGCACCCAACCCGGAGCCCAGCGATAGCCTCGTAGAACTCACGCAGCGTAGCAGAGTCCGGAAAGCGCTTGTCGAAAGTATCCCCCAGGAAAATCAGATCCAGCTTGTGCTCGCGGCAGTAGTCCGTGATCTGCCGCAACGCGAAGGACGTGTCCCCGACCATGTTCGGGTGAGTAGCGTACGTCGTCTTCGCGTGGTGTAGATCGCCCGCGAAAGCGATGCCGGTTGCGTCTTTCATTTGTGTGCTCCTCGGCCTCATTCAGACCACTTGCTGTCGTCTTCGAGCGTCGACCACGCGCCGTTGAAGGCTTCCCAGCCCGCTGCAAGCAGTCGAGTAGCCGCTATCTCCACGCGCTCCTGGTCGCCATTGAGAAAGCCCTTCGCGCGCATCCGGACAGACTTCAGCACGCCGTGCTCGCCGATTACGCCGATGACATCCACGATCTCCAGTTGACGCGGCGCGCCTGGCACGCGCAAAACGCTGCCGATCGGCAAAATCAGATCCTCGACCGACAACACACGCTTGCCGAAATCTCGCTGCTGCCCTTGGCGAGTGTCGCGCGTGGTGAAGCGGCAATAGATCCTGATACGCATTGAATTATCCTCCTGCAGCCATCAGATCGCTGATCAAATGACGCATCAAGCGGTAGTGCATGATGTGAGCCAACGGGTCGACAGCCTCGTCGAGATTCACGTGCCAACGGCACTTGGCCGCGCCCTCCGTCTGTGACATGGTACAAAGCGCTGCGACCGGCTCCTTGCGCGACACGTCGAGCGCGAACAAAGCGAACTTCGAGTCAGTCAGCTGGTTGCAGAAACAGGCCCCCAGACTGAACAACTCATGCGCCTCAGCCACGTAGCCGGTCCTGGCCTGCAGCTCCGCCAGCGCGGCCGCAACAACGAAGTCAGCCCGGCGCGTCACGGGCGCATCCGGGTCGAAGTTTTCGACGCTGCCGGTGATCGAACTGACCAGCTGGCGTGTATCCCAGGGCACAACCACTTCGTGCTGTAGCAAAACCTCTAATGCCACGAACCCGGGAACCGGGCGGTAAGGCAGCACCGCCAATTTGTGGCCAGCGCAGTGCGTCTCGTGTAGGTAAGCGTGAGTGCTGATTCCAGACTTGGAGCGCAGCTCGCGCAACTCGACCCGCCCGGTTCCGCACACCGTGTGGATTTCCATATTGTCCTCCGCTGCGTTAGAAACGTCCTACGTTGAAGAATCCACCCTCCTCGTCTTCGTCAGACTCATCCTGACACTCGTCGTAGGCGGCGGCGTCGTCGAATTCGTCGTCGGAGTCGGTAGACTCGCAATCCTCGACTAGATCATCATCGTCGTCGTCGAACTCATCCTTTGGCCTTATAGCCACGACTTGCCTCCGCTGCGGGAAGATCGGGCCTCACCAAAACAGGCTTGAACCACAGCACCTTGGCCTGCGACCGACCTTTGCCGTACAGGACCGTGTGAAAATGACCGCGGCGCAGATGGCTACGCGTCAGCTCTCCACGCTGCTCACCGGACTCGTCTCTCGCTGGACGCAGTGTACTGGGCAGCGAGATCTCCCGGCCCACCAGCCATCCGAACTTGCCGCGGTGCTTGGCCCGCTCGAATAGCTCCTCGCGCACATGCGGATCGGCGGAATGCCGGTAACGCTCAACATGCCGGTTCAGCACGTCAGCTTCGATTACCTTATCGGCATTGGTCGCCAGCAAGCAAGTTCCCAGGGCCAGGCGAATCGCCGACATCAATGAAGCGTCGGAGATCGTGCGCCCCTTGTCCCAGTCATAGCGTTCCCGGCCCAGCCAGCGCTCCAGCACCGTCTCGAATAACTCGTCCTCGTCAGTGATCTCGATCACCTGGAAAGCCACGATCGGCAGCCGTTTACCAGCGTGGATCTGGAAGCCCTCGCCCCAGTCGAACCAGAAAATCAAGCGGCGCGTGTTGGGTAGCGCGGGCTCCAGTATCTCGCTGACGCGGCCCTTCTCGCCTGGGTAGATCTCGTCCACCAGGATGGCGCGCAGCATGTAACCCGCGTCGTCGCACAACGCAGGTATCTCTTCTTCGCCCAGCCGGAACAGAATAGTGGACAACGGCGCATGCACGTATTTGCACGGCACCTTGATGTCGGTGTGAGACAGCATGCGTGTGATTGCTGAGTAGAGCTTGAAGTAAGGACAGCGCGCTCGGTACCAGTTGCCTTCGACGTGCGCCTGGTTGTAAGCCACGCATTCCATGGTGGCCGTGTAAGCGGGGTCCTTCTGCTTGGCCTGCGTGATCCGCGCCATGATGTCGAGTAGTAGCTGGCCGTAGAAGCGCAGCGGGTCGTCGGTCAAGGAGGACTGCTCGGCGCGCAGCGCCTGAAACTGCGTCAGCCAGTTATAGAACTTCATGGCTCGGTTCCTCGCCCAGCGGTCGCCCCGGTCACTCGATGTCCTGGTCGAAAATGGAGCGAGCAAACTCGCGGAGCAGTTCCCATTGCCTATCGTCCAGTACGATCGACGCGTGCGTAGCCAGGTCCTCGTGGTAGTCGTAGATGTCGAGTTGGAGAAGGCGCGGCTTAGCTGCGACGCCGTAAAACAGCTCTGTAGCGGTCAAGCGCGAGCGGATCTCGCTGGGGTTGTCTGGGCTGCCGATGTCTTGCACAACCACCATGGCCCCCTCGTCGCCGCAATCGAACGGCGCGGGGCGCGAGCAGACTAGGTCCAGAGGCGGGGTGGGTGAATCGTTCGAGTCGGACATGATAATCTCCTGAGCAAAATGGGCTTTGAGAAAGGCGTCATAGGCTCCTAGAAAAACGGCCGCGCCCGAGAGCGCGGCTGCCATGATACGGGGTAGTGGACTGCGGTCGCGCCTACGGGTCGCGCGGACTGGAATCGAAATCCTGGCAAGAACGGGGCGCACCGGGCTTTTGTTCCTCGGCAGAAGCTGCGCAAGGCTGGATCGCCTTCGTAGCAACGTGCGTCAGATACAGCAAAGCACCCGTGCCCACGCACTCCAGAACTTCTTCGCTCTTGCGCATAAACACCTCCTGGAAAAGAGCGTTGTCGGGACAGTCAAATACTGGAGTAGATACTCTGATCGGGTCGTGATCGACAGGCTCAATGATCAGTTCTACGCGTGCTTTCATTTCGGTTCTCCTTCGGAGTGTGTGTAGAAAAAAGCAGGGCGGCGTCGGCGAGGCGTCGGGGGAAAACGCCTGCTGCCGAGCTGCCGCCCGCGGTCTGCTGAAGCTGGCTCGCGCGTCGTTCGAGTCAGCTCCACAAGAGTGTTGGACGTGCCAAAGCGTCGAGTTCAGCAACGCCGACCCACGTGTGGGATACTTGACTGTACAATTGTTGAGTTCTGAGTCAACCCCGGTAACAAAATTTTTAGCTATCGAGCACTTGCACAGCGTGCTGCAACTCGTGCCCGGGTGCGCTCGTGAACACGGCGTTGTTGAAAGTTGCGTCGCGTTTGAGCAGGGGGTCAGCGAACGGGAAGTCATCGGGCGGCAATGCCGCAGGTTCTTCCAGAATCTGTAGCGGAAACGCAGCCGGTTGAGCAGTGTTGGGCCGAGTTACGAACTGGCGCGACTGGCATTGTGCTCGGCCGCCAGCCAAAGCCCGCTGGGCTTCGTCTCGGTCGGCAGCGTCGGCTACGTAGATCTCTTGGTACACCGCAGGAAGAGTTCGGATCATTTTGAAGCTAGGCATGAGCTTCTCCGTTACGCAGTTAGCACAACGTAATTCGGCGTCAGAAAGCGCTTGTTAGCCCGCGCCAACACGGAGCGCATGAAGCTCCGGATCTCTGGCAAACGCTGCGCGAGGTCGCGGAGGATATTGAGATTCTCGTTTACCACCCAGCGGAACCGCGTCAGCATCTCAGCTAGCCCGTCGTCCGGAGACCGGTCGACCAGAATGAGGTTGTCCTCCATCCAGTCGAGCGTGGCCCGGACGCGCACATAGAACATGACTGCGTCATGCGCGCATACGCTGCCGCGCCGCAGAGCTTCCAGGTAGATCTCCAGGCTGGGCGTCAAGAAGCACTTGAGCGCTAACCGGATCAGCTGGCCACGGTTCATCAAGGAGACTTGCGCATCTACCTGGTCGTACAGGTAGCGGTTCACTCCGAACAAGCGCGCAGTTGCCAGCGTCTCGACGAAGTGCCAAAGCGGCTCCAACTCGGAAACGCGGAACTTGCGTCGGCCACGGTGAAACGCGCAAATCTCGCGATACGCGGTCACTAGACGCTCAGCGTAATGAATCGCAGGCGCAGGACCTCCGTCCCGAAACTGGTCGCATCGGATGTAACTCATACAGAACTCTCGACTACACCTCGTTTGAGAGGTGTGCTGCAAAACGTCAGAGGGCGTAACGCGTCCCTAATAGCGCTCGTCTACCTGCTCTGGGTCGAGCTTAGCTGAGTCGACGGACACGTCTTGTTCGGCTCCTGGCGGCGGGGCAGTCGGTGCTTTGAACGGCGGCGCGGACGGCGGCAGCTCAGGGGGTGCGGACGGCGGAACTGCTTCTTCCGCCGCCCGCGGCTCTGGAGAAACATTCGTGTTGTCCGCCGGGAGCGGTTCCTCGGTCGGCACGTTCTCTGGCGAAGAAACCGGCAGACTCGTGGTCTCGACGGGGGCCTCCACGGGCTCTGCCGTCCGAGCGGTGGACACGTCAGCGCGCAGCACGGAGGAAGTCGCCCCTGTCCGAGCGATGAACAAGCTGCCATGACGCTGCAGACTGAGTTGCGACATGTGCTGGGTCAGGATGTCTTCCAGCTGCGTAGCGGTGGCATCGCTGCACTGGTGAGCGACGAAGATCGCGCCCTCGGACAGCAAAGGCACCAGCAAGTCGACGATAGCTTGAAGCCGATGCGTGGGATAGCGATCGGCGCGCAGAAGTCGGATCAGGTCGTACTGCTGACGAGTGATTGTGGCGTGCAACCCGGTCAGCATAATCCGGCGATGCTTGTGGCGGGGGCTAGGAACCACGACTCCGTCCGGGCAGCCCGCGGCCTTGAGTTCCTCGACGAAGATCTTCGTGAAGCGGTGCTTGGGCACGGCTACACGGCTGGCAGCGCGGTTGGAGTGGTTCAGCAACGTCAGCGCCGTCAAGTCTGCGCCAACGTCCAGGAAAACCGGATTGTCCAGTTCGCCCAGCAGCTCCTCGATCTGGTACAGCTCCTGCATCGGAACGAGATCCGGCTGAATGACGGCCCAACGCTTGTACAGCGTAATTGCGTTTTGGTTCATAACCGTGTTCTCCGTCGGAGTTAGGGCTGCATTGTGAACTTTTTCGCCGTGCGCTGCAAGTCGAGCCCTACGAATCGTAGCGCGCTACGCAGTTCAGCAACCGAGATCCCATATGCTGCGGGTGCCGTAACCGTGTTCGGTGCCCTCGGCTAAGTACACCACGTTCTCTCGGGTAGCGTTAGTGCCACTGGGCTTGAAGTGCTCGTCCAAGTCGGTACAAGGCGCAATAATCTCGACGCCGTATTCGATCGGGTGACGTGCTTGAGACATGATGCGCAGCTTCGCATCAGGGTCTTGGTCCTGAAGAATTTCCAGTGCTTCCCTCACGGTCATGTCGGGCATAGCTCGCTTCTCCTGTTCGAGTTTGGACAGTCGATTCAGCCCGCCTGGTCCTCTTCGTTGAGCATTCCCATCTCTGTTCCATCCGTGCTGGGAACGCCCGAGAGTAGGCCGGGAGCGCGAGCTGGCCTGCCAGTGTGTTCCGTTCCACGTCTTGCGAGCGTTCGCACCGGGGCTGACTTGGCTCGGTTTCCGCACCGACACTTCCGACAGGTCAAGTTCTCGCTTGCCTCCATCGGAGCCATTGGTTCACTACATTCTACGCACTCGCTCATTACTGTTCTCCTGGTTATTCACGTAGTTCATAGCCTAACACGATCTTGCTTCATCGGCTGCTTAACAGTTTCAGGAACCACCGTTAGCTCTTTGGTTTGGCCCCGCTTTCTCTGGCGAGGACAACGGCGAAGCCCGCCGAAGGCGGGAGCGCCGGTAGACACTACTACCCTAAAGGGTAGTAGTAGCTACGGTCACAAACGTCTAACTCACGTAGGTTACGCTAGAAAACCGGCTGTAAGTGCTTGTCAGCGCGTGTGTTGTAACCGCGTGTTCACTTCATGACGTGAAAGCGGAACGCTCGGTTCCAGTCGACTACCCAGCGGCCGACGGTCCAATCGACGTCGATCCAGCCGGGACAGTACCTCAGTGCGCCGAGCGCTTGAGCAGGAGGTAGGTGGAGCCGCTCCAACGAGTGAGGAGCAACCATATCGGGGTCGTCTCGCATCTGTCCCCGCAGATCCGGTACGCGGGGACCGATAACGCAGAACTGGTGAAAGTACCGCGCCACCTTGTTCTCGACCTCGACCCAGAGACGGCTGGCATGAAGCCCAGTCACGCCGGAGAGATGCGGCAGCAACCGCTTCCGCACGTAGGCGCACGGGTAGTGGCGGGTCTGTAATGCACGCACCTCGTCCAGCACAGCATCTTCGACGATCTCGATTTGCCAAGACAGCAGAATCAACTCGTCGGTATCAGCCCAGGCTTTGATCCGGGGCAACAGCCGCCGAATGTAGCGGTAGTAGCAGTAGGGGCAGAAACGATCTCCGCACGAGTAGCGTGCGTTCGGCCGGTTCAGCTTGACCCCGGCTACACGACAGTTGCGCATCTGATGGGCTCGCTGCTCCGACAAGTGCTCGGATTTCTCAGCAGACGTGACGTACTGGTTCCACCGGTAACGAGCTGCGGCAAACTGCCCGGCTAGTTCCCGACGATCGCTCTGAACGGCTACAGCCTTCACCCAGCCGCGTGCTTTGTCGCTTCCCAGGGAGCCATAGACGAGCGAGTACGCGATAGAGTCGGCCCAGGACTGCTCCCAGACTTTCTGGACCCTCGTTAGCATCGGTCCTCCATGACGTGGCTTCTACCGTTTTGGGGCACAGGACGTCAACCGGACTTGCCGAACAGCAACTCCAACTGCTCGGGGCGCGAGCGCTCAGGGCGCGGACGACGGCGCACGGTTTCACGAGCAGCTAGGACGCCAAGTGTGCGCAGCGCATGGAGATAGCTCGCTACGGAGTAGAACCGCGAGTACTCGGCGCGATCTCCCGCTACTAATCTCAGCTCGTTGTTTTCGGCATGCCGGTCGAACTCGATCACCAGGCTCATCACCTGCGAGCGAATATGACTGCTGCCAGACAACTCGATGCGCTTGTTGCGCGGGTAGCACCCACCGCATGACTCGGCGTAGCCGATGGAATCGTAGCTCATGCTGAAAGTACGGTCGAACAGTAGCAGCATGGGGTATGAATCGTGCAGCAGATTGGCAATTGCCAGATGCACCTGCGGAGAAACAAAAGCCGTCCACGTCAAGTCGTCCCAGTCGCGCACGACCGGAAGACTGACTAGCTGCGTCCACTGCCGATAGCTGACGACCACGAAGTCGCTGGAGATCTTCTGGGTGTCTTTCTGCAGCACGACACACTGCCGCGCGGATTTGGCCGCGTCCGAGAACTCGACGTTCGTCATTCGCGCCTCGGAAGTATCGACCGTTTTGGTATCCAGCGGGCGACAGGTCCGCCAAGGCGCGCGCAGGTTTTTCATCCACGGGAAAAGCGGAATCAGCTGCTCGACGTCGATGCTGCCGCGAGAAGAACCCACCTCGCGCAACACCTGGTACTGCCAGGGCTCGATACCCGTGCGCCGCTTGTCGATTGCGCATTGAACTTCATTTGCGAGCGCAGGGCCACGGCAACGGTCAGGGCGCGTGCCGCAATCGTAACGACCGTAGTGGAGAGGATCTCTGTTATTGCTGTAAAGGAAGCACGACGGGCAGAGCAGTCGGCGAAGCCGCCGGAGTCGCCCGCCCTGTTGCGCAGATAAACTCCGAGCTTCCCGCAGACTCTCGTTGTTTTCCACATCGTTGCTGAGGTTATTGGCCAGGTAGGGCTCGAAGTGCATCCGCAATATAGCAGTTCGCGGCTCGCCGTACGTTTGGCTCGGCAACAAAGCCTCCAACAACGGCTCGGCGCAAGTGAGCATTTTCGGAAACAGATCTGTCCCAGCGATGCAGTTGTACGTCATAAACTGACACTCGCCGATCGACCAGTTTATCCGCCGCGGGCAGCTCTGCATGCACACGTCTCGGTAAGTAAGTATTCGAGACTGGTGCGCAACAATGGTGCGGCGCGGATAGATCACATCGACTGCCTTAGCCTCGTGCGCACGAGCTGTACGTACTGCGCGACGCCACCAGTGCGCAGAACTGATTCGGCGGCCGTAGACGTAATAAGCCCGGAAATCGGACTGGTTGTAACCACCCGGCTGGATGAGCAGCCGCGCCGCCGCGGCTAATATCGGCAACGGGTAGATGTGTACAGCTAGTTCGTTGGGATCTGCTCGCAAATCGTAGTGGGTGTGCTGATCCATGTTGCTGCGCGGCAGCACGAAAACCGCGGCGTTGACGAGCTTTTCCCAAGGAATCCGGTCTAACTCCTCCTTCTTGATGTAAGTTACGCCCAGTTCCCCGCGAGACAAGCCAGCTCCCAGCGCAGTGCGGAGCAGCGGAAAAATATCCTTTACCGGCTGGTGGTCTTCGATCTCGACGCACGTGTTTTTTAGATCTACGAGATCGTTCACAACCGGCAACGTTAGCGGGTTGCTGTTGGGTCCCCGAACACAAGTCGACATGCTCCAGCTGCGCTTGTCCATACTAGCCAGAGGCAAGCACGTCCAAATAGGAAATCGGCTCATTCTAGGTACTCTTGTAAGGCTTGGTTCGTACCGATTTGGCGACAGCGCTCGAAGAAGCGCTGCGTATCGAGTCTGGTGAACTTCTTCTTGGTAGGCTCGACAATCACGCGCTTGAGCGCAGCATTCTGCGCACGGCGCTCGCGCGGTATCAGATTGCGCTTGCAGTACGCATAGAACTCGTCGGAGCTGGTAAGCCGCCAAGTATAGCGATTGTGCGGACCGGTGTAGTGCCTGGTCATCGAGTCGTCTTTGATCGTGTAGAACGTTGATAACCAGCGCCCCACGAAATTGAGCAGTTCCAAGTTGATCGCGAGGCGAACGCGCATACTCCACTTGCGGACCTGCGGAAAGACCTTGACAACTTCGGCTTCGGAGTCCATTTGCGCGCAGCCTCGCATCTCGCACAACTCGGCATACGTGATCATGTAGCCCCGATGCGGATACTTGCTGCGCACAAGCCATACCCACTGGTCTGAGTACTGTATGTCCGGGCTATAGCGCACCGTCTTCATCCACTTCTCTTTTCTGGTCTGCGCGTCGAGCGCCAGCAGCGGCCGGACGATGTAATCCGGGCACTTGGAGCGCGCATGTCCGCTGAACCAGCGCTCCAGATCGCAAGTGTCTACCTCTGTTTTGGACAATGCGAACACGTGTAATATCCAGGGGTCAGGCAATGCTACGGGAATATCGGTCTCGCTGAACGGCCCAGCGCAGCTCTCCGCCACCCGCTTGCAGTAGGGCGTGCTATCGCGACCGATGATGCACGAGCGGCACTGAACATTGCGTATGCGTATGCGCGCGCCCGACTCTATCGCTGATTGTCTGTGCTCCGCGCGCGTCTGCCTAAACTCTTCGCGCAGCGTGGCCCTAACGCAGCCTACGCTGTAGGGCTCGAAAGCGTAGCGCTCGACGCAGTCTTCCTTCTGGCGAAAAGGCGTTTCGGCGAAAATCGCTTCCAGCCGCGGCAGCGGAGCAGAAAGTAACTCTGGCACCAGGTCGGTACCCAGCACGCAATTGTACCTGCCGAATGCGCAGGACCCGACCGACCATTCGGCTTTGCGCTCGCACGTGAGGCAGTAGGACCGGTAGTCCAGTCGCTGGCCCTTGTGAATCAGGTAGAACTTGTTGCACGGCACTGGTCTGGTACGCCAAATCTGCGTAATCAGCTCAGCTTGCTTGGTATCGGCCTGCGCCAGCACGCGCTGCTGTGCTCGCCAGGCAGGAATAGCCCCGTAGAAAATCATGAGCCGGAAATCGAACAACTGCGGTCGAGCCAACGTCATCGTCGTGCGCATCATCCACGCGTACCAATGCAGCGGGAACACGACGGCGTAGTACGACAGCTCCTCTTCCGGCGTGGGTTCCTTGAACCAGCGTAACGCCTCGCAACTAATCAGCCACACCGCGCCGTTCTCTACCAACTCTGGCGTTACGATCGGCGGAATCGAGACACCGAGATCCGGCTGGAACCAGCCGACCCCGATCTCCAGAGTTTTCTTCTTCAGTTGACCGAGCAGCCGCGCGCGCTGCTCCACGAAAGTCTCGGGATTCTTGAGAGCGGGCTCGGTGTGCGGATAATACTGCAGCTTCTCGCGCAGCGGGCAGCCGCGGGTGTTGTCGCAGATGTTAACATACCACGCGCCCTGCCGGACGCGTCCCAAAGGAAAGCGAGTCCAGAACGCGGGCATCTGAACCTCCGAAAAGAAGCGGGCGGCTAATGCCGCCCGCGTCGTCTGTTGTAGCCGGTCACTTCGACAGAGCGTTTAGCGCCCCCCGGCCTACAACGGCGGTGGGGCCGGACCCGCTCGCGTGACCAGGAAAAAATTAGCCTAAACAGCCATGCCAACATGACACTACACCTCCTTTAATTATCCTCTACCTCCAAAACTACAGAGTCGCCCCATTCGCACACTCTGCGGCGAAATTCCTCTTCGTCGTAGCCAGTGGAAGTCAGCACCCACAGCGTGTCGATCTCCGACTCTTCGTCGGGGGCCGTACCCATGCCGTCGGTAAAATACACGATGTAATCAGGCCGTGGGCACATGTCGTGCGCGTACTCGAAACCCGGACGAAAATCGGTGCCGCCGCGGCCGAAGAAGCGCTCCAGCTTGTCGAACCCGCTGTACTGCATCGGCTCGGTGCACACGCCTGCATCAACCTGAATGAGGAAAGTCACCGCGCCGTTTGCGCGCATGCCTCTCAATTCGGCTTCGATGCAGCGCAGCTCCTCCTCGCCCATCGAGCCCGAAGTATCGATGATCCACAGCGCCACCACGGTCTTGTCCCGCGAGCGACCCTTGTAGAACTCGAACAAGGAGCCGTCGGGCATCTGAACAGCGTCGCCGCGTCGCGAGGGCTTCCGCGGGTTGAACACCCGTTTGCGGCTTTCATGCTGACCATGCTTGCTGCGCAAAATGGACTGCCATCTAATTCGGGGCTGACGATTGAGAGCTTCGATGAACTGCTCAGCGTCGCCCGCCATAAACCCTTGGCTTTTGAGCGAGTGATTCGACGCTTGCAAGTTAACTTCGGCTTGGTTCATGAAGTCCCGCGAACAAGAGTCCATGTGCGCGCCGTCGCCCTGCGCGATGTCGTCCATCGAGTCGAACTTGGTTAGCCCGTGCTTGTCCAGCAGGTCCTGCAACGCGTCCTGCAGCTCAGGATCGTTGCACTTGGCGAAGAATTTGGCATTGCCTTGCCCATCGCCGGGGCGCTTGATCACGACCTTGATCGGAGAGGGCATGCTGCCTGCTCCGCCGCCTTGATCCCAGAGCTTGTCGGCGTACTCCTCCATGGTCAGGTTCCGATCGAACTCCCACATCTCTGGAACGGGCAGAATGATTCCCTCTTCGGCGAGAATCGACGGATCAATCACCTGGCTAAGCACGATTTGACCAGCGCGTTCCACAATCTCCTGTCCGTAACGCCTGACCAGATCCTGCGCGCGTTGGCTGAAGTGCCCATACGGGATACGCAGCATCTGCTCCTTGAGAAATTCCTTACGCGCCAGGTGACTCAACCGGTCGTAAATTCCGAAATTGAGACCCAAAGTGAAGTCTCCGGTGCGCTCAGGCCGCACTACCGCAAGGACCTTGGGCTTTTCCCCGTCCTGTTCGGTCAGCTCCCGCGTATTCACCATGTTCGCGAACGTCGCGTACCCAGCATCGTCGGTCGTCACCAAATCGTGGCGCACGTCCATCATCATGAGAGCGTGCTCGCTGCCCGGCACGAGCGGTTCCATTTTGAACTTGGGCCGGTGAGGAACGAGATAGATCTCGCCGATGATCTCGCCTCCGTCGTCGTTATTCGGCGGCAGGGGACTCGGAGGGTTCGGCAGAGGTGGTGTCGTCGGTTGATTGCTCATCGCTCGTTTGTCCTTCCGCTTCTTCGGCTTCCAGTAACGCCGTAATCCGCCGCTGGCTCTCGTCCATGACGGTCGCCATCTGCTGAGCTACGTCGGAATGAGCCATTGCCTGCACCAGCGTAGCCGATACCGGGTCGCCGTCGGAATCTTTCTTGCCCGAAACCGCATCGGCTACGAACATGACGAGATCGATCGGGGTCAGCTCGGCCAGCTGTTTGCAAGCCTCCTTGATATCTTCCTTCTCGGGGAGATCTTGGCCGTCCGGAGCCGTCAGCTGCACCACCAGCGCGTGCGCCTGGTGCGCATTGCTTCCTGTCTTTACGGCTGCGGCCAACCTGGGCGTCAGCGCTTCTTCCGGAAAGAGTTTGGTTTTGCCTCGGTGCTCCAACTCCAATAGCGCAAACGCCAGCAGTTCGATGGGCTGAAGCATGAGCAGCAGCTCCATGGTACGCGCCCTGACCTCGGCGGGCGTGTCGTCGTCTGTCACCAGACCCAGCGCGGTCGTTACGAACTGCAGGCGCTCGGAGATGATATTCTCATCGTTCCACCGCTGCACCTCAGCCTTGAATTCATCCTGTCGGCTGCCGTCGTCTGCGAGCAGCTCTGAGACCGTGATCGTCAACATTGTCGTTCTCCAAAAACCCGGGGCGGTAGAAACCGCCCCGGAAACCACGTCAACCAAAAACTCCCGGCCGCCGCAGTACGCCTACATCCCGGCGGCTTGCTGGTGTTGCGTATGGCGGTCCATCAGCTTTGCCAGCTGCTCGGCCACTGCGCGTGTCTTGAGGTGTTTCACCAGCAGCGGGCTTTTACCCGTTCCCGTCGCAGCGTCCAGAATCGTCTGGATCAAATCCGTCTTGGGAATCGTCTCGATGACCCCAGCCATACGCTGAGTCTGGGAATCACCCATCTCGATGTCCGGGTCGCCGAAGTAGGACGCGATGTCGTAAGATGTGGCCCCGATCAGCGCCTCGCTGCCGTCTTTGGCCCAGCTGCGCATCCGCGCGATGTGCGCCTCGTGCTCTTTCTGTGTCGCAGCATCCATGATGTCCTTGGCAAGCATCGGGTACGCCGACGGATCGTTGCCGCGCTCCATGTACTTGCTGAGGCTCTCGACCATACCAGTTGGCATATTGAGCCGCATGGTGTTGAGAAACTGCGAGCGGTTGAGACTACGCAGCTTGAGCCAGCGGAACGCGAATGCGCCGAGCATCTCCCACTTGCGCGGACTAATCAGATCGATCATGCCCTTGTTCATCATCATGAAACCGTAGATCAGATCCGGCAGTTTCTCAGTAGTGCCCAGGTAGTGCAGCACCTCCTCGGGCTTCGGCTTCACCCAGAGCGGGAACATGCGGTCGCGGACGCGCTTATCGAGCTGCTGATTGAGGTGGTACTGTATTCCGTCTGGATTAGTAGCGGCGATCCAGAACCAGCCCTTTTCGACCTGGTGACCGTAGTAGCCGGTATCGTAGCCGTCGGTCAGCAGCGTCGCGATCATGTTCTGGTGCGTATGGGTACCGGTACCGCACTCATCGATGAAAGCAATGCCGCCCTTGCCCTTGGGCTCGTCAACCGGCATCCAGTTCGGTAGCGTGAACTGGTGGTGACCCTGATCGTCGTACTCGCGCTTGAACACGCCGAGATTGTCTTCCTCCATCGAGTCGCCCATGCGGATGCGGCGCAGCTCGAACTCGTGCCGACGTGCCCACTGCTTAACGACAGTAGACTTGCCGACGCCTGCTTCGCCGATCAGAACCGGGCACCAGGCAGTATTAAAGTCCGGGTCCCAGACGTCCAGAAAACTGTCGCCCTTCACGGCGCGACAGAAGAAAATGTCCAGTAGAGCGTCCAGCTCGGCGAAATTGATCGGACGCTGTTTCGCCAGAAACTCTTTATCCCAGGACAATGACTCAAACGTCTTTTTGGCCTTGTCCTTCTGATCCTTCGCCATCTAGTTTGTCCTCCGGCGGTTTGGATTGCGGCAGCTGCTGCTGCAACGCAGCGATTCGTTGTTCCAACTCCTGCATCCGTTTTCCGACAGCCAGATCGTGCTGGCTGCGGACCGCTAGACCGAGTTTGTCGATCTGACGACAGGCTTGCAGGAGTTCGCTGAGCGTCAGTGCTCGCGACGAGAGCAAAGTTCCGGCTGGTAATGAGCCTGCATCGTCCAGGTGGTAATCGAAGACGATGGCAACTGTGCGGAGATCGGGAAATCGGCCCAGAAGGGCCTGGAGTATGGTTTGCGCCTCCTCAGTCAGACCCTGATCCAGCCGTTTTCTCTCGGTCGGTGGGTTGTTCGGTGATGCCGTCATGGGACAGGTCCTCCGGGTCCTCAGTAATTGTGACAGGATCAATTTCGATATCATCACCCGAGGGGGACCTGCTCCACTGCTTGGTCAGATCGTTCAACAAGTTCGCCCCGCGGATCGCGCTTAGCCACAGCATTATGACCAGAAATGGGCTAAATGCGAGTCCAGCGGACGAGACTATCCAGTGCCCCGATAGAAGCAAGACCGCGATGGCCGCGGCCCAGTGGCTGAAGCAGAAGCCGCAGCCCACCAACTCTTCCCAAAAGGGACCACGAGATTCCACCCACGCGCGGAGACCACGCAAGAGGGAACTGTGCCGGAATGTTTCCGTGAGCTGGCACGTCGAGACAATTGCAAGAACGAGCTGAAACCACAGCGAGGCATCCATGCAGCTTTTAACCTCCGTGTCTATGTCGTGCCAAGCACGCAATTCCGGCTAATGTGCCGCCGCCCAGCAGCAAGGCCGCTAGCGGCGAAATCCGCGCTGCTCCGATGGCCGAAACCAACAAGAGCAACACGACGAGAACCTTCGGACCATCGTTCATTAGACTGGTGTCTCGCTCCCTTCCAAACCTTTCCGGTCGGGAGACGGATCAGGCCAGCTTTCCGGCGCAGGTTCGCCAGCGTGGGTCCTTTCAACGTCTTCGTCGTGCGCGTGGTGCACGCCTTCCTGATATTGGTCGGCGCTACCCTTGACGTGTTTCCAGACGCCATGTCGCTTCAGATAGGTGGAAGGGGAGTTGGGCATTTGTTTTCTCTCCTGCTAACCTTTACCGTTGCGTTCTTCGTCTGCCGCGTCGTCCTCCGGACGATCGCGCGGATGGACCAGCTCCCGCAAGGCGCGGAGAGCGTTCGTCACCGGTTCGATTATAAGAACCAGGACAAGCCGGAGCCAAGAGTCAAAGGGACTGTGCAAATTGGACATCGATGATCTGCTTTCGTTGATAGAGCAAGCCAAGGGCGTTCGCCCGCATCTGGACCCAGACATCGATAAGCTCACTACGCTAGCAAATGTGACCGAACGCCACATTGCAGCAGAGCGCGAAGCTGATCCCTTGTCCGAGCAGCGCTCGGACGACGAGATCGTCGCGCGGGTTGCAGATAGCGTAGAGCATGAACTCGACTTCTCCATGAAAGAAGCCTTACAGGCCTACGGGCGAGTCTTCGAGGACATTGCGCAGGGTTCCATCGTCAGCGCGCTCCCGATGATGCTGAAGCTGCGCGGACGGCCTTACACGCTCGAAGATCACTTTCCGATGGAGCCGATGTTTCGCACAGAACTGCCGGTGCAATTCCTATTGCGGTGCGGTCGGCAGGTTTCTAAGTCGACCACCCTAGCTGCTCAAGGGGTCATTCAAGCTGGTAGTACTCCATTTTTCAACTCCCTGTTTGTGACACCGCTGTTCGAGCAGTGCCGTAGGTTTTCCTCGAACTACGTCCGCCCCTTCGTCGTCGACAGTCCGATCTACCGAACAATCACAGACAACAGGTGCGAGCAATCGGTTCTTCAGCGCTCTTTCAAGAATCGTTCGATCATGTTCTTCAGCTACTGTTTGAAGGACGCGGATCGCATTCGAGGTATTGCCGCGGATCGTGTCACGGTGGACGAGGTCCAAGATATCGACTGGGACCTGCTGCCCATCATCCTAGAGACCATGTCGGCCTCCAAATGGGCCGTAATGCAGGCGGCCGGGACGCCCAAGACGCTCGACAACACCATCGAGTATCTGTGGTCACGCAGCTCGCAGGCCGAGTGGATCACCCGCTGCGAGGCGTGCAACCACTACAATATCGCCTGCACGTCTCACGATTTGCTCAAAATGATCGGAAAGCACACGGTGGTTTGCGCCAAGTGCGGACGCCCGATCAACCCCCGTCCGGCTATGCACCCCAAGCCGTCTAAGCGCGGCACAGGGTTCTGGATGCACGCGTTCCCAGAGCGCGTCAGCGAATTTCCCGGTTACCACGCGTCCCAGATCATTTTCCCGATGCACTTTGCTTCGCAGCGCAAGTGGGAGATCTTGCGCCGGAAGATGGACCCGACGCACACGCCCCGGCACGTGTTCATCAACGAGGTGCTAGGCGAAGGCGCGGATGCCGGGACCAAGCTCGTGACGCAGGCGGATTTGATCAACGCCTGCAAAATCTACGGGCGGCCCAATAAGTACACCGAGGCGCTTTTAGCCAAAGGCGAGTACATCGACGTGGCGCTCGGCATCGACTGGGGTGGTTCAACCGCTCCATACGGAGCCGGGCGCGCTCATCTGCTGCTCAAGCCCGAGGAAGGGCAGTCCTACACTGCCATGGCAGTCGTGGGGCTCAAGAACGACGGGCGCATTGACGTGCTCTACGTCTACCGTTTCGACTTGATCGGCAACCACCTGGAAGAGGCTCGCGCCTGTTTGCGCGCCTGGAACGACGTCGACGACGGGCACGGGTCCACGTTGCTTTGCCACGACTACGGCGGCGCAGGCAGCGTGCGTGAGACATTGCTCGTGCAGTCAGGGTTGCCGCTGCATAACGTCTGTGGCTGCCAATACGTGCATGCTCCGCAGCAGAAGATGATGGAATTCAAGCAGAAAGGTGCCCGCGGGTACTACGCTCTGGACAAAGCCAGATCGCTCATCTTCCTGGCCACTGCGATCAAAGCCGGATTCGTCGGATTTCCATCCTGGCTCACCTGTCGAGCGCGCATCAGCGATTTCCTGGCGTTGATGGAAGACATGCTGGAGCGTCCCGGCGGAGCCAACATCATCCGGGTTATCCGCAAGCCGGGAGTGCCGGACGACGTCGCGCACGCGGTAAACTTCGCTGCTTGTGGGCTGTGGCATCGCCACGGTTACCCCAACTTCAAGGACATCCTCTCCCTCGAAGCCGTTATGGCGAAGCTCGACCGGTCAGCGGCCGCAGTCGACGCAGACGAAGCACTGCAGCAGTTTGTGCTCGACGACGACGCGATCCAAGGCGTGTAGCGCGCTACTCTATTAAGTCCGCGACATCGAAATCCAGGTCATCGCTATCCTCCTCGACGACGATATTTACGCCGGGCAGCGCATACGCCATTGTGATACCTGGCCAATCGGGCTCGCTGTTATTGTCCTCGATCCAGGCCCGTCGCTCAGAGTCCCAGTGCCAAGCCCAGCTGGTGAATTTCTCGCGATGCGGGTACGTGTCGCCGGTAGCGACGTAGCGTTTGCTCATGGGAAATTGTCCTAGATCCACACCTCGACGATTACCGGATCATCTTGCTCTTGCCGATTGATGCGGACCAAGCCCTCCGGGAGCGTATCGCGCGCTTCTTCCAGTGTGGCCTTGAGCGCGTGCGGCGGATCGTGCATGTGCACGCTTCTTAGGCGGATAGTAGCCCTGCGGACTACGAAATGGCTCGGGTAATCAGAAGGTCGTGCGTAGATAATGTACTGTTCCATCACTGTCTCCAGGCTGTATATATACTGCGCAACCACTGCGTTTTCGAGGCAGTTTCAGCGCAGTATATATACCGCCGTAGCGCGCTACGACTAGACGTGCATGGGAATAATGCACCCGTTGTCCAGCTGATCGGCGTCGTTGACGCACTCGTCGTAGTTGTCGTAGACTCGCTGGATCATGGTCTTGTCGTCGAAGTCGAAGATGGCCCAACGGTTCGGCGCAGGACGGCCGTTGATCGGGCAGTCGTCGTAGATCTTGTAGCCCTCGTCGTCGCGCTCGTCGAAATACGCCTTGATCGGCTTATCGCAGTCGCCCTCGGGCCAGTCCTCGCTGTGGAAACCGGTGCCGAACGTCTCATGCCAGAATTCTTTAGCATAGGCTAACAGCTCCTCCTTGGCAGAGATAGCATCGTCGGCAACGCGGATATCGTGGCCGTGCCGATGCCAGATACGTACGACCCAGACCCCTTTAGCCTGTGTCTGGTTGCTCATCCTGTTTCTCCTCGTAATTGCTGCCGCAGTGCGAACAGACCCCATCGGTCCCGAGTACACCGGGGCAGCCGTCGTCAGGGCAGTGACCCGCGCTCGGCACGCCCTCCTCGTCCATGGCTGTCATTTCCTGGCAATGGAACAACCACTCCGCGTACCCGAGCTGAGTGTCTTTATTCGCGACTTCGTATCGCCAGTCGCTTCGCGGGTGCTTATCGTCTTCCTGGCTCGCGTGCGACAACGTCGGCCCCTCATCCTCTTCTTCCTCCAGGTCAGCTTCCTTAACGGTGCGTTCCAGCGGCACCACGTGCCAGCATTGACCAGACAGGTTCGTGACCGGGTTGTTCTGAGCCCAGTCGACTGCTTCGCCAGGGTCATTGAACGGAGGATCTCCGTATATCGTCATCCCAGTCGAAGGGTCCCAGACCACTACGACGTATTCATTCGCCGGTATCGTTCGCTTCGCCATCAGATTTCTCCTCCTTCAGTTCTGGATGCTCCTTCTCAACCTGGAGCCGGAATTTCTGATGCTGGAGATCGAAATCGAACTCCTTGCTTTTGACCTTGGCGGTGAAGTCGCACTCCTCGCAGCGCAGCTCGGTGTCGTCGTCGATGTAATGCTCGGCTGCCTCCGGGACCTCGGTGCAAAAGTTGCTGGGGCACGGACCGCCGCTCAGCTCGTGCATGGTGACTTTCACCCATACCAGAGCGCGCGCGTACAGAGTCTCAGACGAATTGCATTTCGGACATCTGAATTCCATCAGCAAAGCTCCTTGTAAGAACCAACAAAAAGAAAGCACCGACGGTCCCGAAGGACCCCGGTGCTCTCCGGAGGGGAATTAAGCCGATTTTGAATAAACCAGTCGGCCGCCGCGGCGGCGACGACCGACCAGTCGGACAAAACGAGAACTCGGCGAGCACTCAACTAGCCTTGCCGGGCACTCAACTGCCAGAAGATCAGTCTACTACGCCCGCAGCCCCAGGTACAGGGGTAAGCGGGCCAGGTAGCGCAGCCTCCTCAGACTGCATCCTGCGTCGTGACTCGTCCCATTCGCCCTTGAGGATACTGAACCAGCCCCGCTGACTCCAAATATAGCGCCGCGGGACTCGAAGCAGCTCGAACACCAACGTCTGCTGTTCGCGCGTGAGCCAGGTGATCTTGTCGTACTCGGTCAACGCATCCTTGACCGCTTGCGCTGCGGCGTCCGGGTCCTCGCCCGTCGCAGCCGCGCGTGCAGCGGCGCAATAGCGATCCGTGACCCCCTGCGTCGCCAGCATGTACAGGTCGTTGACGATCGTCTGTTGCTGAGCAACCGCGCGCCCGAAGGCCTCGTCGGCGATCTTGTTATGGTTCGACGTGCAGCTGCTGAGCAACATCAAGGGCAACGCGCACAGTAGAAACCATCGTCGCATGTCAAATCCCCTTGAACATGACGCCGGAAATGAAACCCCGTGCGTAAGCAGTAAACTTTTCGATGACATCCGCCTCGGCCGAGGCTTCGATCAACGCGTCCAGATCGGCTTGCGCCAATCCCGCAGTCGAAAGGTCGTGCTTCTCGCCCTCTTCCCAGGTGCGCGGTCCGGGCGTAGTGGGTGTTGCTCCGCCTGCAGGAATCTCGCCGTGGACGTCTAGCCACGCTTTGACCATTCGGGCGAAGTCGGCCATAGCAGCCGGAGTTTTGCGCAAGAACTCGATGAACAGCTCGTTTACATCGGGCATGACAGCCTCCTCTTAGATGTCGGTCTCATTGTACGAGAGTAGTCAACTGGGGCAAATCAGCCGCTATGAGCCTCGTACGTCTTTGCCCATTTTCTAGCTCGGCGCTCCCAGAACTTGCCGTCGATAACCCAGCCTGCCCGATCGGTACCGTGCTCGCCGATCAGCGCGCCTGCTTCACGTAACGCCACGGTTGTCGCCAGCGTATCCAGCAGAGGCAATTGCCTCCGGGCCAGAGCTTCGACGATCTTCTGCTTGGAGACGAAAACACGCTTGTTCTCGCTATCGATCACGACCGCGGAGCCGGAACCGTCTTCTTTCAATGCTATCCCGTATTCGCGCTTCAGGTAACCGTCGTGAAGCATCTGCGCCACGAGGTACACAAAGCGCGCAGCAAAGGGTTCGCGGCCGGAGTCCCGCAGCGCGTCGCTGGCGTATTTGAACACGAAAGCAGGGTCCTGTGTCCCGACGGACGTCGCCCACTCCTGCAAGCCCAAGAGCGTCGCGTGCGACGGGCTGGGAGCCTTTGGCAAGCGCCCGATGCCGCGCTGGTAATGTGCCAAGTAATGAACCAGCAACGCCGCGATCTCGCACTCCCGGTAGTAATCGCCTTCATCTTCGCCGGTATCGACCACGATCCAATTGCCGCACATCACCGCCGTAGCGATCTGCATCGGCGATAGCGACATCAGCACGTTCTTGGCTTGGGGCAACGCCAGCCAGTCGGAAAGAACCAACGGCATGACACTTCTGGCTTCGGTATCTCGCACCAACACCGGTAAGTCGTGATCCCGCTGGGACTTGTCGAACTCGCCGAACTGCCCGCGCACCCGCTCCAAGTTGAAGTCCAGCAAGCCCATGTCCGCGGCCAACTTGTCCGCCGCAGCAGTAGCCAAATCGCCGACCAGGCCAATGCCGCGGGGCTGCTCGCGGTCCAGGCCGCCGAGCAAATTGGTGATCAGAGCTGCCAGCAACGCCCACATGGTTCCGTTGGCGTCGGTGGGCTCCAGCCAAGCGTCTACGACGGCGGTATCGAGCGCGCCCGGCCGGTCTACACGTAGCCCCGGGAGCACGTCGCCGGTCAGTCCCAGCGACGACTTCTCCTCGATCACCCCGCCCCGGATAGCAAAACGCGGGAACAAAAAGCCCTGTCGCCGATCGTCCCAGCCTACGCGGGTCAGGGCCTTGATAGTTTTCTCGATGTGGCTGAAGCGATGAGCCATGTCCCACAAGCGCTGCTGTTGCGAGTTCGAGACAAAAGGCGTGGTGCCTCCCGCGCTCTCGACCGTGTTGACGATAACGCCCAAGGCGTTGTTACGCAGCTCGCGCTGCGTAGTCGACATGGGATAACGGTGGCCCCGGTGGTGGATCACGCCGGTGTAGAACGTCTCCTTGCTCTCGTCATCACGGATACAGCGATCCAATTCGACAACGGCATCGGAGATCCGCTCCTCGACGCCGCGGCGGCGTAACGACCAATGGGACTCGTCGGGTCCGATATACTGAACCACGGTGCCGCCGAACATGATAGTTTCCCGCACGCGGGTACGGTGCTCCAGGAGCTTTTCCAGGATCGCCCGCTCCTCGTAAGTGCGGCAAGTCTCCAGCAGACGAAGACGCTGATCGATCGACAAGTCGACGGTGTCCAGGATCGCGCTGACGTCCTCCGGATTAGCCACCAACAGGAAGTCGCGGAAGGCCTCGTAGGCCGGGCGACGTCGTACAATCAACTCCTCGACCCGCTGGCGAGCAGGCATACTCACGTCGAGCAGTTCGCGTAGCTCGCGCCAGGTCTGGTAAGTCTCGATGCTCTTTTCGAGATAGGTGATCGGGAAGCTGGGATTCTCCAGGTAAGATACGGAGGCGTCGGCCGTCGCGCTCAGAGCTTGTTTGAACAGCGCCGCGGTCGGAGCGTAATCCCAGAAAACCACCTCTTCAACGCCGAGCTGCGCCCAGATCGTAGGGTCGGTGTCCTGGTGCCAAGCTACAAGCGGCAGGGGGTTATTATCCTCCTGGAACCGGCGGTACTGCAGCCACAAAGCCAACCATGGGCTACTGAACGCTGCCACGCGTTTCGGGTTGCGCGGCAACGCGTCCATCAGCATCAGCCCAGGGTCTTTCTGATTCTCAGCATGAGCGGGGAACCACATGCGCACGCTGCGCCGCCAGCCCAGCAGTAACAACGAGCTGACGCGACCCAGCGTATTGCCCCACGGCAGCGCCAGACAGGTGCGAAAGCTACTCTGGCTCAGCCCCGGCGGGATACCGTGGTTGAGCTGGTCCATGATGTCCTTGCGGCTCGTGGCGTGCAGCCAGCGGCCTACACCCGCGGTAATCGCCTCTTGAGATTCCAGCAGGTGTACGGTGACACCGATGTTGTCAGACAGGATCGCGTGCAGATCGCGGTGCTCGGACCAATGCCGCCGAGCCTCGCGCGACCACCTGCGCACGCTTTTGCGCGGAGCCGAGTGATCCAAGATGTAATCGTTGATTGCGCGCTCGACCAGCATTTCCTGCGGTAAAAGAAACTCGGGTTCGCGCAGTACCTGTTGGATCGCGTCCCGCAGCTCGCCGCGGTGAAAAACCTCGGCCAGCAACTCCAGCGAATCCCAAGTGCGGTTGCACTCGTAACAATGCCACACGAGCCCGCCCTCCGGGGCGTTCATGACCCGCACGCAGAATTGCTTCTGTACCCCCGCGCTCGCCTTAGCATGCGCCAATCTTTTGCGTCGGCAAATAAGGCAAGGTACCATTGTCGGTATCGAACGGATCGGTATCGACTTTCCGAACAGCGCTCGGAATACCGGAGTGAACTGCAGGTACGAATTTAAGGATGGACCCATGGATCACGTTGCCGATGTCAATTTGACCACGTTCCACCAGATCAGCCAGCTGCATAAGCTACCCGACTTCGTCAAGTCGGCTGCGATCGATCGGGACGCTATTGCACAGCTCCCGCCGACCGCTTTCGCTGATCCGGCTCACCGCCAGTTCCCGTGCCACACACGCGCGGACACGTTTCTATCGTACGCGTACTTCTTGAAGAATGCGAGCCAACTCGACGGCTCTACCCGCCGGGTGGCTTGGGAGAATCTACGCAAGTTCGCTCATCACTGGGCGATCTTCATGGAGTGCGAGAAGCTCCAGCGCGCCCACGAGAAGCAAGCCAGCAGTGATCTGGACGCCATGCCCAACGGCAAGTTCGCGATCGTCGAAGAGTACAACGACGAGACCTACCGAGCGCTCCCGTTGCTCAACGGCGACTGCGTGAAAGCAGCCGCCGAGCACCTAGCGGAGTTCAAGGACCGCTACCCGTTGTCTTGGCGGCAGGCTGCTGCTGAGCGTGTTCTCTCCGCCGCAACCGAGTTCGGTGTCGAGCCGCCGCACCTGGGCTACTTGCACAAAGCTGCCCGCCGCAATACCTCGTCTTCCACGGACATCGCCCGCGGGATGCTCGATCGGGCGCTGCTGATCAACAAGGAACATCGCGGCGAAGACGAGCAAGTGAAGTTTGCTCAAGCTGCTCGCGTTATGGCAGACGCCCACGGCGACGTCTTGCTGTCCGAGAAAGCCGCGTTGCTCATCGATCAATTCGACGAGCACTACAACCTGCGGCGGTACTATGCGCGCGGCTTGCCCGCACCCGAGGAAATCTGTTTCAGCTCAGTTACGGCGAAGGAAGCCAGCGACCTGCGCGACACCCTGATCACGATGGCCAACGGCGAGATCTTCAGCAAAGCCGCGCTGGAGCAAGCAGGGCTGACTCCATATCGCGCGTTGGGCGACGACTTCGTCAAGGAGATCAGCGACGGGCTCAGCGGCGTCAGCATCGACAAGATCGCTTCGCTGGTGCCCACGTTGCCGCGCGACGACGCCGATATTCTCGGCCGGGCGCTGAAAGCCGCTGGAGTAAGATCAGTGGTGCAGTTGCAGAAAGAAGCCAAGATCCCCGAGCACGTCTGCGACTGGACACGCGAGGATTGGGATCATATGGTCGCGGCCGTCACTACCTAACGGAGCACATTATGGCCATTCTGGGAGCTTACGAAAACAAGGGCGAGGTCGTCATTGAGTTCCGCGACCACGGGCCTACTCGGCTATCGTGGCGCGCGGCGCTAACGCGCTGCGCAGCCGTTGCACAAGCTGAAACTGCCATGAGCACCGGTTGCCGCGAGCCAGGCATCCAGAACGCCGTCGAGCAGATTTTGGCAGCCGCCCGCGACGCGCGGAAGAAGGACCCTGAGCAAACTGGCTGGAGGCCACCGCGCAGCGTCAGCATGTACAAGCAGGGTAACCGCAAAGAGATCGCTTGCGATCGCAGACTGAGCGCGCTGGGTCTGTCCGCACCAGCATCCAGCGGGATCATCGTCCCCGGGCAGTAGTGTCGATTGATCCCAAACGGTCTGCGACCTGGTTGAGCAACCCTGCCACGAGACGGCACTTCTGGCCCAGGAGTCTCCAGGCCTTATGCTCGCGCGTAGGTAGCATTTCCAGGAATCCCAGCAACGCTTTGAAATAACGTTCGGTATCGTCCAGTAGCCGATCCGCACGCGTCCGTCGTTGCTCGCCGTCTGCGGCTACACGAGTTGTTACCGGTTTGCGCAGATACGCTCGGATATCGCGCTCAGTGCGGATCAACGGATCTCGTAACAATTCGCGAATGACAATGTTGGGGTCCTTGTGTTTTTTCAACTTGCCACAGCGCACCTCGTGCCCTTGCCGCGGCAGCACTAGACGTATTCCCGTCCAGCTGAACCCACGCGCGATCGCCCGCTTGAGCACGATAATGTGGACGAAAGCGAAACGATAGCAATCCTGCAGCAGGCTGATCGGTACACCGGCCTGCTGGCTGATACCTTTGAAGGAGTAGTTGTTGATGTCCACGAGCGTACGCACAAGCCGACCTAGCTGATGGCGCTCGGTTAGATGCGGGTCCAAGATGACGTCGGCAAGCTGCTGTATTAGCCTCGTCGTCCTTCTCGGCAATTTGCGTGTGTGTGCCATTTCAAATACCTCCACGGCGCGTCGATAGCTAAACGAAAGACGACGTGTTCAAAAAAGAAGCCGCCCCGGCACGAAGCCGGGGCGGCATTGTGTTTGGCAGTCGCGGATCGTCTAGCAAATCCAGCGGCCGATTGCATAGCAGATCAGCAAGAACAAGCCGAGCCCTTCGACTACTTTCGTTTTCATGCTTGCTCCCCTTGTGTCAGCGCGATCATAACGTTGCTCAGGTTGGCGCGTTCTCGGTGCACTACTTCTTCTGCCTCTTCTTCTTGGCCTCCGGTACCAGCTCGCCCGAAGGAGCCATGGGATCGGCAACGAGACCAATTTGAAATGGGAAGTAGAACTCAGCAAAGCTCCGTGCAATTTTGCGGCGCGTAGCTGGCGCGCGTCGGCTATCATCCCAGCTAGATAATGCAGTACACACGTCCATCCAGCGAGCTAGTGCGTTGGCCATCGAGCGATTTCTGATCTGTTTAACGAGCCCACACCCCGCTTCAGTGCCAGTAAGCTTGTCGAGAATGAAACTCGTGAATATAGCAAACTGCGGGTCCACTATATTCATAACCACGATACAGCTCTCTCTCACGCCGGACATCGAGCAGTGCGCCAAGCGCTCGAATTCGATGCCGACGTTGGCCAAGAACATTGCTAGGTGGTAATCGCTTTGCGCAGCGCACTCTCGGTAGCTTCTCTCGACTTGCTCAGGCTTCTGCTGGTACAAAGAACAAAACTCTTGCAGAGGCTGGCCAAACCTCAGCATGATTTCGTGAGTGTGCGCATTGAGCAATTCCACCGCGGTCTGAAGCGACTTCAACGAGTAGCTCTCCATGAAGGCCTCCTTTCTGAGATAGTCACAATGACATCTCGCTGACTCCCGCACCCAGAACGATGCTCTGCCCGTAGCCGAGCGCAGCTGTTTCGCGGAGAGCTTCAGCAGCCCGGCGCGGACTTGAGAACTGTCCGCCGAAGACAACCGTCTCCTGGTCGATAGCGACCTCCGGAAAGAACTTGCCCTTGGCGTCGTAATCGTCAGCGGCGCAGATCAACGCGGGCGGATTGACGGGACCGTCGTTTCGGAACCACAGTTCGATCATTGACATTCTCCCGTTTTAGCTCCCCAGGTAAAAAAGTCATCAGCGGGCGAGGCATCTCGTCGATTCTCTGACTGGTCAAATGACCTAGATCGCCTGGGGTTAGTTGTGACTGGCGGATAAGTCGACACATGATCAATTCCTTTTCAGCATGTGAACGCGGATAGATAACTTGAGCCCGGCCGGAGCCGGGCCGCCTACCTTTTGCTGTATTCAGAACGGATTGATCGAATCCCAGAAACCAGGGTCGTCCCAGATCACGAGCCCGGCAGTCTCCCGGGCTTTCATCCAGTTCGCGCGTGCGTCCTGCGCGACTTCTTTGGCGTCGTAGAACGCCGTGCGTTTCTCTTCCACGAGCGTGCTGCCGACGGAGTCCTTGTTCATCTTCACGTAGCCGTAGACCAGCTGCGCGCTGATGAACCCGTCGAACGACTCTCGGTACTTGCGCCCGGCCAGCGTAGACCTGCGCGTCAGCAGCTCATCGACATCTGCGATGTTGGACTCATCGAACGGCAACGGCGTGTCGCCGAAAGCGATCTGCACCTCGTCGATCAACTGCGCTAACGCAGTCTGCTGCTCCGCGGCTAGCTGCTCCGTGCTGCCATCGTCAGCCTGAACCGACTCCCCGCAGCCAGTGAGAAAGACTCCGCCGCAGCAGAGTGCAACAAAGAAACAGAACGCCAGTTTGAAAGTGTGAGATTTCATCGCGGTCTCCTTGCGGCCGCGTCCGGCCATTCAAAAAACAAGCCCCGGACCCGTCGGTCCGGAGCAACTTCACGTGCTACTTTTTGTCGCGCAGAATCCTCTTTCGGCAGCTGCGTCTACTTGCTCCTGGATTATCTCCTTGTCGTGTTTACCAGCGTGCAGAGTGAGAACGACTTTCTCTTCGGGCAGCAACATCCGAACGGTCGAATTGACAAACTCGTCGTCGTTTCGCGCGGTTTTGCGCACGACGGTAGCGCTCAAAGGCTGGAGCCTGATCACCGTGAATCTGCTGTCCGGCACCAGCGAGTGGAGCGTGAACGCTACCTCACCGCGCAAAGGCCCGTCCAAGAATACGAACAGCTGACCGTTGGGCGTATAACGCAAAGGCAACACAACCTCTCCGCTGGTACATACCTCTACAGACGTGTGCATGACATCTCCTTCTTCACTGTGGACAGCGAATGTCGTCATCACCCAGGTCTTCTACGAACGAGTGGATGAGACAGAAATTGTCTTTTACGTCGGCGGGCAGACTTCCCCAGATCTCTTCCAGAATTCCACTGTACTTCATGCCTCCGCTGTCTATCTCTGGAAGGTTACGATAGATGCAGACAAGCGCGGTTCTCAGTCTGTCGAGTAGAATGCGATCCATTCGTTTTCCTTCCATTCAAAAAACAAGCCCCGGACCCGACGGTCCGAGGCAGTTTGTTAATTGCAAAAAGCGACCCGTGCCGCGGCTGGGCGGCACGGGTCCAATTCAAAGAACATTAAATTGGGGCTCAAGTGCTCATGACTAGTTCTCCCTTGAACATGGCCAGAAGCGACACGCCAGTACTTGCGGCGCACGCTCGCATTTCAGCGAGTAAGTGGTGCCGCACTTTCGTGGCTGCCCAAGCGATGCTCGCGCTTGGACGCCAATCGCAGAACCAGCTCACAGGCTAATCCAGGTGCTTAACGATAGCAATGGATCAAATCCGAGAGCTAATTCATTCTCAATCTATAGTACCACTTTTCCCCCAGAAATTAAGCATTTTGGGGGGTCTCGCAGAAGAGAAAAAGCACCCGCGCCGGGTGCGGTACCGGCGCGGGCGAAGTAGCGGAGGTAGAGAACGAGTAGCGGCAGTCTAAACCACCGCGCTCTGGTCCCCCAAATATCACTGTGACGTCGGCAAGCCTACGTTCGTGCCAACGCAGCTCGGCTCCGCTCCTCGCGGATCTTCGGGATGTTGGCTTCGACCGCGCGCGAGAACTTCTCCCAGCGCTTTTTGTCGTAGTTCTCCAAGACGGAAACCACGCTGTTCAGTTCCGTCATCATCTCCGCTAGCTGGTGAGCCAGGTGGCCCAGCAACGCAGAACGCTCCGTCTTAGCGTGGTCGTGCGCAGCATTGAACATGTCAGGGTCGTCGGCCCACTGATCCAACTCGGCCCGCTCAGGCATCTCGGCGATGCGCAGCACATCCGGCGGATCGAACACGCCGTCGTTGTCGAGCGCGATGCCGATGTAGCGCCGGACCTCGTGGCTGAACTCTGGCAAGGACTCGTTGGGCTCGCGCTCCAACGACACGTTGAGCGCTACCTCGTAGATGCCCCAGATGATCTCCTCGGCATCGGCCGGATCGAAGCGCTTGAAATTGGCCTCGGCCCCGCTGAGCACGTTGCAAGTGGTGATGAAGAACTCAACCGAGATGTAGAACAGATCCGTGGTGTAGCAGGTGATCAACGCCTGGAGCTTGTCCTGGTTGATCCGGGGCGGAATGGCTCCGAAGTCCTCGGCAATCGCCATCCACAGCGACTCGGGGTCCCAAGCAAATAGCTCGGTGCCGTACTTGTCGAACACGATCGCCAGCAGCGTGGTAGCAAATGAGTCGTCATTCTCCAGCGTGCTTGCCAGTAGCTTCCGACTCTGCGTCGTCGCCATCCGGTTTCTCCAAGGGGCAGAGCTGCAGGAACAAAGCCGCGAGGCAAAGGCTATGCGACCAGATTATCAGTCCACCGCCAGCCAGCAGATCGTCCGGTTTTGCCGCGCTCTGCGTCTCGATGTCGAAGATATTGCGCTCGCTACTCAGGCGCGCCCAGCGTCCATCGAGAATCTCCAGCATCGGCAACGGCAAGCGCGGGCGCTCGGACGGGTCCGCACGGTGTTGTGCCACAGCTTGAGCGAACTCCAACCCGTAGCGCGCTACGGCTTCACGGAAGAAAGCCACCACCGAAAGCGCATCCGACTCCATTATGACCCGGCGGTCGAGCAAATGCGCGACAATCACGACCCCCAATGCAGCGTCCGGGGCAACGTCGCTGCCGCGATTCAGCCCGTACCAATCTGCGCCCTTTGGAAAGAGCTGGCCTCCGTAGCGTTTGATGCTGCCGAGAGCCAGCCCAGTCCGGGTCAGATCGCGTGCCGAAATTAGAGCATGGATCTGGTCAGTTTCCACGTCTGCCGGTACCTCCGAGAAGGTCCCGCATCACCGACCGGCTCGGGTCCACCATGCGACTCGACACCGGCGTTATCGAAGCCGTAGTGGAAGCGCGCGTCGTAAGCCAGCTTCCGGCCTTCAGCTCCATTCACATCTTCCACGTTTTCGCCCTCGACGACCAAAAACAGCTGCTGGCCGTCGCGCTCGGCGTCAACCACCGATAGCCCGAGTTCAGCCGCTTGCTTGGCGATCGTGCTTGTTACCGGCGGCAGATTACTGGCGCTCGGCGGAGGCGCGGTCTCGGCCGGAATCGGAGTTGCACGTGCAGGCTCCTCTCGCGGCAATACCGCCGGTGACGTTTGAGGCTGCTCCGCGGCTGGCGGCGCAACAGGCGGCATAGCGGGCGGCGCAGCCGCCGGATTGATCGAAGCGATCACTTGCACATTATCTTCACTTCCTACAGGACTGGTTGGCTGGTCAGCCATGACATTCTCCTCTGCTAGAATTCGCGCATGCGTTTGCCCACATACACCTTGATCTTATCGGCCTTGAGCACTTTTTTCAGCTGGTTCATCTGTGCAGGCGACCAGCCCCGAATCATCGCTTTGAACTCCTGGATCGCCTTCGAGCGAGCGTGCGCCCGGTTCGACGAGCAGCGACAGCCCTTGCCGCCCTTGATCTTCTTGGCCGGTCCTCGCAGTTGCGGCAAAGCCGCTACGACGTCGGGGCGCTGTAACAAGCTGACCAGCACTCCATTGGTAAGAGTTGTCGTCCGAGGTCCTTTAGGCATCTGGCGTTACTCGTTCCACCGTGATGTCGGTAACGCTATTTAAGTGAACTGCTAGAGCAGCCGCAAGTTGCTCGACCTCGTGCTGGATGTTTTCCCACCCCTCCTGCAGCAACTCGGTCCGCCTGGTGACGTAGTCGAAGGTGCGTTTGCGGTAGAACGGCGGCCACTGCGCCTCGTCTGCGGCCCCCGCCGGATAGTCCACCAGATCGCCCGGACTACATACCGCAATCGGACGGCTCTTGGTCTCGCGCCCACGATCCGGCAGGTCGTCCCGCCACAAGAAGATCTTTGCATCGGTGCCGTCGGCCGAGCAAGTCACGCGCATGCGGTAACCAACCGGGCTATCTTCCGGATAGGCTGCGACTGCGTCGCGCTGTAGCACGAAACGTCGCGCGCCCTGTAGCGAACTGGACGAGTCCAGGGACGTTGCCCCAGGCGAGAAATCGTAGATCTTCATTTCAGCTGCGCGCAACGGAGCCAAGATGCCCAGCGCGTTCGCTAGTTTCTGGATATCGGACAGCAGCAACTCCCAGAACTGATCCATGATGGTTTCGTTCCGGAACGTCCAGCTGCCCTGGTTGCTGCGGTAGAACCCCGTCGCCGGATCGGGAGTGCTCTGGGGCCAGGTCTCCATGTCCAACGGGCTGCAGATGCCGATGAAGTGCGTACGGCCGTTGCCGTCGAGCTTGTAGAGCAAGACGTCGTGGTCGGTGCCGCTGATCGACGATGAGCTGGGAAACGAGATCGTGGAAGACGAGGACTCGATGCCTTCGATCGGGTCCCACTCGCCCGGCATCCCGACTCGCACGTCCATCCGCGTGCCGTATTCCTGCAGATTCAGCGACTCGGGAACGGCGACCATCTTGCGGACAGCGTAGTCAGGCATCGCTAGCCTCCCGCCGAAGACGAGCTGCAGACGCTGTCGGTGCGGTAGCTTACTACCAGCGCCGGGGCAAGCAGACTTATGCTGCCGTCACGTCGCGCGCCGGGATCAGAGACGACTTCTTGAATCCACAAGCCGAAGTACTCGTTGCCACCGTCCGGGTCGTAATGCCAACGATCGACGAAGAACTGCATCATCGCAGTGATATTGGGAGGCAAGCTTACCACGCCATTCTGGATCGTCGCCGCCAGACGGTCCCAAATTACGCCGTTGCGCGCCACAGCTGGGTCATCGACCCCAGAGAACTGGTCGACTGGCAAGTACCCAGGCTTGTAGATGTCGCGCACACGCAGCACTGCGTCCTCGCCTGTCTCGGAGGTATGCGCCGTCAAGAGCAAAGCCGCGCTCAGAATATGGGCGCAGCGCGGGATTGCTAGCGGGAAGCGCAAGAACGCATCCCAGTACTCGCCCGGGTCCAGGTTTCGGCCGAAGCGAATGAAGCCCAGGTCGTTGAATACAGTCTGAGTGCCGTGTTGGTTGAAGCGTGTTGCCGCGTCCTTGGTGTGCTCCAGGTAAATTAACACGGAGAACAGATCTGGATCGACCCAGTCCGACGACGAAGACACCGGTGCCAGAGACGATGACGACAACGCCAACGGCGGCGGCACCGCAGAGAACGACGAAGACGAAGAAGACGGTCCGAACACTGGAGCTACCGAAGATGATTCCACTTCGATTGGCTCCGGGGCCGTAAACGTCTCGCTGTCTACAAACGCTGCCACTCCGGCCCCGCCGCGCAACACAGCGCCTCTACCAACCACCGGCACGCCGAACTCTACCATGTCCAACGAGAGCGTAGCGCACTGCTGCTGGATCTCCTTCCAGGCGCGATCCAACAAAGCTGTCGTAGGCGCGAAAATCTCGGCCTGGCTCGTACGGAAAGCAAACGGGAATTGCGGCCTGGGCGTATCCTCGGGGATCAAAGTCAGATCATTGATATCGGCTACTCTCCGAAAAACCCGCTTGCGCAGCGTGATCCCGGGGTACGGTCGGCTGATCTCGTGAACGAAGATCTTGTTGATCACGCCTGAAGTCGACGTGCAGGCGATCAGCATGCGGAATAGGCTGCCCTCGAATCCCACCTTGTCGCGCAAGTTACCTTGGTCTAAGCGCTCGACCGTGAACGACGGGACTATAGCTGGAGTGAGCGACGAAGATGAAAGGAAAAAGACGCAGTAGCTAAATCCTGGCACTGGCCTAACGACGGAGTCGCCGCCCCAGTAGAACAAGCTCAGATCGATCGAGTCGCTATTGAACGTGCCATTCCGCCCGTTACCGGACTCGTCGGCAATCAGCGCAGTTGGTACTCCACCAGCGTGCTCAGTGGAGCCGTCCCCCATGCGCCACCAACCCTCCAAGAAGGCAGATTTGGTGTAGCTGCCAGAATCGTCATCCAGCATCAAGCCATCGGCACCGTTGTACAGCGCGACAGCTTGCGCGAAGCTTAGCGTTGTGCTCCAGATACCGACCTCGTCGATCCAGCCGTCGAATTCCGTTTCGCTGTCGAAAAGCGTGGTGGAACGCACCGCGCCGATGAGAACGTCAGCTGCCTGCATCGTCGTGCCGGTGTACGCGTTCGTGGCCGCTTGCTGCCCATCGACGAAGACCCAGAGCTGAGACGCGCTGAACGAGATAACGATGTGGTGCCACTCGGCGTCGTTGAGCACGATGCCGAGCAGCCCGCCGATGTTGTAGTTGAAGATCTCCCCGCCGATGTACACGTCCAAGTCGATAGCGTTGATCGAAAATCCGTACTGGCAGACATTTTTGAACCCCTTGGCAACGACCATGTAGCTGCCGTTACCCGCAGCCCCAGTTTTGATCCAAGCCTGCATCGACCAGCTGTTCAATCCGGGCTGGAAGTTAAAAGCCGAATGCGCACCGACGGTAACGTATTCGTTTTCCAGTATCCGGAACTGCCCGGCCCAACAGTTTTGCAATGCACCCATGGGCTAATCCACGATTACGAACCGTTCGCGTTTCTTGGCTGCTTTCCCGGCGTACGCCAGGACGACGCGCTGAAACGGCTTGCGCTTCGCCGCGCTGACGAAGCCGCGGAGTTTTTGCAACTCCTGCATTCTATCGTGGTCGTAGAGCCACAGGAAAATCTGAGCGAATCCGTCCAGTATCGAGGCCTGAGCACGTAGAGCCTTGAGCCCGTCGCACTTGGTGCAGTCCGTATTCAGCGCAGACCCATCGAGCCCCTTCTTCTGCATGAACGTAGCCAGTTCCGTAACCGACGACAGCAGCTGAGCGAACGCCGGGCAGTGCTTGTAGAAGCCCTTGTGTCCCAGCAACCAGAGCACGTTGCTCTTGTTGCACAGGAAATCATCACTCGACACCCGCGATGTTCTCATTGTACCCACGGAGATTAGCGTCACTGATCTTGACCCCCTGATACGCCTGCGCAACCCCGTAACCTTGCTGTTGCAGCGCTACGCCCATCCAGATGTCGCCGCCGCGATGCTTGATGCGCGGGTCAGGCCAATTGGCTGCCTGGATCGCGTCGCGGGTCACCAGCCAGAACCCGCCGGTGCAGAAGTCACTTTTGTCCATCGGCGGACGCTTGGTTTTGTCCTGGTGAAGCGGGCGACCAGCATACCACCCAGCCTGTTTCAGCCAGTCCCACTGGTTGCCGCGCAGGTGCCAGTAGTACACCTTCCCGAACATGTGGTAGCCCCGGGGATAACGCGCGTCCTGCTGCAAAAACATCTCATCGACCTTGCTGCCGAGATGCAGCAGCCAGTTGCGATCGACGACATGCGAGTCGTCGTCGAACCACATGACCCAGTCGGTCGTCAGCGGAGCCTCGGAGTCGTGGAACATGCGCCGCATCATCGGGTACTTGAAGACCTGCGGCGCGGCCTCGTAGATCCGCTCGACGTTGGGCTTGTCCTCCAGGAACGCCAGCACCTGCTTACGCGCGTCTTTGGTCGGTTCGTTGAGCGCGTAGCGCAGCTTGAACAAGTTGACGTCGAAGTGCGCGTAGAGGCTGTTCAGACAACGCAGCGCCAGGTCGGAATGCTTGCCGTAGGTCAAGCCGCACACGGTAATCGGGAACGTCAGGTGCTTGAATTTCACCTCGTCCGGGCGCAGCGGAACCGTCGGCTCGCTGGGCCGCTTGCTCGGGCGTGCCTGCTTCGCCTTGGTCTTGGCGATTACAGGATGAGGATCTTGCACCGGAGCCGGAGTACCCGCGTTCGGCACCTTCACAATCAAGTCTCTGATCGACGGCATCTGGTTCTCTCCGCAAGCGTGCTTTTCGTATTCCAGAATACTCTCAACGACTCGATCTACTGTAATCATGTCGAGACAACGCGGCAAAGGCACTCGGGCAGGAGTGTAAACGACGTTGCTGCAATTCTGCTCGGGCTTGCCCTCGGTAACCCGTGTTCGCCAGCAACCATGGTTCTTGCAGCACTTCAACGCGCCGACGGTGTGCAGGAACTTATGCGGCATGAATGGATGATCTACGAACCGCGCATCTTGATCCGGGTGCCAAGCCTCCCACTGCTTGGGAGTACCCGGCGGCTTCTTGATCCTCCCGCTAGCAAACGCCATGTTGCGCTGCAACGTCTCGACGTTGTAAGCCTCCCAGGTGTAGTGCTCGCGCCCGCCTGCGATCACCACAGTCGGCTTGCCGATCGCGGCCGCCAGGTGCATGAAGCAGGTAACCGGCGTCAGGACACCGCGGGCGTGCAAGCAAAGCCGAAACGCCTCGCGCAAGCTGGTTTTGCCCACCATGCTAAGCGCGCCGTTGAGCGGCGGGTGGTAGTGCCGCGCGCCGCCGCCGCTGGGCTTTCCGCCGATCTGCACGAAGTTGACTACGCCCTCCAGTCGCTGAATGACCTCCTGGTAACGCGCAGCGTCCCACCATTTGGTGGTAAAGTCGGCCTTGCCGCCCGAGACAACTACCCAGTAGTCGCCCTCGATCAACGGCTCGTTCAGTTCTTGCGGGCTCCAGTGCAGGTCGGGACGGAACTCGGTCAGCCGCACCTTCAGGTTGAGTTTCTTGTTCAGATCGTCGATGAAGCCCTGGATAAAATGCAGTCCGCACTGATTGGACCTGTGGATTAGCGGGTAACCCAGCTTGATTACGTTGGTCGTCTTGCGCGCCAAGTTCGCGATATACGGGTTGTTTTCCCAGACCTCTTTTGCCGTCGTTTCGACGCCGGTGACGTACTGGTTGGGGTAACACCGATGCAGATCACGCAGGACCACCGACATCATCATGACGTCGCCTGGTGCTTGCGTATTGCGAAAAATCAGCGACCGGGGACTACGTGCGCGCCGCATAGCTCCCTCGTTACTTACCGCAGCTGGAACAGCCCTTGTGCGGCGATCCCGCAGCAGCAGAAGACAACGAGGCCAGTTGACGTGCGGCCAGACCGTGCACCAGCGTAGCCGCAGCAGCATAAGCTACCGCAGATAGCATCATTGCGAATAGATGTTGCCGCCCGTTGACCGCCAACCAGAGAAGCAGCGCAGTCCAGAAAAACTGACAAAACGAGCAGCTCGTGAAGTAAATCAGCATGCGCGTTTTCCACGTGATCTGCATCAAGCTGGAGAGATGCCGGTGCTTGTGTTCGAGCACCGAGGGCTCCAGCGGTATCCGCGCAGCGTTCATATCACCCTGCGCTGCCTCGGGGTTCCACAGTATCTTGTGGCGTAGCTCCCATTGCAGCTGTCGGATCAAAGCAGCATCGGTCGTATTGCGCAGCCTGAACCAGCGCAACAGCTCCGTGGCTAAAAACGACTGGAATAAAACCTTGGTCGCTCCAAGCGTGACGAAGACCCAAACTATCAACGGAACGACCTGATCCATTCCGCGTACATCAAGAACACTCATCATGATCGCTGCTCCTGCATCTCGTGCCGCAGATGCGCAATAATCCGCACCTCCGGAGTAACGTTGTTGGGATCGACTGTGAAAGGATCATTCTTCCGTAATTGCCAGCCCGTGTCCAGTCGCTCCAAAAATTCCGCGCCGCCGGGCTGCTCCGCGATCCACTTGCGCAGCTCCTCCATGGCTGTGTTGTCCAGCGCTTCGCGAGCTTTGTCCAACACAAAGTCACAGGCCAATAGCCCTAGCGCATCGTCGGGACAGTACGCCGTCAGATGCACGCGTTTCGTTCCCACGTTGATACTGATCACTGGCACCGCACGCTCCTCTATTCGCAAGGATTGTAGGGAGAACAAGTTCCACCCTGCCAAACTCCGCCCATCAGATCGCACTCGCCCTCTCCGTCGACTAAAAAGCACGAGGCTCCCACGCAGCAAGCGCCCATGTTCTGCTCATCAGGTGACCAGCACGGAAGCGGATTGGTCCAGCTCTCGCACGGGCAGTCGCTGCCGTAATCCTGCCAACCCTGCGGGCTCAAGCTGTAACTCCGCAGCGTCGGAATACCAGGGCGTTCATCCGGGTATGGTGTGCTCAGCCAAAGATCGCCAGCGAACTCGTTCTCATGGCCCTCGAAATACCGGTAAGCCCGGCCGGAGCCATCGAGGTTCAAGTCCGTGGCAGCCCAGACCCTGTCGCCTTGACACACCGGTTGCATCCATACTGAGCACTCGCAAACATAGCCATCAGCGCAGGCCTGCGACCCCATCCCGCCCAAGTTACTATGGGTAGGTCCATAGTAAAAATTTAGTCCGCCGAGACGTGTTGTTTCGCATAAACTTGGTTTTGAAGCGTTAGGATTAGGGTTATCGTACCCAAAGACCTCGACCGGCGGCGGCCAAGTTATCACCTCGGCCAAGGACCAACAGCAATTGTGGCAAACCCGGCAAGTACCGACAACATCCCACCACGACTGCGCGAGCCCCTCCCAGTAGACTCCCATCACCTCATGGAACCACATCCCGAGTTCCCCCACTGCCGGAAATAGCTCGCCGCACCCGTACATGTCGCCCAAGCAGTTGCCGCTTGCTTCCTTTCCAGGGGTGCCCGTGCTGACCTGGAACGGGCCTTCAAGCCACTCGTGATCGAAGCGCGCTTTGCGAAACGGGCCGCCGTGGTTGCTATCGGGACCGCCGACGCAACGAGCGGGCGTACAGATGAATTTAGACCAGCCTTCGACTTGCTCCATACGTACCTCAGCATACACATGTAGCAGGGGCGCATCGCATTCGTACGTCTCCAAATTCCGCCCGACGCAAAGCCTTGAGCGCGAAGACATACCGCACCCAGTGGTCGAACCTACGTTGCAAAACACGTTATGATGTACAGTCCACTCGTCAAAACTAGTTCCAGATACGAACCCTTCGCACGCCGAATAGCGATAGGCCACCATCCCGCACTGCCCCGCAGCTGGTCCGCCGTGTAATTCCCAGCATTCCGACCACGAAGGCCGACTCCAAGAATCGCAAATAAGCGTCGGCCACCATTCTTCATATACAACCTCTCCGTTTTCCGCTACTTTCATGTAGAAGCCCTGGTAGTATCCTTCACAGCACATGTGGGACGCGTCAATCGTCCACGTTTCGACTTGCTCGATAGTATTCGCGCCGTATGAATGATAGTGCCCGCAGCCCAGTCCCATAAAGGTATCCGGCGTGCGCTTGCGGCTCTTGATTGTCGATTGAGTCCAAATGCCGTTGGTAATCAGGTATTCGACCGCGTTGATGATCTCCAAGATGTGGGTCGGCGCGATTACGTCACCCGGGCGTAATCCCACTTCGGCGTACCTGTTAAATATCCTCCCAGAGTTCGCGACAGCCGGTTCGTACCAGCAACGAAACAACGAAGGCATAACTTCCCAAGAATTGCCGCCACCGTAGAACGGATTCCGCGGTCCGGCTTCCGGGTCGTTGGGGACCCACGAGCGCGGCGGCGGCGCGCCGCTGCGAAAGAGCATGTCGATCCCGCGCCAAGACTTGCGCGCACGCTGCGAGCCGTGCGCGGGCTCGTCCGGGTGGTTGTGCAGCGGGCGTACGTCGTCCCACGCGGGCGGCTTCGGCTGAGTTACGCTGATCGGAGTCGGCCTAAAAGCGCCGCCAGGCGGATTAGGACTCGGGGGCGGATTGATTTCAATCTCATCGATCGGGTCCATACCCGCGCCGGTTTCGCCCCACTCGCCCTTGCCGCCGTGGATGTACTGCGGCCAAGGCGCGGAACCTGACCAGCGCCAGCGGATCGGCATATTCATACAGCAGTAACCATGGTTACTCGTGGGACTCGGGCGAGTTCGTGGGTTATGGTGCACGATCGTCTGGGCTTCCCAGATATCACCACAAAGATCCTGGTCTCCGCAAGTCTGTCCGACAATGAACGAGAGCGTAAAGCGCACCATGTTCAGCAACTCGGGCTGGATCGTCTCGGAACCATCGAAGTAGTAGCGGTCGGTTCCCTTGCGGCAGCTATTCAGCATCTCCGGCAGCCCGCGGCCGTACGGATTGTAGTGCGTAAACCAGGTTACCTTGTGGCGCTGCTCGTGAGACGGCGGAGACGAGCCGCCCGGCTCATAATACCACGTGCCGCCGACCCTGATTCGGATGTACCAATTCACTTCGGTACCTTGGCTGTACGGGCCAATCGTAGCCGAGTACTCCGGCCCCCCGGTCATCGGAGTCACTTCGCTGTCGTGAACCAACTCAACCTGCGAAGGTGTTGCCACGCCGCTGGGCTTGCTCCAATGAAACCGGATCTCCTCGCCGTTTACTTCAAAGATATCCGGCTCGGAACCGAACTCCCCATCCGCGCGCGGGTCACCTCCACCCCCACTGCCCTCTTCGCGCCCGTAGCTGCCGGGCGGAAAATAGGTCGTGTTGTGCTCGCCCCCAATCAACGCCATACCCGAGTCGCAACTCCGCGGAAGAATCGGGACCTGCGGCAGCGGATGCTGCCCAACACACGAGGGCGCTACATTTCCGATTGCCGCGTACTCCTTACCGCCGCCAGGAGCCGGGGGATACCCGGTCGGCGTAGCCTCCGCGTAGTCGGAGTAGTCGCAATCGACCAGACCGCCACTGTACGGATTCGGCTTTGGCGACTCCTCCCAGCTCTCTGGCCCCCACAGACAGCGCGGGTGCGTGCGAGCATGCCACTGCTGCTTCGGCTCGGTATCGTAACGCGGCCGCCCGCCCCACAGCGCGTACAGCAGCCCTTCGAGCTGCTCCATCGCTTTGGCGAATTGCCCACCCAGCGTTTCTTCCCAGTTGATCTCGTCCCCGCCCGCCGGAGGCGAGCCCGCCGGGAGAATGCGCTTGCCGGGGTGCATGTCCGACCACTTCATCGCGTAAGGCCGTTCAGCAACGTTCGGGTGAGCCAACCGCTCATCGATGTGCGAAGTGGTTCCGTACTGCGTGGGCTCCTCGAAGGTAACGTCGTGCGACACGGCTAGCCTCCGGGCGAACTCAGGGAAAATACGACTCCGGCTGGAACGCCTATGCTTTCTCCGGCAGGAATCAGGACACTCTGTTCCTGATACATGGCTAATTCAGTTCCCAGAAAAACGGCGATGTATCCTATGCGCCAGGTAACCGCTGGATCAACCGTCTGGTTCAAAAACGAGAACGCGCTGGATTGCACGTAAGGCGGAGCCCCGTCGTAGTACGTCCAGCTCAGCTGAACGAACACTGCCGTGAGTGGCACGTACTGCAGCAACCCGCCGAAGCTGCCGCCTTCCTTGGTCAAGCTCACGCCGCGCGTCAGCGGAATCGCAAGCCAGTTTCCCGCAGCTCCCGCATCACCGAAAGCCCGGTCAGCGATCTTCAGCGCAAAGTAGCTCGTAATCACCCAATTCGGCCTCGGTACTTGACGTAAATCGAGCTGCCCGGCCGCCAAAGAATCGGATGCACGAACCGAGAGTACGCGAGCAACGTATTGCTCGACTGGTCGACCACGAAAGCGATGGTCAACGGAAGCCCCCCGATTTTCCTGAAATCGCATAGCCATTGCAACTGCGGGTCGTCTTCCGGGTCGTCTTCCCAGGTGTCAAACCAACCCAGCCAGTCGTCCAGGTCTTCCCACGGCTCGGGGTAATAGCTAGTGCACTTGATCTGGGGCAAGTGCCAAGGGTACCCGAGAGTCACCGCACCCGACTCGGCATGCTCCCAGGGGTAATACCAGCCGCCGTAGTACGGATTACCGAGCCGCTCGACGATGTCGAGCGTAAAGATATTGTCCCAATCTCCGTGCGGACCCCACGACTGTCCGTTCTTGAACTTGGTCCAAGCCGATTCAAAAACACCGCCGTGTGCTTCGCTGAACACGTTGAACCTTAGCGGCCGATGCCCCTCCGGATGACCGGCCGTTATATAGCCGAACGCCCGCCGCATCATGTCGTTGAGCCCCGCGCCTTCTTGACAATCGTGCGTCACGTCAGCGTAAGTCAGCGACTCATTCAGCGCATGACCGATACAGCCCCCGTGATTAGGTCGATTTTCCCGCGAACTCAAATTCGGGCCAGCCAACCCCATTTCAAACGACATCTCGTCGCCGCCCGTGAACACGCGCTGCAGGATCTTGGTAGCCCCCTCGTACACCAGCGTGTTCGGCAACGTCTGCACCGGGCCGTCTTCGGTGAACTTGACCAAGAACTCGCCCATTAGAACGTCCCGCGGTAGTGGCTGCGCGAGCAGGCATACAGGGTCTGGTTAGACGCGTTCGACACCGTCCAGAACACCACGACATCGCCAGTCACGAGCGCCGACACCCACTGTCCACCGTAGCCCTGCTCCTCAACGTTCAACATGTTGGAAGCGATTTGCGTACCGCCGGGCCGGTCGATCCATTCAAAATCGGCGTTCATCCAGACCTCGACTGCCGAGTACACAAAGGGCGGCAAGCAGCCGTACTTGTCCGTGATCCGAGCGAACCGCCCGCCGGTGCCGCCGCTGCCGCCGCCCGGCGTGATAAACAGCCGCAGTTCTTCGTTGAACGCGCAGTCCCCGGCAAACGGGCCGTCTACCCAGTCCTGCACCGGCAGCGCGCTGTACTCCAGCGAGTTGAGCGGCTCAGCTTCCGAGTTGCCGACATCCGAAATGTGATAGAAGTTCACATCCGGGCTGCGCTTGCCGCAGGGAATGAACAAGCTGAGCTGCAGATCGAGATTGCAGTCGTCATCGAACTCGTTCTTGGCCCAGTGCCCATGCGCCCAGCTCGGTCCGTACGAGTCGCCCCACTGCAGCGAGTTGCGAAACCACTCCAAGTTCTGGTGGATGTTGACCGAGCCCGCTGGAAGCAAGCTGTAGTACGGATGGTACTCGTAACGATCCGGATCAGCTGTCTGGTAGCGCTCCTGGCGGTCTTTCATGATCAACGATACGAAGGGATTTGCGAGCAGATCGTCGTCGAGCGAGCGATGCGCGCCGCCTGTCGGACATGGCATATTCAACGACAGATCCAAAATCGGCAGGCACGGAGTTAGCTGCCCGGCGACTTTACCCTCGCGAACTCGAACAGTGATTTGCGGCCCACCGAAAGCCCAGCTGCGCTCGGGAAAGTCCAAGTCAGCCGGTAGCTCGGTGTAAAAGTACGAATCGAGGAACGTCACGTCGCCCGGGACGCTGTCAGTCTCGACCGACACCGGACAAGGCAGATTCAACGCCAACTGCAAATCAGGCGAGCACAGCTCGGCTCCAGAGCCGGAGTCGTAGAAGTTCACTCGTAGATTGGCTGTTGGCTCCTGCGCCCAAGGCAGCAGACCACCCGAGCCCGAGAACTCGATCGCAACCTGACTAGTGGCAGTGAACTCGACTGGGCAAGGGAAGTACAACCGCAGATCCAGACTGGGGTAGCAATCGTCGGCGCATTGCGAAGACGATCCCACTATGTAGAACGTACCGGACGGTGGCCCCGAGAGAGTATATCGCTTTACGACTTTGAGTTTAGGCGTGTGCCAGTCGACTGGGCAAGGAATATTCAAACTGAGGCCCAATTGGAAATCGCAACTGCCGGGAGACTGTTCCGCCCACAGCTCGATCTCCGGTCGCCGGTCAGCCGGAATACAACTGATTTCCTTGCCGTAACTGGTTTCCTGGGGCGTGATAGTGCCAGGACACGGCAGCGCCATGTCGACTACAAGCTCGTAGTCGCAGCCGCCGGTCCCAGTGACTTGCAGCGTCGTGCCACCGGCACCTAACCCAGGCTCATATACAGCAGTTCCGATTCCGCCCGTGAGTCCGGTTGGACACGGCAGACGCAAGTTGAAGGACAACACGAAGTCGCAGGGACCGATGCCCGAGGAGCTGTAGTAGTCGTCAGCCGGGATCACCAGCAGCTCGGCCTCTCCTTCGTCGAGCGGGATACTTCCATCGAACTCGACGGTCCCTATGCCGCCGACCAAGTCGGTCGGACACGGCAAACCGATGCTGAGGCTGATCCCCAGATCACAATCGCCGCTGTCGATCGTCTCCGCTGTACCTCCGGCAGTCTCCAGCGCCGGGTCGTACTCGACGTCGATGTACGCTTCGGTAAACGAGACGAAACACGGGATCGACAGCTGAAAATCAATGTGGGGCTCGCAGTAGTCGCTCGTCGGGTAGGTAAGCACAACGCTGAAAGCGTCGGCTACCGCGCTGCTCTGGTTGGGCAAGAACACGCTGCCGGTAACGACCATCGGGTAGCAACCGAGATCAATCGGCGGAATCGGGATCGGCGGGTCGGTGGGTGTGACAATTGTGTCCGGCGGACCAGGGAAAGCGCACGAGTCGACGAATTCGTAATCGCCGATTTCCGGGTTGTCAGGCGCGCACTCTTTGTCGAACGCCGCGTCCCCGCGATCAGGACCTTCGCCGACCTCGCCAGCAACCGCGGACGATGACGATGATCCCACTCCGAGATTCAACGGCCACCAGGGCATTCATCACGTCCGTTTGCTAAGGCGCAGCTGCCGAGCTACTCAGCCCTTCTTTGTCGACCAAGATGAGGCAAAATCCGGCCGAGACCTCCGTGTCGCTGGCACTCATGTTGGCTCCGCGCACCTTGATATCGGTTCTCTCGTCGAACACGTGCGGAGGAGAGTAGTCATGTTGCCATGCCGATACGCCCGCCGCAGCTAGCCCGACGTGCTCCAGCAACCGGAAAGTCTTGCCGAGGTCGCGACGGAATAGCTTGACATCGCCGGTCTTTGACCCGCCCTTCAAAATCGTCGCCCACCACATCGTCAGCAGAGCGATCTTGCCCGCCGGAACCGTGTAAATCGCCATCAACGTCTGCTGGTTCTCACTCGCGAAGTAAGCACGCGCATTAACCAGGTCTGTAGGCACGCCGCCGTTGCCCGTAGCCGTGCTATTGATAGCCGCGTAGACGTTGCCCGCGGTCGCCGCCGAGCCGTCGGAATACATGCGGAAGATACGCTTCCATAGCTTGCCGCTGACCTCGACTGCCGTCTGACCATCAAGCTGGACCGTCGCTTCTTGCGATTCCCAGTTCTCGTCCAGGCCGACAAGTGTGACCTGGTAAGTCGCGCCGCTATCGCCCGCCTCGTCACTGGAAACGTAGAGCGTCTGCGCTGTTGCATCGTACGTATAATCCTCAGCGGCACCGTTGATGCCCAGATCCCAGATATCGGCGTCGGTGCCAGTGTCGATTTCCGTGTTCAACCCGAACTTGTGGACCATCGACCAGCCGGAGATGCTGTTCTGGCCTTCGATATGCGAGCGCGCGACCTCTATCAAAAAGGGAACGGTAACCTGGTATTGCTCACCACCAAGCTCTAGCCCCGCAATGATCTCTCCGCCTCTGCCGGGATTAAGTTGTATCGCCATCGATATGCTCCTACTCGCATTCTTCCATCGACTCACGCCCGGTAATCCGGATCGTATGCTCACTGGGCGAGACGACCTCTACCCCCCGCCCGCCCTGGATACGGAACGAGCCAGAAGCGTCGGCTTCGACACCGTTGATGTTGGTGATAACCTCATGGCAGCGCGTGGCACAATCGATGTCGATCGAAGCGGCCCGCCGTTTCAGCTCTGTGTAAGTCCGGGGAACCGCTTCGCACGGCTCGCCCAGCCCGGCCCCGCGCCGCGCGCTGAAGCGCATTGCGTTGTTGCGCGACAGCACGTTGATCTGGCAGTTGTATCCCTCACGGAAACGCACGTCACCCGCAACTGCTTCGCCGCCCGGCGCGAACGGGTACTGCTCGGGGTTGATCGACACGCTGGACGAACTGGACCCCTGTTCCGATGTTGCACAATTCGCCGTGGTCCGCGGCTGATTAGCCACCAGGAACTTGTTGACGAAGTGGCCGTCGACTACCTGCAAGCAACGCTGCTCGATGTACGGCACCGTCAGTGGAGCCGAACCGATCAGCGCCGAGTAAGAATAAGACCCAGAAGAGTACGGATTACCGTGCACCACCCAGCCGTAGCCATGCTGCACGCCGTCGGCCACAAGCAGCAAGTCCGAACGTTGCCAGGGGTAGGTGCCCTTGTCCGTGGCCAAAGACACGCCGTCCACGGCAGCTCCGGCAGCGTAGATCTCGAAGGTAAGTTGGCTAGCGGGGCCGACCTGGCTTAGCAACACACGGTGCTCTGGATCGGTGGGATCGAAGCCGGAGCTGGAGAACAGCACCAACCCGAAATCCACGATGGTGAGTCGCTGATTGTCCGGGACCGCAACGATCCCGCTTACCGACTCGTCGATCAGCGGGTAGTTGCGATTCAAGTTCCGGGCGTAGAAATCAGCGTCGGCCATCAACCCTCTCCGAAGAAGAACATCCTGATCCCGTTCGGAATCGGGACAACTCGCAGCGCCGGTTCTTGCGCGTAATTCTCGATGTACCCGACTAAGAGCTGGACAGTCCCGGAACCATGCGGTCCGATATTCTCCTCGTCAAACTGGATTGTCTTGAGCAAGCGATCACGTTCTACCGGGGCACCTTCGGCTTCGCAGTCTCGGCGTACGAACAACGGATCGCCTACCACATCGACCCTGATGATCTCCTCCCAGCCGTGCCAGACGCCGAACTGACCACCCAACGACGAGGACGAGCCGTCCTGGTTCACAACGGTCAGCTGTACGCCGTTCTCGCCGACCAGGGGGACGTCGCCGTGAAAGATCTCGCCGGACTCCAGCCGCACGGTGCGTACGCAGGCTTGAGGCTGCGGTACAACCACCGTAGCTGCGAACCGCGTTTGTGGCATCTGGAAGGTGTAGGTCCCGTCGGGCCAGCCAGCGAGCTTGGACAACCCGCGGTCGCCCACCGGGTAGCCCAGCAAGCAACCTAGATAGATCTCCCCGTCGGCGAAGAAATCGACCCAACTCGGTGGAGCATTGCGAGTGAAAGATCCGCTGCCGAGCGCCCCGCGTCCGTCGGACAAAGAGATTGTGACCTGTTCGCCGACTTCGATAGACGCGATGAACAGATCGTGTCGTCCGCCCGGCGGGTAGAGACGCCCGTCGATAAAGACATCGTTCTCGATAGCAACCTGCCCGTTGGTGCGCGTAGCGCTAGGGTCAAACGGGTAGGCCGTATCGACGGACTCGTCATAATACGTTGGCAGCGTGACTCGCATCGTAGCGCGCTACGCTTTCTTTCCTTTCTTCGCTACTGGCGGAGGCGCAGTCTTGTACGGCACGGCTTCCTCGGACGTCACCGAGTTGTCGCGCGCGACCAGGAAACCCGACCCGGTGAGCGCGACCATGACGGCCTCGATACTGAAGGTCGTGTCAGCGTTCCCGTCCATCAAGTAGTAGACCTGCAAGGCTACTGCGCTGATGATCAACAAGACGCCTGCTAGCGTAGTTCTCCAACTTTTCATGATTTCTCCAATCAACAGTCGAGCCACGGCAGCTTGTTCGCCACAACGATGTTCAGCTCTCCCGCGGTAGGTGATGCCGTGAACTCCGTCATGCGAACCTCGCCACCAAAGACGTATAATCCTGGCGGACCGTCAGCGAAGTAGAGCGACGAAACTGAGGAGCCGTCCCACTCGCTTTTGTTGGTCACCAGCAACGTAGGTTCACCATACTCGACAGGTATCGTTTTTGTCAGATAACCGCCTGACGACGATAACAGCGGACCGAGGTCAACAGGATTCAGCCACGCCGCAATGCTGTACTTGCCCGCGGCCTCCGTAACCCGCACCACCAACCGATGCCACGCTGTCAGCCAATCGGCTCCTGCGTAAGCGCTGATGTCTTCCCACTGGGCATTGAACACATGCGGCGTACTGTGCATGCCGTAACCGAGCCGCCGACCGACGATGTCGACCAGCATGGCCCAGAAACTGTGGCGCGTGTCGCCCTGAAATCCAATCGCTAGCCCCACCCTGGGATTGCCCGTCGCGTACTTGAACGCCAGCGAGAACAGGTAGTCGTCGACGACGGTGCTCTCGCACTTGAGAATCGCGTACTGATGATTCGCGCCGCCGCCCGCGGTGTCGAGATACTGGCGGCCGAAACGCAACACGTCGCTGCCGTCCACGTAGAACAGCTGCGGGCTGAAGAAGTTGTTGCCGGACGGCAGCCGATTGAACTGGTCGTTGGCTCGGCCGGTACCGAAATCGTTCGACCAGCCTTCTTGATCCGCGTCGTACTTGAGCGCGTAGGCCACATCGCCGGGATCGTGGTTGAAGTCTTCCTCCAAGCAGGCTTGCTTCTCCCACTTGTTGCTCTGCAAAAAGATCTCGCTCAAGTGCAATCGCACCGGGTCCAACGCATGCAGCCCAGCCGAGCTGCTGCTACTACTGCTACCCTGGCCGCGCTGGCACGAGAGATCCACGGAGAAGAACCGCATCTCGGTTTCCAGCAAATTCCGCGGCGCAGAAAAATGCCCGCCCCACGCATGTCCATCCCACTGCTCCCACAGCGGGTGATACGTCGTCAGTTCCCAGCACCACATAGTCTGCGAGCCCGCAGCACTGCTGCTGCTCCCGCGAGTGCTGCTGGACGAAGACCCTTGCGTCGGTTGTGTCGACGACGAACTACCGTACCGGTTGCACTTCCAAATCCGGAAGCTGAAATGCTGTTCGAGCCAGCCGGTGTCGCGCGGGACCGGAAATTCCCAGCGAGAGCTGGACGAGTTGTACGGGAATCCGTACCAGCTAGAGCTGGACAAAGCGTAATACTGCTCCAAGCACGGCCGCCACTCTCCGCTCGGTGGAACCCAATCGCACCAAGCCGGGCTGTAGCTCATCGAGCGCGGCCACGAGACCGGGTCACCCCCGTGACCGTAGTCGACTAGTTCGGTAGGAACGTCTTCCCAGCCGTTGCCGATGTTGTACTGCGGTACCCACTTCACGACAGCAGCATTGAGGTTCGGCAATCCGGTGTGCTGGTACTCCAGCTTGAGACGAAAGCCTCGCTCCGCGGAGTCGCCAAACTGCTCGTTGCCCAACATGAGATAGAGAACACGCGCTTCGTCGTTCGACGCGGCAGGCTGCTCCGCTAGCGCCAAGATCTCATCCCAGCTCAACCGCCAGTAACCCTCGAACTCGAAGGAATCGCCTATCTCGGTGAGTTCGCACTTCCAGCGGTTATTGCGCAACGCACGCGGGTATGCCTCTGCAGCACTGACTCGCCGCCAGGGAATCTCAAGGTAGTCGTCCACGATCTTGAAGTCTTCGGCGGGCTCGCTGAACGGGACCGGCTCCCCGACGATCAGACGATGAGGCTTCCAGTGCAGTTCATGGACTCCGTCCTCGAACAACGAGAAATCAGCCACCTCGTCCGGGCTGGAGAAATCGTAATGCCGCGTCGTCGGACCAGCTGTGCTGGACTCCGCCGGAGGCGATGGTCCACTGCCCGACGACCCGGGCTCTGGCTCCTCTCCGGCACCCGACAGCGACGAGTCGCACTGGTCATACGGTATGGGCTCGGGTTGACCGACTGGCGCGCACACGTCGTCGTAATCGATCGGCGTCATCAGCACGATACCCAACGCGCCCTCGTCGTCGTCGGGCGGGTTATCCAGCTCGCCATGCAGCACGCCGTTGGTATCGTCGATCTCGATCGTAATGACCCCGGCATCATCCGGCGTGACACCGTTGATATCTCGGATCGCAGGACGATCACAGGTGTCGCTCTCCGGACGCTTGCCGCAAGGTCCCATGAAGAACGAGTACAACCCCGGCAGTTGCTCGGGATCGAGTCCGAAAATCACGCAACGCTGATACTCGTTGCCCGCGTAACGATAGCCTGCCTCGATGGACAGATTGCTGCCCGCCAGGAACCTGACGTTTCCAGTCAACTCGGCCGAGGAATTCTCTTTTCCCAACGAGCGCACCGGATATGCCTGATAGGCTTGCGCGACGCGCGGAAGCAATTGAGCATTTTCGTAGTTGTCGAACCGCCAGGTATTCACGCCCGTTAAGCTGGCGGGAATCTCGCCAACGGCCGCCCAGCCTCCTACCCCCGGTTGCATGGCCTGCAATTCCTGGCTTTTGTAAGCAACTTCGGGACGCGAGACCTGAAGCACTGCTAGCACAGTTACGACGTCGGTGACGGTGTTCCTCGCGGCAAACGTCATGGTGACCAAGCCGGGGCTCACGGTAACGGTGGAGACGAACCCGACGTCTCCGTAGCTGTCCGGCCACCACAGGTGACAGTCGTTCAGGACGAACTCGGGCAGCACTCTGCCGTCGGCATCCCGCAACGATGCAAGGTCCGCGAACGGATAGACGCGCACGTCGTTGAGATTTCCAAAATCGTGTTGCACGATACCGGGCATCAACTACCGCCTTTGTTCGTGTTGCTGATCAGCTGCACGTTTGCCTGCAGCACGGAAGGCTCCGTGGCCGCGCATGCCAGCACCGAAGCGTCGATTTGCACATTAGCGTCCTCGACCCGGTCAGGACCGCTGACGCGCACCGAGAACGTGAACAGCTTGTAATGCCCGCCTTTGATGGCAGAGTTGTCCACGAAAGTGTAAGTCCCGTCGCCGTTGTCAGTCGGGTCTACCTGCCCGTAGTTGTCCTGGGTGTTGTAGACCATCCCGCTGCCAGGAACGTACTCGAACGTGTAGTCGCCGCCCGCGAACGAGATATCGACCGTCGCGCCTTCCTGCAGACAATCCTCCATGTTGCCGACCCAGACCTGGATAGTGACCAGCCAGCCAGTGAAGGCGTAGCCGAACAGCTGCGATACGCAACCTTCGCCCACGCACGCGACCCGCAGGTCCCATTCGGCCTTAGTAGTTTCGTAGGCCGCGAGCACGTCCGCCCAGATATCCTTGATAGCCAGGCCCTCATCCTTCAGCTGCCGGATGTGTTCCAGCAACTCAGAGAAATCGTCGCACTGACAGCAAGCCCGGCAGTCGTTGTGGATCTTGATCACGAAGGGCCGCGGCTCATTTCCGACGATGCGACGATGAATTCGGTAGCAGTCGTCACCGGCGATAAAGAAGTTCCCCTCGTCACCAGCGATCTGATTGATCGTACGAATCTCGGCCAACGAACCGCCGCAATCCGTTTCGAGTTTGCCAGTACCCGCGCCAGGAATAGCGCTGATCTTGATCCTCCGAACGTCCGGGCGCAGCACAGACTTGGTTAAATCGCGCGCGGTAGTCAACGGCGTAGACGGGTCTACTTCGAGCTGGATATTGGTCCCCTCGATCAGCTCGCCGATCTCGCCCAGATTCACCCAAGTTCCGGCCGTAAGCCCGATGGAATTCACCCGGGCGGGTTGACGACCGATGCAGCGAGGCACGAACTCCGGATAGGGCGAGGAGAACTCGATTGGCGAAGACGCGGTAGACAGCGGGCTGTAATCGTGATTCAAGACGAGCGTAAGTGCCAGACCTTCGTCCTCGTCGGTGTAAACCAGCACTCGGTAGTCGCCGATTACGCTGTTGGAAGTCGGCGTAACATCGAGAAGCGCGCCAGTTTCGGTGTTGTAGAGCACCAAGTCCCAGGACGACGCCGGGTCCAGGCTCACGAAGCGCCAATGATAATCGTGGTCCTCGTCGGCGTTGTCCGATCGAAAAGTCAGGTAGGCGTCCAGGAAAAACGGTCGGGGATCGTTGGCCTGGTAGGGCGCACTGAGAGTTAGGTCCGCGGCATCCGTAAACGGATACGCGCGGCTCTTGTTGCGCTCCAGCCACTCGCCTTCCATGCCCGGCACGTAATTTCCTCTAATCGCATGGGACGATGTTCCCCAGCTTAGAGGCCAGGATCACATCCCGCATTTGTTCCACATTGCCCAGCGCGCGCTCAGCGTACGCGCGCTGTGTGGCGATCTGTGACGCCAGGCGCGCTAGCTCGTCGCGCAACACCTGCAGTTCGTTGCATCCACAACAGGGATCGGCGCAGGTGTCCTCTAGTTCAATGCCGTGCGAGATCCCGGCCCAGTTAATGCAGTTCGCCGTCCGCACCAGAAAATCACCGGTGTTCGGATCGGGTCCAATGCCGTTGATAGTCTCGATGCACCGCCCGCCGGGGGCGTCCGGGCATTCGCACTCTGCTTCGTAATCTGTGCTCGGGACAGCAGAGATCCGCAACTGCTTCGCACCGGACGGCGGCGTAATCAGGGTCAGTCCAATGTTGTCGCCTGCCAGGATCTCGACGTCACCCTGGATCAGATCGCTTTCCTCGTTGTCCGCGTTGACGATACGCAACGCTGACACGCCCTGGAGACTGGGGCGAAAGACCGTGGGTAACAAGCGGGCATTTCCCACGCTGAAGCTGTACGAGCCTCCGTACTTCTTGATCTCGTCGAAACGCCCGATAGCGATGCGCCCCACGCTGTCGGCAAAGTCGCCGGTGCCCTCGATGTAGTAAGCCGCGTTCTCGGTGTGACCGGCCTCGGTGATCGCGCGAGTCGCAATAGCGGCAGCCTCACCGTCGTAGCCGATGGAGATGATGACCCCACCCGCGAAAACCGTCAGCTGCTTGAGGTAGAACTTCGACACGTCGTACGTTTGGGCAGGCACCGGAAAGATCAGATCAACGATCAGCTCCCTGGGGATCTCCAGCGAGTCGGAGTCGTCCTTCAAGGAGACATCGTCCATGAACGGAAACCGCCGGTTGCGGTTGTTGTTCAACCAGTCTTCATGGATGACGCCGCCAGCAACCATTAATTCCTACTTTTTTCCAGCGCGCAAAGCATGCACCCGGCTGTTTTCCCCAGCTTCGGTTGGCGGCCGACCCGCTCGTCGTACACCCGACGATGCCCGCACGCCAGCGTAAAGACGAGCTTGCCGTACGTGTGACAATGCCGCAGTCCCACGATCTTCCGGTTCAGCGGACTAACTCTCTTATCCATATCACGCCCCGTCGTAGATGGTGGCTACCATGTTCACCACCGCTAGTTCTCCTGCGTAACTGTCGGAGTCCGAGCGCGTCACCCGGAACATCAACAACTGGTTGCTGCTGACTGGCACGTCTAAAGCCAGCTTGGCAAAGTAGTTACCGATATCCATCGCTCCGGCATCTTCCAGATCGAGCTGAGCCGCGGAAGAAAGCGAGGTCGGCAACGTCGGGAACGGGCTACCAGGATGCCCAGAAGACGACGACAACCCCACGAACTCCGTGTCGTTAATCAAGGCGTACTCGATAGTTACGCCCGCAGGCGGGGTACCCGCCGTCGGAGTAGCGAACCAGAGGTCCAGCTGCAACCGCGGCTGCGTCATCAAGACGTGCGGCACCCGCACCCGGCCGATGTAACTGGTCTCGCGGCCGCTGGGCAAACCGACGTAGGGGAGAACCGACTGGTAAATGCTCTCAGACGCCCCAGAGAGCGCTACAAGGCCCACGTCGACCTTCCGCGACACTTGGGTCGGGTCGAGACCGTTAATCGTCACAGACCCCGCAGAATAGCCGCCTGCGAGTATCTGTGACCCAGTCACGACCGCTAAACCGGTTCCGCGGATGCCTTCGACCATGTGACCGACCAGAAGATTCCCGTAACCGGTCACGTTCTTGACGACCTGCGAACCAGCCTGCCCGCCCGTACGATCCCAAGGCAGCTCGATGTCGAGGATGACCTTGCTCTGACAGTAGCCCTCGGCGTCTGGAGACGCGCACCCGCTTACCACGAGCGGAGAGCCGTCGGCGGCCTTGATGCCCGTGACGGACGCCTGGGCGGTCTTGGAGACCATCCGCGTGAACCAGAGCGTCAGACGCCGGTAGATCGACGCACACGGCGCGGGACGACCGGGCGCAGTGGTCCCGGACGAGGACGACGCGACCGGCGTGGACACTGAGCTGGAGATACAGGTGTCTTGCTCCCACGGAACGTCGGAATCGCAGCTGGTCATCCACCAGATACCGTTGCTGTCGATCAGAACGTGGTCCGGCGAGACCCCTGTGCCATTCAGATCCAGGTGAGCCCCGGACAGCGGCTGCGGGGGCCAGACGGCCGCAAGCAACGAGTTGCGGGTCCAGTTGTAGCCGAAGTACGCCCCGACCGGAGCTGTGTTGCCGAAGATCGGGTCAGCAGCCTCCAGCCAGCCCTCGCGCTCTGAGTCCCCGTGGACGATGTCGACTCGGCCGCTCTCCAGGCAGATCACCGTTCCGGCGGCTTCGGGCAGCAAGTCGAACTTGTAGTGAATGTGGTCTTCCAGCACCTCGCGGGGCGTCGGGTTGACGATCAAGCCGTCTTCGGTGACCTGCGCTACGTAGACCGCCGCTGCCGGGCGCGCTGATACCAGGCGGCCCTGGTCAACGGCGCTCAGCCAGTAGTGCCCCTCGGGCAGATCCGTGCCGCTGGCGTCCTGAACCGTCAGACCCTTGTACCGCCCGCGGATCAGGATATCGGCTGCCACGGCGCTCAGCTTGCGCGCTACGACGCCTATCACGTAGCCCGAGTCTGCCAGCTTGAGCATGCCGTTGACGTCGTCGGTCGTGCTGGCGAGCGCGGGCTTGAACTGCTGGTCCGTTTCGTCGTAGTAGACTGCCATATCGGCGCTGACTGCGGACGAGATCGCCTGGCTGAACAGGATCAACCCCTCGCCGATAGCCGAAGCGTCCAGGCGGTCCTTCAGATACTGCGTACGCTCAGCAAGCTGCGTAACCGGCAGACCAACCGTCTGCTCGTTTACGTCATCGCCGTTGCGAATCATGCTGATGTTTTCACGCCAAGTCGATGCCATGGCTTATCTCACTAGGTCCACGAGTGCGCGAAGATAACCGTCCACCGCAAACCGAAACCACCAGTAGCCGGTACAACCAGCGGGGCTCCCGGTGCCCAGGCGGCGTAGACCATGTCCTGGGTGTTGTCGTCCCAGTCCGGCGCGACGACCAGCGCCGCCATCTCGACGGCGTCGCCCGCGTTGAAAACCAGGCTGTTGGCCTCGCCGACATCCCCCGAAGCCGCGATCCCGGAGAAGACTATCTGGTTCGAGTTGTAGAGACCCGGATGCGCTACTTCCGTTGCGCTGGTAATGCCCTCACCCAGCCTTGTCCGAACGAAATCCAGCCCGGCCCCGAGATTGAGGAACTGAGCTGCCGTGATCTCGCGGCTGGCGACGCTGCGCCCGGTACCCGCTCCGCCGTCCTCGAACTGGAAGTACATCCCGTTGATGCCGACGCTCAACTCGCCGGACATGATCTTGCCCAACGCGTCGAAGCCTTCGTACTGCACCGTATTGTGCTCGCGCAGCAAAATGCGCTCACGACCGTGCTCGTCGATAGTGAACGCCTCGATCCGGCCGAGCACCAGTGGAGGTCGTGCGATCAAGTTCATAGCTGCATCCCTAATCACAATTCACTGCCGGATAGAAGACCGTCGGCTCCAGATCACCGAGGTATCCGTACAGCTCCGTAGCCGGGTCAATCACATCCTCGGTTGCCAAAGCATCCGCAACAGCCACCGCACACCCGGACGCGAACGATGACGATGACGACGACGTATTGTCGCCACACGCCGTTACGTCGGTGTGAACGCTGTCCGTTGTCTCAGCTTCAGCCTCTACCAGGAAGATGATTGCTTTGCCAGGCAGCAACGTGCTGCGCAGCAGCTCCAGCAATTCAAGTCCCAACGCGTCTTTACCGAAGCGCGTATAACGCAGGTATACCACAAGAGTGTTGTTGCGCAGAAAATGTTCGATGACCCAGCCCGCCGGGTTCACGTACGCCGGTGTGATTCCCAGCTGCTCCAGCCACGTCCGCCCGGCAGTAACGCCGTTGGCGTGTGCAGTAGACCAGAATAGAGCCACATCTTCGTCAGCGCCGTCCAACGGCACGACTTTCGCATGCACCCGCCCGCCGCTGTCGACCGTCGCGGTATCGATGCTGCCAAGCTGGTTGCGGAAACCAAGCGATCCGTAGTAGCCGCTCCCGAGCAGCGCTCGGTTGATAGGCAAGGCCGTCAGCAACGGCATTTCGTTCACAGGCGGCTTGATCTTCGACGGTGAGCGTTGCCTGCTGTAGACCCGCTGCCGCGCGCCCGAAGATGACGACGACTCGCCGGGAGTGTAGCGCGTTACGATTTGTCCCGTGTCGTCGACTCGAACTGCCTGTAGCAGCGCTACGATGTCGTCGTAATTGGCCAAGTCGAACACGCTGACCGTGTCGACCAGCGCTTGCCCCGCGTAAACCGTCTGTCCGATAGAGACGTTGGCCTGGCTCTGAGCCGGGTAGATGTAGCAGTGCTGATCGGTGCAGACGACGGTCTTGTAAGCGTAGCCCAAGACGCCCTCGACAACTTCCGAGGTCTCGCGCACCATCGGGATACCTACGATAGCAGCTAGTGCCCAATCGAGGTCCCGCGCACTCAACCCGCCCACGAATCCGTTCCATAGCGAGTTAATCAGATTCGCGTAGCTCTCCGAGCTGGCCAGCTTGCGCCGAATGACGTAACCGTAATGCTCGTAGAGGTACTCCCAGTCCTCGTGCGAGTTGAACGCCCACAGCACAACCTCGCGGTCGGTGACGTTGCCACGGTCGTCCAAGATGCTGGTCACGGTAAGTCGCGCGTCGTTGAACGGATCGTCCCGCAGATAGATCGAACCGTCTTCGACAAAAAAGTCGCTGCCGTTTACCCAAGCCAGCGTGGGATCGAGCATCCGGTTCAGAAGCACGCCGATGTGCTTGATATCTGTTAGATCCGCGGTGTGAAACTGATTGCCGACAGGGACGCCGTAGCGGTAGCTGCCGTCGTAGTACGCCCCGTCGCCGTACTTCAGCACCGCTGCCCGGCCAGTATCGATCTCGCTTTCCTTGATAACCAGCGCGTGCCAGATCCGGCGGTGAAAGATCGGGCACGAGAAACGACTAACGCAGGCGACAGCTTCCAGGTAGTCCAGATACGCCTGCAGAAATTGCTGCGAGTTGGCCCGCTCCAGCCCCAGCAGCTGCCCGCGATCCTCGAAGTGCCGCGACCAGAACGAACCCAGCGCCGCGACGATCGGCCAGCCAGTCGACATGTCTCCGCGGGGATGCTTCGGCAGAAACGTGTTGCCCGACAGCGTGTACCCGGTCGGGGTCACCAGCAGAGTATCGTCCCTTTCCCGTGGAGGAAGCACAGTTTGCTCCTCGGGATCATGGGGGCCGTCCCACTGGAAAATGTCGTCGAGTGCGTCTCCCATTTATACCTCGGGCGTCTGCAGTTCGCTTACGCTGACGTCAACGTTACTGGTGCGCAGGAAAAAGCCGACGGTACGTGCCGATACCGAAGGATCACTTAGGTTGTCCGGTACACGTAACTCGTCGGTGCCGGTGATGTTTTGCGTCGTCCCGTCCGGCATGTAGATCGTGGCGACCAGCGTCAACGGCAAATCTAACACCGCGTCACTGGTTAATTGGCCTTGAGCAGCGTCGATAACTACCGAACCAGGCAAATGACCCACGTCGAAGCCCAACGCGTTCACCGCATTCACCACGGCGTTCTTGACCGCATCGGTATCTACCTCACCCGTGTTGCGAGCCTCGATCTTGATACCCACGCTGCATATCGCCGGAATCGGCGCGCGAACCAGGTAGTCCGTCGCTGGGCCACGCCGGTCCCGGGCGTTGACGAAGTCCTGGATATCGGCGATCTCCGGCATCTTCAACAAGTAAAGCTGATAGGTAGCAGTTTGCCCGGCTGTCAGCGTTGACTGCCCGTCCGTGAACTGCATCACCAGCGTGCGGTAGCGCGTGAAAGCCGCTTCGCTGGCAGTCTCCAGGTCCGGGACGAACTCGTCGCCGGTTTGAGTGGCGTTGTACGACCAGACCTTGCTGAGGATAGCCAGAGAATCGAGCAACGTCGGTTCGCTCTCGCCCTGCAACTGAAACGGCGTGGCTCCCGCGCGATAAACCGCCAGCGCATCGTAGACCCCGGCCGCCACATCCCGATCGAGCGCGATAGTCAGCGTCTTGACAGCCACATCCGTCATCGTGGCAGTAACGTTGACCAGCACGCGCTCCGGCGAAAGTGCCGTGCGAGCGTAGATGTCGGCTTTCCCACCCATGCTCATCTCGAACAAGTTGTGCTTGTCCCGCAGCATTTCGGAATCGGCGAAACCGATGATTGAAACAGCCGACAGGTCAGCAAAATTCTCGCGCAGCAAAGCCTCGATGTGCGAGCGTCCGCTCAAGACCCGCGGGGACAGTCCGCTCTGCGCCCGCGCAGCCAACGTGGCATTGTCCTCAGTGGCTCGTCCACCAGAGAAATCACCTGCAGCGATCGCGTCCACCAGCCGCGGAATGGTTGCCGTAGTCGTGAAGCGCGTGCCTGCGGCGACGTTGTACTCGGTGCCCGTTGCTACAGCTTCCACATCGATCAGGAATTCGTAGTTGCCGTCATTGCGCGCCGTGATCAAGCGCGAGCCGGTGTTTATCACGTTGTTGGCAGCAGTCACGCCGACGAACGACTGAGTCGCAGTGAACTCCAACCCGTTGGCAGTGAAGGTTGCGCCGGAGTCTACCGGCGTCACCACCTGGTCCGTGACGATGATCCTGATTTGCCCAGTTGCCTCAGCACCAGTGTCACGCGTAAGCAACAGATTGCTCAACACGGACGTCACGATATCGTCCGTCGCCAACGCCGGGTTCTGAGAGATGTCGTAGAGGCTCATGGACCGCCGCAGCTCGTCCATATTGGCTTCGTTGAGCGCGTGGAACATCGCCGCCGGACGGATCAGCAACTCGCGCAAAACCCGCCCGCGCGCCAGGTCCATGCTAGGGAACTCGTCCTGCAGCATCTGCACCAAGGCCAACTCGGCCTGAGTGACGTCCGCTTCGGTTAGATTCGACAAACTCAGCATAGTTCTACCTGATCGCCAGTGTGACCGGAACGGTAATCTCGCGCGTCTCTCCGGCCAAGGTCTGTATCTGAATCACCAATGACAGTTGCGTCGGGTCCGGCGAAGCAAACGACACCAGCTCGATTTCGCTCAGCACTTCATCGTCACTGTCCTTGGTCTCCCGGTAGCGCTCTTGCTGCTCCAGGACAGCTTCAGCAGCTTCGCGGAACGCCAATAGCACCTGGTTGTTGATCATGTTCGACAACCGGACTCGGGTGACGAAGCGCGAACCGAAGTCCGGGTCGTGTTCCCGGCTGCCTTTTTCCGTCAGAAACAACGTCAGAAACGTCTGCGCTGCTTTCTGGATGCCGGTAATCACGGCTCCGCCGTAGTCGGCTCCCCAACCCGTGGCAATCTGCCGCATGCCAGACACCTGCGCGCCTTGCATAGTAAACAGGTCGACGAATCGCCCAGTGTAATCAGTCGTTACCGTTGCCATTACCACCACCGGAACCATTGCCGCCTGCTACTCGGCTCAGTTGATATTCCACGTAAGTCAGCAGGCTCGACTGCACCATCCCGTGTACTGAGCCTCCGTGCCGCTTGGCTGTGGCCTCGTGAGCCAACCTTCGTATCCGCGTGCGGTGCCGCGCCAGGAAGTCACGCTCCAGTCCAGACAGCACGTCGCTCTGGTTGGACGCGAGCGCCAGGTCTTGCTTGATCGGCCCGTCGCCATCGTTACCACCTTCGCCGGTAATCGCCTGGACGTACGCTTCCTCGGCCTCGGAACGATCGAACAAGTCGTGGATGCCGTCGAAGTCGAATTTGCCGGGCTTGTCGCTTGCCGCAGCGCCCTCGGCTTTCTCCAACAGCATCCAGGGCAACTGGTCTTGCCCACGCAAGCCTTGGCCGACCAATTTACACTGCGCCTTCAGCTCATCCATGCGCTCTTGAAATCGCTTGATTACTGCTCCCATGCCGACACCTCCGTCCCGGCCAGCAACTTCTGCTGAATGCGCGCGGTACGCTGCGTAATCGCCGACGGGCTCATGTCCAGCCGCCGAGCGATCTCGACGTTCCGCAGCACCGGTTGCTCGTTGCGCCCCAGCTTCCAGTCGAGAATGCGTCGATCGATCGGAGCGAGATCGTGGTAGACATAGTTCAGCCAAATCTCCTGCGGGTCCACCTGGCTCACCACAGGATCGGGAAGCGAACTGCCTACGGGCGCGTCGAGACTGATCACCGGGTTGGCGTAAGCACGGATCTTGCCGAGGCGCGTGGGACTAAGCCCCATCCGGTCAGATAGCTCAGCATCGGAGGGATCACGACCCAGTTCCTCGTACATTTGGCTCGAAGTGCGCTCCATGTCGTGCAATTGCCGCAGCCGTCGCTCGGACATCTTCATCGGCGTGACCGCCTGCTGCGTGTAGCGTCTCAAGGGCTGCAGCTGGAGCATGACGTGCGATTCCAGCTTGGTGCCGCGCGCCGCGTCGTAACCACGCACGGCTTTGATCGCCAGAGTCTTGGCTCGGCCACGAGTAATAGGAGAGATATTACCGCTCGCGTAGGTAGTCAACGCCGAGTCGATTGTCGGGCGCAAATGATCCAATACCCGACGTAGATTCGGCTGCGTGGGGCTAGCTGACCACACGCTGTACGGATCTTTGAGCTGATCCGGCGCTTTGACGAGATTGTCGGCTTTAGGCAACTTCATGCTGACCCGGCTCAGGAACAAAGGTACTCGCGACCGACGCGGCATTCGCGCCGCCGCTAACCATTTGAAGGCGCTGAAGCACCGTACCGACCCAGCGCTCTCCAGCACTACTTTTGTACAGCGGATGACCGCTTGTGCCGTAGAGCTTTTCGCCCTCGCGACGAATGTGACTTAACGTCAAACTCGTCGACGCGCTGGCATTTACCGCGTCGATCTGAAAGCGGACCGACGTCACCATCGCGTACAGATACCCGAAGTCAGCCGGGTCATCGTAGAGTTTACCGTCGATATCTTCGATCCTCACAATCGAGCCCGGCGCGATGTCGAAGCGCAGCTTGCCAGTCAGCTCCCCGGTACGCGGCAGAAACTGATGTACCCAGTACCACCACTTCGCGTAAGCGTCGCCCAGCCGCTTAGCCAGCGCCGCGTCTCGCTTCGGCTCGGCGTCCCTCGCCGCGGGCTCAGCAGTTTCGTCCTCGGCTTCCGGCCCCTCTTCGACGTCGCGCATCGAGTTATTCATACCATCGATACTCAGCCGCGCGTTCAACGCGGCTTCCATCGACTTGTCCATCACCCAGTCCGGCGCTTCCACGAACTGCACCATGCCTCTGGCCGCGCGTGCGCGCACGTCGTCCGGTAGAGACTCGTCTTGATCGGCTAAGTAGCATCCCGAGCTGGTCAGGAATTCGTAATCCTGCACGACGTTCTCGTCCGCCGAACGCAGCGGGCATGAGAAGTGCCCGCTAACCGACACTCCGCGCCACACGCGGAACAGCGCTTCGCTCGGCTTGAACGTGTGATACTCGCTGGCCTTGATAGTAACGTGGCGCGGCGAGATCTCTCCCGCCAAACACGGCGAGATCGGCGCGCAGACCGCAGTGTCTACCGTTGGAACGATAGAGAACTGAAACAGGTGCGCTACCTCCAGTAACTTGTCCCACAGCGTCGAGGTGCCCAGCGAGCCGTTGTAAAGACGCTTAGAAGTAGCTTGCGAAATCGACCCACGTAGAGCTAAGTCTAGCGCCTCCACCATCTCCATCTTCGGTACGTCGACCAACGCGCTGATATCGAACGCCCCAGCCGCGCTGCCGTCGGCCAACCGGGGCAAAGCTGTATCGTTCGTAGCACGACGATCCGTCCGCAGCTCCGGTGGCCCGCACGCTAGCTGAGTCAGGATCGAACCGCCGGTGCAGATCTCGACGAACTTGGGCTTGAGCGCCGCAATCCACAAGTCTTCGCCCATCTTCTTCAAAAGCGGGTCTTCAGGATCGCGTCCGCTACTAGCCAGGTTGCCAGTTACCGCGGGGAGTTTCAATGCTACCGGCGCGCCGGTTACCACGTCGTCGCTAAGCGCGCTGCTGGCGTCCAGGTCGATCAGCCAGTGCGTAGCGTGTACCACGACGCTGATCGTGCCCAGCGAGCGAACCGTACTGGTTCCCGTTACCAGCCCATTGAAGACCTTGAACGGCGCGGTAGGCCAGCTCACCCCGGGCGCGAACTCGCCTTCCAGCTGCACCCAGGCCTCGATGACTTTGAACTGCTTCAGGCTCTCGGCCAGCGCCCTGGCCCGCTGGACGTTTTCCTCGGATGCTTCATCAGCAGGCTTACCAACCGGGATGACCATCTGCGCCCACGGAAACGAGTTCAGCATGAACGAACCCTGAATCGCCGACAGTGGCAACTTCTCCGCAGCGGAATCATCGTCCTGGCCCAGTATCACGTAGCCCGTGACCCTGGTATGGACCGTAGTAGCTTCAGCTTGTCCCGTTACCGAAGGCATCGTCAGATATCACTCTAGTTCGCTAAGCAGTTCCAATAGGCGACCGCTGCGACCCATTTCCCTGGGAGGAACCAGACGGGCTAGATAGCGTCGCCGCGCGGGCTCCTAGCGCAGAGCGCCAAATATCGTGGATGCGGCAGATCATCGCCAGCACTAGCCCAGCGACGCGATCCGGTAGCTGGCTCTGCCGCCACAGTCCGTATAACGTGAGATAGGGCTCCACCGCTTCCCGGCCGAATAACGTGTGCGCGTGTCCCTGCAACTGATCGCACGTCGCGATCTTGGCAGACAAATCCAGCACGGGACGAGCCAACGTCGACAACGTCATGGTACCAGTCCAGTCAGACGAAACCGCGCTGCCGAAAAACATCCGCAACTTCATATCGGTGTCGGGAAGCGCGATGTCTTTCGACAGATTCGCGCTCTCGTACACGTTGCGCTCCGTGATATTTTGCGTCCGCAAATTGGTGACCGTAACCACTCCGCTTGACCAGCTCAGGTGGTAGTTAACCGCCATGATGCCGACCTTCTCGTCGGCGGCTAGCGTGCCGAGAATGTCGACGGACTGCAAGTGAGTCAGCCCAGTAGCTACTGTCCAACTTAGCTGGTAAGCCGCATCAGCGAACGGGCCTGCAGCCATGGGGTCGTAGGTAATTCGACAATCTTCCGTCAGCAAATAACCACCGTAGTCGGTAGCGTGCACGACCCGCAGCAACCGGTCGATCACGAAATTGCGATAGGTATTATCCGGAGCAGTACCGAGCAGCGTCTCCCAGTAAGCTCGCAACCACACCGGTAACGACACAGCTCTGAACGGCTCGGGAATGTACTCTTCTCCCAGCGCGTGCAGCGATTGCCCACCACCCGAGCGGTTCAACAGCAACGTGCGTGAGTGGTTAACCATACAGAGTGCTCCTGGGTGCCGATTGACTCCTCCGAAATGCAGCTGGAAGCGTCTTGAGCAGCAGGTTGAAATTGTGCGCGCCCGAGGACGCATCAACTGTTGACAGCGCCATGCCAACGATGAAGCCGTTAATCACCTCGTTCGCGAAAGTTATTTGCACGCGCTGCACACGACGAGACACCCGATGCTCGCGGTAGAACTTTATCAACTCCTGGATGCCGTTCTTGTCGTCTTTACAGCGCCGCGGGAAAGCCAGACCGCTGATCTGCAAGTCCCCGATTTGATCGCCGAACGAATAGACGTAGATGACATTTTCCAAGCTCTGCTGGAACTGCGTGTTGGTGCGCTGCTCCGAGTTGATACGCGTGATAATCACGCCATCCACGAAAGTCTCGCCCTGTGGGGCCGGGTCCGTGAATACGAACAGGTTGGCTTGTCCCCGGATGTTCGGGAGCGTGAAGACTACCAGCGTCCCGGCGTTGATCGTATCTTCGTAGAACAAGTCCATCAGGCTACCTGTGTATTGCCAATCCACGTTGAACCAGGACCGCCGGGCATCACACGCTGGCTGGCCTCGCGCCCGCGGTTCACCGTGGGTCCGTTCACCTCGATCGTTACACCACTGCCGAGTTCCTCGCCGGTCTTGGCATCCTTGAAGGTCACGGTAATTGCGCCGTCGGCCGCCTCGCCCCCGCCCGCCGACTGCCCTTTCGTCCGTGCTTCCGTATCTGCCTTTTCCCGCTCCTTGGCTATCTCCACTGCTTGCTTAATCGCATCGGGACCCTTGCTAGACGCTGCGGCCATTTCACCTAGCGTCTTGAGCGTAGACGTTCCGCGGTCCAAGCCCTCGGTAGCAAGAACCATACGAGCGGTGTCAACTGTGACTTCCCCGTCCTCAAACAGCGGGCTCTCTCTCAGGGTTCGGCCCAGATCCGCCATCACGCGCTTCTGCCCGCGCTCGCCCAGCGTTGAAGTATCCGTATCGAGTCCACTGCGGATTTTCTGCAGCGCTTCCCACTGTTCAGACAGCTTGTACGTTTTTCGGAATTGCTCAGAACCAACCCGCTTCTTTTCGCGCGCGATATCCCGCGGGTCCATGTCCAGATACGCCCCGCTGGTAACAAGCGCGTGGTCGGTTGTCGACAGCGGTTTGATCCCAATCAGGCGCTCAGTATCGAAGCGGACATTGTCGTAACCGCTCTCCCGCAGGTCCTCTTGCAGCTCTTTCATTTGCTCGTCGGTCATGCTCGATTCTTCGTGGAAGGTCCCTAGAGCGCGGTCGTCGAGTCTGCCCTGCCAGAACTCAGTGAGTTCTTTCACCCGCTCCTCACGTTTCTCGGGGTCGGAAAGAAAGCGCTCGTCCAACATGACCAGCTGGCGGATAAGATCCTGTGGAGGTACCAGCTTCCCGCTAGCCCGATCGACTCCGTACAACAGATCGGTTGCGCCCAGCTCTAGGCCCTGCCACTCCGAAAGCGCATCCCGCCGTTCCTTCTCGGTTTTAGCCCCGACGAAACGAGCGCGTGCTGCTTGTATGCGATTGGACGTTTCTGCCGCGGCCGCTGGCGTACGGGTGCGCCCACGCGGCATCTCGGAACGCTCGGCCCGCCGCAACTGACGATAGAGCGGACCTACGTCAGCTAGCCCTTCCGTCGTGGCCTCTACAGCCAACATCTCTTCCTGAATTTCCTGAACTCGCGCAGTGTCACCGGCCGCCTTGGCCTCGTCTAGCTCAACCAGCTTGCCTTCCATCCAGCGGGCGTCGCTCCGGTACATGGCGGCCGATTGCTTGAAGCCCCGCGCGTCTCCGGGCGACATCGAGGCAGCGGCCAGATTCACCTGATCCGCTGTCCATTGCCCAGCGGCTCCCACAACCGTGCGAATGGCCCCGATGCGCTCGGCATCTCCAAGACTGCGGTCTGCGATCCGCGGCGCAGCCCGCAACACTTGCGGGTCCAACGTCCCCAGTATGGCCTGAATGGATTCAGTGCCGCCTACGCCTGCGTGTCGGTCCCAAAGCTCAGCTTGAGCGCGTGCATCAATTTCGAGTTGGCGTTGAATGCGCGCGGCTCCCGCGGTATCCCCGGACTCGCGCGCGACTTGCAGTAGTTGATGGTTCTCCGAAATGCGCTTCAACGCCTTCTCGTCGACTTGCTGGAGCAGTTCTTCGCTAGGCATAAACCCGAACGCCGTCATCATCACGTCGCCGACGTCGGTTTTCCCAGCTGCCAGCGCGCCCATCACGCGCTCGAAGGCTCCGCCGCGCGCCGTGACGTTGATATCAGCCAGCATCTCCTGTCCGGCAACCCCGACCGCGACAGTGTCCAGCATGGCGCGCTGCGCCTGGAGCTTCTCGTCGTTATAGATCTGGCCTAGCTCCTGCGTACTCTTGAAGCCCCGCCCAATGAGATGGCCCTGTATCTGGCGATCCATTTCCAGATTGCGGTACAGCGCCTCACCGTTCAGCCCAGAGACATCAACGCCCTGGTCACGCAGCCAGCGCATACGCTCGCCAGTCGTGCCGCGCGGAGAGTGGAAGTAAGACTGCGAGACCTTGTCCAGCACGTCTGGGACGCTCATGCCACTAGCAGCCGCCGTAGCTTGGATCTGCTTCACCATGCGGTCGTTGCTGCCTCCGGCTCTTTCAATGTAGCCGTAGAAGTCACCGACCGCAGTACCGATAGCTGACTGAGTCTCGACCATCTGCCCCCGCTGAATAGCTGCTAGCAACTCAGGACGCTGTTCTAGTTCTTCCTGCACCCCTACCATGCTCATCAACGCGGTGTACGACCGTGCGTGCCCGATACCCAGACCGCTCAGCTCGTCCTGCAACTCAGTTATGTTCCGTTCGTTCCAGCCCATCGCGTCTGCACGCTGCTGAACACGCTGGTAGATGGCTTGCTGCCCCGGCGATAGCGTCGTGCGGTCGATGTCTTGCAACAGCAACCCAGCCTGCACGCTGACTCGCGCGCCCTCCGACGTCGTCCCGCGAGTCAGCGTTTGCATTCGCAGATCGGCCTCGCGAGTGGGAGACAAGCGATGTCGAAAGGCCCCGGTCACCATGGTCTGCGAAGCCACCGTGGCCGCGTATGCCTCGGTTGCTACCCGCCCCCCTAGTAGCGGCGACAGGCCCATCTGGTCGTACATCGTCGCGCCGGTCTTGACGATCTCCATCATCGCGTCCATAGAGATGTTTGCTGTACGTGCCATCTCCTTGACGCGGTAGAGCAACTGCTGAATCTGGTTGGGGTCCATCTGTTGCATCGAGCCGCCGGTGAGCTGCTGCAGCTGGTCGATGATGCGCGGGATCGGCGCATCCGGTTTTCCCATGATCTCGCGCATAGTGCCGACGATGTCGGCATACGACTGCAGCTGACGGCCGACACTGAGAGTTTGCGCAGCCCCTCGCAAGGACTCGATAGAGCGATCCGAAAGTTGTTCGGCATCCATCCCGAGCTTCTCAGCAAAAGCACGCACTTCCCGCTGCGGCATCTCGGTCGTGATTAACCCCTTTCGGGTTAGCTCTCCGGCCATTTCACCGAGGTCGCCGAACTTCATCCCGCGTGCGCGTTGCGCGTCCCACTGGCCCTGCGGAGCGAAGAAGTCGAGCAGGCGGCGGATCATGCCCTGCGCGTCTTTGTCCTCCATGCCCAGGGCATAACGGTCACGCGTGGTGTCGCGCATGTTCTGAGTTGCTACAAACATCTGGCGAGCGAAATCTTGTGCCGAGCCGCCCGGCATCTGCTGGAAGAAACCCAGCCCGGTCATTAGCGGAGTGAACTGCTGCGCCAGCGTGTTGGCATGAGCAGCCGTAGCCGGACTGGTATACCCGAGCGCGGCTTTGAAGCCCTGTTCAATCGCCCGGGACAGCTGCTCCTCGTCCATTCGTGCGCCGATACCGACTGCGCCTTCCAGGCCGCGCTCGAACTCGCGCCCACGCATGACGTCCATAACGTTGACGCCAGTGGGCATGTACTGGTAACCCCGCCGGGCAGCGAGCTGCTCGAACATGCGCCCGCCCATCTGACCCAGCGGCCCCTGACCGAGCGACAAGTGATGCGGATTCGGTAGCTGCGGACCGAAAAACGACTGCCCCTGCATAAAACTGTAGCCAGGAGCCATTTGTTGCTGCTGGGGAAGTTGGCCGAACGCCGGACTAAACCCGGGCGTACCGAAGGACTGCTGCCCGAGAGCGGCCTGGAGAGCCTCAAGTGTCTGCTGATCCACCAGATTCATTCTGCGCTCGCTGTACCTTTATCTGCTCGAACCGCTTGATCATCTCGACGATACCGCGATCTGTCAGCCCTGTGTCTCCGATCTCGTTGGTACGCTCGTACAAGCGAGCCCGAGTCTCTTCGATCTTCTTGCGCCAGCTTTCGTCCCACGGATGCAACAAGCTGCCCAAGCGCTGGTACGTCAGCAAGGCCTCGTCGCGGCAGTTGTTGAACATCTGCCAGTCCACCCGGTCGAAATGCGGGCTGTAAACCAGTGGCTGCGCGCTGCTGGAATGGAACCCGATCATTGACATACCCAGTCTGACCGATTCCTCGCGCGACAGTTCCTGTAGGACCAGTGTCTCCTTTATCAAATAGCGCCGCGTTACCGGGCAGCCTTCCGCGGTATCGATCAGCCGACGGGCGGCAGCCCGAACTAAGAGTGAGCCCCATCGGCTGCTTTCCAAAAATCCGGTTCATGCGCTCGCGATGCGAACCAACCGTAGAGCCGCTCGAATTCCATCCATAACGCCGTCACGATGTTGTACAGCCCGGCGGCCTGCTCCCCGCCGAAGACCGCTTTGTCCAGTGCCTCTACGGGATGCAGTGTCTCGCTTGAGACCTGCTTGTCGTAATCTTGCAGCGCCTTGAACTCCTGCGTCCCGTCGTCATTCGTGATCTTGTGGATCGAAGCAGCAACGTGGTAGCGCTGCAACTGGGCTTGCATATCACCCATCCCGAGCAACTTCTCGTTCTTGAGCAATCCCCGCGTGTACTCCAACGCCATGTCCACTTCACGTTGGGTACGCGAACGCAGCGTTACCTTCGCGCTGCCGCCGAATAACGAGTAGGTCTTGAAGAAGCGGCCTTTGGCGCTCATCACATGGCGAATGAACGCCATCTTGTCTTCTTCCCCGAAGCGCGGATTCTGAAACGAATCGCGCTGATCCCACCCGCAGTGGTGACAACGCACCGGCTCTTTGGCTTTGCGCAACAGATCGCCGATGTCGATCGTAGCCGAAGCCATCGGCTCGGGCGGCGGACCAGGACCGATATCCTGCTCGCTGTCGCTGAACTCTGGAGCAGGCAACCCGCTCTCTTCGAGCTGCAGATCAGAGTCGACTTCGGCTGCAGGAGCGTGCTCGCCCTGAACATCGCGTACTGCGTCCTCGACGCCAGCCACCTTGTCCGGGGCCAGGTCTTCCAGCGACGTCACGCCGCCGAACCCGGACGGCATTTCCAGGGGCTTCGGTTTGAGCGCTTCCTCAGAGAGTTTTCCTTCGTCGGTAAGCAGTCCCTGGTGCTTGGCGACCGCACGCTCAAGCTCAGTCAGAGACTGATCGGCGCTGGTAAATCTGCCCTTTAACGAGGGCGCGGTCTCCAGCTGCTCTTGGGTAAATTCGTTCTCCGGCATCTGCGTCTAGCTCCTCTGCTGTACTGTCACGTTATAGCCTTCCTTGAAAGTCTTCCGCGTAGTCTTGCCCAGTTCAGGTTCATCCTCATCGTCCTCAATCTGCGTGCGTGCATCGGACACGCCCATCGTGAAATCGAACAGCTTGTTCTCAAGTGTAACGAACGCGTCTTCCTCTTCCCAAATCTCGAAGCCGGGATAAGGCATCGTCTCCTGGCCAACGCTGGGAGCGAGCAAGGGAACCTCGACCCAGGGCGTCGTCTTGCTGAACAGCTTGCGATTCATCTCCTGCCAGCGAGCCTCGTACCATACGAAATTCTGATCTGTGCCGTACTGCTCGGGCGTGCGGAAACTGAAGACCGCGTCGCTGATTAGCATCTCGCCAGCGAGCTGGCTCGTCGCGTCGTACAGCTCCGTGGTCAGCACTTCCACCAGCGCGTTATCTGCCGCGCGCTCAGCCTCCAGCACGCGCTGAGTGATGAGCTGCATGGAATCCAAATGCTCTTTGGCTCGCGTCGGATGCTCCTCGATCACCGGGAAAGTCCCGTCGCTGGGAGCCCCCATCGGTACCGTTGCCCGGTCCTCGGTAACCTGGTATAGCAACCCGCCCGTGAACACCCCGCTGCCCCTGACCAGCAAGCTGTTCTGCAAAACGAGCATCCCGCCGCCCTGGATAGTGCTACCAATCTCAGCAGATCCCGCCGTGAGAAAATCCCTCGCAACGAACAGCGTCCCCAGGACAGAGAACACCGTATTTTCTTGTTCCTCGTGCCCGAAAGAGAAAACGTTGGCACCGAAAGTCATGGATTGCAAAGCACGCCCGCCGAGCACAAACGCATGCTTCCGCAAGTCGAGCGAAGCGGTATCGTCGTTCTCGCCGGTTGAACCAATGATTGCCTGCAGCCGGTTCTGCGCGCGCAACGTGATGTCCTGCCCGTGCACGAAAGCCAGGCCGAGCCCACCCCCGGCGTCGACGTGAATCTGTCCGGAACTCCTGTCTTGCTCACGAGTTCCGGCGCGCAGGTACGTGTGCTTGCTCATGCTGATGACGTTCGAGGCCAGAGCCTTGATCAACACGCCGCGGCTCTCGACGTTTTCGCCCAACTGTGACCAGTCGGGCTCCTCGGATTCGCCAGCAGCCGGATCGAACTGCGACTCGATCAACACGCCCTTGTCGACCGCGACCATCATCAGATTGCCCTGAGCCTTGATGCGCACGTCCCCCTGACTCGCGGATAGATCCGCTGAGTTACCTGCTTTCAGGATCAGATCGTGCGGTGCCCAGGCCTGGACGTTGCGGCCGGGCTGTAGCACAACATCGTTACGCGCAGACAGGAAGATGTTGCCGCCTTCCATCCGGATCTGGCTGCCGTAGGCGTCCTCCAGCACGATGCTGCCATCGTCCTCGATGGCAAAGCTGGCCTTGCCGGAGAAGTACTGTGTGCTACCGCGGTGGTCGACCTGCAACGTAACCTTCTTTGGCAACGGCATCCAGAACGGCAGGTCCTGTACCTCGGTTACCGGGTCATAGATCGCCTTGCTGAGCCCGAACTGCTCGACTGCTTCACGCTCCTCGGGCAATAGCCAGTCTTTCTCGTGGCGAATGAAGCCGATGTTGTCGTAGTAGCCGTAGAGCAACGCATGCCGCTCGTACGCCATCAGCGCGCGCAGCCCAGCCTGGTCATCCGGCAGCGTAGGATCGTGCTTCGTGTGTAGCTTCTCGCCGTCGCCCAGCACCCCGGCGGCCTTGTAGTTCTTTTTGCTGTCGCCAAGCGGGTCCTCCGGCAGGATCAGCTCCTTCGGCACCGGGATCGCCACTGTCTTCTCGATCAGTATGCCCTTGGCGCTACGCAGCCGGATGCGCCCGTCGGTATGAATGCCGGTCTCGGCGACGCCCGGGAAAACTGTCTCGTTCTGTAATTGCTCAACCTGCGTCTCGCCGCTAGCCTCCCCGCGCACCGGCAGCGCAATGATGACGCGCTCCAGATCGCCGAGATAGCCGCGGAAGCGCTGCGCTCGCCAGATCCCCATCTGGTCGTCTTCGATCGGCTCGCGCCCCGCGCGCCCCGGCGTACCGTTCCAGCTATCGGCTGCGTGCTTGGTGAAGTCTTCGCTGGAGCCGAAAACTCCCACGGTCTCCCAGGGCAAATGCCCATAACGAAAGACTTCGGACCACTCGCCTTCGTCGTTGAGCGCCCGCAGATCACTAGCCGCAGTTTGAATCTCCAAGTTGTAGCCGGTCAGGCGCAGCAGATTATCGAGCCAGAAAGCCTCGATCCCGCAGAAATGACTGGCCCGCAGCCACGCCATCAAACGACCGATGCCGTAACCGACTCCGAGGTCGTTGATGTACCCGCAGTCGCCGGGTAACTCATCGCAAGGGCTACCTGCGGAGAAATTGATGTCTCCGGAGATGCCGTTAACGCGCTCCAGAGAACCGCTGTGCACTCGATCGAAACCAATTCCGCTGCGGCAAGCAGGCACGAGCCAGTCGGGCACTCGGTTGAACTCCGACGAAGTGATCCATTCCGGGATACTACCCAGCACGTAGCAATACGGCACACCGTTCGGCTGGTAACAGATCACCTTGGTATGCGCCGGGTAGCAACTGCCGATCTGGCGCGGGCCAATAACACTGTTGCCCGCGCGTGACATGGGCACGCCGATAACGACGGTGTTGTTTGCCGCAGCAACCTTCATGATCCCGAAGTGCGCGATGTTGTCGACAACTTCGGAGATGAAGAACGCGTCGCTCAGCAGCTTGACCGGTGGATCAGGTCGGCGGTCTTGCGCCTCGGCCGCGACGCCCAGAGGCTGGTCCTCGAAGAACGATGGCATGGCTGACCCTTAATCAAAGCGGCGACAGCGGGTCACCCACGCTGTCGCCGCTGCTGTTCAACGCGCTGGCGATTTTCGGGTTAGGTGGTTCCCGAGGTTCGCCCGCCGCTGGCAGCGCTCGCGAAGATAAGCGCCATGTTGTTGTTCACGATGTAGTCGGCCACGGCAATCGACATCGCAGTCGAGATCAACACCGGCTGGCTGAACGAAATCGATCCGCCCTGTTTCTGGCAGATGCCCTGCTCGTTCTCGCGGCCCTGAATCTCTATCGTGATGTTCTTGCCTTCCGCTGCTGTGCAGGGATCGCCGTACTTCTGGAGGAACGTGATGAGATTGTCCAGGTCGGTGACTACGTTGGACAACGTCATCTGGCCCTGCGGGCGGCTGGCGACGTACGCCTGAAAGTCCGCGTTCTCCAGGTCGAATAACCGGGTGACGTTCTGAGCGTAGTTGAAGTTCAGGTTCTGGACCAACATGAAAGACTGGTCCTGACCTGCAATCACGATCTGGAACGCGTCCGAGCTATACGCCTGCCCGATGACCTGGGGTCTGCGCCCCAGAATGTCGAGAGTGGCATCAGCCATGGGTGAGTCTCCTTAACGTAAGTCACTGTTAGACAATCAGCTTGAGTTCGATGACATTCGCCGGGTACGGAATCGTAATCGAGAGCACCGCGACCACCTGGTCGAGGTTAACAACGTGCTGGCGCAGCTCGACGATCTCCGCCGTAAGCAACTGCCCGCCCAGCGTTGGTGTCGAGCCGTTGGCCTTGAGGTAATCCACCGTCGACAGAATCTGCCGCCGGAGCTGAGCCAGGAAGCGCGGCGTGATATTCGACCGCCCGATGTACGGCTTGAGCTGGTTCAGGAAAACGTAGCTGACGGCGTCGACATTCTTGACTACCATCAGTTCCTTGCAGTTCAGGTCCGTAGTGCAGGTCGATACCTCGTGCCGCGTGAAGATCTCCCCGGTATTCGGGTCCTGATCGATGATCCAGATGCCAGCTTCCGCCATCGTGTTCAACTGCGACTCACCGAAGTACTCAGTAGTGCGCGTCACGGCGGTGAAGCCTTCGATGGCGATGTTGGTCAGGCCTTGCTGCGGAACGACACCCGAGACCAGCCCAGCGATCGCTGCGCAAGCGTAGATACCCGAGATCTGTACACCCGCGGCATCCTCGATCACGTCCGGCCAAACGTAGTAGACCCGGCGAGCCGCGAAAGCTCCGCCCAGGATGCCGAACGCCGCAGCTTCCTCGTTCTTGGTCTGCGACTTCTGGATCGAGAACAACTTGGCGATATTGACCCCTGCGCTTGGACCAGATACCAGCCGCAACCGCTGATTCGAGATCACCGCGTCGATGACGTAATCGTCGTAGGCCAGCCCACCAAAGCCGTCACCCACGTAGTTGGTGCGGAACAGGTCACCAGCGCGCACTGCCATGTCGACGAACCCACCACCGGCCGGATAAGCCGTCGGGTCCCAATTGACGATGGTGTACTGCGTACCAGTGGTATCCACGTCGTCGTCGACGGTGGCGAGCAGATCGTCGGCCTCGTACGTGTTGTCGCCGCCAATCGGGTAGATCTCGTCCTCGCCGATCAGCGGAGTGATCGCCGACGAATCGCCGTTGAGGAAACAGATTCGCCACTGGCCCTTGGTCTCGGTGGACATCTCGTCCACGTGCCCTGCCACCAGCTGTTGAATCGTGGCCGTACGGGTCATCGGCACGACGGTGTAGATATCGCGTCGCCCGGTGGCCTTGTCGAGCACGGCGCTGTACCCCTCCAGATCGTTGGTGGGCACTGCCATGTACTTCACGTCGGTGCCGTTGGCGTTCCGTAGCGCGTGCCAAACGCCAAGCGCCAGCGGGTTGTCCGTGCTGATCTCACCCAGCAACGTAGTCACATCCGAGATGTTCTCGATGCTGCTGATGTCGCTGGCGTAGGTCTGCAGCAACGCGCGGTACGTGACGTAGACCAAGCTGTAGAGCCCATCGGTGTCGGCGTCCAGCGTGAGCGCCACGCTATCGCCGTCTTCGTCGACGAAATCGGCATCGTAGACTTGCGCGCCGCTCTCGATGATGATTTCCGTCGCGGACTGAGTCCAGTTGACTGCCGGAGGAGCGGGGAAGTTCTCGCGCGGCAACGTAAGCTGCCGCGTGACGTAGAGATTGAGATTGAGATCCGCGGCGGCGTAGAGCGAAGACGAGGAAATCGGCCCCTCCCCGCCGACGCCGGTTTCGTGCCCTCGGAGCGCCGCTGGCAAGTTGTCGGCCAGCACCAGCGTCTTGTAGCCCTCTTCGGAGCGTCCCGTGCAGGCAAGATAGAACTTGGCCCCCTTGTAGAGGCCGTCGCCTGCCGCGGTAAAGTCCGCAAAGGTGATCTTCACGCCCTTGGTGCCGATCGAGAACTGGGTGTCCTCGGTCACAATGTGCGGACCGGACACGTCCAAGCCGTTGGTTGTCGAGATCGAGACCTCGGCGACAGCGGTAGCTCCACCCTTGGTGACCTCGATGATGTAGGTCGTGTCGACGTCGCTATCGAAGTCACCCGCGCCCGCAAGGGCCGGAACGTCGTAGTCCTGGCGCACGACCACGATGAACTGGTCACCGACGTTCCACTCGCCGGAACCGCCCCAGTCGAACGTCGCGCCGCGCGAGCCGATCTCCTGGCCGGTAGCCGCGACTACCACGTCGTTCTCGTCATCCGTACCACTGGACGAAACAACGGAAGCCAATGCGCCGGTCTCGCTGGCGGAAGCTGTAGTAATCGTGACGGTGTAGATTTCCTCCGGGTAGCCAGCGACCAGCCCGTCGTAACCCGTCACCGAGTCGGCCGAGACCTCGCGCGAACCACCGCCGTCGCCGACGTTGGCAGCTACATCGTTACCCACCGCCAGATCCGCGAAGTTGTCGGTGTCGTGAGTAGCCGCTGCAGCAATCGTCGGGTCGGCGTAGTCAGGCAAGACAGCCGTGACTCGCGACCACACCTCGTGGATCGTGTCGTTGACGTTGGCAAACACCCGCGCGATATCGCCGACCGCCACGTCGCGGGCCGGTAGATCCGTCGACCGCGGATAGGTCGTTGCGTCAGCGGGATTGTCCGCGAAGTTGATGGCATCGGCACGAATCCGGTTGGGATAACCAGCTACGCCCTTAACCGTGTCAGCCCCGCCGCTGGCATTTTGGTAGTAGCGCAGCAGCGCGTCCTTGACATCGACCATGGTGAACGTTTGATCGACCACCGCGCCCGCCGTACGACCCGGCCAGCTGTAGGCCACGTCGTTATCAGGGTCGTATTGACCGAGATATCCTTCGTCGTCGGCATACCTCACCAGCTGGAAGTTCGGACCGATGATGAATGCCCGCAGCGGATTGGCGATGGCCGCAGGAGCTTGAGAAAACTCCTGGAACACTTTTACTTGAGGGACAACGTAGCTCATCGTTTATTCCGTCCTTCTAAATGTCCGTTCGCGTAACCAGCCGTTTCAGGAACGGGCTAGCCGACCAGACAGACCAGGCATCGACGTACGTGTAAGCAACCGTCACGGGCACCACGAACTTCTCCGAGGATTCTTCGACCTTGGATAGCGCGCCGATCTCCGCGACACGAAATCGGTTGAAGCCGAACTCGGTCTGAATCGCTTGGGCGTACTGAATTAAACGAATCCATACTTCGGTACTCAGCAATTCGACCTCGGCCGGGTTCGTCGCGATCGCAAAGATCGTGTGGCTTCCTACCACTGCGATCTGTGCAACAGCCTCGTGGTCCGCCGGAATCCGGTCCGCGTCTATCCCGGCTACAAGCGCCTGCCCATCGGCCAGGGCCAGTTGTCGAGGCCGTAGCGCGTTGCGCTTGACCACGAGGGCCGGGCGTGCTTCGCTGCCTGCTGTCAACCAGCGCCACACCGGCACGATTAGAATTTTACTTGTGCGCGGATCATCGTCCCAAATATAGCCCTGTAATCGCGGGTCCTGGATTCCGCGAGTCGTCGAAAAATGGCGTGTCAACAAGCGTAGAACGACGCCTGTCAAGATGTGCGGCCGCAGCCCAGTCGAACACAGGCTGCTGACTTCGACATCAAGATTGTACGGCTCGTTGGCCATCAGCTACCCAAAGCCCCGTCGATCAGCGACTGCGACGGCTCGTGATCGGCCACCGATAACGTCGGTACCATCTGGTCTGGTTTCCCGGGCAGCTGCGCAGCACGCGCCGTATCAACCGCCGCTTGCAAATTGCGCAACTCCGGATGATTTTTCACTGCAGATTTCGACACGTCTAACGGTTCCGGTTTCTGGACCGGTTCAACGCCGCCGTCTTGCTGCCGTATGCCCCAGGGCATCGTTAACGTCTCCTATGACGAGCTGCTGCTGGCATCGCCGCTGGATTCCAGCGGAATGTCGTACTCGATCGCGTTTGGCTCGATCATCCGGATCTCAACCGCCCACACGAGCGGAGCGCCGCGCAGCGCTACTAGCTCGCGCTTCCGTTCAATCGACCAGCGCTCACCAGTCTCAAGATTCGCCCACACGTCCTTGGCTGTCAAAAACGGGCAAGCGACCGCGCGCACCGTCTGCATCTGATCGTTGACAACCCCGATGTTTTCCTTTCGCTCCGCGCGCACGGAGAGCCGGTCCTCCCCCAGGTAAAGCACACTGGGACTGTGGTAGCCGCCGACAAACCCGGTGCCGTAACACGTGGTGCAGTGCGAATCGGTGGGCATATCAGTGTTGTAGTCGGCACACGCGGTGCAAATCTCACCCCACTGCTTGCGCCCCAAGTAGATTCCGCGCGTGCCGCTGTAGCGCGCTAGCAGCAGGTACTCGCGCCGAACGACTTCACGGGCGACCAGGTAGTCGTGGCGGTTCCAGTTCCCCATCACCAGGTGCGGCGCGCTGTAGAAATCTCCCGAAGGCGTAGTGACTCGCACCCGGTAGACGCTGTGCGGCAACTTGCTGAAGCGCCGTTGCTCTGAGTCCGTCAGCGTGTTTTCGGAAGTCGGTCCGGCGATTTCCTCGAAGTCAGCGTCGGGGTGCTCGGCCCACTCCAGATAGAAAGTGTACGGACCCGCTACAACGAAGCGCCGCGAGTCCAGCCAGAAAGTGACCACCGAGCCACCGCGCGTGTGCGGCATGACAACGACGCGATCGAACACACCGTTGTGCTCGATGATCGGCAGCGGGTTACGGGTTATACCGTGTTCAAATGCCATCGTTATCAGGATCGGTCCAAGCCTGTTTGACCAAAGTGCGCCCTAGCTCGAAAGCAAAACTGTGCCCTCCCGATTTGACCACTGTCTGGATCTTGCGCGCGAACTTGCGGTCCTTGTCCTTCTCCTCTTCGGACAGTTCGTCGTACGGTACCCACAACTCCCGCCAGCGCTCGCGCCAAACAGGCTTGACCCGCCGCTGGATCTGCTTCGTCCACTCTGTCCAGGCGTCATGGACCTGCTCGGAAATGCGCTCCAGCAGTGGGCCTTTCTTTGCCATCAGTCGTTCCTCGCCCCTGTCAACGTCGTCCCCTCCCGTACGCGCTGGGACCAACCGAGCCGTACCCAGCTTCGATGTTGATCGAGACCTTCTTGCGCTCGGCCCACGCCATGAACTTGGTTTCCCCGACCTCGGCCGCCTTCGTGTACTCCTGGTACTTCTCCTGGTCGGCCACGCTGAGCCCGCCCGCGCTGTACTTCAGCGCGTTACGCCGATAACGATGAGCGATCATCTTCAACAGATGCGCAGCCGTGCCCGACATCCAGTTGGCCCGGAACGGAAAAGCATCGTAGGAGTAGCCGCCCACCGGCGGGTTCATCTCGTTGAACTGGTCCACCGTCCAGCGCATAGCGTGGATGATCTCGGCGTCGGTGAATTCCAGCTCGTCGAGCAGGTAGTTAGCGTCGGAGCACATGTCCATCAGCTCCATGCGCACCTCTGGGACCGTGATCGGCCCGCCGGTGTTGAGCGTGAAGTTGGTAGGCATGAACTCCAGATAGTGCATCTGGTTGAAGCGCAGAATGTCTCGGTAGAAAACCCCCACTGAAGCCACGAATATGCCGGGCGTTGCCGAGTGCTGTGGCTGGAACTGAAAGCGCACCGCACCAGTAGCGGCGTCCCGGATCTCGCCGGTCATCTCCAAGTCAACCAACGAGGCGTTTAGACAATGGCTGGCGGCGAGTCTGACTTGCAGCTCGCCGCCAGTTGCAGAGGAGGAACTCTCGTTCTCAAGCGCCTCCACAAGCTCTGTCAGGTCTTTGGGCTGTCCGTTCTCGTCGCGCAGCACCAAATCAACAAGCTGCTTTTGCCCCTGGGAGATACGGACTACTGGCGTATCCGCGCTGCAGGGACTGCGCTGATATTGTTCTTCGTCGAACGGCATCCCGCACCTCTATGTTGGCATCCAGGCAGAGGACGACGAATCAAACTGCATGACGTCACATGGAATGCGCACACCCAGCGGCTCGACGACGTCGTAGTTCTCCGGGGGGTCTCCGCAGACACGGACAGCTACACGCCCGGAGCTGATGTCAGCCTGCAACTGCGCGAGCTTGACCGGATGACCCAGGACCGCTTCCAGCAAGTTGCCGTTGAACCGCACCTGTTGGCGGCCAGGCAACGTAGTGCCCCAGCTGTCCAGTTGAGCAGACGGATACCACGGCAGGAACAGATCTTGCCCCGTGAGGTTGCGCACAACGGTGCGCGTGACGCCGTGGGATGGTTCCAGCTCTGCCATGCGACCAGCTTCTTATAAGCACGGGCACGGGCTCTGACCGAGCGCCGTGCCCGCGGATTTCAACCAATCCCAACCGAGCTACGCGGACGGGATGAACATCGAGGACGAGCTATTCCACGTGTCGCCGCACGGAGCCGTCGGGATTGCCGTTACCGCCAGCAGCCCTGCGTCCACCTGATCACGAAACAGCTTCAGGAGACGTCGAGCTTTGATGCCGGGATGGTTTGCAGCAAGCCACGCACCCACGGTGCCCGGAATAGAAAATCTCTCGCCGTGTTCAAGCACTCGGCCACCAAACTGCGATACGCGCAGTCGCCCGCCGCTCGTGTTGAGGATCGTGGATTCGGCGCAAGAATAATCAGCCATTGCTTACACTCCCTGTTTATCCGCCAGGCGGATTACTACCTCATCTTACTAACGTGAAGACGAGCTACTCCACACTGATGAGGACGAGTCATTCAACACTAACCCGCATGGAGCTGCCGGGATCTCGGTGACCTGCAGCAGACCAGCATCGAGCTGATCTCGCAGATGCGCCAGCATCCTCCGTCGCTTGATCCCCTTCCACTGCGTCGCAACCCAGTCGAATACGTTGCCTGGAATCCGGAAGGTACCACGAGCGAGTACGACCTTGCCCTCGAAGTTCGACAGGCGCAAAGTGCGCCCGCTCGTATTTGTGATCTCGGACTCGAAGCACGGCGCTGCCGCCGCGGCAGCCGGTAGTCCGGCAAAAGACGACGACGAGCCTTGTCTGCCTGCTAACGACGACGACGACGAGCTTGCCGCAACCGCTGACGATGACGATGACGGTTTCATGACCTTCGCTCCTATTCAGTGTGCTGCTCGGCGATGGCAACCGGACCAATGAAAGTTCCGGAACCGTCGTCTCCGACTGCGATCTTGTACCGCCCGGCAGGCAACCACGGGAACGCGTGAGCCTGCGAGCCGTCATGCGCAGCATTGTCCATCTTGACTGCTTCGATCAGACACCAGCGGTTCTGCGCAGCGACATCTACCGCGGGCGGGCAACTCCAGTTCGACGAACTGGAAGAATGCTCGGGCAAAGGCGGACCAGCGCACGCACGCTCGGACCACAGCCCGTCGATCCAGAGATAGATCACAGCTTCCTTCGGCAAAAACCCGCCAGGTAGCTCCATGATGTAAGCTACCAAGGTCTGCTGGCGTGCACGATCGGTCGGTGCCCCTTGAGCGTTCACCGTGGTATCGATGATCGCTGATTCCGGGATGTCTTCCGGATCGGTAATCAGCGCGTCCTGCTGATACAGCAGACGCCTGGGGGACAGGTACGACCAGTCCTGCGACTTTTTGCCAAAGCCTTGTCCGGACATTGTTGGTCTCGTTACGCTGCGATCTCTTCCGGAGCGACGTTCAGGCTAGCGAGCAAAGCGGCAGCCTTGAGCGCGCCTTCGCCGACTTCCAGCGATTCGGTAACCGCGGTGACCTGAGCTACGTCAGACGCCTGCTTCTCAGCCGCTTCGACATCTTCTCCAAACCGCTGACGCAGCAGAAGATTGGCGGTCTTGTGCAGGTTGGTCGATGCCGCGGACTGCTCCTGGGTCTGAGCGCTCTTGAGCAACAGGACGTTCTGCAGCCCCAACTGTAGCTCCTCGGGCGAGGAGAACGTGATGCCGCGCGCCTCGCACTGCTTGCAGAACGCCGGGATGTAGATCTCGTCGAACAGCGTTTCGCCCGCCTGCTCGACTACTTTGGAATCGACCGTATCCGGCATTGGTTCATCTCCTAGCAGAAGTCAGCAACGGGCCTTCGACCGTTCGAGCCGTCAGGCCCGCTGCACACTCGCTGCGTTCTGGTTACACGTAGACCGCGCGCCCGATGGCCGCGACGTTCGCGATAGCCGAACCGATGCTCTCGTACGCGAAGAATTCGAGCATGAATGCCTCACGTTTGATGTGCATAGTTGTGTCCTCTAGGACAAAGAATTTGCCCATGAACTTCGGCTCTGCGAAAAAGTACATCTGGTTATCAACGACCAGACGCGTCTTGATCGTGACGATCCAGCGGCAGTTGAGCAGGTTCCGCTCGGCAAAGCCCTGCCGCAGAATCTCCTCGGACAGCTCGCCACCGATTTCATCGTAGCCCCACTTCTGCACGTCCTTGATGGTGATGTTGTTCACCAGGACAGTCGCGGTCTCCAAGTGCGCCGGAGTACCGGGCAGAATCTTGAGGGCGTCGTTGACGGAATCGCGACTGATGCCACCAGCGATAGTCTGGTACTGCGCGACACCGGTCTCCGGCACAGCGACGTCCGGAGTTGCGCCGAGCAGCGTGTTGACCGTAGCGATGGCCTTACCGTCCTCTTCAGCGAGCATGTCCTTGACAGCGTTGTCGCTGAGGATCTGACGGATGTCCATGTCGTACGTCCGCAGCTCGCCGACGTCCTTCATGAACTTGGGGGTCACGATACGGTCGAACATGACACGGAACCGGGGCGCGCGGATGTAGCGCGCGAACGGCTGCGTGGCGTACGGAATCGACGCGGCGGCTGGGGAGTTGGGCTCCTTGTCCAGCACGATGACCGGCTTGTCCGTGTCGACCTGACGATCAAGATCGTCGTTGGAAACTGGAACAGGCGGAAGAATCTTCCGCCAAAAGCCGTCTTCACGCATCTTCACGCGGATGAATGCGTTGACGGCGTCCTCGGCGTTCTTCACGATCGCGGGATTAGTGCTGGAAATGTGATCCCAGAACTGCTCGCTCGTGATCCGCGAGGTCGGGTCAGTCGTCATGCCAGGCATTATTGCACCTCTCTTTGAAAGCCTCGTAGCCTCTACCGATCCGCGCCGCTAGGACGCAGTCAAGGCACTCGGGAACCAGCAGGTCCAGAAGCGGACCACATCCTGTCCATGTTCGTTCTCGAAGCTCAAGTCCGAGTTGAGACCGGCCTCGCTGACGACACCGCAGATGGTGTCGGTACCCAGCGTGCCCGGGGTCAGCGCACCCGTAGCAGATCCGCCAGAGTCGGCGGTCAGGTACACACCGGGGGTAAACGTCTGGCTGGCAGCGAACTCGGTCGATTCCAGCTCGAACGCACCCAGGCTACTGAGCGCCATGAGCACCCCACCGGCAATGTTGCCCAGATCCGGGTTGACGTCGAAGTCGTTCTGGTTCTGGAACGCGAACAGCGGCGGGTAGCCCTGCGCGGTCGTCTCGGTGCCTACGCCAAGAACGAACTCGTTGTTGCTGTCGATGTACACCACACAACCGGCGGATACATCGTTGGTTTGGCTTGCCTTGATCGGCAGAACCTTCTCCAGGCAGCCAGGTGAGCCAGGCCCCCAACCCTTGCGCGGGTTGAGTTCATGGTCGAACATCTGGCCATAATCATTTCTGGTACCAGGCATTATCGCACCTCATGCTTAACACAGGTTTACGGTCAATCCATCACGACTCGTTATCGGGTGAGCCAAGAGTCTCACGAAAGATACGATCCGATTCTTTCTCCGGCGGGTTCTGGGGATCGCTCTCTCCAGCCGCCGTCTTGGCTGTGCCCATCGAGCGCGGCTGCGCCGCCTGCTTGGAGAGCCGAACGATCATGTCCTGCATCGCTCCCGGGTCGATGCACAGCTGTTCCGTGGCCGCCTTGTCGATCGGATCGACAAGTCTGTTCTCGATCAGAGCGTCTGCTACCAGCGGAGCCTTGGCTTCGAGAGCAGACTGATCAGCCGCCACTTTTTCAGCAAGCGCGGCGGCCTCGGTCATGATGTTCACGCCCTCGCGAGCCAGCTCGACCGGCATTGGCATTGTTGAACTCATGTAAGTCACTCCTGTTACATAGCCGCTGCAGGAGCCAACTCCGGCGCGGCTCCTTCTTCAGGCGGGACACCCATCTCAGGCGCGCCCAGCTCAGGTGCGCCCATCATTGCTTCCTCTCCCCCACCGCCGCCCTGCATCTCGGCGATTGCTTCCGCCAAGTCAGCAGGATCGATCTCCGCCAGGATATTGGGGTCAATTCCAGCCTGGACCAGAGCTTGGATGATCTGCTCGATCTCCCCGCCACCAGCCCCGGCTGCGGCACCAGCGCCCGGATCGGTAGCGCCCGGTTGCTCGCCTTCTCCGCCAAAAGCCATAGCGTCGGCACCAGCGTCGGCACTACCAAGACCACCAGCACCACCGGCGGCCATCTCGGTTTCCATGGCCGTCTTCACGCCGTCGTAAGCGACGGTCGCCTGCGCACGCGCAGTCTTCACGCGCGCTTCCTTCTCCGCCTCGGTCGCGCCTGCCGCGATGCCCTCGTACATGTCGCCCAGCAAATTGGCGTCAGCACAAGCGTGCTTCGCGAGCGCCGTGACCAGTTCGGCAGAAGTCTGTTTCCCGCTTGCCAACTTGACCAACTGAGCTACGGCAGTCTCCGCGGCTTGTTTCCCAGCTGCGACGTCGGCGTCGGGCGAAGCTGCTGCTTCCTTGGTCGCGTCCTCACCTTTGCCCTCGGCAGGCGGTTCCGGCGGAGGATCGGCAGCTGATTCCGCGGAAGCGCCCGGCTCAGGAGGGTCCGCCGTAGCGGGCTCCGCGGCAGCAGCTTTGCTAGCAGCAGCCTTCTTGGCATCCGGCTTCGGCGGAATGTCGAGCGCCGCGAGCTTGGCGTTATACGCATTGATCCTGCTGGTCAGCCCAGCAGCTGCCTCTTTGATCGACGCGTACTTGCCGCCAAAGTCCACTTTGGCGGGATGCGTGGTGTCCTTGCCCGATGAATCCTTGCCCGCCTCGCCACCGATCAGGCCATCGGTCGACGAAGTCTCGTTGGCCGGGTCCTCGCCGGTTGGCTTGGCAGTCGTAAGCGGATTCTCCGAGGCACCATCCAGCTTGTCTTCTTTGGCAGCGTCCACCGGCTGCCCAGGAACATCGCTTTTCACATCGGCGGTGTTCTCGGCCGAACGCGAGCCCTCGGTCGCCTCCTGCGTACCGTCATCGACGGACTTCGACGGGTGCGAAGTTCCGCTGTCGCCTTGATTCTGGACGTGTCCTGCGGTGGACGCAGCTTCGGCGGCCTTGTTGGTCGTGACGGATTCAAGAAAACCGTCAAGCGCCTTCAATAGATTCTGGCCGTTTCTCATTGAACAATCTCCTCGTCAAGTTCTGACGACAACGGCACGAAAAAGTTTTTACGCGACTTGAAGTTAAGCAAGCGCGCTGAGTGCCGTCAAATTTCGCACAAAGTTGGTTTCGCCAGAAGAACGCCCATCTGTCGCCGCACGTGCGAACGACACGACGTAGGCCGCGTACTCACCGGCGATAACGTCGGCTTGCGGCGGAACAGCGCCCGCGGACTTTGTCAACTGCGGTTCGCTAATTCCTTCGCAGGCGGCCTTGACTAGCGTGCGCCGGTGTGCAACCTCCGGCAGCAAACTGTAGTTGTTTCTGATGCCCCGAATCGTCGAGGCAACTTTGTTTGTAATTGGCCGAGTTGTACCGTCGTACGAACCATTCGCACACACTAGCTCGGTACAACCCGCCCGCGGCGAATTAGCAAATACGTCCCGCAACCCAACGCGGATCTGGTCATCAGAGACGTCCGCCGGTTTTTCGATGCCAGCCAGCGTCATGAAGCTGTTCAGCGGCAGGCAAATACCAGCGCGGTGCAACGCAGCCCAGAGGGCTCCACGGTCCTCGCTGGCCTTCAAAATCGTTGCTACAGGCTCATCCAGCTCATGTAATTTCGCGACTCCGGCCATTTTCTGTAGCGCGCTACCATCCAGCATCTCAGCCAGCTGGCGCAACACCGCAGCCTTCTGTAACGCATAGGCCGAGCGAGTTACCGGAGCCAAGACATCCACTATGCCCATTAACTCGGCCAGCTCGGCTCCACCCAGCGTAGCGCCGTCAGCTGCGGCCTTTTCCAGCTTGCGGAAAGTGAACGCCACGCGATCGGCCCCGCGCCAGACTTTCGAGATGTCAAAGAAGTCCGGATGGTCGTTGATCACGCAGGCGATCTTGCCGTTCTCCATGATGCGACCCATGGCGCTGGCAGCGTGCTTGCAGTACTCCTTCCGGGTGCGCGCCTGATTGCCGCAGATGTAGCACACGTCGTACGGCACTCGGCAACTCATACTGACCGGAAACTCTCCGCGCTTTTCCAGCTCGTCCAGATCACTCGCGCATCTGTTGGAATCCAGCCCGACGATCAGCTCGACCCGGCCCATCGGCTCGTTGTAAGCCGCTGCCACTACCCGCCCGTGTGCTTTGGCTGGATCTCGGTTGTCGTGATTGTGGAAGTAGTGCGCCTTCATGAATGTCGGGTGGTACTTCATGTTGGCAGCCTTGGGGAACCAGTCCCCGTTGCGGTTCGGGCCGATAGTCTCGCCGTCACCCAACGCCAACAGATGCACCAGTTCCTCGCCTGGACGAGACGAGAGCTTACTGAAATCGAAGACCTGCGCTGCAGCGCGCTTGTGTAACCAGGCCGCATCGACCACGCCGCGCCCGTGTAACGGCACGATGGACGCTACCGCATCGTCGAATTGGAACGATCCGCTAAGCACAGACTTGATCATGACTGATCCCCGAAAGCGCTCTCAGCCCCAAGGCCCGCGCCGATCGCGGCCGGAACACCCAACCACCAGCCCCAGCGTCCTTTGCCGCCCTTAGCAGCACCGGCGAGCAGATTGCGAAATCCCTTGCCGAGTGCTTTGGTATTTTTCACCGCGTCCGGAGGACTCATCGACCAACCAGGTCCATGCGCACGCACGTTCTTGTTGATCGCGGACTCCATCCCGGGGTGAATACCTGCGTGCGCCAGCCACTTTCTCCAGCGCGGCATGTTCCCGTAGTGTTCCCCAGCTTGCTGCTGCGTCAACACGTCGCGCATCTTGTGACTCGCGAGCCCGAAGTCCGCCTTACTCGCGGCAGTTCCTGCCCGCGCGTGAGTATCGTAGGCCTTCTGCATCCGTGACTGTTGCGCGGCGACGTCGGTGGGGCCTACGGCGGTGCCTTTCTCTAGCAAACTACGGAAAGCATCGCGCCCCGTCAGATAGCGCCCTACCGTGCTCTTTCCCGCCAACCCAACCGCGCCACCACCGGCAGCTCCACCGAGGCCGCGCGAGAACGGGTTAGAGCCAGCGCGCGCCTGCTCGACTGCTCCCCACTGCTGCGGCGTAATCTGGTTGCTGGGAATCGGAGTGCGCCCGGAGAAGTAATCGTACGCCCTGGTTCCCCCGTAACCAGCTACCCCGCCCAGCGCGACACCTAGTAGCGTGTCGAGCAGCACGTTGCCGCCAGTCATGGATGATGCGATTCCGGTGCCCGCTCCGGCCCCCAAGCTGCCGATAAGCGCCGCCTGCTCCTCGCGCGAGCGACTATGGAACCATTCACGAATCTGGTCGATCATGTCCTGAAGATCCTGCGCCGTCAGGGCACGTTTCTCTATGGCGCGCTTGGCCAGAGTCGAAGCCAGCTTGATTGCAGCAACCTTGGTCACTATTTCACCGGTATCCCGGGGCCTTCGATGCGCTTGAGACCAGTCTCGGCGTCGATCGCCTGCGAGGCCTCGAAGGGCTCTGTGCGCCCCATCTCCAGGCGGCGGGCCAGCATCCCGCGCAGCAACGCGGGCTGCTGAGACACCCGCGGAGTCATCTGCGAGATCTCGTTGAACGCAGTCAATACCTGATCCGGCGGATAGCCCGAGATCACCGGATCGGTAGACATAAACTCGTTCAGGATCGCCTTCACGCGCGGGGCCTGCAGCGCCGTTTCCTGGTCTGGGTCGATCGAACGTTGGACGTCCATCTCGAATTTGCGCGGATCGTCTTCGTTGTCACCGAACATTTCGGCTGCCGCGCGGCCGATGACAGTAGCACTAGCTACCGGACCCAAGCCGATCGCTGACTTGGAGATCCCCTCAAAAGGGAAGGGGATGCTCCTCTCAGTCCCGCGCAACTCAGCGAGCTTTTTCATCCGGGTATCTAATCCGGACCTGAACGAGTTCAATTCTTCGCGCAACGCTTCCGTCTCTCCCGCCGACTTTCTCCACCTATCGGCCCAAGTCACCGCGTCGTTCAGCGACTTGTAGGGCTCGACGTCTTGTGGAAAAACGCGCTGTGTATCGTAGGCCTGCCCTCGCTTCTCCCCGAAGCGCTCTCCGCGGCAAGCGAGAAAGACAGCGTCCATCAAAGGTTTGGCTACTGCGCCGTGCGTTGTCAGGACATTGCTATCCACGGCCTCGAAAGGCACGTGGTCGAGCGAACGAAAATACTCGGCCGCTTTCACGATAGCGCACCGGGCCATCTCGCGGTGGTACTCGTCATCAGTGCGCGCTACGTCAATCTGGCTGCGCAACGCATCCTCGTGATTGCGAGCGCGCTTGAGTAGTAAGTCGAGGTCCGGTTGCCCGTGCGTAGGCAACAACTCGGCGGGAGCCAACGCGGCCTTCTCCAGCTCCGGCGGAGTCGTGAAGTTCGGAGGTGCGTCGAACCAGGTCGAATGACAGTGTGCGCTAGCAGCTTTGACCCCGGCTGCCTCTACCTTCTCCGGGTACATGCGGCCCATGACCGCGGCAGCGCTAGCCAGCGGGAACTCGTCCGCTCGCTTCTCCGGCGGTGCCGTCTGGAAGTGAGCCAACATCCTGCTGGTATTGAAGACCTCAGTGAGCCGCTTGACGTACTCGGGAGTCAAGTCGTAGTCGATGGCGATCTTGAACATGGCATCGTTGGGATGCGATCCCTGACTAACCAGATCAACCACCGCTTCCGCGGCTTTGATGATTCTCTGCTCTTGGTCTTTGGGCAGCGTCTTCATTTTGCGTCCCTACGCGTACATGTTCGGATTTATTTGATGAGCGAACCCGCGCGTCAGCGCCTGCCACATCTTCGGAGTAATCTCACCGCCCAGACCCTGCAATTGCTGGATGTACTGCGTGATCGCGCCGGGATCACGCATATCACCGACCATGTCAGCCATGGACTCCAGAGCACGCCGTTCACCGGCCGGAGCGCCATACTGGCCGTATAGCCCGCTCACGCCCTTACCCGCCCCTCTCATCCCGAGCCAGCCACCTGCGCCGATCGCCAACGTCTTTGCGGTGCCGCCAGGTCCGCTCAATGACCTGCCGATGCGCCCAGCAGCTTGCCCGGCACCACGCGCAAGCCCGCCGCCGCCCTTCGCAGCAAACGGAAACATCTGTTGAACACCCTTCGCTGCTGCTCCGCCTCCGCCGCCTAACAATCTTCCGAGCCCAGGGACTTTGCCGAGCATACCTAGCCCCTTGGCAGCTATCCCGGCTGCGCGCTTCTCCAGCTCAGCCATGAGCGCGGCGTCTTCGGTGGAAGCTACCTTCTGTCCGTCCAGCAGAACCAAGGTGGCACGAGTTAGAGCCTGGTCGTTGTCGGCAGCTTGCTTGATCCCGGCGATGAGCGAATCGGTCTTGCGGTCCTTGAGAAATCGGCTCAGCGCGAGTTTGATCAACTCGTCGGTCGAGAGCGTGCTGTAGCTCTCGAAGAAACGAGCGAACTTCACGAGGTAGTCAGTTTCTGCTGCGTCGACACCAGCCCGCTTGCAAAGCTGCGCGATTCCGTCGGCTGTCGATGAACCGGTGTTAGCAGCCTCAGCCACCTTCTCAAACCGGTCCAGTACAGCCAAAGCATCATGAGCTGTCGGGCTCTGGAACTTCGACATGTTTCTTCTCCTGAGACGCGCCCTGCAGACGCCGCAAAACCGCGGGACCTTGCGCAACCGCTGCTGTCATCTCGATATACGCCTGCTCCGATCCCGCACCGACTGGAGCTATTGAAAATTGTACGGCGTGTACTAAACCTGCAACAAATTCCTGTACAACGTCTCCTCCGAGCCCCATCTCAGTTTCCACGCGCTGGCGGTCAATTTCGTTCTTGAAAATAGCTACCCACTCTTCGACGATCTCGTGCGCATTCATCGGGTTGATGTCACGCACCCGCATCGCTTCCGTGGCATTTCGACGAGCCTGAGATGCCAACAGGTCATCGAACCGACGACGGTCATCGGGCTCCATGATTCCGTCGTCCCACAGAGTGAACAGAAAAATAGACCCCTCCGCCAAAGCAATGCGCTTCCAGAACGGGTCCGGGTGCATGTCCCGCAACCCGCGCGCCTTGGCGCGCGCCGTAATGTAGGCCTTGACCGCTCCTGCTTTGTCCAGATGACGGCGCATGTCGAAGAAGCAGGCTTCGTAAGCCAGCACTACCGCGTCCGGCAAATCCAGATAGTTGGCAACTTCGTCCAGCGGCATGCTCGCTACGATCAGCGCTTCGAGATGGTAGCGAGGACCCCGCATCTCGGCGCTGTGTAACTGGAACGCCCAATGCAGATCCGGGTACTGATCCTCGACTTCCTCGCGGTTCTCGATCGTAGACTCGTCCCAGGCATGCAAGAAGCTCGTCAGCAACGTAACCCAGCGATCCTCGGTCGAGCGGAAGCGCCGGACACCGTCGGACTTGAGTGCGCGTGCCCGCGTGTAGCGCCAGGCCGGGTCGAGCAGCGAACGGACCTCGCGGTGGCGTCGTCGGACGACGTCGAGATCGCTCTCCATGCGGGTAGCTAGCGCGGTTGTCATTACTTCTGCCCCTGGAGCCGGTTCGTCAATTCGGCCAGAAACTGAGCCTGGTCGTCACCATCAGCCGCCCTTCCCGCACCGTATGCGCCCCCTACCGCGCCACCTATCGCTCCACCTTGCAGCATCCGCTTGAGCACGTGTAAGAGCCGCTTGCGCTTACCTTCCGGACCAGTCACTGCGCCAACTGCCCCGCCGCCCAACATTCCGACGCCCGCGCCAACGAGCCCGGACCTGGCCGCAGGATGGCTGAGCATGTCCTGCAATCCCGAGTCCTTAACCAAGCCCCGCCCCAGCTCGAACGCCGCCGACTTCCGCGCCTGCCGTCGCTTTTTCTTCTTGCTACTACGCGCGGCACATGAACGCTTTTCCTCAGAAAGCTGCTTGCCGATCCAGTGTCCCAGCCCGCGCATACCCAGCTCATTGAAGAACGTCACCTTCTGCAAATCACCAGAGTTCTCGTGGTAGCGCGCGCCCTTCCGGTAGATATCCATACCGCCCATGCTCGGCGGCGAGCGCTTCACGACAAGATCCCCAGCGTCGAGACTGCCCATTAACGCGCTCCCATCCGGACTTCCATGGCATCGAAGTTCGGCGAGCCCTCGACCGGGCGCTGCTTGAGGAAGATCACCAGGTCGCCCAGCGACTTGCCGACGTTCTTGAGCTGATCCTCCAGCTCACCCAGGTTCTCCTGCCCGAAGCGATCGCGGAACTGCTCGTTGAGCCAGTAGTACATGAACAGAATCCGGTTGACCCGGTCCAAGCCCAGGATGATGTCCGATAGGTACTGCGTGATCATGTCGTCGCTGTCGGACGTGCGCACCAGCGAAGCGATCGCGCTGGTATCGAAGATCTCCTTCTGCCCCGTCTGCGCCGCTTCCATGACCTGCTGCTTCTCGGGCTTGCCGAGGTAGCCCTGGACGTCCTGGCCCACCCCCATGTCAATCGGCAGAGTCTCATCCTGCGGATACTGCTCCATTGCCCCCGAGTAGTCGTCGTATCCCATCGGCGGCTCGGGGATCGGCGGAGCGTAGCCGATGTTGTTCTTCACGATGAAACGTACCCGCTTGCCCAGCTTCAAACCGTCGACAATGGACAATGCCTCGTTGGCACGCAACCCAGCGTCCTTGACCAACGACGTGATAATCTGGACGCGATTAAACGGCCCAACGTTGTCGACGTAGACTCCCTCGGGCCTGCAGAACATAGTGAACTGCTCGGCCCCGGCCTTCAGCAGATTGGCTTCGACGTCGAGCAAGCTGGACGGATCGCTGAGCCCCCAAGTCTCGAAGCCGTCGCCGGTCTTCAACGTGAGCGCCTTGGCCTCGTCCGACACGAACAGCGTATTGCCGACCACGCGCAGCCCCCGATGGTCGTTGGTAATCACCAGATGACTCAGCTCGGGAAAAGACTTGGGCGAGGTAGGTTCCTCACGCGTCGGGTCATTCGACGAGTTACGATCTACATCCCCGACAAACGGCAATCGGTCTCCCTGCCCAAATTGCGTGATATCCTCGGCATTCGCTACCTCGGGCAACGCGCGCGGCTTGGTACCGGGATCGACCAACTGCGGGTCGACGTACAGCTCAACCTGACCGTCCTGTCCAGAAACCTTTCTCTTCACCTCGAACGCGACTGTGCTGCGCCCATTGGTAGCGATGATAGTCGCAATGTCGCCGACCTTCAGTTCCTTAACCGCTTTCGTCCCGGGCATAGTGGCATACTCGGGTAGGTCGTTGCCGGGCTTGTCCAGCGGCTTGCACCACAGGTTCTCCGGCCAGTTGTAGCTGAAGTTCTTGCTGTCGGTATCGACGACCAGCGCCGCTCGCGCGTAGCCCTTCCCGACTGCTACCGGACCAGGCATAATGAAAGCATCGACATACTCCCCGTCCGCCAGCAGCAACTGGTAGATCCCCGGCTCGGCCGGGTTCTGCAGTTTGGTGCCCTCGTCAGAGTGATAAGCCTGGTTCGCCTTCGCGCGCGCGTCCTTGACGACAACCCCGCCGCGCAGCAGCTGCTCGCAGTCCGCATCGCTCATTAGCCGCTGCGGCGCGCCGTGGTAGACGTTGACCAACCCAGGATGACTGTTGCGTACGTCCTCCGCCATGTCGAACAAGATCGAGGAGCGCTTGACCGGATACGTGCGCCGCCGCGGCGCGGCCGCGGACTTCTCGCGCTTTTTCTGCACAGCAGGCTTGTGCATCAGCGTCTTCAGTTCGTGGAACCGCAGCACCGTGTTCGCGAAATCAGGATCGTCGCGCATGGTGCGAGCCAAGTGAACCGAGGTCCCGTAGTTGGCAGTCTTCTGCAGGAAAGTCGGCAAGTCGAGCAAGTCGAGGTACCGCTCGTCCAGCTTATCGAACATCCGCTCCGCTCCGGCAGCCCAAGGCTCCCAGTTGGCCTGGCGCGTGCTGAACAGCGAAGCCGGATTCCCGCCGCTGATCGTGTTGGACAACGTCGCTAAGTTCGGCTGCATTATCCCCAGCTGCTGCTCTTTCTGCGGCTCGCCTTCGCCCATGATGAACGGGCGGCGGTTGAGCAGGTAAGTCACCCAGTTGTCCTGGAGCGGAACGAACAGATCTTGGTTCTTGATGTAGATCAAGTTCTGCTTCAACTCGCCGTTCAGGAAGAACGACGGAACGAACAACATCTGCTCGCCGATCTTGAAGCCAAGTACCCCGACCCCGTGGGTCTGTTCCTCGTTGGAATCGATCACCTGGAATCCCAGCAAGTAGTCCAGAAGCGCTGGAGCCTTGTCCCGGAGCTGCGCGTGAGCCAGGTCGGCAAAAGTGATCTCGAAATCGCGGTCGGCCGGTTGAGCGATTGACGGCATGGTTCAATTCCTCGATCAGGTGCGCTGGCCCTAACGATTGGCCGTCTGCCACAGTTGCGTCCCGGACTGCGCAAAGACATTTTTCATCTTCGGAGCCATACTTTTCGTGCGCGGTGCCAGCCCGTGCTGCAAACCCTGGCCCAACCCACCGCTGCCAATCGCGTTGCCTAGTCCTAGGGACATGCCGGACGTGCTCCGTAAAGCAGTGCGCCCGACTGTTCCGAGGGCCTGCCCGAGGACGCCGGACTTGTCAAATCCGGCCCCTTTCGCCAAGCACCGTCCCAATTCATAAGCGAACGACTCTTCCATAATCACGCGTCAGTATATCTGTGCTGCTCGCGCACCCTCAAAAATCACGTAGCGCGCTACGATCAGTAGACGCCCTGGGTCTCCAGCTCGCGCCCGAAAGTCTGCCCGCGCGCCAGCGAATGGCCCCAGTTCTGCCCGTGTATCTCGGAAGTTCCCCCGCGTTGCGCCGCGTCCATGAAACCCTTGCCGATGTAAAATCCTTGGAGCCTGCGGAACCAGTCCGGATCGTGCAACGTGGTCTCCATGGCCCGGACCATGTGCGGCACAAACGGCGGTGGATCGTCGTGAACCGTGACACTGCCGACCTTGTGTTTCCGCATTGTCTTGAGCACGCTTGGCGTCAGACGCGTCCCGATCGAGTAATGCAACATCGGGCGCTCCAGGTACTTGCCGCGCGCCAGCGGTGGCGTCAGCGTCACGTTCCCGAACCGCGGCTGGTAATTACGCGCCAGCTGGTCGTAGGAGATGATGTCGTCCGGCAGCGCTCCCTCTACCCCGTCCGGCTCAACCACGCGGACATGGTTGATGAGACCTCGGGCAATGAGTTCGAGATTGCGGCGATTGACACCGATGCCTTGCTCCCGCAAGGTACGGCCCAGCTGCTGAACCAGATAGCGTCGTCCCTCTCCGACGTGTTTGTGCCGAACCACGTCAGCCGGGTTGGGAATTCCATCAGAAAGAACATCTCCAGCCTCCACCGCATCGCCCACCTTGACGTGCACAGGTAGATCAGGATGAACGTAGTGGCGCTCGGAATTCACCCAAACGTAACGCCCACCCTGGGGAGCATCTTCGATACGGCTCACCCGACCGTCGATGTCCGCTAGCGCCGCAGCGTTCTGGAACGACTTGGGTATCTGCACCAACTGATTGATCGCTTTGAAACCCTGAACTCCCGTTTCGCGTGCTGCACCGACCACTCCGGCCGCATGCTTCGCAGATAGCTGCGCCTGAGAGATCGGCTCGCTGACAGCTTGAGACGCGGCGAGACCGATGTTATCGCCAATCGGCGACCAGCCCCCGCGCTCGCGGATACCAGCAGCAAGACGAGGCACCCCACGGCCACCAGCGGCAATAGGGGAATGAACAACAATTTCGTCATGACCGGAACGTATGAGTGCTTTAAGAATCGAGGGGGTGAGTACCGTCCCGGTAGCGAACTTCCCGTAGCCGCGGGCCAAGACTGCGCCCTCGTTGTCCTCATCGTCGGTCTCCACCGGCATGCCGGTCTCGGGCAACGGGTCCTCGTCCGTCACGATCAACGGGCTGGTGGCGTTCGAGAGCTGCTTGCCCAAAAACCCGGCGTCGGCCGTAGCCATCTTCAACGACACAATCCCCTTGCGGGTTCCGTAAGCTCCAGCAAAATACTCTGCCGGGCTCAGCCCCTCGCTGAAGTTGTGCGTAATCGGAATCGGGATAGGCCGGTCCTTGTGGTCCAGGACCATCAGATCCGCCCCGCGGAGTGAAGAGAGATTCGCCGGGTTACCGCGCGCCCCGGACTCGATCGCGCGCGAGAAGCTATTGCCCTCCTCGACGCCCTCGGCATGCGTGCCTGCGCGCATCTCGTCCATGCGACTTGCCAGCAACTCGACGATCTTCTGGTCCTTCTGTTCGTCGCCCAACCGTTGATTCTGCATAATACGCTGGAGCTGCGCATTGACCTCGCGCACGATACGCTGCTTCGTTTGACTGGATTTAAGATCGTCGAGAGAGAAGCTAGAACCGGTGCTGTAGGAAACATCGGCTCCAATCTGGTTCAAGGCATGAACGATGTCTTTGTAGCGCTCAGGATACCGGTCGGCGACCTCGCGCAGCAGTTGCTTCATTCCCTTTTTGTCCAACACACGAGCGTAGTCCTGCAACTCCTGCGGGAGCGCCTCGTTCACGAGCAGTTGTCCCACGGTTACAGTTCGCATGCTCTACCAATACAACGGGGCACGGCTAACCGCGCCCCGGCATTAACCTGGATGCAAGAAAGCGCGTGAACTACGTCGGAACAGTGACGCACCGCACGTCTGAGCGCTTATGCAAACCCATCTGCTCACTAAGTTTGACGAAATCAGGTTCTCCTGCGCGAGTCAACGCAATCGTTCCGTCTTCGCGCGTCCACGTGATCAACAACAACGAGTCCTGGTCGTTGTAGACCGCCAACTGGTTCACGCCGTCGACGGACACCGGGGACGCTAATGCAGACTGTTGCAACACGATTTTCATCGGCTCAGATTCTTCAGTACGCGACCGATTCTGTCCGCCGGTGCACCAGTGCCGGTCTTGGCGCTCGCGGAAGTTGTCATAGGACCAGCGGCCGCGGGGGAACCGGGCATACCAGGTACTGCGCCGACACCGACCGAAGGCATACCTGCGCCCATCGAGCCACCGCCGCCGCTGGGATCAGCGCCCATCGGAGGCGCGATGCCCATACCACTCGCGATCTGCTGCAACAACCCCATCACTTCCTGATTGCCACCGCTGCCGCCGCCACCGCCACTGCTCTTGCCGCCCGACTGCTGACCCATCAAGAAGCCGTTGAGCGTGCCGATCACCTGATCCATTTTGCTGTTCAGGCTCATCAGCTGCTCTTGCGGACTACCTCCGCCCTCGGGTCCTGGCGGCGGAGCGCCACCGTCGGGTCCTGGAGGAGGAGGAGGCAGAGCGCCACCCCCGGGTCCGGGGATTGGTCCGGCCCCCGCAGCATCCGGAGGCATAGGCATGCCCTCGGCACCCGGAGGCATCGCGCCCGGCGGCGGAGCGCCTGGGGGCATTGCGCCTGGCGGAGGTGCTCCACCTGCGCCGGGCTCTACCGGAGCAATTCCGCCCGCGTCTGCTGGGATGAAGGCGGACTTGTCGATCCGAGCCAGCTTCTCCAGCGCGACTTCCGCCAAACTGAGATTGAAATTACTCACCGGTTGTCTCCGAGTCGCACAAGCTCGCGGCTACCTTGAGGATACATAAAGCAACGGAACCCGGCGAGCTGGCCTGGTCTTGAGCTTGCTTGCCGAGATCCGCTTCCAATTTCGTCACTGCCAACGCAGCACCTTTGGCAAACAACTCCAGTTCCCGCCCCGCGTACGGATCGACCAAGCCGAGCGCAAACGACACCGAGTTTCCGACTTCGGCTTCCTTCTCGACGATGGCCAACTTCGCGCCCTTGGTGAAGATCGCCAACGCTTCGCTCAGCGTGTACCGGTGCTCGTCACTAGATTCTTTGGCTGCAGCTCCGACCGGGGGAGCAGAAATTCCCCCAGACGCGCCACCAGGGGCAGCAACTGGCGGTCTGGGTTGATCGTCGGACCTCCGCCTCTTGGGGTCACCGCCGCCCGTGAGCACCGGATCAATGCTGCCGCCGTTGCCGCTTTTCTTGCCTGCTTCCAGCTTGGACCCCCCGCCAACCGGGAAGTGCTCCCGCGGCTTACGGGTCCTTTTTAGCTCAGCGGCCCGCTTGAGAATTGTCTGCACATTGACCAAAGGACACCTCCTAACGATCAGTGAGCCCAGCGTCGACTGTCTTCTTGCCGGAGCCACGGCCCATGTAGCCGTCATGGTCGACTTCGGCATCCGTGGTGATATTGACCGGTGTACCAGGCACACCGTCGCGGCGCTGATCCGGATGTGGATTCGGCTGATCTGTGTGCTCGCCCGACACGCGACTTACGGCTTCGTCGTCGCCGCGGTACGCGGGCAAAGTGCTACGCTTGGCCCCGTCGGAATGCGAACCCTTCACATTCCCGGTCGGCGCATCGATGCCGAGAATATCGGCAGCAGTTCTTCCAACGGCCATGAGCTATCTCCTTTGCTACCTGGACGAATCCCAAAACGGCGGGAACGGCTTGCCGCCCGGCAACGCGTCCTTTTGAGCTTTGAACGTATCTTGGTCACGACCCGTCGCGCTGATCTCGGGGTCGGTATTGCCTTGAATGTAGTCACCCCGGACGTCAGCTAGTCCGAGAATGTCCTTCGCTGTGCGTGGAACTGTTGAAGCCATGACAAATCTCCGTGCCCATTCTGTCCCGGCGTAACCAAGCCTGTCAAAAAAGTCGTCTGGCTACCCCATTACTTTCACCCGGTCGCTGGCATTAATTTCGCCCCGACGATAAGCCCTCCGCACGTCGCCAGCACTCTGAAAAACACGCACTTGCTTATCACTGGGCTTGCCGGTGGCTTCATAGAGCCCGTGCAAAAACTCCTGCCCCGGCAGATAGTGTACGTCGAAGGAACGCACGTTCAACAAATTGCGGCTAGGCATCAACTTGTCAATCGACTCCTGCACCGCCTCGTCGGACACGGGTACGTGAAATTGCTCAGCATCTCCGTCAAAGTCCGCGCCGAAGCCCCCGGTTGTAATCGGCGGCACCTGCAGAGTTTTGCCCTTCGTCAATACCGGGTAAGCCGCCATGATCCCGTAACGGTGCAACGTCGGAGCCCGATTGATAATAACCGGGCGACGTTCCATCTCTCGCAGCAACGACTCGCGCGCCTTGGGGTCTTCGTCCGCGATCAACTGCGCCGCGCGCATAGCAGGCATGCCCCGCCGGACCAGATCGCGCATGATAAACGGACGGTAGAGCACCCAGGCTTTCTCTTCAGGCAACCCCACGTGGTCCATGTCGAGCGACGGATTGGGCGTAATCACGGCCCGCCCTACCAGATCCGAAGAAGTCCCGATGACCTTTCGCTGAAATGCACTGAACTTGGGCGAGGACCTGAGCCCCAACGAATGCGCCAAAATGCCGCGGACATTTTTCTCTTGCAATTTGGGCTGAATCGGATCGCTAAAGCCGGTTAGAGACCTGAACGTGTCGTAGAGCGCCAGCCGCTCGTCTCCGACAGAATCAGGACCCAATTCGTCCGATAAATCCCGCAGGTTGTTGTTAGCGAGCATCAGCTCCTTGTAGAGATAATTCGGGTGCGCAATCGCGGTGCGCGTGGACTGCTTGACAATCGGGCGGTACTGCGGCGGCAACACCGGTATCTTGGACAGCACCAGCTCAGCAGGCTTGATCCCGGTCTTCTCGAACATCGTCAACGTGCGCAGACGTTTTACTGCATCGTCACGTTTGCTCTTAGCTCCGCTGCGGATAAGCTGCTTCTGGGTCTCGATCTGCTTGGGAACGTCGATTGCTTCCAGCGCGCGCTTGATCGCCTGACCACCGGTGCCCCCACCGCCGACTTCGCGCTGACCAGACAGAACTTCACGATACTGCTTGACGGTCAACCCTAGCAATCGCCTGATCGGGTCCTCCATGACCGGGTTCGGCAGCGGCTCGTGGAGGTCGATATGGGACCAGCCCGTCCCGCTATGACCTCCAGTCCGCGCCATGTCGAACAGCCCGCCCGGCAGCGGATTCATCGTGTCGAAGTTCAACATCTCGGGAGACGTCACCGGACCGCGGGATAGCTGATCGATATCCTTGTCGGTCAGCGCCATGATGTGCACGTAGTTGCCCGACTTCTTCACGTTGATTCCCGCGGCTTTAAGATCGTCGAGGAACTTCCGGTAGACGAAAGGCACCTCGGGCGTAGGCGGAGGATAGCCCAACCGGAAAGCTCGCCAGAAGTCATCGTTCCGCTGCCCCCGGATCAGCTTGGCGTCGCGCAACACCTCGGTCGCCCCGGCGCTGAGCAGACTGGTCGTTTCCAAATTCCCAAGGCGCTTGGCAGACTGCCCCTTCTGCCGACCAGGCACCATGTCGGCCGTGTACCCAGCCTCGTCCCCACGCCCCGACAGCTTCGACTCGGCGGTGTGATGTAGCTTCATGAAAAACTGGTTGCCGACGAAGACCTTGGGGATCTTGGCGTTGCGCACCGGGTCGTGCAGATCCTCGGTATCGGACATTCCATGCTTCTTCAGCTCGTGTTGCACGAACTCCAGCATGTTGACGTCGCTGAACCCGGAAACCTTGTAAGGCTGCCCCGTGCGCGCCGCGACCTTGCCGAGCGCCGCCTCCAGCATGAGCGCCGGATTGGTTCTGGAAATCACCCCGAACGGATGGATCAAAACCTGTAGCGGGTTGCCTTCGGCATCGCGGGGCATCTGATCATCAGGAACCACACGACTGACAACACCCTTGCTAGCGAAGCGATTGCTCAACTTGTCCCCGACCTGCATGGGATGGTAGCTCTTGACCACGACGTTCACGGTCCGCGGCCCGCGATGCACGTCGGTTACGACGCCCGAGACATCATGCTCCCACGTGCGCGTCGTGTTCATCCAGCGGTCCTTGGCCAAACGGTGCAGCACGCCCTGGCCCTTTGGTTGCCGCTTGGTCAACGACAGCACCAACGGATCGTCCTTCTTCACGATAGAGCCCGGTTTGATGACGCCGTTGTCATCGAACTGGTCCATGATGACCCGCGGGTACTTGGCTGGGAACTTCGCCAGGAAAGAGCGCTTAGCCACCCGCTCGCCGGGCTCCAGATCCACGTCGTGCTGGTACATGTGCTCGGACGTTAGCTTCTTCGCCGCGCCCTCGCTGATCACGATCGCGTCCTCGTAGGTCATGCCCTTGAAGGGCAGGTAACCAACGCGCAGATTCTTGCCGATCGCCAGCGTGCCTTCGTCGTCGGTGAAGTTGCTCTTGGCCAGCAGCTGGCCAGGCTGCACCTGCTGCCCCGGAGAGACCAGCGGAGTCGAATGGACAAATGATTTTCTGTTGAAGGGAAAGTTAGTGTACAAATCGTAGCGCGTTACGCCCTTCGGCGTCTGAATCGCGATATGGTCTTTGGCGATCTTCTTCACCACTCCGGCCGCGCCAGAACGCACCACCCCCATCCGCGATCCGAAATGACGCTCGAACGAATCGTCGCCGTCATCGCCGAGCCGCGCCGTCTGCACCAACGGGGCCTCGGGCTTCTGCATCGCCAGCGCCTGGGTCAGCATCCGGCTGGTCATCAGCATGCGATGACCCTTGATAGCGGACAAGAACGGTACCAGATGCGCCGGACTGGACATCATGTCCTCGTGCGACGGCACCTGGTAGTCCACCTGCTCCGGGTCGACGAACTTCAACCGCCCGCGCACCATGGCCCGCGCCGGGCGTTCCTCGTCTCTAGCTTTCTCCACCTCGCCCGGAAACGCGATAACCGAGCGCGCAGCGTCCATCGAAGAAACCAATCGGGTACGCCCGGCCTTGTCGAGCATGGGAGTATAGAGCTGCCCGTCGTCGCCTTTGACCGTCTTGTAGGCCAGCCTGTTGTCCACCCCTGCTTTGCCGGACTCCGACGTACGAATCGGATCGATGAACCCCAGATACGACGGTTGCACCGCCCGGCTCTCGTCGGGAATCGCGTCCATCGAAGGAATCCCGCCCGCGCCCATACGCGAGATGCGCTGGAGCTGGTCGTGAATGTCGATCGGATTAACTTCCTCCAACGGCATGCCGAGCCCAGAGTCCAATAGCGCTGATTGCAGCTGACGCGTTCGCGCGTCCGTATTGACAAGCGGGTCCAGCGAGCGACGGAACGTAGCGCGCCACAACAGATTGCGCGTCGTGCGCCCCGCGTCCTTGCGCACCCGCTCGGAAATCAGATCCTCGGGACCCATGACCGTCTGGTAGGCAATGTTGTCGCGGTCGTCGGTGTCGCCGGTGCCCTGCGAGATCGCAACTAGCTTCTGAGTTGCCTTGAGAATCGCCTCGGGAGTCACGTTGGTATAGCGCTCGCCCAGCGTTTCCTGAGTGACTTCGGGGTCCAGCTGCATCTTCGCAAACGTTTCCTGCAGATCCCTCACCTTGTTGACGGGATCGTCGGGCGAACGCTCGCCGTCCCCCAGCGCCGCCCGCCGCTGGGTGAATTTGGCCCAGGCTTTATCGAGATGCCGGACGTTGTCCTGCAGGGAATTGCTAGCCAGTAGATCGCGGCCCCAGGCCTTCGATAGCTGCTCGTTGGTCACACCCAACGAACGCAGCAACGTGTAAAGCGGAAATTTCGACTGCCCAACCCGTACATGAAACACGCCGCTCTCCGCGTCCATAAAGACCCGGAAGCCCGGCCCGGAGCCAGGCATGATATTGAAGTGGCTCTCCAGCTCACCAGTCTCTTTCTTGCGCGTGTAAACGCCGGGCTTGAGGCGCATCTGGTTGGCGAGCGTGTACTCGTTACCTCTGTAGATGAACGTGCCGCGGTCGGAGACGTGCGGAACCATCGCAACCCGGCTTCGCCGCTCATCGATCACCTGCCCAGTCGCCTTGTCGATCATGCGCCAGGTGCCAGACAGCGAGCGGTGCATCGTCTTTCCGCCGATGATCGCGCGCTTCTGCCGCTCCAGCCCGGCGGGCTCAGGCTGATCGTAATCGACATCGCCCAGCTCCACGCGGTACTGCGTGTTCTCGATCGGATAGTGATCCTGAGATGATTGACGTACGTTAGCGTAGACGCGCTGGCGCAAGGCGCTCACATCGTCGAAAGCCCGAGTCGTTGGTTCCTTGGTTCCAAGCACATCCACAATTCACCCAACACCTCTACGAGTACGCCGGAGCCCCGTAGCCCGGCCACTTCTGCTGCTGTCGAGGATTATTCAGCAAATAGGCCATCAAGCGCCCCACCACCGGGCGCTGCTGAGTCATGCGCTGCGTAATCGCGGGCATCATCTGCTGGTAGATCTGGCCCATAACGTGCGGATTACTCAACATGTGCTGAGTTTGCGAGCGCATGAACTTCGGGTCCTTCATCAGATCCTTTGTCCGCGCAGAAGCCCACCGTCTTCCCAGATCCGTGTTCGTCATCAGCCAACTCAGACCGAGCCCCGTGCCCGCCGACGTCCCCAAATGACGCAAAGCACGTCCAATTGCAGCGCGCTTATCGTACGCAGTCTTGGATAGATCGCTGTCGCGGTAAGGATTATCGTTGGGTTTCTCTTCCTCGTCGTCGTCGGTCTGCGTGTGAGACTCCACCTGGGGGCGAGCCATCAAGCTAACCGGGCGCTCGGCCCGCCGACGACGCTGCGCCTCGCGGTAGGCCTTCAACTCGTCGGCCTGATCGCCCGCGCCGACCATACGCCAGCCGCCGTAAGCCCCCAGCCCAGCCATGATCGCCGCAATTGTTATCGCAGTAGGCTTAATGCCTCTGCCCACATTGCCGACTGCTTTCACTGCCGACGAACCCGGTATCCAATCCGCGACCTTCCCCAGCGTCTCGTTCAACTCGCCCTGCTCGTACGCCTCGGCCAAAGCGTGCAAGTCCACCGAGAACTTCAGCGTGCGCTCCTCGGCCAGCGCATCCTCGAACTCCTGCTTGGCTTTGTCCAGCTCTTGCTGCTCGCGATGACGACGATAGGTCTTCATCAGCTTGCCCATTCCGGCCCAACCAGCAGCTCCCGCCAGCGGCGGGCCGATTACTGCAGCCGGAGCGAACCAGTCCGGACGTGGCTTACCGTCGAACAACGCCGACTTCACCGGCAACGAGATCTCGTAGCGCGGCTTCTCGTCCAGATCGCGGTCACGTTTGCGCCGAAGATTCCGCGCTATGTTTCCGTAGACCCCAACCGCGCCACGTGTCGCGGCTCCAGCAGCCAGCATAGCCAGCAGCAACTTGCCGAGATCCTTAGCAGCGTACTGGTTCACAAAAGTGTCGGCTTGCCCGCGCGTCATAGACGAACGCGACTGCGTCGGCTGCGTCGCAGATGAGCGTGCACAACGTTTCGTTAAAGCCAGCATCCGGTTACCTCCGGCGAAGAATACCGGGCTCAGCCTGCGAGTACTGTCGCTGGCTCATGGTGTCGTAGGTAAACACCTCGACCCACTCTAACAAGATCGTCCAGTTGTCATTGACAAACTGCCGATCGACCGCCGTGATAATAGCACTGCCGCGTTGTGCCATCGAGTAAACCAAAGACGCCACCATCTCGTACCGCTTCTTGTCCTCAGCATTTCCGATATTGAACAACTCGCAACGGATACGACCGGCCGTCTGCGGTTGCAAGTGCTCCGGATCATCCTTCCGCAGGTAACGAACACCGCGTGCTCGATGCGGTACACCGTCGAGCCCTTGAAAGGTCTGGTACCCATTGTCGTTCTCGCCACTCAGCGAGGAAATTACGCTCGCCAGCGGATCGCCCGGGTTAACCGAAGCAACCGGCTGTGAGTGGTGACCACTACCCTGTTCTCCGTTCTCGTTCACGTCGTGTACGCTCCCTGACCTCTTGAGCCAGTTGTCGGTACTGAGCCGCCAACTCCTGCGTCTTTAGCTCGCTCACATCGAGGTCGTCGGCCCGCGAAGCATGTCGGGCACCCATGCCCACAAGCGCGCCGCCAGCCAACGGTAAGCCCAGCGCTAGCGCCAAGCCGCCCTTTCCGAGTGAGCCAAGCAGCGAGTTGGCTACCTTCTCCACCGCTACTTCGATGTCGCCGGGAGTGAGCCCTATTTCCGCCAGCTTGGTCAAAAATCCGATTTTGAACTGCTCTGCGTTCCGCACGGGCTCTGCTCCACAGCTCCAGGCTATTCGCCTGGGTCCTTACGTCGTAGTCTTCCGCGACTTTACCCTAACCAGCTCCCGACCCCAAATCACGACTCCTCGCTACTAGCTACGGACCAGCCGACGAGCTTTCCTCAGCAGGCGACGCAGCAGCCGACGAGCTTTCCTCAGCAGGCGACGCAGCAGCCGAGGAGCTTTCCTCAGCAGGCGACGCAGCAGCCGAGGAGCTTTCCTCAGCAGGCGACGCAGCAGCCGAGGAGCTTTCCTCGTCCGGCGGCACCACGGCGATCGGAGGAAGCCGAGACTCAAACTTCGGCTTCACGCCGCTAGGACCGCCGCCACGTCCGCCGTAGGTCTCGTGCTGGGCCAAATCGTCCAGCGGAATATCCACCCCCGCACCCGGCCGTCCGCCACGGCGCGTATCCGGCAGAATCTGCCCGATCGGCGTAGCTTCCTGCTGCTGCCCGGTGCGGTCGCTCACTCGCGGCTTAACATGTTCGTCAGAACTACTCATTTTGCTTACCTCACTTAGCGAAAGTGTTTGTTCGCGCGCTCAGACTCCATGCGCTTCAACCACGCGCAGTGACCATCCGACCAGTCTTTGTTGTGCATAGGAATGCGCACAGCGAAATCCGGGTCCATGGCTTGCTCTGTTACCGCGCGCATGGCGCGCAAGTATAGCTGGCCAGGCTCCGACGCGGTTTTCTTCAACTCGTTACCGCTACCCGTCGGTTTGTAACCCTGCCGCCCGTAAAAACCCGTCAGCTGCTCGTTGTTTAGCGGACGGTCACTAAAGGCGTCGACCTTCAGGCACAACGATTTACCTTTGTGCTCACCCTCGGCCACGGCTAGCAGATACTTGGCTAGCCCCTGCCGACGATGAGGCTTGCGTACTTGCAAGCTGCCAACAGTGAGCTTGCCGTTACCGCCCCGCATAACTCGTACCGCGCCAGCCAACTTGCCGTCGTCGGTATCAACGTAGTAGCTCTTGAGCGACGGGCGCTCCGAGCGCCGCAACTTGTACCCGTCGGGAGTGGCCACAGATCGTTTGGTCATGAAGCTCTTGAGCGCTGAGTAAATCAGCGCCGAGCCGATATTCGTGTTCTTCAACCAGCGCGGAGCACCTAGCAGCTTGGAAACGGCCCAAGCACCCCCGGCCGCCGGGACCGCGTGGACCACGACCTTGGGCAACGCCTTTATCAAAGCTCCGGCGCTGGCTAACCCAGTTCGTCCAACACCTTGTTCCTGTCCAGCTTGCGCGACAAGCTGCTTCATCAGCACCCGGTGGCTACCGGGGATCGCCGGGTTCGTAGCGATCTCGTCCATGGCTTGCGCCACAGGAAACGTCGGGTTCCAAAGCGCCTCGCTGTAGACCATCGGGTCCGCCGCGCCTTCCTTGATCTCCTCGGGCGCTCTGGTCGCGCGTGGGCGGCCCAACGAAGCTCGCAAGAAGCGCATCATCTCCTGGGGATTCTGCGGCGCACCGCCGGGGTGGAAGAACTTCCCGTAGACTCCCTTGCGCGACAAACCGAGCACGGCACCGGGGGTAAGCCCGGCACCGAGCCCAGCAAGAGTGAAGAATCGACGCGCCGCTCGACGGTCTAAGCCAAGCAGACGCGAGAGCAGGGGGGCCGCCAGATAGCGGCCAGCCAGAGCACCACCAGCCCCGCCAGCAGCCAACCAAGCTGGTACGTTAGTCTTCCAGCTAGGCTTGCCGTACACGGATGGATCATCTCCGGCAGTTTTCAACGCGCGCAACGAAATCGAAGTCTTCCGCCCGCCCTTCTGGGCAAACAACACCTCGTTGAACGTGTGGGTTCTTCCCTCCAGATCATTGCGGTCTGCGTACCGTTGACCGCGCCCCTTCTTGACCCGGGCTACAGTCACGTGCGGCTGGTACTGAGGATGATTCTCCGTGTGCGGCAACAGCCGCTTGAGCCGCGCGTTGATCCGCCGCAGATCCGGGCTGAAGACCTTCACCACAACCACATCGTCGCCGTCGGTGTGCTTCGAGGCCGGGAAGCACTCGGTGCGCCCGAAGCGCACGTGGATCGACGGCTCGGCAGTCAGAATAGCGCGCACCGGCTCAGCATTCGCGGTGTGCAGCCCGTATTTCAACGTGATGTGATGACTCGTCCGTACAGCAGAAACCAGATCCTCAGACCGGATGTCCTGCGCGATTCGCCGTACCGCGGCCGACAACTCCTCCGGCAAGTTGACTTGAGTCGAAGCGAACTCGTAAGCCGACTTTTCGATCGCGTCGAGATAGCACAGGAACGAACGCATCTACCTCGGTCTTCCGAAGACCGCCTTGAAGTAGTTAGGAATTCGAGGGCGCGCGTACTGCGCCGCGTTGTACCCCATCGGCAACATGCCGGGTCCGACAGCGTTCATGTACTGCTGCGCTTGCGGACCTATCCCGGCTATTCTCCGACTTCTAGGATCGCCAACCGGAAAGCCGTGAATATTCCTCTCGCCTTGATTCGCGTCCGGCGGCTGACCACCAAACAGTTTTCCGAGTCCCGCCGCGCCCGCCGCGAAACCAACTGTGGACTTCGGGTACTTGTAGAGCCAGTACGCCGAGCTAAGCGGATTGGGAATTACCCCGGCTACACTGCCACCGAATGCAGCCAAGTCGGCTTTGCCGCCTCGGAGCATCTTCGGTAGCAGCGGCTCAGGCGTAGCCTTCCCGAACGTCGTCGCGCGCTGCGCCCAGTTCTTAGCAACCGGCGCAGCCTTTTGCGCTTTAGAAGCCAGCCATGGCAATGCTTTGCTAGCAAAGCGGCCTGCAGACTTGTCCATGGCCAACCGCTCACCAAGTTGGTAAGCGTAGCTCGGCATGAACCACCTCTACAGAGTTTTCTTTTCGCTCTGCGCAGGCGGGTCGCCCGCTGGAGCAGGCGCACGCGCCCGCAAGCGGCCTACCAACCCGGCAGCGCCGATCGGCGCAGAAGCCCCTGCCGCCGCCGCCACTGGTGCCGGGGCTGGCGGCGGAGCAGGCGGCATCGGCATAGAATGCTTGAGCAAGCCCGCCTGTTTGAGCAACGTGAAATTCGTCACGAGGTTAGCCGCTCTGCGAACCGCGGCAACTTTCTCTTCCTTCTTCATGGGAAGTCCCTTGTGCTTGGTCTTGGCGAAATCCAACGCATCAGACTTAGAGATCGTCTTCGCCGTCTCGGCGACCTCCTTGGACGGTGGGCTGATGTCGCCCTTCTGCACAGCGTGTACCATCCCGAAAAAAGCGCTGTTGCTTGCGTGATTTAGCAGGAACAGTACACCTCCTTCCGCAACCGCGCACACGCGGCACAAGCTACCTAGATTTGCGGCCGCGCAACACCCGGCGCAGCCACTGTGGGCTTGCCAGCCTTGGGAGACTTACGCGCCAGAAGCTGACCGGCCAAGTGGCCAAATTGCCCAATCTGGCCTCCGCCCCCGCCTACCTCGGGTCCAACAACCTTGTCTCCAGCAGGCGGAATCCCGGCAGCCTTCATCAACTCGACGTTGACAACCGCTGCAGCCAAATCATCCATATCACTCATGCTCGTCTCCTCAAAATCGTTCTCCGCGCTGATGGCGCGCCCACAAATCCGGGAACATGCCCGGCATGTTAGCCTGCAACACATCCGGCCTGCCACGATAATCGCGCAGCCACCGATTAAACGAATTTACGCGTTGTTTCGCCGGGTCGGTTTCCGCCGCTTCGCGATTGGCCCGCAGTGTCTTCGCTACGTTACCGCTAATTTCAGGAATATCGTGCGTTACTGCTTTCGCCGTCGCAAGAGGCGCATAAATCATTCGCTGCTCAAACGACGGACCCGGCAACTCCGCTCCAGCCATCGCTAATCCGGCTCGCGCTTTCCAACCTATACCAGGAACGAAATGAAGCGCACCCTGGCCAGCTGCGCCTACTCCTTCACCAACTCGGCGTGACCATGACTTTTGCCGCTCTGTGTCGTTGTAAGCATCTACCGCACCATGCAAATCGCCTTTCCATACTTTCTGAAAAAACGGCGACCAGAAAGGTTCATCACCTGAGTCTTGCGCGCTTTGAGCAGGCTGCTCCTCGCGCATGATCTTCAACCCGCGGCCCAGCTGGCTGCCCAGCGTGTTCCGCGGCATGGACTGCAAACCTTGATGTACGATATGGTTAAACGCCATCGCTCCGGCGTTGGGCACCGGCTTCCCCAGATCTGAGTAGTTGAAGCCTCCAGACTTGATCACTGACGGCGGCGTCGAACGACGTTTCTTCTTCAGCAACATTTTCCAATGCCGCTGCCGATCAGCTTCCGAGACCGACGCACGCTTGCGAACCGACCCGACCAACTGCACGTAGAATTCAGCCACGTCGCTGCGCTTGGGCATCGGCTTGCGCCCGGAACGCCAGGGCATGATCTTGTTATGCACCCGGGAATCGATGTCGGCATGCGCCTTGGCCGATTCACTGGCCGGAACCGTCGCCGAGACGCTGACAGCCGACTTTACCAATTCAAGCAGCGTGAGCATGGTGTGATTCTACGTCTGCCGCTCGGCAGCTCCCAAAAATGCCGTAGCGCGCTACATCCCGCCCGGTGCCCCGCCCGGTGCCCCACCCGCCATCTGGGCGATGACCTGGTCCTGACCAACGCTCCGGGCTTGGCTGCGCATGTTCTGGAGCTTCTGCTTCACCACGGCATGCAGAGTCTCGTCGGTCTGCCGCAACTGGTTGAGCTGGCGTCGTCGCTCACCTTCCGGCATCGCCAGCAGCTGCTGAGCCATCTGCTCAGCCTGATCGAGCACATCTCCCGGCTGCATCGCCCCTCCGCCACCGCCGCCGCCCGGCATCCCCGGCGCACCACCACCAGCAGCCATCGGTGGCATCCCCTGACGGGCCGCGCTGGTTTCGTTCAACCGTCGCTGCATATCCTGCGCCTGCATCTCTTCCTTCTCGATCTTCTGCTGCTCCTCGCGCAACATGCGTTGCTCGTCGAAGATGCGCCGGATCTCGTCGCGCACGTCGATCCCAAACGGAGCCAACGCCGTCTGATCCGAGATCTTGTTCGCAGCCGACAACTGCAACCGGACCAACCGCGCTTCCATGTCGTCAGCGCGAGTGACCGGAGTCATACGCCCACGCGCTCGCTCCCAGTTGAAAACCATCGAGAGATTTTCGAGCAGCCAGTTTATCCAGTTGTTGAACCCGGCAACCAGGTGCGGCCACGTTGCCTCGAACAGCCGCAAAGCCGGAGGCATGGCCTTTAGCTCCAACGAGCCCTTGTAGAGATCTGCCGGGACGCCGCACGAATTAAGCAGCTCGTCCAGCGCCACCGTTATCAGCTCGTGCGGTGCAAGCTGATTAGCCTCGCCGCCCAGCGCCTGATACTCAATTGGAAAAGGCAAACTGTGCATCGCGAGTGGATCACGCCGATGCTCGGCAATCATGCCGCGCACCCGCGACGAGAAATTGCCCAAGTTAGCGTTCAGCAGCGGATCGACTTTGCCCTGCGGACCGCCCGGACGTCCGGGCGTAACTACGCGCCAGGGCACGATGTAGTCCATGGCCAGCGCCTCGTTGTAGCGCTTGAGCACCTGGATGTAGAACCCCTGCTTGAAATTCGACAAGGCCCGTGGGATACCCCAGCCGCGGTTGTGCAGCCCCGCCAGCGTGTCCTCCTTGAGATGGAACACGATGCCGTCGTTGAACCCGAACAACTGATCCTTCTGGATCGCTTCAATGTATTCCCAGGGGGTGTACTGCAAATAGAACGGCACGCCACGCTGGATCTGACTTTTGAAATCTTGAGGAATACGCCACAAGTAACGGTGGTCGTGGCTAAGCGGATGGAACAAAATCTCCATCTGGTGCGGGCTCCAGCGGATGATCCGCAACCGGTCCTGCTCCATCGAGCGGCGGTCCACCACATCGAACTCGCCGTTGCATTTACACTTCGGGCACTGCCCGTAGAACTTAAAGCCCCGGAACGTATAGAGCATACGCTCGATCGGACGATCCAACTTGCAGCTCTTGCAACGCAGATAGCGTCGGAACGGAACGAAAATGCTCGTAAACGAGTTACCGTAGAACAGAAAATCGAGCCCCACCATCCGCAGTTGCGCAGCGACTCGCAGCGTATCGTCCAGAAATTCGTTGTACTGCTTCTTGATCTCGTCGGCGACGTCCAGGATCTCGACCTTGGTCAGGAAATACGCACACACGCGCTCCAGCGCCATCCGGTACGTACCGTTGTGCGCCCAGAACAACTCACACCAGCGGAGCATGCTCCGCAAGTTGCGAGGCGTGTACATCCCGGAGTAGTCGAGGAAAGGGTCGGGAAACCACTGAACCCCGCCGCTGGACCCGGACGATGAGTTAGGAACAATGCTATCTGGCATAGTTACTATCCGTGACGATTGACAAACCGCGGATTCGAGCCGAGTTCACTCAGCGACTGCTGGCAACGGGCTTGCTTCTCCGACGCGCACCGTGGGCACTTCGCCGCGCCGTCTACCAGCACGTTCGCAGTCCCGGCGCAATCAGGCGTGCTGCAAGGCGTCACAGATGGTTCAACCACGTTCTTCTTGTTCATCATGCTCAACAGCCTCCGGCTGCTCATCTGCGCGGGGCAAAACAACCAGGGTACCGACGCCTGGGATAACTGTCGTCAGTCCAAAATGCCGAACGGTGAACTCCTTGAAGCTACTGTCGTCCATCGGCACCTTGAGCTTAAACGTCTGGTCCATAGGCGGTTCGTACGCCAAGTCTCCGTCACCTACCCCGGCAGTATACAAAAGCGCGATGTGTTTCTCGCAAATAATAACGTCCGTCGCCTTAGAGCGGAAGCGACCAAACCCTCCCTCCAAAACGACCAGCACGAACAACTTAGCGCTTTCTTCCCCCGGCGATTTACGCTCGTCCTCCCGGTCGGGCGACAACGCGGCGCGCAACGTAGCCGCCACGTTCGGATCAGATAACGCAGCCGCTAGCGCCGTCGCGTCGACCGGCGGCGTAGAAACGACCGCTGGACCAGGAACCGCGACTGGCGTAGTTGTTGCCGGAGCTGATGGTTGATCACCCACGGGAGCCTCCCTTGCGGGTCGTCCGCTAGTTGGTAGAGGTGGTAACGCACGCGGCACAGCTTGCGCGCAACTCGGCTCGGAACGCGATGCCGCCGGATCAGGCGCTGAAGCAGGTTGAACCGGCGACGCGACTGCCTGGCGAACAGGCTCGCCGTCCATCGGCGGATCATCGATCGGCGGCGGCAAGATCGTCGCGCCCGTGAGCCCCGGCCGACCACCGAAACTGTCCTCGAACGCGTTGGGCACCTTGGTGCCTACGGCCCCAACTTCGACTTCGGAAACGACTTCTTTCTTCCAGCCTTGCCCGATGTCTTTGAACTCGGTCATTTTTCTCCTCCGCGTGAGTTCGTTGTACCTGATAGCTAAGAAAAAAGAAAACGGTTACCCCGCCAAAAGCGAGGCAACCGTTGAGCAATTCATACCGTCGCGCTACTACGCCCGCGTTGCTGGCGCGCGCCACTCAAGCGCACCGGTGGACGCAAACTGACGCGAAATGATCCCGCCTCGACATCCAGCGCAGCCGGATTTGAGAAGTGAAGCACAGACGGAACATCTGCTACTACCACTACGGCATCGTGCGAGACAATGTGGCTAAGCCAGCGCGCCGGAACCAGTGTCATTCCGTGCTCGTTCTCGGTGTGCTCCCTCAGCAGATCCCGTATCAGAGTCATGATCGTGTTGTTCGGTATCACGCTACGGAAATGATCCTCCAGATCGAGGAAGGGAATTTCCGGCAGGATGCGCGGGCGCATCCGACGTGACAACTTGTAATCGAACGGCACCATGCCATTCAGCCCACGCATCACGTCGTACTCCAGCATATCCCAATCCAGCGGACCAGACCGAGATGTGGAACTGTCGACGTATATCGGCAAATCCACGCCAAATGGTGCGCGAAGGTCGCGCTGCAACGCGTTTTGCAGCGTCACCAGCGCGTGGTGCGCGCCCCCTAGCCCCCGCACTTGCTTTTTGTACGCTGCGCTTAAAGCATCTGTATCCCACCACTTGAGACAATGACTTACCAACTTTCCGTGCTCATCCAAGCTCAAGCGCATGCGCGCCAGCCGATAACGAACCACGGTGTGGCCGCGCCTCCGAATCGGGTCAGGGTACAGACAAAATAACGATGCTTCGCCGAGCGGCACGTACTGCGTCTGATGCCGCGACATCGCTACAACGGCAACTGGGTGTCCCATCAACTCTCGATTGTCCTGCATCGCAGACTCCTTCCACGAAAAAAAACCCGATGGGCTGCAGTCCCATCGGGCCAGGTCACGTTGACAACGCGTCGACGTTATTCGCTAGGTGGTTCCGGAGTTGTAATCGGTGTAATGACATCACCCGACACATTCACGGAATGATCAGCGCTAGACAGCTGCACACGCGTCGTTTGCACGACGTTGCCCGTCAGCTGGTGCCCGTAAAAGGCGTAAGTCGTCACCGCGTCCCGGCGCTGGCGAGCCGCGGCAAAAGCCTCCAAAAAAGCCTCTTCGTCGTCAAAGACTGTTAGTTCGTCCCGGCGCTCACCCACGATCAGCAAGTGGTATTGCTCGCCGAGCGAAGCATCCGCTTCCCCAGCAACTTGCGGTTCTCCGGAACTCTCCTCCAGAAGAGGCGACTCCAGGCCAGGAATCTCAGCCGCCGTGGGTGAAGGCAGCGAGCTATCGTGGTCCGCCAGCGCCTCGGCAAAACCGGGCGCGACCTGATCATCTGGGGTTTTCTTAACCACCGTGCGCTCCCGGATTAGGCAGCGGAGCCGCTGGGAAAGTCGCAGCTCCTTCAGCAGCGCCTGGTGCTACCGGAGCAGTATCACCCAACTGGTCTACCTTGACAGGCGTGATGCCACCACCAACAGGCGGCGTACCGGCCGGGGCCGCATTTGCTGCCTGTCCAGTAGGCAACGGACCAGGAGCTGCACCCGGAGCACCTCCGCCAGGCGAATTGATCCCACGTAGCAGGCGCTCCACCTGCTCGCGGTAAGACAACTCCAGCATTCCCTGGTCCCGACGGCTCATAACAGACGCGCACAGTACGTGCAACATTGTGATCCGGTTCGGAGCTTCCTGAATCTGAAGCGTCGTAATGGAACACGCGCCGTGCGGGTTCATGTCCCGCGAATCAGCCCATTCGTTGAACTGCTCGCTCACCGGCTTGTCCCGGGAAATCACGGTCCACTGATTAGACTGCGCGTCCAGCTCCCACGTTTCACGTGCAGTCATCTCGACCAGGCGCACCTCGGCGTTAAGCATTGGCTGTGCTGACATCGTTCCCTGCCTCACTTGCTAGAAGAATCTGGTCTCTCTTCTCCCCGCTCAATAACGGGCTTAACTTCCTCGTTGCGATGCAAGATCGTGAGCTTGCCCTTACCACTTACCTGGAAGACACCACGATCAAGCACGTTACCCTTGCTGTCAGCCACCACTAGCGTGCCCAGTACGGCCGGACCAACGGAGCTGTAGAACCGCGGAGTAATCGTCATGCTCTTGGCGTCGCCCTTAACGCCCGCGTCGATTTCGGACGGTGGCAGAAATCTAACTTCCACTTTCGATTCTCCCTTGGCACTTTAGAACCATGTCGGACATCTCGACAATCCGCTGATGCGGCTTATTCCACCACAACTTAGCGGGATAGCCGCCTTTGACGTTCATGCGGCCGCGATTGCCGTCTGGCAGAAACACGGTCAAGCGCACCGGCAACTGCCGCGGACGCACAACCGCCCCCACGTCAGCGGTGCCCTCTACGTTAATCGCTTGCGCTGAAACTTGCCACACGACTTGCTTCGTGAACGAAACAAACAAGACCGTCGACAGGTAGTGACAGAAATCATCCCAGACCTCCGTAGCAAGACCCTCGACATAACGACCCCAGCGGCCCAGACCCGCGACCACAGTGCGCTGGTAGTCCACCAGAAGACGCTTCTGCTCTCCAGCCTCGATCTCAAACTGGTCCGGCATCGAGTAGCCCACCCCGGCGTGAACGTACAGGGGCGCTAACGTGAAGAACGTGTACTCCTGCAAGTAGGGCTCGATCGACATGGTGCGCACCATCTGCACCTTGCGCCGTCCCGCCCTGGTCTTGTGCGAAAACTCCTTCTTCCACTGATCTCCGCGCCCAAGCAAATACATCAGATCGCGACTACCTCGACTTCGCAAAGACAGCGAGTCTCCGGCCGCTGCCACCCGTCACGATAGCGCTCGTTCTCCGAAGTAACGACTCGGCAGAAATAGCGCCGTTGCTGACGTTGAAAATACGACAGATCGCCGGGGTAAAGCAAGCGCCGCCGACCCGTCCGGATCGTAAAGCGCTCGCCCACCGCCAGCGGGAAGTTGTTCGGCGGGCGAGCGCTCATATCGCACTCCTCTCAGAAGGTTCAAATGCCGTACGCTTTGTCGAGCCCGAAGGATCGCCACACGCCCCGAACAAACTGGGCCTGTTGCTCCGGATTCTCCGGATTGAACACTGCGCGCAGAGAACCACTCTGGCGCTGCGCCAGGTGCTTCTCCAGCAGCTCCACCTTAGCGATCGAGAGACCTTCGGAACCCAGTACCAGCCGCGCCGGGTCCCAGACCTCGACGACGTTCCTGATTGGCTGCGGCATGGACATGAACGCTTCCAGATACAAACCCCAGGACGCAATCAGCTTGCCCTCGCGTGCAGCTTGCACCGCGCATAAGTGCAGCAGCTTCCGCCCCTCAATGGCCCATAGCCGTAGCGGCGGCACATCGGCATCTCGGTAGTCGGCCAAACGGCCGCTAAGCGAGGTATACAGCTCAACGCCGGTACCGTAACCAACTTGTTGACCATCCGCGTCGATCACGCAAGCCGCCTGCACGTCGCCAGCCAGCGGCATTTGAGCTGCCTGCTCCTGACGCAGCTTCCAGGCCACTTGTAGCCAGTTCTCGATGGTTTCCGGTTTGGTGTAGTTCTTGGGTACCTGGGGCTCGGTCACCAGATCTTTCCAGTTGCTGACCGGCACACACGTGAAGCCCAGAAACAAATCCTCGTAAAGATCCTTGTTATCCACTGGTCATCTCCTCTGCTACCGGCGCGCCAGGCGCGCCAACGCCGTGAATGAACACCCGGCGGCAGTACTCGGCAATGAGCAACGCCGCCGCTTTTTCCGCACTCTTCTGAAGTCGTAGATCTACGCTCGGAAACATCTTGCGAGCCTTAGACAGGTAAGCCGCGCGCAGCATCTTGGGATCGTCGTGCGCGATCCCCTGCAACATCACTGCCTGCCAAGCCTTGGGCTTGACCAGCTCGTAGCCGACCCCGCGGTCAGCTAGCGCTTGCTGCAACGCCCAGAACGAGCCACCGAAGGTAAAGGCCCCCGTGACCGAGTCGCGAGGCATAGATGCGACCGCTTCGACCATACCCAGCACCTTGCCGGGCAGCGTCACGATACGATCGAACAGACTGGCAATCCCGTTGAAATCGAACTCGCGGTTGTAGCCCTGTACCCGAACGCTTTTCAGCTCGCCGGTCTTCTTGTCCTTGCGCTTCTTGTAGCGCGCAGCCTTCGGGCTCTCGTTGATCGGAAAGTCCTCGCAGACCAAAACCAAACGATCCCGGCGAATCGCGGCAACTGCGCCATGTAAGCCGGGATCGATGCCGAGAAAAACGAACTCTGTCTCATCAATTGGTGAACTCATGCTGCTAATTCCGCAAACCTTTCTCGCATCTCCTTGTAGAGATAATGCGTCATCAGCGTATCCGCGGCCGCGTCGTGTGCAGCGCTGGTATCGATACTGTGCTTCTCCACCAACCCATACTCACGCACAGCGAACGCTAAATTCCACAACACGCCTCTGGCTCGAATGTCGCGTACCCGGCAGAAGAAATCCCAAACGGGCTCGTCATCGCGCGGTAACAGGCCCAGTCGATTGGCCTTGAACATCGCGCCGGTGTCGAACACACGCTCGCGGTCGAACTTGAACGGGAACCCTTCTTTCTGCATGTGGTATTCGACAAACGGGATATCGAAACCCGTTAAGTTGTGGCCCACCACGACTGCTTCCGGCAGCTGCATCGTTGTCTGCAGCAACTCCCGCAGCACGTGGTAAACCTTGGGGCGAGACACGCCGTGCTGGCGCACGTCAGCGGCTTTGACATAGCCATCGTTACCGTCGCGGATCTGCCGCTGCACGTACGAACCCTGCTCGTACATGCGCAGCTCGTCCTCGGGGCACGCTACAAAAATGCCGCCACGGCTAGTGACCTCGGCGCGTATGCACTGCAACCAGCCAAACTGCAGGATACAACCCTGAGCCGGTTGCAACGAAGTCGTCTCGATGTCCAGCACTAGATAACTATCTGATAGGTTCATGTCTCGCGTCCTCAGAATTTGAGCGATTAGTTGCCACTGCCGTTCGTACGGCATTTCCCAATCACCCACGTGAGTCGGACGCTTCTCCGTCATTACATGGTTGCTCCGCAAACGCTTCCAACATTGCCAAACACTCTTTCAGATCCTTCTGATTCGGGTCATGCTCGCCACGATGAAGAGTCTCGCCGTACTTGGAGCAGAACAACGTCGTGAACTGCTCCAGCGCGACAGCACCCACCAACGCGTAAACGCGATGCGCGCAGAACCCGGACGTCTCGATTGCGCTTTGTAGATCCTCACCCCGCTTGATCACACAGACGATGATCTTGGCAAACATGCGCGCCGCGTTCCCGAGTTCCTCCTCGGTAATTCCCATGCGCTGCTTGATCGCTCGCCAAGACTCAGGCCAGTCCTCTTCCGGCTGGCTGAGAAGCTGGAAGACCTGCCGCAATAACCCCGGGTAAACAACGGTGATATCGCGGTTAGGAGACCACCATCGGCCATCGCCGCTACGCTGATCGCGTATCTGCAATAACCCGCGCTTCTGCTGTTGCTTCGAGCGGCTACCCATGAATTGCCTCCTACTGCAGCGACACCTTCACGCTCGGAGGGCGTCTCCGACAGTCGGCACACTCGCGCCCGTCGTGATAGGTCTCTTTACCGCACACCGCACAGGAGACTAGCTTTAACGTCTGCGGCCTGCAAGCGCGCTTGGGCTCCGGGCACGCATCTGCCAGATCGGTGGCATCCGCACCCAGAGTGCAATTGTGGCAAGACCAGCCGCAACCCACCGGACACAGCTTGACCCGCAGCTCCATCAAATTGCGGTTGTACCCGCCAAACTGGCCGAGCTTGACTCGATCGAACGTGATCGCGTTGGTCTCGTACTTCGAGTTAGTCAGCGTAGCTACGAAACGCATGCCGACCAGCTGCGTGCGGTGCCCGGCATAGCGCCGCCGCGCGCGGTAGTTACCGATACCCAGCTCACGCGCTAACACCCACAGAAAATTGTTCGGAAACCAGCGCAAGAACTGAAACGGGCAATACTCGCCGTCGATGACCTTGAAGGTCAGCGTCGTACCGACTCGCGGGTGCGCCCCCCGGCTCCAACCAACCTTGGCATGCACGATCTGCAGCGGTGCGATCACCGCCTGAAATACGCCCCGCATGGGTGTAAGAGCGATACCAGCCTTGAGATGTTCGTAATTTGCCGCCAGCCGCCAGCAAACGAACTCGATCTCCTTTTGATCCAGCTCACCGCCGTGCAACGCCGCCATCGAAGAATGAATCACACGGAGATCGAGATCGCCGCCCAGCGATCTAGCTGCTTGCTCTGCCAGCTCGAACTGCTGGGCGATGTCTTTGCTCAGATCAACTGTAACCCAGGAATTGACCAGCCCGGACTCGCCGGGACCTGCGAACGCCAGACGCTTCGCCCGACGTTCGGTGACGTGGGGGCGAAACTCCGCGCCCATCACGATCTCCTTTTTCGTCGGGATGAATGTACCGACCGGCACGGTCCGCGGACGTCACTGGCGCTTGTTCGCACAGGCTCCGGCAGGGTCGTCAGCTAACCACACGCGCCTTCGCCACAGACAGAGCACTTCTGACAACCTTCGGCCCATACCAGCTCTCCCAGACAATCGAGTGTCTGACAAGGCACCCGATACGTGCCGGTCATCGCCATAGCGCTATTCACGCGATCCAAAAAAGCCTGAGAGCGCTCGACCCCGTGTCCGTTGCCGCCAGAGACCTGCGCCGCAGCTACAACAGAAGAAGCGACAGGCTCGGGCCGCTTGTTCGGACCAGGGCGCACATCGGGCAGCTGGGTCAGAAAACCGTCGTCGTCGCGGAAAGCCTGGGTCTTAGCGAAATAGCTCAACAGCGCCATAGCCAGCTCGTTGGGTGGGCTAGTAGCCTTGTTGCTGCTGCCGTTACGAGAGGGGTGGTTGCCCAGCACGTGACTACGCATCTGCTCGATAACCAATTCCAGGCTACCGTCCAAGCGCAAGATCAAACTAGCTAAGCGCCCAAAGACCTCGATCATCGGGTGTACGCCGTCGCCGGACCGCCCCAGGTTGAAGAACAGCTCTCGCTCGCGATAGCGCCCATCCGGGGTCAGCTCCAGCGAGATCTGCATGTGCAGATTACCGTAAGCGCTGTGGTAACGCGTGCGTGTCGCGTGCATGAACTCCGGGATCTCGACCGGAACACGGAAGTGCGGAACATCCGGTACGACCAGGACCTCGTCTTGCTCGCTGGATTTACTCAACGCCATCGGCTGATTCGCTCGACAGCCGTTTCGGTACACCGTCACGCCCTTGCAACGACTCGCGTAAGCCAGAATGTACGCCTCGCGCACGCTGCTCTCAGTAGCTTCGTGCGGCATGTTGATCGTCTTGCTGATCGAACTCGTCGTATGTCGCTGAAACGCGGCCTGCATCCGCACGTGCCACTCCGGGCTCACATCGCGCGCCGTACGGAAAATCTCCTTCATCGGAGCGGGTACCTTCTTGGCATCCTGCAACGTGCCGTTGTCGAACATGTGCTGCTGTAGCTCCGGGCTATCGAACTGCTGTTGCTGCGCCAACTCAGCGAAATCGGGATGGCACTCCATCATCGTCTCGCCCCCGAGTATCTGGCGCTGGAACACGAAGCTGAACAACGGCTCGATGCCGCAGCTAGCGTTGGCGATGATGCTGATCGTGCCGGTCGGGGCCACGCTGGTCACGCAGGCATTACGCAGCGGGCGATCGAGACGCGCAGCCCAACGACTTTGCTCGTAGTTCTCGAACGCACCCCGTTCCTCTGCTAGACCCTGGCTAGCGCTAATCGCATTGTCGTTGACGAACTTCATAAAGCGTTCGCCCCACCGCAAGCCCCCCTCCGAGTCGTAACGCACCCCCAGCCGAATCAACGCATCGGCAAAGCCCATGACGCCCAAGCCGATTTTGCGATTGGTGTGGCAAATCCGCTCGATGTTCTCAGTGGGGTAGCGATTCACCGATACCACGTTGTCAAGAAGCCGCGTAGAAGTGCAGATGTCATCCTGCAGCCGGTCCCAGTCCACCAGATCATCACGCTCGTCCGCGCTAAGACTATCCGGGTTACAGGCATCGGGATGCTCGATGTAAAACGGACGCACGTAGCGCCCTAAGTTGAGCGAGCCCAAGTTACAGGACTCGTTCGGCATCAGCGGCTGTTCCCCGCAGTTACACGACACCACGCCCGACCACAAGCCCGCAGCAGAATCGCCGCGGTATTCCGGGTCAACGATCACGTAAGTATGCACATCATCGACGGTCCCGTTGTACACGGCAGCACGCCCAGCTGATCGAATCGCAACCACCTTGTGGTTGTCTCCGTAATAGCGCCTTACACCATCAGCAATCTTGGCATGCACCTCGGCCGCAGCAGTCTTCCAGCCGTGGCGTCCAAACCCGCCTGCCTCGCGCTCCGGGTAATGACGGCTATTATGTTCTTCCGGCGTCATAACCCGCAGGTTCTCGGGGCGATTGTTGTCCGGGTTTCTATCGATATGGTCGGTTACAAGGCCCTCGGGTATTTCTACGCCGAAGCAATCCAGCGCCATGCGATGGACCCACTGATGCGCGCAGCGATTAGCCACCCACGCGTGAGCACGCTGGTGGCCGTCGCGATGCCGCGAGACTGCGTAAGCCCGAACTGACTGCCCGATCCGCAGGTCTTGCGCCGTGATCTTATTGCCACGAAACGTCCGAAAGTTGTGGCCCGCCGTACAGCGAACTTTGAGCCCGCTGTCGAACTCGACCTCGATGATGTCTGCGGCGTGCTCTGTTCGCCGAATATCACGCATCATGCGGATTACAGGCAGCTTAGTATCGGAGTCCCACGCATGAACCAACGTGCTCCCGACGCCGGATTCGACCAGCTCCTCAAATGAACGCGGGCCGTCAATAGTCAAGATCTGCGTATCGCCAGTTACGCATGGATTAGTAGCTTGGATCAACCCCGCCGCAGGCGTAGCTTCCGACTCCCGGATACGGTCGATGAAGAACAACCCCGGTTCACCGGTCTGCCAGGCATTCTTGACGATCAAGTCCATCACATCGCCAACCGTCAGATATTGATCCTGCTCTCCAGCGACAATTGCCTGGCCCGTCAGCGTCAGATCCTGAATGCCGTAGCAAATATCCATCTCCCGCGGCTGCCCGTCGCTGGCAACTCCCGCCTGCACCGCTTTACGGCACCGCTCAACGATCTCTTTGGGTATAAGCCAGCCGTCCCCCTCGCGATCCGGCCAAGTCACGATGAAAGGCGCTCCCGGACGCTTGGTAACGAGTTCCATGAACTCGTCGTCGACCTTCACGCTGATGTTGTAGTTCTCGAACTGGCGCAAGTCCTGCTTAGCGAACAGGAACTTGATGATATCGGGATGGTTGACCCGCATCATCGCCATGTTGGCTCCCCGGCGGAAACTGCCCTGCTGGATCGCCGACGTAGCCTCGCTGAACACGCGCCAGAACGCAATCGGGCCGCTGGACTGCCCGCCGCTCGAACTGACGAACGCCCCACAGGGGCGTAATTCGTCGAAAGCAAAACCGGTGCCACCCCCGGCCTTCTGGATGATGGCCGTGTCCTTGATCGCCTGAAAAATGCCACGAGTATCGTCTGGCACCGGCAGCACGAAGCACGCGCTCAACAACCCCATCCGTCTGCCGCTGTTCATCAGCGTTGGACTATTGGGCATGAAGCGGCCGGAGCGCATCAGTTCGTAGAACCGCCCGCTCCACTCGTCACGCTGCGCCTCGTCCTCGCATCCAGCGACGTGGTCAGCCACGCGCTTGAACATCTCGTCGGGCGTTTCCGTGATCTCCCGTTCGTTCCGTATGAGATAGCGATTACGCAGAACTCGAACTGCGTTTTCAGTGAGAACTGGAACTTCGGGAACAATAGCCGACGCGGTACGTGACAATGTTGACACAACCCACTCCTTCGACGCTATGGGTTCGACGCTATTAGCGACCGTACATAAGGTGTACGGCGTCACTCTTGCTGGCAGTCATTAGGTAGTAGCAAACTGAGATAAACCGACCGATCCCCGGTAACTCTGTACTGGCATGCACTGTTGCGGGCTGAAAAACGATATGCTCGGCGCGCTCCATCCACCGCTGCATCTGGGGCACAACTGGCTCGGTGAGCATGACGTCGGTCTGCTCGTCGATCAACGACCCCTGCACCGGTTTACGCACTCTGCATTCGTTGAATTCCTGAAGACGCAACCTGGGGAAAACAAACATTTGCTCCGCTCCACACTAGCACACACCAGCGACCGTTCTTTAGTCGACACTGCTCAAATGCGCCCAGATAGACGACGCGCACCAAGCAGTATACTCGACCAGGCAAGCCCGTCCAATCGAGCCAGTCAAGCGCACACACCCCTCCGGTTCCCGCTCCCCGCACAGTTCCAGCCGCCACCACCAACCGCCGGAAGCGCGCTACTGCAGCTGCCTATACGGAGCAGCCAAGATACGAGAAACCGGAGGGGCGATTTCAACTTGGAAATCGTTCAGCCTGAATCTCTCGATCCACGCCGAATTACACTTCCCGCAACGCGCGGTGCAACGCGCCAAGTAGCGCGCTACGATTTTGGTCGTCAAGTGCACCGGGCTACCGTCCTCCAGCCCACACAACGGGCAGGTAAGCTGCGGAATCGCATCGAACTTGAACAACTGCTTCCAAAGCTGCGGTTTCCAGCGCCGGGACGGAGCTGGAGGATCGATCGATTGATGATCGCCAGATGGAGACAACGCCTCCATAGAGATGACCTGATGCAGACGCCAGTTGAGTTTCACATCCGAACCGCGGCAACCAAGTTCGACCTCGTGTCGAATAAAAACCTCGGTGATCTCTCCGCCACAAGAAGCACAACGCACTCGCATCAGCACCGCGTTGGACAACTCTTTGCAGCGCTCAGGCGGCAGCAGCAGCATGAGCGCTGCCTCACAAAATGGACAGAAACGCTCCTCGCTTTCGAGATAACGAGCGCGGGTCTCCAAGTCGACCGCCGCGTTGATGTCGAGTTTATCGACCGCGGACAAGATCATGACCAAAGCCCCCGCGGATGCGTCTTCAGCACCCGCAAATTGGCCTTGCTGGGACGTACGCCCGCATAACGTCTTCTGCGCTTGTTCCGTACCCGGCGGATCTTGCGGGGATCACCGGCGCGGCGAGCCACTTGCCCAGAGACGCTGCCTTCCTGAATCACCACAACATCGACCAGCTTCATCATGTCGTGCCAAATAGCGCCGCAAGTCAAACACTCGTGCTCGATGTAGATCGCGCGATTGTGGAAATCTTCGTGATCAAGGTGAACTTGGCGACCGTCCAGGTAGACCCCCGGACGCCGCTTCCCGACTTGCTCGTCAATCAGCTCTGTACGCGGGAAATCCAAAACACGCTGACCGATCCGCCCGCAGTAGGGACAATGATCAGGACGCGACAGGTACAGAGCTTTGGCCGCGTTCATCTGCATTCGATCCATGCGTAGACTCCGTAGACTCTGTGCTCCTTCCTCGCTGTGCCGCTAGCTCCTTGTTGTAGGAGCCAAGCGCGACGCGTAGCTCAGGATAAAGCCACGTGTCGTACTGGGAAGACCGTTGCGAAGGTCCAAACGCCTCCGTAGCTACAACCGCAGCTTTGTCAGCAAGACGCTTCGCCTGGTCGAGATCGTCCGTGAGTTCCTTCACCCTCTGACGCAATGCGACCCGGTCCTCCTCGTCGATTTCGCCTAACGTTGGTTGTCCAGGCGGAGGACCAAATCCGTCGTTCGTACTCATCAGTCTCTCCTCGTTTTAGAAACCAAAAATCGTAGCGCGCTACACCTTGTCGTGCTCGGGCACCCAGGCCCCGTCCTTCTCGACGAAGTCGCCGAACAGGTTGGGCTCGTTGCGGACCAGCTCGCGCGCGATCTTGCGAAAGACGTGAGCGATCTCCTCCTCAGCCGCCGGGCTAGTGCGCATCGTGACGATGTGGCGCATGGCCCGGACGTTCATCGACCAGAACCCGCCGGTGCAGCAGCCCATTGGCAATATCCGCCGGAGCATCGAGGTGACTTTCTTCTTCTCGGACATCGGCAGCTTGTCGATTTCCCACGCGCCCGCCAGCTCCTGGTACACGTCCTCGATCGTAGTGAATATCTTCACAAAGCTGCGGCGCGTTATCCGCTTCTTCGCGGCCAACACCTCGTCATCGTCGGCGCACTCGCGAAGCGACAGCGGCAGCCAGACGTCGATACCGCGCTCGATGTTCTGCAAAATGAAGCGCATCGAGCCCTCGCTGATCGCCACGCCCGCCCGGTGCCGGTTCATCTCTCCGGTGAAAACCCGCGTGACGCCCTCGATCGCGAAGGTGTAGCTGGAGTGCTCCAGAATGCTGCCGTGCTTCGAGCGCAGCACGTTCGCAAAGAACTCTCCCAGGTCGCGACGCACCCGGGTAACGTTCAGATTAGCTCCAGGCTCGAAACTCATATAACAGCGCTTCGCCGCGCAAGCCGGAACCAGCTCCATGTCAGTCGCGTTTTCTGGAAGCGCGTGGCTTTCGCACTCCGGAAATTCCCTGATGTAAGCGAGAAGCGCCTCGCGATCGGGAACGCTGTGCTGCACCATCCACACTCGGATGTCTTTCCAGTTCATATCTACCTCTCGATATAGTCGGCTACTTCACAGCGGCGGCAGCGCACGAACGCCACAGTCCCGCTGCGATGCACCTCGTCCCAGCTGTGCCAGCCCAGCCAACACAGCAACCGGCCGAACCACTTCATCAGAACAGATTTCCCTGGCTGTCGATCATGCCCTCGTAGCCACACCACTTGCAACGCGCATGTTGCGAGCAACCATCGTGAGATGACAGATCGTAATTTCTGCTGTGCCAGCCCCTTCGGCAAAGATAGATCTTCGCCAGACGCGAGCTAAACGGCCAGATCACATACGGCGTGATCGCCCATCCCGCGAGTCCGCCCACCGCCGTAACAAGGATCAATATCAGAATGTCTCCCATAGGTCACCTCATTCCTACCTGTCGTCGAGCGCTTGTTCAAAACATCGGCACCGCACCGGATGCTGCAGCTTGCGTATAGCCTGCGCCTCTATTTGCCGCGCCCGTTCTCTAGACACGCCGATGATTTTGCCTATTTCCTCCCACTCATGGGGTTCGGTAACCGAGCCAAGCCCCAACCGCAATTCGATCACCAAACGATGTCGCTCGGACAATGTCCACTTGACCCTGTCCCAGATCTCGCTGACCGTGGCTTCGGTAGAGGACAACACGGCCAACGGAGACGGAGCCACCAGCCGCGCCTGCGCGCCCGCGGCAGCAAGCAAACGCTCGGTAGTCGCGTGCTTGTACATCACGCGCTCCATCCCGAGCTTCATCCCGCCGAGTTCAGGAGGACAAATATCCTCGGGCTCCGAGCCAAGCAATGAAGCAATCGCAACGAGGCTACTCAACGACGTTTGACTGAAGTCCATCCGTTCAACAGCGCCCCAGGATGTTGTAGAAACCCCGGCCAAGCTCGCCGCGGCACTCTGGCTCAATTTGCGCTGACGACGAAAGCGGATCAACGATCCGCTCCGTGTTTTAGCAATTACGGCAATTTCCATAGCTACCTCACTTCACAATCTTGGTGATTTCATCCGGCGGGAACCGCAGCCGCTGCACACGGTTGGCCTCAAACAGATGAATCTCGCAGTCGTCCTGACAAACCTTCAAGTGCTGCATGAACGTCTTCGGGGCGCGCGGGTCGTGCTCGTCGCAAAAATGCCGCGAGCGCACGCTGTCCTCATGAGTGATGTGACGCAGCATGGCAGGTGGATAGCCCGAAACACGGCCGCCCGCTTTCTGCGACCGGACAATCAAGTCCGTGTCCTCGTAGCCCCAGGCATAGTCGAGATTCTCGTTGTAGCCCCGAATCCGCTCGAACAGCCAACGCTGGATCGCCAGAGTGCCAGTCGCGCCGCCCATATCCTTGCTACTGAGCAACGGCGAGTTCACCACGATATCAAACCGCCGCTTCAACTGCGCCACACAGAAACTCACCCAGTTGGGGTCCAGCGCAATATCGGCATCGACGAAGCACAGGATCTCGCCGGTAGCGGCCAGCACCCCCAAATTACGCATGTAGCTCGCCCGGTAGTGCGGGGCATTGCGCACATGCAATAGAGTACCGTGGAAGTACTCATTCTGCGGCAACAGTTTCAATCCGTCGTCCTGGGGTCCGCCGACGATCACGTATTCGACCTGGGGGTAATCCTGCCGGTACCAAGACTGCACCGAATGCTGCAAGTGATGCCACCGATCGTAGCACACAGTGATAATGCTAGCCTTCCGGAAGAACATCACTCTCCTCCGCGCGCCAGTGCTCGAAGTACAAATCGAGTTCTTTCAACCCGAACACCACGTCCCGGGACTGTAGCGTCGCGATCATCACGTAGAAAACACCCGACATGAACGGGCGGTAACCAGTGCGCAGCAATGAGGAATACAGCTCGGCCTGCTTGCCTTTCAGTTTGGCAGCGCGCTTGCCCTCGGACAACACCCTGCTGATCGCGTCGGCTCGCCGAGTCCAACCACGACGCACCAGCAGCCTGAGACAGTTCATAATGTAGTCGGTGTCCATCTCGTCGACATGCACATACTCCATGTTGGATGTGAACCAGACGTGAGCACGCATCTGCAGGCGCGAAGGCGTATGCTGGAACAAAAGATCTTCGGTAGCATCGAAAAAGTAGCCGCAGTGCTGACACACCCGGCCGCTCGCGCTGTCTTGGTCGCAATGCTGACAATGGCAGCGGCGGCCCGAGTCGGGTCGCGCCGTAAACCGACGTTTCGACATGGGCAGCTCCTACCACACTTGTCCCCAGTCCTGTCCGCGATTGGCCTCCCAACCGATCTCTTGGCGATACCACGCCGAGTAGGCTTCGTGAGCCTGATAGCTGGCTCGAAGATCTGGCGCATCGTACGGAGCAGAACGCTCCTCGTCGGAATGCAACAATACGGCAACAGTCTCAGTGAGATAATCGCCGATTGAGCAACCAGCCGTTTTCAACATGGCCTCGGCACGCAGCCGATAGTCGATGCACTCGTAACCCCAACCGTGTGGATTCTCCATCAACGGCTCGTGGAACCCGCGAAGCCGGGTATGGACCCAACGCTTGACAGCAACCAGACCCTCCAACGTCGGGTCGTAAGGCACGCGGCGAGTAATCCCCTCTGCCACCCACATGTCAAAATCGTCCCAGTGCACCATCAGCCGAGCAATAAACTCCGGGTCCACCAGAAAATCAGCAGTAGTGAAAATCAACAGCGTGCCGTACGCGTTGCGTGCTCCCAGATTTCTGGCTCGACACGGATTCCAACGCGTATCCTGCGGACGAAGCAAACGCACACGGCTCAAATCGACAGACGAAGGTTCATCCGAGAAGTCCACGACCACGATACCGATGTGACCGGTATACTTCTGCTGGAACCACGCTTCGAGAGCCTGGTTGAGATGCTTCTCTCGATCCAGGTAAGGAATGACAACAGTGACCGGCGCGCTAGTCGTCCTTGTCTGGTCCAAAGAAGTTTTCTGGCTCTGGGTAACTATCTTCATCGGGATCGGATACCTCACCGAAGTCCTCCCCAGACTGCGGCCCCGCGCTGCACTGATCTTGTTGGGCTTGTTGGTCCGTTAACACTTGCTGAATCGCGCCGAAGACCCGCTTCGGATCTATGTTGGTAGCGACCTCTTTTAACTCCTCCTCATCACCGTATCCGGTATCGACATCGTCGACGGGCTCAGGCAAGACTCCCATCGCGTCTTTGTAACTCATCTCGTTCTCCTCGCGATGCGCTTCAGCTGATTGCACATGATGTTCGCCAGAAAAGAATGTGCCCACTCAACGCAGTACCCGGCCGGATCACGCTCGTCCGCCTGCTGTATCCGCACCTTCGTCGAAGCGAAACGGACCAGCGGAGTGCCGGGGTAGTGGGTGAACACGATCACAGGGATCTTCAACTCTTTGCTGGCGCGCGTAGCTACACCCAGTAAAGCGCGCGAACCAGGATCGCTGGCGAAGCACCACAGTGCATCTCCACGGCGACCCTGAACCATCAATTCAGCCCCCAGGGACTCGTCGGTTCCGCACTTGCCGTACGAAGTGGTGGAAGTCGCGACGTTCAGTCCCAAAACACTGGCGCGCGTAGGCCGCTCGTACTTGGACGTGGTCGTCGAGAGCTTATGGCACACGTCGACCGCCAAGCAAAATCCCGGGCCGTTGCCCGCCAGCCATAAGCTGCCGCAGTTCTCCACAGTTAAGGACATGGCTTCGAGCGCGCGCTCGATTTCTCTCAGCACAAGCTCGTCTCTGATCTGCCGAGCAGCTGTGTCGCAGGCTTTCCCGGTCGCGCGGATCTCCTCCCGAACGCTGATAAGCCGAGATAGCGCTCGCCGAGTAGACTTAGTTGCTGCTACTTTTTTCTTGGACACGGCGCTCACTTTGGCCACAGATCAAACCTCCGAGTCGTCGGACTCCCGTAACTCGCCGCCCTTGAAGAACTTAGCGAGCAACATCGATGTCGCCGATTGACCTTTCGCTCTCTCGGCCAGTTGATCCCGAATGTCCTTGACCTCGGAGTCTACCGTAAATTCTCTCGCGCCGCTGAGGAAAGCAGCTGTAGATCGGTCGAATATGCCGCTCACCAGAGCCAGCAACTGCGCAAATAGCTGAGACAGCTCGCAATGTTCGGCCTTGGTAGCTTTGGCAACGTACTCGAACGGATTAAGTGCCAGCTCCTTGTGGAGAGTCGCGATCTCCTGCATGACCCCGGTCAGTTCCAGGATCGACTGCGGCGTCAGCGTCTCGGGCATCCGCTCCAGCACGTCCAGGAGCTTGCCGCGAAGGCGGTACCGGCTGTAAGCCATGTTGATCACTCCCGAACAGCTCCGCGAGGCCGGTCTCGGCGACCACCATCTCGGAGCTATGGTGTAAACGCCAAACCTCGATCCAGGCCTCGCCCTCATCGTCATTCCATTCGCAGCCCTCGATGAGCGCGGCCAAACGCGTGTGAACCTGCTGCTCCCATAGCTGATCTATGTCTGCAAGCTGCGCAGACGAACCGCGAACATTGAACAAGCGCTCGATCGCGAGCTTGCCGAGCACCGCCTCGTAGCGGCTAACCCGCTTGGCGTCCAGACGCCGCTGAAGCGCCAGTAGCACCGTCCACTTGTTGGTTAATCGCGCAGCCATTTCTTCGCACCTTCCAGCCAGTTCTCGGCCGCCCCAAGCTGTCCCGGCGTAACTCGCTCGTCCGCGCATATTCGCTCGTCCATACTCGTAGCTTGCTCACGGACGCTCTCAACAAAATCCTGCGCCGGGTCGCCAACTTCCTCCTCTACACGATCGAGAGTCTCGAATAAATCCTTCAACGTATCCAGCACATCCCCGTAATCGGGACCCTCTGGACGACGTATTCCAAAGCCCATAGTTACTCTCCAGCAGTCACACGCAGCACAGCCGACAAATACGGTGCTCCAGCACCTCATTCCACAGCTCACGACTTAGCTGCTCCGCGCGCTTGTGAGGACCAAACTCGATCGCAACACAATCTTCCCCGAGGTAAGGATACTCCGCCCGCACCGCCAGCATCCGCCGGTAACAGGCGTCCAGCTGCTCCATGCGCCGTCGGCCTTCCTGCTCAAACACGTCCGGGCGATCTCCAGACACCTGGTGCCAGCGTTCGATAGCCAACTCGACGTCCGCCAACAACACAATCGTGATGTCGGGGACGAAGGAATTGCAGATCCGCAACAACGCCGTGATGTTCTCACGCCCTGAGTAATCGCCGAATTTCTCTCGATACTCTCTAGTTCCAGCCGCCTGCTCGAAGGCATCCTCACCGTAGGCGTAGAAGCTCGCTGAATAGCGATCGAGCACAACGATATCGCCCACAGCAACATAATGACGCACCGTGGTGATCAACTCGCACCGCGCAGCCATGTACAACATCATCCGCGTCATCGGGTTGCCCCAGTCCGCGAACCGCGCCAGCGGACGAAGCTGCAAATGCGCGGAATGCTGCTCGTGCACACCGGGGTCCTGCAGCAGATGAACACCCCGGTCGGGATACTCGTCACGCAACCGAGCAAGCAGTGCTCGGGCCTGAGTAGTCTTGCCTACGCCGTTTAGCCCTTCAAAACAAACGATCGCCATCAGTGGTCATCCTCCTGCTCGAACAGATCAAATGGATCGCGCACTCCGTCCGGCAGAGCTTCCTTGAGTAAAAAGGCCAGCTGAGACCTCCGCTGGTCCCACAGCTTCTTCACCTCCGGGTTCCGCAGCTGCGCGCTGTTCTCCAGCAGCGCCAACAAGAACACGACGTCGCAGGCTGGCAGACTCAGCACCAACACCTTATCAACGTCGTCAACCTCCTCACCGACGAGGCACGGGAGACGCGCCTCCAACCGCGTCACCGCCAGTTTCTTACCCCGGATCTCGCCGAGCAACAAGCGATAGCTAGTGCCCGTGGCATCCCGCGTGCGCTCCAGAGTAAATCCCCCGAACTTGGCCTCACGCAAGTGCCGCGCGCGGCGAACACCCTTCTCTCCGCAGCGCCGCCGTAGCTCATCGGCAGAGTGCCACTTCCCGTCCTTCAGCACCGCGAACGCACCGTACGCGCTGCCATCAATGGTCTTGGTAGGCATGAGTACCTCCGTAGCGCGCTACGCAGACGGTTCCTTGGCCGCATCGTCGCTGTCCACCCCCGGGCCGCTATGCACAACGCAATCCACGAACTGTGGGGGAAGCTCGGTCATAACACGCATTTCGCACTCGACTACCGGCATCCCCGCGGCCAGCCGCCGCTTGCGCTCCTCGGTGATCATGTCGATCACGCCCCAGTAGCCAGCTCCATCAACGCGATTACCGCGCTTCGCGCAATGAACCTCCCTGCCGAGCTTCATGCACTCGACAATCATCGGAATGTGCTCAGCCTTGAACGCGCGGCCGGGCTTGAGCATCTCGTGGAACAACCCCGTGACCATCGTGGACACTTTGGTGTAGTCGTCGAGCGGATGACCGTAGCTGTCGCGCCGCGCACCATGGATCAAGCTCTCGGCTACCTGCAAAATCGAGCGCAGATCGCGATCGTCGTCGGTATCGGTGCTGTACGGCCGCCGCTCGGGGATCAGGTCAACCGGCGTCAGCTCGAATTCGTCCGGCCTGCGCTCGGGTCCTTCTGGACCAGCTGGCGCGGTGGGCCAACAAAGCAAGAACCCCGGCTTGCCGCACTGCCAAGCCACCATTGCTTCGGTATTCGCGCCGTCGGACTCGGTCCATTCCTTCAGGAACACGATCCCGTCGGCCTCGATAACCTTGGGGATGTCCCGTTTCATGAAAAACGCTCGATCGGTGATACCTTGCTTGAGCGGCTCCTCGCTCATCTCGCCCGGGCAAAAGACAGTATGACCCGCTGCGCGCAACGCCTCGCGCGCCCGCTTAAACGCGGGCATGTTGTGATCTGCGAAACCGGTCATCGGCCCGGCCAAGTACAATTTCATAACGTCCATAGCCTCTCCTCACACTGCGGATTCCATACGGGCTCGTCTCCGGGAGTCCGTCTCCGGATTGTCCGACATGCGCAAGAGTGCTTTCTGCAGCGTCTTGCCGTCCATCGCGAATTTGTTGGTCAAGTGGTTCACCGGAGTCTTGAACGGATTCCACTCCTTGAGGTACCGGTTACGTACGTCGCTGCGCCCGCCACCCCAGACCACGTGCGGTGTACCAGTAGCCGCAGCCAGGTGCATCGGCCCCGAAGAGGAACCGACCACCATTCCACCCAAATGGAAAATGGCCAGCAAATCGTCGAGGCTGGTCTTGTTCAACAGATCGATCCCGCGGATCTCGAACAGCGGAGCGAACCCGGCCGTGCGCCCGACAGTGACGAACTGACGCTTGTGCTTGCGTGCCCACCGATAAGCCGCTTCGTACGCGCCCAGCGGCGTGTTCTTCTTCTTGCTGCGCGAGATATGCCGAAGATGAAAAATCACCGCCTTGGGCTTGATCGTCTCAGCCCAGTGCTCCAGCTGCTCATCTGACGGCCGTAGCAACGCGAAAGCCCGGTGCCGCATCTTGAAGCGATGGTAGCGGTACTTCGACTTGGGCAAACGCACCGACACAACGTCGTGCCCGCTGGCCACCAGCTTCTCGACCTGCTGATCGCAGCGCACACAGTGCGCCTTGTAGTGGTTGTAGGCATCAGGGCGGTGCAGCACGAAAGCGTTGCCCTCGGTGCAATCTTCGTGCTCGGCGAAGGTGTCGAACTCCGCAACGAAGTCGCGGTAAATACCCTCGTGCCCAGAACGAACCACGGCGAACGTGTGCTCGAACGGACCTTGCTCCTGGAACACAAACCGGCAGTGAGTTGCCCAATTTGTCAATTCCCATCCTAATTCTCCATAGAACGGGTAACAATACAACACACGCATATTGCTACTCGATCCCGAACTGGTGCTTCAGCTCGTCGGTTAACGGCACTTGCCCGCTCCCGGTCTGCTTGATACCGGAGTAGTTGAAGCCAGTTCCGGTCACGTAGATCGCTGCGCGGAAAGGCAACTTGGCCGTATCACGCCCCGTATTACGCAGCCGCTTGAACACGGACGCGTGCCCCGCAAACAGCCAGTGGGTCTTGCGCTCGAACGTGTTGACGCTGTGCGTCGCAGCGAACTGGTCCTTCTCCCACTGAACCAGCCGCACGACGTTGCAAGTCCCGCAGATCTTGTGGAACCCGTTCACCTCGCGAAGAGAGTCCTCACCCACCCGCCAGGAGTAGCCGCGCGTCACAGTATGCCCGCCCGGCCACTCGCCGTCATGCGCCAGCGCGTGCGCTACCACGTCGCGGTGCACCAGGTCGTCCGAGTCGACGAACATCACCCACTGCGCCTCGGGGTCAGCAAGCGCCGCGCTCAAGTTGATCTTGAGCTTCGAGTATTTATCGCCTATGCGCCGACGACGCACGTCCGGCAATTTGTCCAGCACCTTGCCAGCCAGCTGATTGTACATGTCCAGATTGATATCGGGCGGCCTCGGGAAATCAGCAGAATGAACTGCTATGCGCTGCGGATCTGCCACGTGCAACGGCGGCAACTCATGCGCCGCCAGGTGAATCATAAAGTCTCGCTCGCTCTGATTAAGCAGCGACTTCAAGCAACGGTCCAGCGTCGCCTCGACACTGCCGCCGCCTGGAGCATCGGACGCGTCCCAACGCCCGCGCGCCATCACCGACGACATCACCGGCACGCAGAAATGGAATCTAGCCATGCCGCTCCCCCAGTACCAGTAGCACGATCATCGTAACCAGCGTTGCTACACCGACTACGACCACCAAGATAGCAAGAAAGCTGGGCTCGGGTTTCCCAGCCGCACGAAACCCAGACACCTTGATCATCTCCGGCTCAAAGTCGAACTTCGGAGGCTCAGAGACGTTATCACAATCCGGCAATTTCACCGGGGGCATGATCACCTCCGCATTAGAACAGCGCGTTGAACAAAACGTCCATCGCGCTCTCTCCCCCGAACATCTCTGTGTTGTCCTGGAACAGCTGCCAACAGGTCTCGCGCCCAGACGAAGACTCCAAGCACGCCGACAGATCCATGCCATCGACGTCCTCGGCAAACGGAGCGAACGGCGTCAGCAAGCAGCCGGGAAAAGCCAACAGAACCACGGGTAACAACCAACGCAGCTTGCGTCTCATAGCTACTCCACCTTTCTATGCGGCCACCGCCACAGCGCGAGGCCAAGCACCCACGGCGCGAGACGCCCCAGCGGGACGTCCCACGCAACCCAAATCAGAAATCGCTGCAACATCCTCCTCATGCGCCGACCTCGAACCAGTCCTCGGCCAGCACGTCGGTCTGGCTCGCGAGCCACGGGACCAGATCGCCCTGCACAGTCGTGATGAAGATGTACGGCAAGCTCATCTTGAAAACAATCTTGCCTTCGCGAGCAATGCGGGTGTCGCTCTCGGGTACTTGAAGCATGAGATTCTGGTTCGGACCGTTCCATCCCTTCCGTGCCACTCGTTTACCTGCCTTCAGTCGAGCAATTGCCTCTCCAAAACCAAAGTCCGGTTCCATCTGTGTTCTCCTGATAGAAATCCAACCTCATACCGCGCCCCCGATTATTCGCAGAATGTGTCTAGCCGCGACCGGAAGCGACAACTCCCGCTCATAGTACTCCCGCGGGCGGAACGATCTCCAGTCGCCCAGCACTTCGGAGAGAACTTTCACAAACGTGTCCTTGGTGAAGGTACGTCCCGTCTCAGGCGTGATGTATTGGCTGTGCCAGAGCCGCGTGCCCTCCGAGACAACGATCGGAGTATCGCAGGCCAGAGCCTCGGGAATCACCCGCGGGCAGCTGTCCTTGCCCGCCGTCATCACTACGGCGACCTTGGCGCGCGCGTACAGACTCGGCAAGTCAGCACGCCGTACCCAGCCAGTGAAGCTAGTATTGGGAAATTTAGCAGGCCAGCCCCGCCGTCCGATTCCCACGTGCAGCAAACGCACCCCGCGCAAATTCGGCAACAGAAAACGATGGCCCTTATTGGCGTTGTGGTTGAAATTGGCCACGTAGATCACGTCGAACTCGGGATGAGCAGATATCGGGGAAGCAGGCCGGAAGATATTGTCGGCCGCCGGTTTGACGAACAACTGCGCGTTGTAGCCGTTAGCTTGCGCCCGCTCCAGCTGCTCGGGTGTGTCTACCAGCACCAGATCCCAGTGCTGCCTCGGCCCGGGGATCACCCGCTGCCCGGCCCCGTAGTGGATCTTGAAGGCCTTCGGGAACTGCGCAGCCTTGGCCCGATGGATTTTGAAGCCGCCGCGGGTGAACACGACATCCGGGTCAAAGGACACCGGCGTCTGAGCGTAGCGCGCTACCCAGCGCTCCACGAAGTTCTCGCGGTACTGCGCCCTCCGCTTGCCCTTCTCGTACCACACCTCGCCGTAGCCGCCCGTCTGGTTGACCAGCTCCCAGGCCAGTTGCGTCCACATGTCGTCGTTCTGCTCCAGCTTGTCGAACATGATCTGACGCGCCGGACGATCGCTAGGCACTTGCCCGCGCAGGAATAACAGTTTCATGCAGTTTCCTCGACGAGAACCGATCACCACAGCTCAACGACGTTACATCGACTTCTCTTGCTTCCGCTGCAACCGCAAGCGGACAAATTGCATCGACTCCCAACACGCCCGCAACCAGAGTTTCTCTCCCTGGTTCAACACAATTCCGCCGCCGTCCTCGTCGTCCAAACGCAACGGATCAGGTTTCAACGTCAGCTTCTTCTCCCAACCGCAATCGCCCATTCGCACAACGATTTCGCCGGTCTCCAAATTACCCTCGAAGACCGCCTGTTCGCCGTGTTCGTTTTCGTAGTAACCGTGCTGAATTTCCTGTCGGTCACCATCGATCTCGGGCGGTGGGCCACTATCCTTGCACTGGTGATTAGAAACTCTGAACAGCATACCGATCTCCCTTTGTCAAAACCATTCGTCAACGCGCCCGCCCATGATCTCGAACAACTTCCGATTCCACGGTTTGTAAAACTTCCGCAGCTCGGCCCGTAAGCCGGGGTCCATGTCGCAGCCGTGATCCGTCTTCCAATTGCGAAACGCGCCTGCCACCGGAGCAGGCCGGTCCCGCTCAACGAACTTCATCTCGACTGTCTTGGGGGTGTAGGGATCAACACCCAGCCACGCGAACAGCTTATTGGTCTCGACAGTCGTGTTAGCCGCCATGCGCTCCTGCACCAAGAAGTACAGCTGCGCGCGCCAGTCGGAGAAAAATGGGAATACCGCCCGCTCCAACTGCTGGAAATACTGCCCACGTTTCCGTGGGCTCGACCCAGCCGAGAACCGCTTGAACTTCTTGATCTTCACCGGCTTGAGATGGTGCATCCAGAACTCGCTCAACATCCGGTCCACCGGCTCACGCACACAGAGAATCAGCTTCACCCCGGGGATCTGGCTGCTGATCCGGCGCAGAGCCATCGGGCTCTCGATGTAGTTGGCGCACTTCTCCCCGGCCAACTGCGTTGCGTTGCTGAAGCAACCCTGATACCAGCCGGTACCCCGGGAGAAAACGTGATACGGCCCATCGTTGTTCCAGAAGCGGATCTCCGTCGAAGTCCGCTTCGGGTCCTCCGCATTCTTGCCCATCGTGATCTGCGGGTGCTCATTCAAATTCCGCCACAGCGCAGTCGTCCCGCACTTCATGGAACCAACAATGATGAAATCAGGAAACTTGGGCACGCCGGATCTCCAGAGCACAACGAGTATGGCTTACTACGTACCCGACTCGCGCTTTCGCCGGTCCAGTTCAATGCGTAGTCTTTTGCCCGCAGTAAGCATATTCGTAAGCAACGCTTGCAAGCGCGCGTCGTACGCGGCCGGAGTAGCGCACTCGTGCTCGTACGGAACGGGCACAAAATGGTCAGGTTCAAACCACATGCGGTTGATAAATTTTGAATCCACCGGCAAATTGCCGCTCTCATCGCGCGCAAAAATACGATTGGCCAATCGATCCACTTCGTCCTTGAACTTGTTGAACGCGAGATCAAACTCTCGCGGATCAGCATCCCCGCCTAGTCCGCCACTTTTAGCCATCGAACACCTCCATCATGCGTATCAATGGGCTGCAACGCCCAAATCGACCTCGATTGGTCCGAATACCGCGTCGCTCAGGCGACGCACCTCCGCGTCATCCACTACGCGCTGCAGCGGGCGTGCTAGCCCGCGATGCTCCCCGGTGAGCTGCTCCCAGCGCCGCAACACGTTCATGTCCTGGCCGCGTCCGTCCAGATCCAAGTAGTCGAACGAACTGCCTTGCCCGTGACGAGACACACGCTGCAGCCCAGCGTCGCTGAACGGTACGTCCAGCCATTCGGCCAACTCACGCCGGTACTCCTCGTCGACGAACCAGCGGTTGTAGTTCACCCGGAGCGCGTCTGGGTAGTGCTCCAGCTCGCCCAGGAACTCGCGCGCGTGCGCCTTCCACAGCTCCACAGCCCAGTCCAGATGCAGCGGGCTCATCGCTATTCGCAAAGGAAGTTTCTCGGGGGTCTGATTCCACGGAGCCACTGACCACACCAGACGGCTAGCAAACGTGTTGTACGGATCTCGCAGCACCAAGATGCAGCGCCGACGACGAGCGCGCCCCAAATGCAGTTGTTCGTAAGCCCCGTAGCGTGAATTAGCCGCGATCTGCGACGGAATCACGTGAGGAAAGTACTCCTCGAAATTGACGATTGCGGTATTCAGAAATCCGGGACGGCGCGCAGTCTGCCGATGCTTCTGCCAAGGACTCAACAGCGACAGGTTGTTGAAGAACTGCGCATCGTCGCCCCACAACCCGAGCATCCAGTTAATCACCGCGTGGTGCCCAGTCCGGCGCATAGCCACGACGTAGATTATTTCGGCAGTGCGAAGTTCAATCGGATTGACTTCCAGACGGATTCTCAATTCCGCCTCCGGGGCCGAAGATTCTTTCTGCCAGGCGGCGCACGTCGACGTCGGATAGCACGGCCTGAAAAGCAGGCTGGTGCTCAACCGTACGCCAGCGACTCAACACGTCCATCGCCTGAGCATTGCCTTGATGTGCATACGAATCGAACGAGCTGCCGCCACCGGCCCGCGGGATTCGGTGCAAACCATCGTCAGAAAACTCCAGGCCCAGCTCCGCCGACAGCTCGCGGCGATAAGCCGCATCAACAAACCAGCGGTTGTAGTTGATGCGCAACAACCCCGGAAACGGCGGCGAACCCAAGTAGAAGCGCGCGTAGTCCTTCCATTTCCGAATGTACTTGTCCGGACGCTTGCGAGCTTCTTTGCGAAACCACGGATGCGAAAGACGGCTGGCGAACGTGTTGTAAGGATCTCGCACGACCAGCAAGTAAATCCGCCGCACGATCTCGCCGAGGCACCGGCGCTCACAGCGACGATAGACACTCTGCGACTCCGGCCGCGTCTCCGCAAAACGATCGACCCGCACATCCTCGAAGTTGACGGACAACACTCGCGCCGCTGCCTTGGCGCTGGCCTGCCACTTGAACTGCGGCTTAGTCAGCAACTCGTTGTTGAAATGATGCTGCGGACCCGGCAATTGCGCCATGACCCAGTCGAGCACAGCATGATGGCCGGAACGCCGCATACCGAGCGTGTACACCATCGTGTCGTATGGCAAAACAGGCCCCTACGTGCCGCGTCATCAAGACAACTCGAACGACCGCTCAAGAGCTTCCAAATCGTCCAGACTGGTCAACGCTGCTCTGGTATTCAACAGATACATGCGCACCCAGCGCTCCGTTAACGACAGCTCGTGATCAACAAACGCACGTCGGAAGTGCAGGTAGCCGCGCCGAGCCATTTCCACTAGCCCCTCCGGCGCGCTGAGCAACCGCTCCAGACAAGGCACGATGTTTCTGTCCAGCGTGCAGTAGTGATCCTCCGCGCGAAAATCGGCGATCTGGACCTGTTCTCGCTCGTTGATCGCATCCAGCAGCAACCCGCTGCCCGCCGCCATCACTTCCCACTCACGACGACAACGAAAACCGGAGCCCGGCGGAGAGTAGCACAACAACGCTCGGCCCATTCCCCGCAGGTACCCCCGGGGCCTGAGCGCCGCGTTCGAGATACGAAACCGCAGCCCCAGCCGCTTACAGGCCTCGCGCAGCTCGTTAACCCGGCGATGCCGGTACCGGCGCTTGGGCTCGGCCGCGTTCATGTTGCCAATGAAAAATACGTCTAGCTCACGCGGTCCATCCTTGGGCACCGGCGGAGGATTAGCGAGCCAGGCATAATGCACCCGCGGCACTGGAAATTGCGGGAAAACCCACAAATTGTAGGTCTGCTGAGCGACGTCAACCGACGTACCCCCCAACGAGCGCCGCGACAAGTTGGCCTTGAGGTACACGTGCCGCTCGCAGCAATGCTCCAACAAATGCGGACGCACGATCGAGCCATCGTAGATATCGGTGAACAGCACGCGAGCTTCGGTATCGCGCAGCAACCGCGCCCAGTATTCGTCGGGCACCATACGCATCCCGAGCTTACACACGGCAACGTAGCCCGGCCCCCGCGGAAACGTCGCATGGACCTCGGGCATGAACCCCCGTACAGCTGCCTCGTCTTTGAAATACAGGAATCCCGGGTGCTTGCCCAAATGAATGACCGGATGCCCGTGGTAATGATCGGCTTTGTAGCCGCGATCAACTAAGCGCATCAGTTGTTCTCCCGGATCAATATCCGTACACGTCCAGCATGCCCCCAGCCTCGCGGCGAATGATACGCCGGTCATTTGGCGTCAATCGCGCCCGCGACTCAGCGTCGAAATCAGGATGGCGGCCCAATGGGAACGGGCGACCGTACATGTTCTGCCGCCGGACCGGCGCGGACAGATCGACCGGCACCGACGCGAGCCCCAGCTCCGCAAGAATACGATCCACGCTGGCCTGGGGCTCGGCGACCAGCGCCTCGTACCGCACCACCAAATGACGAACCTGAGCAGCATCGTCCCGCATGATCCGATTGGCCTCACGCCACTGCCTAGCACAGCGCGCGATATCGTGCCCGCGCCGACGCCGCAAACCCTCGGCCACGGCGTAACCGTCGCGAACCAGGCAGATGAAGATTGCCGGAACGAAGACCGCATTCATGAAGCGCAGGCGCAGAGCATTGTGCGGGCTCTTTTCCAGCAAGACCTCCCGGTTGCGATCCCACTTGCGGTAGAACGCATTTCGCAATCGTGCCACGTCGCGCGTCGCCACGTCCCGCTCGGTCATACAGAACTTCTTGGGGTACAAGGCGAACAGCCGCTTGGTCTTCGGCCCACGATCGCGCGGCAGTACCCGGCTGTAGTGATGACCCTCCTTGGGTAAAGTCGACACGGCAGGATGTTGAGCCAGTAATCCGCGAAGCAAACCGCTCCCGGAGTTGGTCGTTCCCGCGATAAAAGCATGCAGCCGCATCGTCACACCCACCGTGTGAAACGAGCTTTTGGCCCCCGCCGGGCAATCTGATGCCGCGCCGCCCACGGCCGCCCGATATCGCGCACCAATACCACGCCCTTGCGCGACGAGTGCATGACCGCGCAGCGCTCGCGGGAAGCAATACCCCAGGCTTTCCAGCGATACACCTCGTGCAGCTGCGTCTCCGGGTTGAAGCTCTCGTCCAACTTCCCGGCCACCCGGCTGTAAAACGCGCGACACGTCACGCCCGGAGCCAACGCGATCCGCTGCGACTTGTGCGACTGCGCCCGTCCGACGAAACGAACCTGGTAAATTCCTGGATGAGCATCGAAAGCACGGTAGACATCGGCCATGCGCGTATCGTTGATCATCTCCCAGTCGTCCTCCAGGTGCAGGATGAACTGGGTATCGGCCTGAGACCAGAGCCAGTTGATCGCTGCCGTAAAGTTGGGTTTCGCCGAGCAACGCGACACGACCGTGCCAAAGAACCTCCGCGCCACGGCGAGTACGTCGTCGGCCGTGTATTTACCTGCCGGAGCTGGATCGACGTTGATATACAGCGTCAGATACTTGAAATCCACATCCTTCAAATGCTTCTGAAATGAAGCGTAGGTACGCCGCAGCAGGTCCGGCCGCAGCATAGCCGTCGTCGTCACCGAGAGCAGCTTCATGCGATTACCCACTCGCTGCCGTAGATCGCTCGGTACTGTTCCCAGACCCCGGCTCGCAACTGCTCGTCGAACTCGGGCAACAACTGCCCGGGATTGCGCCGGGAGCTATCCCACTTGTTGAATATCTCCCGCGGCGCGGCATCGAGCGTGCGGGCATTGCTCTGGGCATACTCGTAACGTACGATCCGCCCTCCAGATTCCAGCGCGTCCTGAGCAAACAAGCTCCATTCCCGAATCCAGAAGCTGATACTCGCTGCCGCATTTACCCCGCCAGTATTAGCGACGAACTCGAAGTGGCGTTTGGGCTTGGTCAAGCTGATGTACTGGTGCACCGGATGCCGAACAATGCAGATCAGATCTCGGATCACGTCTCGGTTGCGGGAGAAGAAACCAAACATGGGAGCCCGACTGAACATCGTGACTTTGCGCGGACGACCCTTCATCCAGTGACAGTAGGCCAGCAAGTTCTGCTCGATGGTTAACCGCTCGTCGCACTGGTAACCAGTACGCCGGTGGAAACCCGCGATTGAAGCCGCAGACGGCCGCGCCGCGTAACCACGGTGGTCTAACTGCTGATCGAACTTGGTAGCCGACTTTTGTTGCTGCGGAAAGTACCACGGCAACCAATAGGTCTCCGGACGGTAGTGACCGGTGTAACGTCGCTCAAGCCGTCGTTTCAGCCACGTCGAGCCCGAACCCCCGTAGCAAGCGAAAGCGTACTTCACAGCATCTCCCTTCCGAAGCGCCGACGCAATTGTCGCGCAAACCGCGGCAGCAGCAGCGCGTACGGAAACGGGCGCGGTGACGACGGAATCTTCCACCGCGCAAGATACCAGGCCAAGATAAACTCGGGTACGCCGCAGCGATACTTGCGAATCGCACCCAGAATCTCGTCACTCAGCAGCTCGGAGTACAACGCAGCATAAACCCGCATCTGCGCGGGACGCCCTGCCAGAAACGTGTCGTTGATAGCGTAGCCCGCGCTCGGCAAGCCCTTCACCTTGAAGTTCGAGTAGCACAGCTCCGTGCGAGTCCACGCCAGCAACTTATCCCAGTCGAGACAGAACGTCGGGTACCAGTCGAAACGGCAACGCAGAATGATGTCGTACTCGTCGAGGTTCCCGATCAACTCGAAAGCACTTTGAATCGTCAAATACTGGGCAAATAGCCCGGTCTTGATGCTGAAGCGCTTGCGTTGAAACGGCAGTTGTTCGACCTGTGCGGCTTTGGCCGTGACCTCAGCCGCGACCGCGTCCCAGGAATGAAGCACCAGCTTACGTGGGCTGTACGTATCCGCAAGCGCCGCCCGGCCCTGCTCACAGCTGTAACCCTCGTCAAACGTGTCCCAGGCATAGACATACGTATCGACCTCCTGATCACCGAGCATCTTCCGCCAGGCCGGGGCCGTCTTGGCGAACGTCCGCGGCATACCGCCGAACACCACAGCTACTTTCATGACGTCGCTCCAATGTAACGAGCTGGGTAATCCGAGCAAATCGCGTAGCAGCCCCGCAGCTCATCCGGCGTGTAATTGGCCTGCTCGGGCAATACCGCGATGCTGCGCTGGGTCAACTGCGCACCGGTCCGCGTCCACACAAGCCCGCACGAAGTCAACGCTACCGCATCCTGGTCGTGAAAGAACACGTGTGCGTAATTGAGCAGACGGCAAAGCGCTTCGACATTCTTGGCATGAACCCAAATGTCAGGCTGAGCCAGCCAAAATAGCTCAATGGGCTCCGACGGGCCGTCATGCCCTAGCCACAGCTCACCCTCATGCCACCAAACGTCGACCTCGACCTGAAAGCCCGCCGCACGCGCAGATTCCAGATACTCAAGCCGATTCTCGCGATTTACCACCCGTCCAGCTACATTTCCGCGATGGCTGATGGGTCTTTGATCCATTTCCGTACCACCGTAATGCCCCAGTCATCGTCGCGCTCCTTGAAGAACTGGTTCACGTCGAACAGCTCGCGATCGATAGCCGGGAGCAATGCAACCGGACCGGGATGAAAATTCGTGTCATGCAGCACAATAACGCCGAACGGCGAGACAAACTCGGCGTAGCGCCAATCGCGCACTACCTGATCGACCGAGTGCCAACCGTCGATGTGTAAGAAGTCGATCACCCGCTCACCGCATAGCTCCTCGACCTTGGCCATCACGCGCTCTAGGTCCGAGGAGTCGCAGCGCAACGTATGCACGTTGGCGCGCTCGATGTAGCACTTGTCCTGCGTGTCCACGCCCAGGTAAAGCACGTCGGCGGGCAATTCCACCAGCAGCACCTGCGTACCGGATGCACCGTCCCCGTGATTGGATACGCCAATTTCCAAAACCAAACGCCTCTGTCCCGCTAGCGAACGAAATGCTTCGCGCAACACGCTCTGATCGCGCGTAGAGTACACTCTGGAAATGCGCTTCTTAGCCGCAGCAAAATTGGGCGGACGATCCTTGTCACCGTTGCTCGGAACATAGGTTAATCCGTAACTCATTCAGTTACTCCCCATAGTCGAATAGCCTGACGGTACTCAGCTCCGTGCTCACCGTCGATCGCCTGGCGCATCGCCCGCGCGCCTGCCAAGGTTCCGCCGGGATGACCGTGAATACTGCCGCCACAATTCGCCAGCCAGTCGTTACCGAAGCGCTTGACAATCGCTTGCACCAGCCCCGGGTGCAACCCGCAGCTGAGCGCAGGCAGCACGTCGGCTTGCCGCAGGACGGCCAGCGTCGCGCTCAGCTCATCCTCCGGATCAGACAGATACCCGCCCCACATCCCGGCATGAATGAAGTCGACGCCCATCAGGCCCGCCAGCTTGCAAATCACGTTCCAAGAGATGTACGCGCGGTCGGTCGGCGTGGTCATGATGCGATCGCCGCTTTTCTGAAAGAACAACGCCAACGGCAGATCCAGGCGGCGCACGGCCCGATAGGCTCCCAAGCCACTCCAGATATTGAGATGCACAGCATTGCCGCCCAGCTCGTGCACCAACGCTACGCGATCCAGCAGTTCCGGTCCGTCGGCGGTCACACAGACCGCGTAGATCACGTGCTTGTCGTGCAAGTAGTCCATGATCAGCGGCACCCGCTCCTTCAGCGAGCAGCACGCCGGGTTCGACATGATCTCGTCTTCCTTGATGAAATTGACCCCGCCCGCGACCAGCTCCTTGACCACAGCTAGTAACGTGGACGGGCTAATACCCACCTTGGGCTTGATAATCCCACCCAGCAGCGGTTTATCGTGGCAACGGGTAGCCTGACGGATGCCGCCGAGCCCGTAGCGCGGCGGCAAGAAGCCCGCGCAAGCTGACTTCGGGATCTCCAGCCCGAGCAATCCGCAGCCCTCGATGAGATCGATGTCGAGCTGACCACCCATCAACTGACACAGCAATTGAGATATGCCGTCGTTCGGCAAATCGATATTAGCCAGTGGAAACGCGATCTTCACTTCGCCCTTCCGGCGGCGCGCCAGATCGTCCGGGTCGTGCGGGATCAGACAACCGTGCTTGCGGAACAGCTCGGGGCTCTCCCACGCGCTGCGCATATTCGGGTTGCCAATACTCTGGCCCACCGCCAATGCCCAAGCTGCCTCCTTCAGCGTAGTACGCGAGCGCAAGTTGTAACGCGCAACGATGTACTCCTCGGGGTCGTACTGGCTCGTGAAAACAATCGACTCAACTGACGACATGCTTGTCTCCCGGCCGCGAAGGGATCTTGACCACGATCAGCTCGCAGTCCTCGTGGAAGACGGGGTCCGCTAGCTCAAAGGGATGCAGGACAAATACGTCACCGGCCTGCAACTCGCGGTCTTGGATACGCATTCTTCCACGGATGAGGTAGTTGACCTCTACGGATTTCTTGTGATAGTGCCTCGGCCACTCCTCGCCTTGCCGATGCCGCAGATACCCGACCTCGCAGTCGGCAGTCTGAAAGGCCGCAGGCTCGAAGTTGCCTACGAACCAGCCGCCTTCCATCGTCTTGATGTGGCGAATGTCCATGCTACTCGTGGGGCAAGTCTCCCCGCCTCAACTTCTCCAGGAACAACTCCAAGTCCTCGGGAATCCCAATCGCGTGATGAACCTCCGCCGGAATGCGGTAGACCACCACCTTTGAGCCTGCCTTGATCATGGCGTTGTACGTCGGGCACACGTACGGCTCGCCATCGTGAGCGCGTTCACCGGTCTGAGCAGCTCGAATGAAGTCCCGCCCGTGACGCCACCAGTGAATGCCGTTGCTGGCGATATCGCTGATGACCCGCTTCTCGACGATAAGGTCGACGACGTCGTTGTCGTCGACGCGCACGAAGCAGTCCGTCGCCCGACTGCACGGATAGCAAACCACGATGCCGTCTGCGCTAGTGTGCTCGATGAAAGTCAGAAAGCGCTGCGGGTTCCACGTCATGTACTGATCGCAGTTGGCGATCACCAGCTCGTCGTCGTTGTTGATCAACGCCACAGCCTGTATGCACGTGTCTGCCGGTCCAGCGGTATCGTCGACAATCACGATCTCCGCCTCGGGATAGTGCTCCAGCACGACCGCATCGATCCCGTAGCGCCTCACATGCTCACGATGCAGACAGAAAATCAACCGACCCGGCAGATCCAACGTATCGACCGCCCGCTTGAACATCGGCTCCCCCGCCACGTCGATAAGAGGTTTGATCGTGTCGATGTTGCCGAACCGCGCTCCACGGCCTGCCATAGGGATAAGAACGTTCCTGCTCATCAGCTCTCCAATCGTGTAACGAATTCGCGCATCCGTTCAGCCCGCGTACCGAACTTCGCGTGCAGCAACTCCACCATATTGGTATTGAGACGCTGCCGCAAACTCTCATCTCGCAACAACCGCGAAACGTAACGAGCCGCAGTATCGATGTCGCGCGCCGGGTAAACCAACGCAGTCTGCTCGTGGATAGCGTAGTCCTGCATCCCGCTGCGCGGGTGATCGGTACAGACCAGCGCGCAGCCCGCCAGCGCCGCCTCGATCGGTGGATTGTGCAGGCCCTCCAGCTCGGTGGGCGCAAACCAGACCTTCAGTCCGTTGTACCAGTTGTTCAGCCGCTCCGGAGTCGGACGCTTGATATGGCGATTGAGCTGCTGGATCGGCTGATCAAGCTGACGTTCGAGAAAGTCGATGTCGCCGTTGCGCTTGGTCGCATGGCGATTGTTGCGCAGAGCCCCCGCCCCGGCCCGCACGCGCGGAACCAGGTGAAACCAGTGCGGGTCCAGCCCCGGGTACTGCAGCATCACCGAGATCCCGTACTCTCGCATGTAGGCGTAGAGCCACTGGGAGTTCACGAAGACGCGATCGACCGCCCGAAACGAGCGCAGTAACGTCGCCTCGGTGGCTTTCCACAGCTCCAGGCCGCGCACGTAGTAGGTCTGCAACCGAGCGGAAGTGTAGCGCGCTACAGATCTGACGCTGTTGATCCCGGTCGCGATGGTCACGTCGCAGGGCGGATGCGTCTCGCCCCCGATGCACTCGATCTTCGCCGGATGCCAAGTGTAACGGCTACGTCCACAATGAAAGAAGGCCTTGTGCCCTAGCTCGCGCAGCGTCTCCACGCAACGCACCAGCGTACGGGAGCCGCCGTTGTTAGCTAGCCCCACGCCGCGCATGTTAAAGCAAATTCTCATAGCTTTATCCGTGCCCAGTGTTCTTCTGGCTCGTCACATTCGATCACGAGCATGCGAACAACCAGAGCCGGAATGGAAAAAGGCACAAAGCCCCTCAGCCCTCGGCGGCCCATGTTGATTTCCCAAAACTGCAGCTGCCCCCACTCACCATTCGGCTCGCCGTCTATCGCTCCTAAGAACCGCACCAGTTGCCCTTGGCCCTGAGACCCGAGTTTTCGGAAAGCATCGATGAACACCGGAACCACGCGGCCAATGTTGGATTCGTCGACAACTTGTCCATCGTACTCGGTAGATAACATCACCACGTACTCCTTCATCACCCGCCTACGTCGCACCAGGAATTTCGGCATCGGCGTCCACGGCATTGGGCCATAGGTCCAGCGCCTTCCGCGGGTCTTCGGCATCGTACTCCCAGAACAGCCGCCAACGCCAAGCCGGAGCAGGCGGGATTTTGCGGTGCTCAGCCGCGAGCACCACCGACGTCGGAGTATCCGGGTTCACGCGTAGCAAGTGGTTCAGATTGATATTGCGATTTTGGCATTCCCAGTTACGTCGACGGACCTGACGAATCCGGATGTCACCGATCAACGTAAGGTGCTCGATGCACTTCTTGTACGGAAACTTTCCGGTCGCAAAGCCAGCAGCAGTCTCACAAAAACGCGTGAGCGTGAACGGCACCTGCTTGTCGCGCGCCTGCGTCATCAGTGAATCACCCGGAAACTTGATCTCGGGCATGACCACCACCGTTAGCTCAGGATTTGTCCTATTCGTCTGCGGATGCCAGTGGCCATCCATCTCGCGCTCAAAGAAACGACACCAACGCAACCACTCCCAATCCGGCTCGGACATAATCGCGCCTGGCCGATGAGTTCCGCGCGCCCGCTCGCCCCTGCAACGCAGCACGCGCTTACCCCGCACCGCATCGAGCGCGTGACCAATGTGCGCAGCTGTGCTGCTAGAATAGGTTTCGTCGGGATGCCGAATGTAAAAGATATCCTCCCCCACCCTCCGTCCAATCTCGTACCAACTGTGAGACCACAGACTGATCCCGTCTGTGGACATACGGGAACCCCCGCGCTGCTTCCTGGAGATCCAGGCCGCAGCCACGTCGCTATGACTAACCATCGTTACCTCAGAATCAATCGAAACCGGTGAATACCTCATTGGAGAATTTGTCTGCTTCGGAAGCCTCGGGCTGCAAAAGGCCCTGCTTCTCTTTGGCCCGCTCCCAACGCTGCATAACCGTTGCAACGAACTCGCTCATAACGGCCCGGCGCAATCGGTCGATCAGCTCGCGAAAGCGTGCGTTGTCAGTAGAGCGCAGATTCGCAAACCCGCGCGTAGCGGTAGAGACTCCGATAACCATGCCTTTGTGCTGAATGGGGTTGCTAGTCTGTACGATGTGATCGTACAGCGCATGACCGATGATCTTGGATTGCTCCGACGGGCCAAACTTACCTTTCAGCGGCACGCCCCGCCCTTGAAAATCGATACCATCGATCACCCGGTCGCGCTCGCGCTCGGCTAACTGCACTAGCTGCGCAAAAGTCACAGCCCGTTCTCCTTGATGTGCCGATCCAGCGCTGCCAGCAACTGTTCGCGGCTGACCGCGTTCGTATCGTGGTGCTGCACCGCCTCGGCAGCAGCAACATTGGCGAGCAACGCCGCGTCCGGAGACGATAACCCGCAGGCACAAGCCCAGGCGTAGGTCGCCAGCACGGTATCACCCGCGCCGGTGACATTGTACACCTCGCGCGCAAACCGCGGCAGGCAGAGCTGCTCAGCTAGATCATCGTAGACCAGCGTCATGCCGTCCCGCCCACGAGTGATAAGCAGCTCATCGATACCCAGAGTCTTAGCAAACTCCCGCGGAGCAACAACCTTACCGGCGTCGTCCAGCTGCCCGCCCATGCGCTCGAACTCGCGCAAATTGGGCTTCAGCGTAGTGTGGCTGCCGACGTTGGCGCGGTACATGGGTAGCGATTCAGGCTTGCACTCCAGGTAGCAGCGCGCGCGGGACGCGCGGATGGGCTCCAGCACGTCTTCGGCTATCGTGCCCTTGTCGTAATCAGCCACCACGATGCCGCAGACCATGGAATTGGACAGCGCTGTACGCAGCTCCTGACACAGGCGATTACGACTTCTCTTGTCGCCGCGGCAGTCTGCGGCAAGAGTAACCGACTCGTCGACCCGCAGCAGCTGCTGCTGATGCTCGGCGATGTACCGCGTCTTCCGCTCGGTTCGCAAAGCCGGGAAAGTTACTAGCTGAGCACTGCAGCAGCCAGAAAAGTACGCGGTCAGAAAAGCCCCGTCTTCGTCGCTACCCACCCGGCCAACGAGAGCGACCAACGCACCTAACTTCATCAAGTTGTGGGCAACGTTAGCCGCCCCGCCAGGGCACAGGCGAGTACAAGACTGTTGTAAAACAGGCACCGGGGCTTCGGGCGAGATACGCTTCACCTCGCCGTAAACGTAGCAATCGACCATCACGTCGCCGATAACGACGAAGCGCGGAGCCACGCTAGAAACCTGACGCAAGTTCTTCGCCGCCGAAACGAGGAATCGTTTGGTGTCGTCGTTCATGCTCGCAGTCTACCGAACCACGGAAATGATTTCGACATCGAGGTTCTGCACGCCCCACTCCAGCGCTTCTTGGTGCGTAGGAAACATCACGTCCAGCTGCCTGTCGGACAACGGCCCGCGGTCTTGCACTTCCGCCTCTCCATAACCAGGGATAATGACGCGCGTACCGAAAGGCAGTGCTCTGGCCGCCACGATTCGGCCGTCATTGTGCGTCACCAGCCTGCCAGAGGCCGTATGTCCGTCAGACCAGCGCCCGCAACACTTCACGCACGGACAATACGCAGTTACTCTGGCGACGCGCTGCTCGCGGATCGCTTCAAGCTGCTCGGACGCCCGCTCCGGCAGCAACCAGAGAGCCAGTCCCCACCCAAATCCTCCACCCAAAAAGAAAGCCGCCGCTGCTAGCAAAACAGCTGAAAATAGACTTACTGACCATCTCATCATCCTCATCGTCGTGCTCCATGTAACCAATCCCGTTACCGAACGTTAACCAGCCCGCCCTTGCCGCTGTCGAGATGCTTGACGATCGTTTCGATCAAGCCCTTGTCCTGCAGCGCAACTGCCTAGCGAGAGAAGTGCTTCCAAAGCCGCGCCCAATCGATCCTGGTCGGTTTCTGGACCCCCCAGATAGTGAATGCCGCCCGCCGCTCTAACTGCACGATGTCGCCGCGCTCCCGCAGAGCCTGGAACATCGACTCGGGCAACTTGCATTTTCGCTCATCACGCCGCAACTCACAGCGCGGCGGCCGATTGTGGCTACGCACGCGATTGGCCTGCTTGCGCCCATGGTGGAAATAAATGACCCACCCAGCTCGCAACCGCACCAGCACATCGCGCTGCACCGAAGTCATCTCGCCCACAGGGTCCGGTGATTTCCGGCGCAGCGCGACCTGTATCCAGACCGGCAAGCGCTCACTCGGTTCGTTCGACGCTGTCCTTGGTCGTGAAGACGCCACTGGGATACCGCTTTCGTAGCTTCTCGATGTTCATCTCCAGCACCGCGCTCAGCTTCATGGAGCAAGCGCTGGCCGCCAAACACTGCACTTCGTGGATAATGCTCCGGAGCGCCTTCTCGATCTTCTTGCTGTACTCCTCAGTCAAATCGTGCCCGTGGTAGACCACCCACTTCAGCAGCCCAGCCACCACCTCGACTTTCTCGCAGAGCCTGTAGAAACTGTACTGAATCTTCGAGTTGTCCGCGCTTAGCGCATTAACGAACGTTATGGCGCTAGTATTGGTCCGCCCGCTCGGCTCGCCACAGATCTCCGCCAGACTAAGATCCAGCGCACCAGCTATCCCGGCACTGTACCAGGTCAGGTCACCCAGCTCCTTGGCGATCTCCAGCTCTCGGTCCTTGCAGTGAGGCGCTGCGAGAAACTTGTACTCATTCCCCTTCGGAAACAGCCAAGTCGACAGCTCCAACGCCTCGCAGGCCAGCCCCATCCCGCACGTGCCCAGCCGCTCCAACAACGTCAATTCGGGGTTCAGCGTAGCTACGGCTTTAGGTTGATACTCGTTCAACGTCATTGAGCCAACTCCTTCTTCAATGTGAAACGCACAGGCCGGTGTAGCCCGGCCTCGATCTCCAGCTGCAACTCACACGGAAATCATCTTCTTCTCCTGTTTCAATTGTTCAAGCCCCGCGCCCATCAGACGCGAACGACCTGACTATCATCGGTAACGGCATCGGTGGGAACGATGCACCAAAGGCAACCGGGGCCGTTGCCTTCTGGATCACACGACGGCACCACGACCGGCTTGAACGTGTCGTTCTCGGTCAACTCAGCAGGACGCGTAACCAACACAATGGGAGCGCCGTTTACTCCAAAAGGATACCCGAACCCGCAGTGCTTTGCTTCTCTCTCCGTCATCGGACGCACGTCCACGATGACGTTGCCGACTAGAGGATGTTTGCCTTCACCCATATCGTTACTCCTGACGCCGGATCTTGCCCCCAGCCTCCGGAGGCTTGATGCAGCCGTTATCGCTCCGTGTGAAATCATCCATTAGCTTACTCCAGTTGCTCAGGCTCATCGCGGAACAAGCGCACTAGCTCCGCGGAAGCCACGATCTCCAGTTCCTCTGCCGTGCACACCAGCGCCATATCGTTCTGGAAAATACCGTCGTTAGTCATCCACGCCAGCGCGTAAGTGTAGTAGGGCTCCACGCCCTTCTGTTTGTCAGCGTAAGCTGCATTCAACAGAACGTCGACCACCGTCATGCGCAACCGCGCCGCCTGCTCAGACGTCACGTCCTGCGAAGCACTCACCACCTGCCCCAAGATGTAATGCGGTGCAGGCAGCATACCGCGCGCCGACTCAAACTCGGGCAGCTGGGAAGAGATCGGCACGCAGCCGTTGTCGTATACGTAGCCAAGCTTGTACTCCTGGCTCCGGGGCGACGGCAGCATCCGCACGTAGCGCAACGGACCCGCAGAATCGCAGCACATTCCAGAGATGTTCTCCAGAGTAACTAAGTCGATCCCCGCGAAGTCCTCGCGGTTAATCGGCCCTTCCAGACACAGGCACACGTGCTTCGTCATCAGATCCAAGAACAGATCGCCTCCCAGAATCGTCTGACGGAGCGACGTACCCACGTCGTATGTGTTTGCCATGCTCAGCCGCCTCCTTCAGCGCGTTCGAGAACAAATCGAAGTCCGGGCCAGATGCGCCCATCAGCGACGCAACCTTGGACAGGAACAGCACGTTGACGGGGTGTTGCCGGTACTCATCTTCCGATTCAACCGAGCCGCGTACCGCTGAAATATGCAAAGCCCACGAGTTCAGAACTCCAGCTAGGTTGCTGGCGTCCTGAACCATGATAGCGTCCGCATAGGCGCGTTGCAGCTCCTGTGTAACTTCACCCACGATCGGCCTCCTTTCATGCTACCGCTTTCTGTTTGAGCTTGCGGCAGCGTACGACATCGTTGCTGAAATACGTGCCCCCCTGCTCCTGGGCCAGGTGGATGCCCCACCACTCGTTGCCCGTGAAGTCTGTGAACCAGATATCGCGGCGCGAGCAGCAGTACCAATTGTGCCCACCACCCTTGTGAGACTTGACAAAGCACCGGATCTTGAACGATTCAGCGCCGTCGGTAACGAACCACTGGTAACCAGGCATTAGCAAAGACGGCTTAGGCGGGAACACGGTCCAGTGGCTGCGCGCGCATGAGGCCCGCCAACGAGCTAAGCGCTCGCGATACTTGGCCGCGAGCTGAGCGCAACACAACCGCTCAGCCTCGTAGTTACCCAGCCGAGCGGCAATCAGCTGCAGCGTAGCCGACGGCAGAACCATGCGTTTCACCAGGTACAACACGGTCTTGTCCTGCTTGAGCATCCAGTCAGGGATCTTCATCGGAGCCCCTCTCCGACTGATTGTCCATACTTCTCCTCGCATGCCGCGCGATAAGCGTAGTCGGAGTGACCTCCACTTCACGCGCGGCGATAATGGGATCGGATACGTAAATACGGGACACGTCCGGGAGCAAGCGGAGGAGGCGTTCAGCGCGGATGACAATAGCACGATGCGGAATACCAGCCTCGTCCGCGGTGCTAATCACGCGAGCAAACGGACCCCACATTACAGTAAGCCCGCCCAACACTAATACGCGATCGCCCACCCTGATCACCTGCCCTCGCCGGTCCAGCGCGGGAGGTTCACGATTCATGAATTGTTCCTATGGTCCAGGGCCGGGAATTCCAGAGCTAGCCAGCTTGGCCCAGGCAGAAATGATAGCGGCGACAACGGAGAACAGCCCGGCCACCACGCAGACAATGACCATGATTACCAACACCCGTTTGGAGCGCCGGTCCTCGCGATCCTGCGTAGTGCCGCTCGCAATCCGCTTAGACAGCTCCTGAACGACCCGGTCGCAGTTCTCCCGACAATTTCGAGCCTCGGAGCCCATTACCTCCTGCGTCGTATGCGTATCGTTATGCTCTGTACGCAGAAGCTCGACCTGGTCACTAAGGCGTTCTAACTCGGTTAGAACGTGCTTACTCCACTCCGCCCATCCGTCTTCACCAGCCACGACCGCGCTCCTAGCTCAACAACTCTTCGGCGCGCGACGCTACTCAGGCCACTCGGGGGCGCGCGGAACTGTAATTCCGACATACCAGCAATCCTCAACGAAACATCCCGCGTGCTTGACCTCCGGCTCGATCACCACGCCCATGCCTGGCAGCAGCCGCTGGTCCTCGTGGCCGTCCCGTTTGAGTATCATCGATCCGGCGTAGATGATCAGCCACTCACGCTGGGAATGCGTATGGACCGGGAACTCGGTACCGGCCGAACTAAACCAGCGCGCGCACGAGACTTCGTCCTGCGACAGCAAATTCCACGACAGACTGGTGCCCTTGCTCATGACGTGCTGTTTGAGCCCATCGACATCGGGACCGGTGGTTTCCGGGAAATGAGGCAAACAGTCCGTCATGACCCGCAGCCGCTTCAGCGACTCGGGACGTGCCGAACAACTGCCGCGCTCCTCAGTTTCGCCAACAGGGCGGCAAGTTTCCCCAGTCTGGCACTCTCCGTCGTTGCAGGATCGTTTCATCGTCGTTCTCCAACGGCACCGCAGAATCAGCAAAAATCCGCCCGGTCACCAGCGAGGTTTGATCAACGTCGGTATTGAAAACGATATCGAAGCCAAGGGAATTAGCTTCACCGCTCACTTCGACAGACGCTACACGCGCGTCACGAGACACTCTGCCCGCGACCTCCTTGGCCACCTGCAGACTCAAACCAGGGTCCTGCACGTTCGCAAATACGCCGGTGCAGCCACGCGAGATCGCTTCGCTCGCGCATTCTAGCAACACAGCGGTTAACTGACATTTTGGACACGGATCGTCTGCCATGATGCTCTCCATTCTAAAACAGTGCGCCGAGACTAAGCAACTACGACACCGCGTCAAGTTTCCCAGCTTCAGTTTCGTAAGGGCAGTCAGAGCACGGATCGCCTCGACAACGCCGCTCCTGCTCGTCCCAGCGTTTTCGATTTATCGCGCAGCAAATCGGGCAGCGGCGCGCGTATCGATCAAAGTACTTGCTGCTTTCCGTAACCGGCAGCTTAGTCGCACCGCACATCGGTGCACCACCTGAACTACGCGCAAGGTGAAGATAATCCTCCACAAGCACATCCTCGTCAACAAGGTGTTTACCCCCGCCGCCTATCAGCCAAGCGGTAGGCTAGCACGATCTCTTCAGACACGGTCAGACGAAATACTCCTGCAGAGTACAAGCAACCGATGCCCTCGAACAAATCAGAGGGCACGCCGCCCCACTCCAACAGCAAATCAGCTCCCATGCTCAGCCCTCCAAGATCCCACGATCTGCATCGTCACGCTGGCCAGCACGCTGCACACGCGGCGACAAACAGCCTCGCGAGTGGGGTACCTCTCCTCGCCCTCGAATAGACCGAATATCGAAGGTGCAATACACACGATCTCGAACAGGTAGTCACTCCGCGAGAACGCAGGTTTGGCCTGAATGATCGAAAGCGTACCGACCGAGCTGGACGCCAAAAGCTGGTACGGCCCCAGCGGAGTAAACGAAAACTTGCTAGCGACTCCGCTTAGCTTTTCCACGTCGACCCACAGCGGGTGTTCCCGTATTTCCAGCTCCAGCCCGCCCGCCGCCTGGAGCATCTTCAGCAGCTTTTTCATGGTCGGGCTCCTTCAGCCACGCGGGGATCTCGGTCAGCACCCAGCCACTACGCTCGTCGTCAGAGTACCTGGGCTTGTACTGCGGCGGATTCGCATCCGGCGTAAACACCGCCATCAGAGCATTGGCCCGCGCCACCCGACCGTAGCTAGCCCACGCCGGAGTACCGACGCGCTGCCAGGCGTAACGCAGCGACAACAGGTGGCACAGAACTTGTGTGCTGGGCCGATAGCCCAAGTCGCACAGCTCCCAGCTGTCCGAGCCAAACAGCTCGGGCATCTCGTTCAACATGGTTCCGCAGCTGTGCGGATCGTCGCACTCGGATCGCAGCCAGGCTTTCATCAACGACACCACGTTGTGGACGGAAACACCGCGCTCGCGCTCGATAAGCTTTCCGGCCCACTCAGCGGGATTCTGGTCCTCCGGCACGTTCTCCATCAGGTGCTGCCACAATCTCTCGGCCATCAGCTCCGAGTCCCACTCCCGGCCGCCACGCCCAGTATCGCTAGCAAGACACTTCTCGGCGAAGTAGCCCATGCCGAGCCCGGCTAGCCACTGGAAACTGATGACATCGGACCAGCGGTAGACCGCGTCACCCAGGTCACCGTAGACCATGAGCGTGCTGTGCCGGATAACGAAGCAGCAACAGTTGATGGTGCTCTTGGGGTTGCGCCAGTCCAGCATGAACAACACGGTGCCGTCCGGATTGACCATCTTCCGGAAGCGGGCTTCGTGTCCGTTCTGCTGCTCGGCCAGATTGTTACAGTCATCTTTGTGACGTTGCAGAGCGGACATAGATTTCCTCCGGGTTCCAGATGTTCCTCTTGTAAGAATCGGCCAGGACCTGCACCGGCGAAAGCTCGTTGCGCATCCAGTTCAGCGGAACTTCGGCCGAGATCAACGCAGTCTCCGAGTGTTTCGCACCGATACGCCAGTCGATCGAGCGCGCGTTGATTTCCAAGCGATCCCAGCCGACGCTACCAAAAGCATACTCGGGAATTGCCAGATTCCGCACAACCAAGATATCGCTGTTCGTAACCTCCTCGTAGACTTGCTCGCACTCGCTGCACCAGCCAAATATAGCCGGAGACCACTCGTAGTACGTCAGCTCACACAAGCCCCGATCCACGCCCCGTAAAGAGTTCAGCAGCGCGATGCGCGCAGCCATCCAGCCCACCAGCTCAGGCGAGAAATCGATCACCATCACGTCTTCGCCATCGTAGCCCTCGTAGTTCGCTGACAACCGCGCCAAGAGAGCGTACGGGTAGCGTCTCATTTCCATGGTTCACCTCGTGTAGCGCGCTACGATACGCCCCTTGCGGCAGCTGCCATTGCTGAAAACTGACTCCAGAGCCTGCGGAGACGAACGGGCGTCTCAAGCGTAGAGGTGAATTGCCCTAGCTCGTGCAACGCCCGTTTGGCCCGTTCAACAACCTCCGTATGCGCGACATCCAGTTCATCGACGCCGAAGCGCTCCCGCAAATCGTCAACAAGCTGCTTAGCAACTCCGAGCGCGCCGACCGGCTCGTCGATAAGCGTTTCCTGGCCCGTCACGCTCTTTATCCCCTCGGGAGTCGTAAGCAGCACGTCGACGATGGTAATACCGCAATGGTCCAGGTCCTCCAGCTCATCCCGCGTGCTGCAAATCGCTGTCTCCCAGTCGACCGCTTGAACGATGTGGTGCACGCATTGACGCGACTCGGCCCAGAACCCGATGACATGGAACTCCGACGTAAACTGGGGCTGCACCGCCCCGGGAGGAGCCGGAGCCTCCGCAGCTTGGGTCTGCTCCGCAGCCGGAGCCTGTGCGGCGGCCGCAGGCGTTCCCGTCGTCGGGAGCTGAGGCGGAGTCACCTGCACCACCTCGATAGCGTCGTTCTTGCCCACCCCTGGCGGCGGTGCCGCAGCAGCCTGATCTTTTTTGAACTCGTGGGGCATTTTGTTCCCTTTCTTCTCGTCGCAAGGCGCGCAAGCCAGGCACAAATTGTCGTACCCGTTCGAGCCGTCCTTGCTGAGTGGAATGATGTGGTCCAACCGAGCAGTCTCCAGCGTCAACAGCGCACCGCACCAGCTACATGCAGCCCGCTCACGCAGCAGCCTCCTCTTCTGGTTGCCGTAGCGCTTCTTGCGCTGAACAGTCGGGTTCTGCACCGCTGGTTCAAAAGCCAACTCGACCAGTGCTACGATGCCGCCAGTAAACCGCTGACCTTTTCCAGTCCCGGCAATGTAGTACGTCGGACCACGGCGGCTGCGCGGATAGAAGTTCACCAGGTAGTCGCCAATGACCTGCCAGTGACCTCCGCCGCAGTCCTTCACCTTAGCTCCGGAAGCCTGCGCGGTTTCCCTCAGATCGCTGAATTTCATATTGCCTGCCTCCAGACGATACACTGACGTCGAACACAGTTTATGGAGAACGATTATGGCTATCACCGACCCTACAGCCGTCGGGTTCTGCAACGAGAAAGTGCGCCCGCTCGCTAACATGCTGGCGCAAATGTACTACAGCGGCAAAGCGATCATCGACGAGTACGAAGCTCGTGGGGGCACCGAGTTCATCCCCAACGACCCCGACGAAGAGGTCATGGACGGCGCACAGACCGACAGCCGCCCGGTAATCACCGGCCAGAACGTCACGCGCATCGGTCAAATCATGACCGAGATCATCGACGCCTTCGAGGCCAACGACGAAGAGAAACTAGGCTGGATCTTCGCAGTTGCGCACCGGCCCACCATGTTGCCCCCAGGTAGCGAGATCGTCTAAATGGCAATCGCAGCCGTCACAGAATGGGAGCTGCGCATCACCGGCCACGCCGACAACGGCGGCTGCTTCCGCTCGGATATTGCAGGCGGCACCGATTTCTCGCAGCAAGACAGCCCAGTGGAAACCTACAAAAAAACCCTTGCCACCTCGGGCGCGCTCTCGACAACGCTCACGCGCGGCTCCGGGAGCTGGGCCACGACCGCCGCCGGGAACTGCATCTACATCACCGGCGGAACCAACTTTGCCGTAGGATTCTACCAAATTGTTCTATGGGTCAGCAGCTCATCGGTGGTCTTGGACCGTACACCTACCCCAGTCGGAGCAGGCAGCGCTGGCGACGGGCGGCTGGGCGGCGCGCAATCTGACCCAATTAGGCTCACCGCCGCGCTAGTCGCAGGCAATCGCGTCTGGTGCAAAGCCGGAACGCACACGATGGCTGGAGCCTGGCAACTGCCGCAAAGCATCGGTACCCACAAAGACAAAATCCGCTGGACCGGCTACCACTTCATCCGCGGCGACGGAGTCTACCCGGCTGCGATCTTCGACGGTAACGGAGCCTCGCGAGACGTGATGGAAGTCGGTACTTCCGCCGCGCTCTACGGTCAATACATCTTCGAGTTCCTAGGCTGGAAGGGCGCAGGTGGCTCCTACCCGGCTGTCGATGCCAACTGCCGCAACAACATTTTCTGGCGCTGCGGCACTTACGACACCAACTCCTCCGGGTTCTCTCTAGCAGCATTCGGCAACGTCGCCATAGGCTGCGAAGCCTACAACTTCGGAATCGGCGGAACAACCTCGTACGGCATTCAGCTCTATAACAACTCAGCAGCCATCGGCTGCTACGCGCACTCACCTGTTGCGCGCGTTTGCACCGGCTTCCTAGCCTATTACGGAGCCACTCTTACGCGCTGCGTCGCAAGAAACGTATACCGCGGATTTTACTTCTCTACGTCCTCAGCCGCCTATCAAGGATTCCTAATAAACTGCGCAGCTTACGGCTGCGCCACCGACGGTATCTACATCGCTGGCAACGTCGGGATGCTGAACCTGATCAACTGCCTGGGCGTAAACAACCTCGGGTTCGGAATCAACGACGCAAACTCCACAGGCGGGACAGTCAACGTCTCTAACTTCGCGCACTACGGCAACGGTTCAGGAGGAATCGACACCGGCGGACCCAGCAACATGATCAGCCTGGGCGGCCTAAGCGAAATCGCGCTGGCCGAACAGCCCTTTATGAACCCAGCCGGACATGACTTTCGGATCAAGTCGCACATGACCGAGCTGCTGCGCACGGGGTTCCCCGAGAACGTGCTAGCCGAAGGCGTAATCGCCGATCTGCCCTACGGACTCGACTACGGACCAGCGGAGTCGCCCTGGCGCGGCCGGAGGACCTAACGATGCAAGAATTCCACCTGGTCGCGGGCGTCGAGAAAATCCTTCACGTATTCGTCGAGGACACCAAGCGCAGCGACGGAGGCGGAAAAACCGGGCTAGTCTACGACTCGACCGATCTCGAATGCCACTTCGTCCGGCCCGGAGACGAAGGCTCCACGCAGCTGGTCCTGGTAGACACCGAGCTAGGCATCTGGGTCTCCGGCGGATTCAAACAAGTCGATGCCACCAATATGGCCGGATGGTATGAGCTGCAGCTTGCTGCCGCATGCGTCGCGCCCAGCTTCGAGCACTGCATGCTCCACCTGTACGACGGAGGCAGCAGCGGCATGGCCGTTACCAGTATCCGCCTCCTGGAAGACCAGCGGCGGCTGTACTGCCGCCATCCGCGCGGCCAGAGCTAACCTCCCGACGGCTTCTTCTCGGCAGTCTCCGGTACAGCCCTTCTCTGCAACATATCTTGGACCATCCCATCGGCGGTACCGGTACCCTCACAATGACTGCACTCATGCTCGTAGAATACCTTGGAACCCTCACACGCAGGGCACTGAGCCGCTTCCCCCTTCCCATCGAGCAGATCCATCAACAATTGCGCAGCCCATTGCACCCCGTTATTCCCCGATGACCCCCGAGATATCAGAGCTGCGGCTCTGATTACGTTCCGTTCGCGTTCCGTCATCTCATCTCTCCAATCAAATGTTTCCTGGCACCCGCCTCGCGATCTATGCCAGTCGCTATCCTCCGGAAGATGCGACGGCTGCACGACTTCGTAAGTCTCGGTAACGTCCGGAGGTTCGTGCTGCTCGGCCATCCGCTCGATCACCTCGACTAGATCTCGGCGCTCGTCTTTAAGCGCCTGAGCCACACAAGCGCCCGCGCTGGCCGGAAAGTACACGAACTCGGTCAGCACCCCCGGTTCGGACGTATCCCAAGGCTGGAAACCGCGCCAAGGTAAACGCCGCTTCTTGGTATTGAACGTCCAGTCCAGAATCACGAGCTTGTGCCCGGCGCGGAACAATGCCTTGACCATCAGCTCAACAGTCGCCCAAACGCGCTCCTCGGCCACCTGAACGTAAGCCTGCCCGTGCAATGCCTTCCGTACCTCGTCAGGGCTTACCACCGCCACGCCGCGTTTGGACCGCAGCTGCTTGCGCGCCCAAGTAGACTTGCCGCTGCGCGGCAGGCCGATAGTTACCTTCAACAACAGCGGCTTCTTTTTAGGCATCAGAGCTACCTCACTTTCGTTCGCCTACCAGCAGTGGTCTACCGCGCCCGTGCGGAACGTTGTCAGTCGCGGGGTTGTAAAGCCGAAATCCGGAGATCCGCCCATCGCTCTTTAGCTCCATCACGACCGGACCGCGGTCGTCGGCGCTCTCGCAAAACAAGCCGTTGATGAGCCCCAGCGGACCGAGCTTCGGCTTATCGAGCAAATCCGCCTGCACGACAACCCGCGGATGATCAGCGATCTCGCGCGAGCAATTGTACCTGCGCTGAAAAAGACTACGAATACAACCAGGATCGAGCTTGACCAGCTCAGTCAACAACTCGACCACGTCTTTCGGACTAACCGACGTTCGCATCGCTACCCTCTCGCCAGCCCCCATCCACAGGAAAATGCGGCGGTTGAATGATCTCGTGGTACTCGGTGTCGTCCGGCGGCTCATGCCGCTCGGCCATCTGCAGTATCACATTCACCAGCTCGTGGCGCTCGTCCTTGTCCGCCTGGATGATACATTCCTCCGGATCAGCCCGAAAGTACATGAACTTAGTTGTCACCTCGTAACCCATAATATCCCAGGGACGGAAATTGACCCAAGGCGCACGGCGCTTCTTGGTGTTAAATGTATCGTCCAGAATCACGATCTTGTGCCCGGCGCGAAATAGCGCCTTGACCATCAGCTTGACCGTCGCCCACACGAAATCCTCAGCTGACTGAAAGTAAGCCTGGCCATGCAGCGCCAAACGTATCTCGTCAGGACTGACCAGTACCGCACATCTGGCGGCGATCTGCTGACGCGCCCAGGTCGACTTGCCGCTGCGCGGCAGGCCAACAGTCACCAGCAGCATCGGCAACTTCTCTTTAGCCATCAGAGTTTCCTCACTTTCGTTATCTGGCTGCCGCTGGCCGGATCGAAGCTGATCGAGCGCAAACACGCATGCCCCCCGCCCTTCTTCTGACCGCAATCGCGACAGTGGGTTGTAGGCCCGGTCATTTCGGACAGGTCGGGTTTAGCATCAAGCAAACCAGCTACATAGGCCGCTTTGGTGCGTCCCAGCGCCCCGCACGTGAGGCAGTAGATCTCTGACCAGTCGCTAGGCGTGTAATGACAACCGTTGAACGCCGAGTAATTGCAACGCCGGGCGATAACCACCCAGCGCCGCTGCCCTACGGGCTTTCTGCGCTCGGGGCATCTGCACCCGAATGACACTGACACTGGTCACCTCCACACGTCCCCGCATCCGGAGCAGCGGGTAGCTCCTGCGCCTTGTCGCCCAGCAAATCGACCAGAGTGTCCCGAAGACTGGAAGCGTTCTCAACGGTCATCAAGACCTCGCCGCTAGTACGGCACTCGCCGCTCTCCAGCAAGCGAAAAGGACGCTCAGCGTTTTTGCCCTCGAAAGAGACCCTCAACCTGATGTCATCCTTGAGATGAAAAATCTCCCCCCGCGAAACAGGCGCAGTAATATCGTCCGCGCGCTTCTGCGCATCCACACACTTTGCTTGAAGTTCAGAAAACTTGCTCATTGCGTCTACCTCTCGCTTGTCCTACGGAAACCAATCCATCTCCGGCCGAATACGTTTGTTCTGCTCCCACGTTGCCTTCAACAGCAAGGGGTCGAAATCGCTGGTATGCAACTGCTCAATGAGAGCAGCGATATCCTTGGGAAAGCACGAGCCGCTGAAGCCGTGCACACCGTCATCCCCTGGTGCGCTGTAGTGGCTCCGGCCGATCCGCCCGTCGGACAACACGCCCTCGATCACGCGCTCCCAGTCCAACCCGAAGCGCGCCATGCCCAGGCTCATCTCGTTGAAAAAGAGCACCTTGACCGCCAGGAAGCAGTTGCTGACGTACTTGACTGCTTCTGACTCGCTCGCCGTCATCAACAGGATCGAGACGCCCGGGAACCGCTGGGCGTACATACGCCCTACTTCCTCGATCAAGGGAATCGGGCCGCCCAACACCACCCGAGACGGCGTCAGGAAATCGATATCGGCGTTCTTGGCTGTAAGAAACTCGGGGTTGTGGATCAACCGCAAACCGTAGGTATCGGCCAGCTCATTCGTGGTCCAGACCGGCACAGTGGACTTGAGGACAAAGATCCCTTGCGGATTGAACGGCGTCTCACTGATGAGCTTGAACGCGTCGTGGATGATATCCAGCCGCGCCGCGCCACCGTCGGGCCGAGGCATCGGCGTAGGCAAGCAGACGAAGATCAGATCGCAAGCAAGCACCTCCTCCAGCGAATGCGTACGTCGCCGCTCGTCGATATCGTACCCGCGGGTCTCGGTCCAGCTGGAGAACCCGCGGAAAACGGCTCCGCCCACGAAGCCCATGCCGATCACGCCGATAATTGGGGGTTTATCCACTCTAAAACTCCTGCTTTCTCTTGGCAGGTTGCAAGCCCGCCTCAACCGGGGGCTCCACTACGTGGATTCCACGCTACGCTACTGCTGTATTTGGACTATCAATCTTCGCAGAATTGCATCAGTCGAATTCCGCGATATTCCACCGCCGAACTCTCCGCGCTGGAGGCGCTAGATCGGCCTCTGCCGCCGTGACCGTGATCCAGATATCGTAGATCTCGTCCAAGATGTTCCAACCGCCATACTCGTCGGTGATAGTGACTTCTGCATTGCCAAGATCACCCACGATATTCCAACCGGGGATCTCTTCGTCCAAGACGGCAGTCACTGAGCAATACCCATACTCGTCGATAATCTCGATCCCAGCATCGCCAGGAGCAATCGCCATAAATTGAAACGTTGTGATATAAAGCCCCCCAGGCGTCGAGACAGCCGCTGGCTCTCCAAGCCAGCACCAAAGATGGTAGTAAGCATCGCCATCGTCAAACGAGTTATTAAGGCCGTCTAGCCCGTCGTCAGCTGGAAAACCAGAGAGCATCCAGACGCCAGGCTCGTCGTCCTCATTACCCAGTAGCGTCAAGCGGGTCTCGTCCCAAGTGACGATAAGCTGAGCAGCACAGAATGGATCATCGGCTCCGTTGTTGTCAGCTACGAAATAAAGATCAACTTCAACCACATTGCCGACTTCGACTATCTCCCCGTCCGACCGCAATTCCAGATCAACTTCAGCCTGCAACGAGCAAACACCTACGATTGCTGTCATCAGCGCCACTAGAAAAGTTCTCATGCTATTCTCTCTTTCGTTGTCGGTTAGAGCGAAGAACATCCCGGCACACACCTGAGACGCGGGACTCTAACACAGCTACCAGCTACCGCTCAAGTTCTCTCGACAGCGTACTATCTCGTCGCGCTGTTGCCACATCTTCGGTCATGTCAAATCTTTGAACGCGACGCTCAACGCCACGTGCCCCTTGCTCGGGTACGCCACGATGCCGCTGGTACGCAGCGACGAGATGGTGTTGTCGAAGTGACTGCTGGTACGCGACTGCTCGATTGCGCCCGCCAGCCCTTCACGCGACAGCTCACCGTGGCGCACCAGCGCATCGAAGATCCGCAGCGGCAACCCGCCCTTCAACACCAACCGCACGCGGTCGTGCAGCTCAGTCAACGTAGCAGGCTTGTCCGGAGCATTAGCCACACGGCGTCCCGCAGCAGTCAGAGCAATCCGCCCGCCAGCAGGGTAACTGAGTAGATCCTGGGTCCGTAGCGCCGAGATCGTGTTGTCAGAGTGGCTGCTTTTGGGCTTAGCACAAGCCGCAAAAGTCACCTGCCGCCGCGTCGGGTGCTCGACACCGGCCGAGTTCCACCACGCGACCGCGTCGAGGATGCGAGACTTGAGCGAGCCGCGCGGCACATCCTGAGTCGGGTGCACAGCCCGGCAAGCATACGTCCGCTCGTGGACTGAAATAATCGGCACCGCCGCCGAAGAAGCTGCGTCGGGCGGACTCCTCTTCTTGCGCGACGACGATGCCGAATTCGGAGCAGCGGGCAACGACACGTCCGGAACCGGCGGTAGCTGCAGCATATCTATCGCCGTCCCGACGCGCAGCACGATGTCCTTGATGTAGTCGCACATGCGCGACACGGTCTTGTCCGCCTGCTGTTTGTACAACGCAAGCTGCTGCTGCGTATCATCGGCATCGCGCTGGAGCTGCGCCAACTCCTCAGCACCCGGCTGCTGGCCGTTCGCAGCGCGCTGCTCCAGATTCTGCACTTCTCGCCGCAGCTCAGCAATCTTGGCCTTAGCCTGTTCCATGTCCTTGATCTCCTGCTCAGCCTGCTCCGGCAGGTCCTCGAACTCGTCCAACATGCCCTTGATGGCCTTCGACGGCGCAGGCATGACCAGCTGCCGCCGCTTGCCGGGGCGTGGGTGAGTCGTCTGTACATCGCCCACCTTGAAATCACCGACGCCGAGGAAACTCAGCGCCGGGCCAAAACCCCAGAACTCACCGGGGGAGAGGTGCATCAGCTTGGTACGCTCACGCGATCCCATGCCCAGCACCATCCCGGCCCGCTGCAAGTCGACGTCCAGTGTGGTGGAGCCGATCAACACGTTCTTGGCCTGAGCCGCGGCGTCCTTACTAAGCGCGCTCAGCCGCTGGGTAGCGAGCAGTCCGCAGAATCCCCGCTTACGACCCTGTGTCATAAGCGTGATAACCGCATCCAGCGACTGAGCAGCTACGTTCCCCTTCTCGGGAGCGAACACGTGTGCCTCGTCGATGATGACCAGCACATCGTGCCACAATTTCTTCGGTACGTTCATCAGCGCGTTGAGAAAGCCGCTGACGAACTCACGGCGTTGCGCTAGCTTCAGCTCGTACAGGTCCAGCACGGCCGAGACCTTCAGCTCAGCCAAGCGGCGCGCCAGCAGAGCCGCCGACCGCACCTCGGGCTTCAGCTCGCCCTCCTCGCCAACCAGCAAGAAGTCGTGCTTCTCGCGCAGCGTGCCGAACTCGCCCTCGGGATCGAAGATGATGATCTGAAGGTGCTTGGCCGCCTCCTCGGCGATCTTCCGCAGCAGCCAGCTCTTGCCGCCGCCCGAAGAGGCCTGCACCAGCAAACGGGTGTCAATCAGCTTGAGCACGTCCAGCCGCACCGCACTGCGACCGGACGCGCCAATCTTGATGGCGCTCATCGCGTCCTCCTCAAGCAGGTAGTTTAGCCGCCGTCGTTCAAGAATTCCTCCACCTCATCGAAGCGATCGCTAAGCGCCTGTAGCACGTCCTGCTGACGACGCTCCTCGTGTAGCGCGGACGCCCAGAGTTTCTCGTCACGAAACTGCAGCACGTTGTCGCGAATGACCTGAGACAGCACGTCCGGAGGCAGCGCATCCAGCTCCCAGGAAGAACTCCCGTACTGGGATTCATAGTCCTTAAAGCGAGGATCGACCTGCTTCGCAGGGTTGGGCGGAGGATTGTGCTTCCGGATCTGCGGCATGTTCAAGGCGATGCGCTCGACCCGTAAGTCGGCCCCCAAGAACAAACTGACCCGATCAGTGATGTCACGCGTCATATCGATCCCGGACGGATCGTGATCGCCCATGTGCAGCACGATCACTTCTTTGCCGCTATCGCGAATCTCCTGCAGGCGATTGTGCGCGCTATCGTGCAGCACCGACTGACTGGCGTAACCCTTGCAAGCGAAATAGTTCACCCGCAGTTCCTCACAAACCGGCTCGATCACGCCCAGCAACGCCTCCTTCTCGACCCACACTTCGACGTGGTAATCCTGCTCAGCCCACAAGTCGATCTGATACTGCTTAGCGCAAGCCCGCAGGATCGAAGCCGGTTCGTCCCAGGTCAAGATCGTTTTGACCGCGCGGCCACGATCCTCGATCGCGTCCCAGTCGATCAGCCCGGCCAAGCGCCCATCGCTGACGATACCGGCTAACCGCGAGTAGTTGGCTTGCTTGTTCTCCAGCAGACCTCGCGCGACAAACTGGTAGTACAACTGGCGCAACGTCATCTTGTAACCGTTGGC